TAACAGCATTATTATACAACTTAATCTTCTCAAGGAAACTTACGTCAGCATTTACAATATAATTAAGTAAATATGCTTTAAAATCAACCATAATATCCTCCATATAATAAAAAAAAAAGACCTTCCGTTAAGGAAGATCTTTGTCTCGAACCATCAGAATCTGTAAGATACTATATACTATAATATCTTTCAGTCTTTCTTCAAGTTCAGAAGTATGGATACCATTTTGTGAAATAGTAACCATATGTTTATCCTTGTATATTTCAGCTACTTTAAAAATATTCTCTTTAGAAGCTGATCCGAAATGGCGTTCAGCTGCTAGAATAAAGTTCTGAAATATATGCTTAGAACCATATCCATTTGTATTCTTAGATTTAAACAACTCCGTTATCTCTGAGAATACTTCTTCAAAATTAGTTTGATCCATTTTGTTTTGCTTTCATCGCCGCTAAAATCATTTCGCCTTCATCGATATTCGATTCAGTTTGCTCATTGATAAAATCGATGATTTGACGAATAATAACATATGGATCTAAATCTCCAAAGATAGCTAGATCGTATGTAGAATTATCATCAAGACGTTTATCGTATCGATGTAATTCACGATCAGCTTGTAATCGAAGAGCAATATCTGTCGGAAGATCTCCGCGTTGTTTTAATCGTTTCAACGCTGTATCTTCTAAGATATTCAAATAGAATCCATATACTTTCCCCTTGTAAAGTTCTCGAATCTCTTCGTATCCTAATTCATCGAGGACAACAACATAGTTTAACTCTGGATTCAATTCTTCGATTTGTTTCTTGTCGATGCCATAGATTTCATCGGCATATTCAGTAATGCAAAGATAATCATCTTCTGTGATTTCTTCGACAAAATTATATGCATCGAGTGGCTCATTCTTACGAGGTTTGCGTGTTGTCGAAGTTACAATTCTAAAGAACCCTTTTACTTCGAGTAACGCAGAAATAGTAGTTTTGCTGGAACCAGAAGGCCCAGTAATGCAGATAATCATACCAGTAATCCTTTCATTAATGCTATTTTAAGTATATTATAGCACTAACTACTTAATCCTGTCCAATCCATACTTGAATTTATTTCCTTTAATTTGAAGCGATGCGATATATCTTACATCTGAATATGAGCGCAATAAATAATCCATGTAAGGAACAAATTCGTTGGTATCGTTTAGTCCTATCTTATGCCGTAACTGATTGATAATGACGACATTAAGTTCTGGATTATTATAAAGCCATTCTTTAATAGCGTATACTATTTTCTTGTACTTAGCGTTAATAAAAAATATATCGTCAATGACGACAAGCTTCATATATTTCGTAAGCGGCCCGATATCATCGAGAGAATTTGTCTCGATGTAGTAATCGACATCGTCATATACTTTATTTCTCGAAGTATTGACATATAATGATGGCCTTACTTTAGAGCATAATGCTTGCGCTATTTTAGATTTATTCATTTCAGTATGTCCGGCGATTTCAATTAATGAGTTCTCATGCTTGAGTATCTCTTTTATTGAACTTATCATATAACGGCTTCACCCTTTCGTCGCAGAGTTCTGAAATTAAATCCCAAGTACCTTGATAATTATTCGTTAAATTAAAATGAGTCACAGCAATATCTCGAAATTCTTCGAGCATCTTATCGTGTCGTCCGATATAAGTATTAACAACTTCAAATAGCTTACATAAATCTGTAAAATCGTGAGCCTTTGTCTTCGAATTAATCGAAATCGCAAAGATAACATCACGTATATATAGATATGGATCCGGTAAACTAAGAAGCTCTTGATAGGTTAATATTCTCATAACTGCGCCTTAATTACTTTTAATTCTTCAAGAGGAATTTTAACGAGATTAATATCGGCAATTTTTACTGTATCTTTGATGGAATAGATAATTTGGATAAACAAATCTACCTGCTCTTCTGTCATACAGTTTTTATTGATAAAATCTCTTAATTCTGATGCTAAAGCATTTGGACATTCTTCTGGATTTTTAGCTCCGTACCGAAGATTCGTGGCGTAACTAAAGAATTTGTTAGTCTTGCCCGAATTAAAAAATTTAATAATAGGCTTTAACTCATTATACATACGAATGAGATCAGCTCTTTCCATGGGGTCACTTCCTTTCTGTCAAAGATCTCAAGAAAGAGGATTTTTGATGATGATAATGTACTTAGCCGCACCTAATGAAGATATCAGCTATTGAAATCAAAAATATATGACTTCAAGATTTGGCTTATTAGAAGCACGAAGTTCTTTTTTTCTACGATATTCATCATAAACCATAAACTTTTGATCGTATATTCTCTTACGAATAGAATTAAGCTTATTCTTAGCTTCGGTAAGTTCTTCTAACGATAGTACTTCTCCTCGGCGAAGAATAGCGGGCCATACCCACATATCATCACGATAAATCCTAATGTTGTCATAAGAATTAGGAATCTTATAATCAATAGCAATATCTTTATCGATCTTAACCTTGGTTATAATATAAGGATCTACGAAATCATCATATGGCTTATCATCTCGTCTAGGACATAGCTCATACTCTTCTCTTGATATTGGCTTAGCCTCAATCTGTAATAATAACGGCATATTTCTCACCTCATAACATAATAACAGCTTTCTTTTGCCATTCCCAATTGATTTTAGCTTTTAATTCTTTCTCTTGAAGAAAGTCATATTCTTGCTTGTTGTAAGCTACAAACTTTTTGTAAGCATACTTTTCAATTTCAATATTCTCTACCGATAATGCATTTCGAATTAAATGAATGATATCGGGCGAAATATAATCGCCATGTGATATCGAAATTGGATGCTTTGCCATAGCAGAATCATAAACTAAAACCTTATTGTTTTTAATTTCAATCCAAGAAGATCGTTTATCTTTATCTTTAGATTTAAATCCGGCAGCAAAAGGACTCGTTAAAACTTGTTCTACATACCATCCATATTGATTAGATTCATTATATTCGCACTTAAATTCATAGTCTCCATAGATAGGTTTCAACATTATTTGTACATGTTTCATTATGAATCCTTTCAAAAAAAATAAACCGCCCGTTATCGGGGCGGTTTTATTATAACATATGTTTCAAATATTTAATAGACTCGATGCCAGGCACCATAGGTTCATTAAATATCTCGATATCTTGGCCGTGATTATTTAAATATTTAACACGAGCCTGCAGTCCTTTCATAATACGATCTAACATATCTTTATCGAACACGGGTTTATTATACTCCTTATCGATAATCTGTTTCATCGTAGCAATCAAACTACTCGATTCTTCTTCAAGTGGGCTATCTCTGTTAATAATACTATAACTAGTATAACTCATCACATGAAGAAGGATAATCTCTTTTAAGAGATCGATTGTTTTTTCATCGTAATCATAACCTGAATTATTCAGCTTAACGATGATGTTGTGAGTTGTGAGTATGTTGTTGTACATCACATCGGTTTGCATCGATTGCACCCCTTTCCGCAACTATCGTTTTTAATGTAATCATCTTCGTAAATCTTACCGGGCTGATACTCATCAATCTTAAAATATTCTGATAGGAATTTGTAGGCATCGATTAACGTAAATTTCTTGTGATCAAGAAGTAGTATATCGAGCCCGATAAGTGTAATTCTTACTCCATGGAATGTAACGTAACGATACAATTCTTCGAGTTCAAGATAATTTAAAAATTCTAGTTTGCGGCCCTCACAAAAAGCTTTCCATTTATCGGAAAACTTTGGTTCCTGTAACGTATGAGGCACTGAAACTCTCATCTCTTTTTTAGATGAAGTCGGCCTCTTAAAGTATATGTCGTAATCCATTTTAATTATTCTCTAAACGAGACTTTAACAATAGATCGAAATAGGCTAATACTATTAACAATATTAAAGCAGATAGAATATACGACAATCGCCATCATGATATAAATATCGATTGCTGGCTCGTAAATTCGTAGTGCCATTATAAAATTAACGATTAAACCTATTCCTGAAACAATAGCCAGGATAACTGGCTTGTAAAGCACATATCGTTTCTTCTCAGGATCAATATCTTGTTTCCGAAGAACGATATAGATTAATAGTGTTAGCATAAAAGCTACTATTAAAAACAATGGTAGCATTAATGAAGCCACAATTGCAAATCCAATTAAGTAATCGATATGTCCGAATACTGTTAATGGAGATATGACTGCTAATATTAGCGAGCCAAATGATAATTTTGTTTTAAAATCCTCGAGGTGATCCAATTGGATCTCAGGCCTCCTTTATTCTAACTAATAATTTCGACAGGTAAATATTGGCGTCCGAAATTAATTGCATCATCATAGGAATCCATGAAGATATCAATTCTATCGGTGTAACCGCCGCCAAAACGGTCCTTAACGACATATTCTCGTCCAGCGATAAGTAGCCGCGTTCCGAATGGCAAATCATCACTGGCTACAGCGCCTTCATAAGGATATTCGCCGTTAGCCATTGGATTACCAGTCGCAACATAAGCACTTACATTCATGATTTGTGATGCGTGTGCTGTAGTAACTGTGCCAAGAAGGCACAGGACAGAAAGACTTAATGCAGAAACAATTTTAGTAAACATAGTAGAATACTCCTTTCGGGATTAGATTATACTCTGTTAGTTCAAAAGCTTGCCTATACTCTTTAAACTAAATATTTCGTTACAATTAGATTATACCTTAAAATCTACTTTTTAGCAAATTCAGGCCAGTATTTTTGATAATACCTTTCGAGATGATTAATTAATTTATTATAAAATTTAATTGAATACTCTCGATCATAGTATATCTTAAAACCTTCGATAGTGATACAATTTTTATTTCCGTCGTAAAAATACTTGAATTGATCATCGAGATAAATACATCGTAAAATAAATGTATCGGTATGAGGATTATGAGATGCTTGGATCCAGTATCGTTTCGGTCTATCTTCGTTGAAGAACATATGATAGAAACAAGTATATGGACCGTAATCTATCGTAATTTCTCCATCTGATTCATCACCGATAAATCGATACAATCTGTTCGCATGAAAGCGGCTATTTAAACAATTATCGAGATAATCATCAATACTAGCAAGTGCTTTCTTGCTCGAATCAAATTCCCCGAGGAATTTTAATACTGTAATATTACCGACCCAGTAAAGATTAATCTTTTTCAATGTTCTTACCGATAACAACAGAAGCTGTTAATGCTTCATATTCACGATAGAAATCTGTATTTTTATAGTCTTCGACATCTGTTAAAAAATACATCTTAATTTTATATTCATCGTCTTCAAATACATATGTCGTATATAAAAATCCTGTTTTAATTTGCCAAGCTAAAGCTTGCATTTCTTCTGGGATTTTAAAACCATGTTTGTATTCTGATGCTAGATGGATAATATTAGTATAATTAGTCGGACCATAAATTGATTCATATCGTTCTCTAGCTTTAACGAGTGAAAAAGCATTAACGGCAGCGTTCTGACGATCAATAATTTTGCGTAATTTAGTATTCTCTTGGAATAGCTCGTAAAAAGTTTTAATAGAATAAGCTACAACAAACACTAAGGCAAACAATAATCCTGATGTAGTTATTTGATACACAAGTTCCATTATAATAACCCCGCTTTAGCAGTATAATATCCTACGACAAACCATCCGACCGCAATCAGAATGTCTAAAAGAATCATTCTAGTGGGATTTAAACGAATTTTTATTTCTCGCATTCAGACCTCCAGAAATAGAAAAAGCCCCGGTATTACCCGGAGCTTACCTTTAACTAATCAGTGCGTTCTTTAAGAATACAAACACTGATTTAAATGTGTTAACAATATGGCGATGGTCTTTCGATTCGACGTCGACATAGAGTTTGATTAGATTTTTAAAAACTTCGATATGAGTTTCGCCGATATAAGCTTCAATCGCATTGCCGTGCCAGAATAGTTTAATTAAATTATTCTGTAAGAACGGGCCTTGTGCAGCGCCTTTCTTTCGGCGAACTAAATTAAATAGCGTCTCGATATACAGATTAAGTTCTTCTGTCTTATCATTCGGACGTATTTGAATCGCGCCATCGAGTTTTATAATCGTAGCATGTTCAAACATAATACTAATTTCCTTTATTAGAACAAATTTACTGCTCTAATATTACCGGATCTTGGATAGTTCATAAGGAAGTTTCTTAAGCTCTTCTCCGGCAGCCTTAAGAAACGCTTTCCCTGTGATAATCGACACATTAAGTACCGATCCGAAGACAACTCCGGCTTTCTGACACATGCGCCGCTGATTATCTTCTTTTACATAATCGACGACAGTATCAGAATCATTTCTTTTTAGTAAGCTCACAACCATCACCTCATTCAAAGAGCTCGCTTAATACTCGTGGACGATAGACTCGTCCAGATTCTTGTCTAAAAGATACTGTTTTAACTTTGTTAATCTTCTCATAGATATCCTTGTTGATATCGAGAACTGATTCAAAGATGCATTGCATGTCTTTATACATGCGGCGGCGCTTTGAATAATCTCGTATTAACTCACAGACTAATTGTTGCGACTCAGCATCTTCTGGATAATTAAGCTCGACATAATGTCTAATATCGCCAATGGCTTGATCAGATTCGTTAACGATTTCGCCCCAATTATTATAATTGTTGTGAATATATACTAAAGCTTCCTTGCCGCGAACTAACATTTCGATAAGCTCTTCTTTAGTGTATTTCTCGTTATGCTCTGGACAGCTAATCTTCTTAAGCTTGTCATCAGCTACTTGAGAAGTCTGTTTCATTTCTTCATCAAAGACAGTAACCTTAGGCTCAATATCGACGACCTTCGGTTTTTCTTCAGGAATCGTAATCTTAATCCGCGCTGCTTCAATAGTTCGTTGTCGCTCTTGTTGAAGCTCCCGTAATAACTTCTTAGGGTTAAATGGCACTCTAAATTTCCTATTCATACTGACCTCCTTTCTTTAAGAATCTGATCCTATTATATCACAATTAGCTTTAATTATCGAGAACTAAGATTTAATATTAGCTATTGATTAAATTAAAAATTTCATCTCTATTTAAAATTTCATCATCACTAATATCACTAATTTGTCCTAATATAAAATTATCTCTCATGAAATCAATTTCTTCATTAGTCTTAGCTTTATATGCATGAATATAAGAGAAGAATCTTTCATCTGTTTCTGGATCTCTTTTAACATACAATTTAGCATGAACGCTAAGGACACCTAAAAAATACATTCCAGCTGTTTTCATATCTTGTTTCATAAGACGATGGATATTATGATCTCGTTTTGCAAGTTTTAAGGCTCCTTCTATTAAATTGCCAAGCGTAAGTGATTCACCTTCATCTGTATCAAGCAATTTTATTTTCATATAACGAGCCATTTTATCTTTATCTTGTAAAATACTAAAATCATTTTTACTGATATCTTTTATTAGCTTGAGTATATTTAACTCTTTATCGGCACTCATTTTAAATACTCCTATTTTAATAATACTTAATTTTGGGCAGACTCCTCCCTTTCAGAACTAGAGGCAGCCATGATATCTTAATGTAACACCTCTACTTCGTCTAGTTCCTCACAGTCGCAATCGTCTACTCCTAGTATGAAATCTAAGTGTAATTGATAAACATCTGCTTCATCTTCTGCTAGAAACATTTGCATGTATAAGTTGATTCGTTCGGCCGCTCTAGGATCATATGCTCTCATTCCGATATAGTTCTTAATAACTGATATGACAAACATCCCTACAATTTCAGGCTGTTCTTCTGTAATTCTCCATTTGTCCCAGTTAGATAACAGTACTCGCATAGCACCTCTTGTAAGATTGCCGATAGTAAAAGAGTCACCATTATCATCATATAATCCTACTAATTCTGTATTCATGGCTCGAATCAATAGATCGGTATTAGCCTCGAAATCATAACATTCTAATAACTCTGTAATTACTCGTTCTAATTCTTGTTCTTTAGCCTTACTCAATTCTCGTCCTGTCCTTTCTGTATCTGCAAATTACCGAAGCTACAAACATAGCACTAATTCTATCTTAATTCTGTATTACCGATACTAACTGATTATCAACGCGCAGAGATTACTCTGCTTTTGATAAAGATTCAGCTCTATTTTCACGCCCCCTATCTAAAGCCTTATTAAATATAAATAGGACGCAGTTACCATTAGAGTTAAGTCAGATAATAAGTATCAGTTCTACAGTATCAATTTCAGTATAAAAAAATAGCTGTTATCCTAAGACAGTTCTGACAAACCGATCTAATCAGTTTACGCCAGCTATCTTAAGATAACAGCTTATATTCTTCGTACGGGGGTAAGTTAACTCCTTTTGGGCAGACTAATCCTACTGGATTAAAAAATTAAGTTTTGCCCTAAGGCGTCTTCCTATACTTTATTAGATCTCTACTTCCAGTTTTATTTAACAACTGTACTGCTTTTGCATATATCCTTCCAATGTCTTACGACATATTCAGATACAACAGCTAGAAAAATAATAACCGTTCTTACCATGCGTCTAGGTTCTACTTCTACATGCTAGGTAGGGTTCACGATCTCTCGCACCTTGCCTATCGAACGGAATCCGGCTCCGATATCGTCCATACGGAAGCCAACCTCAACATACTAACAAAGACTTACGTCTTCATTAGCTCGTCCAGTTGATACCCCCGAACTCATTTAATCATAGCTACTACTCATTAACACAGGCCGCCTATATATTAGCTCCAGATCTACATTTACAGTGTAAACTGTGGCGAAAGATCCAATTCACAGCTAATATAGCTATATTAATGCAACGTTCGGTAACTCATGCTTGCGAGACACTATTTCTTATGTTTACCTTACTAATTACCATTACAGTGTAATACTATAAGGGATTCAGTAGTTCCTTCATCCCGTTTGTAGGATCCGTACTCAGGAAGACTAAGTACGGGTACCTTTGCTGATTTCGCTTACATGGGCTCGCAACACCCGCTATTTAAAGTCCAGGTAAGGACTGCAAACGCTACTACATGACGAATCCGTAGCAATGCTTTCTCCGGCTTTCAGATACGGTTACAGAAGGTAGCCAGGTATTCCCTTTAGGTCTTACATATAGCCTACATGTACTTTAAAGTGTTAATGATTCGTTTTTTTGTTATAAAAATCGTTTTTGTTACATAATCAGTATTAAAATACTAAAAACAAATTAAAATTAAAGTACAAGGACACCCTCCCATGCCTGTCCACTATTCAAGAGTCGCAAGCTCTTGTAGAGACTAAGCCATCCTGGTGTAAGGATTTTGGAGCGAACTGTTAGGTCACGTTATCCTAACCTAACTTAGATGGGATTGTAGTTTTGCATTGAGAAGAAACATAGGGGTATTTCTTCATTGTAAATCACAGAAACAATAGTTAAACTACTGTCTTTTATTATATAAAATATGATTTTAAGACGTATGGGACATCTAAAAATTAAAAAAATAATATAAAACTACAAACAATATTTATTCAACAAATATTATACTCCTATATTACAAAAAATACAAGAGTAAATAAATGAAAAATAACAAAAATTATTTTATAAAATATACTGGTATTCGATAATTTAAAAACTTTTCTTTTAATTTTTTCGAAAGTCTTTTGCCGCCATTATCCCAAGTTGTCTCTTTAAAAGATGGCAATTTTGGATGATACATTTCAACTTTGTATGGGAATCTATATACATGTGCATTCCATGCTACGATTACATTCAAAAATCTTAAAATAGTAAAAAGTCTATTATACCCATCTATAACAAGATATTCTCCATCTTTCTCTTGTAAGAAGATTGTAGGAATCGGAAATCCTAAGAGAATATTTTTAATTAATTTATCTTGTTTTTTATTAGTCCAATGTTCAGTTTTGTCTGCATTGTAGTGGACATCTAGCTGACCATTCTCATACAAATCAGCTAATTCTTCTATCGTGAAGTATTTAGTATTCTCTAAAAGATCTAGTTTGTATGCATTTAATTCTTCTTCAAGACTCATGACCAGGCCTCATCTTCCCATTCATCTAGTTCGTTACGATAGTTGTCTTCAAGATTGCGCCAAAATCTAAATGGTATTCCTAGAATTTGCTCTAGTCCTTCCATATGTTTTCGCTGCATGCGAATATCACCTTCAAGTAATTCTTGAGTTCGTTCTTCATCTTCATCAATAGCTTTAGCTAATTCTTTTAAAGAAATATTCTTTTGCTTCATTTGTTCTTTAATTGTTTCGCCTGGCGGCACAATTAAATTAGTTTCTGTTTCGATAATCATAATATCACCTCTATTTAGAGATACGTTCACGAACAATTAGTTTCATACCATTATACGTAATCGCATCTTTTCCGAGATCATTATCTTGAATGATTTCGTTAACTAAGATTCGTTTGTCGACTAAATTATGACTATATTTATCGGCGACATCCCAAACAGTTTCATTGTTTTGAATGGTATGAATCTTATATGCCTCATGATATTTTGGAGTATTTAAAAATTCAAATGTAAGTGTAATTAAAAGCCAGAAAACGCTTGTTAGGATAATAGTTTTAGTGATAAGACATCTTTTTTTAGCTTCAAAAACTTCTTTTTTCATTTTAATCATTCTCATAGTTGTTCCCTCATTTAATTAATTATTATTTAAAATGTATATAGTTCTTTAAGAAATATTCATATATATCTTTTTCGTCGATTACTTCATTTAAAGATACTTGGCTCCATGGAGAGCCTTCCTTTTTTGTTTCTTTGACTAATGCAATATCTGAATATCTTAACAAATCATCTAATACGAAACTTACAAGTTTCTTTAATCGCATAGATAAAATTATTTTTTCATTCTTATCGATTGGAATAATGTCATTTGCTCCATAAATAGAATATTCATAGTAAACATCTTTTACTACAGGTCCATATTGCCAAGCAATAATTTCATCTAGGAATGCGACTTTTTCATGCATAAACAAATGGACGCCTTGAACAAAATATAATAATTTTTGTAATTTTAAATTAGTAACTGGCATTTTTCTTTTTAATGCCTCTTTAACTATATATTTTGCAATTCTTGATGCTGTAGCCATAATAAATTTCCCTTAAAATGGAATTTCTTCAGATATTAGATTAACTTCATGTTCCTCATGAAGATAGTCTTCAAAATCGTTTCGTACCAAATATAAATTTGCAAGAACGGAACCAATAAGATAATCTCGTCCGTTTCTTTCTTCGTGCATTTCTAGTGTTTTGATAGATTGACTTAAAGTGTCAATTAAAAATTTCGCTTTATAATTCATTGTATATTTTTTCCTTTCATCAATTTTAATTTTTTCAATTTTAAAATCACCATTAACATTAAAATGTTTCATAGCAACTTTGAAGGCTTTTTCTAAACCTTCCATATCATTTAAATCATACCCAGTAGCTTCTACATGAGTAACTATTTCTTCTTCATTTAATCTAGTATCCGATTCTAAAAAATCGACTAAAAGTCTTTGAACCTGTTCCAAATTATCATAGTCACAATAAAAGTCACTTCCTTCTATTTCGCCAGAAATAATTAAAGCTTCTTTGTAATAAACATGATGGTAATCTGTACTCATCGATATTCTTTTATCGTAATCAACAGCTCGACCAACAATTTCTAAATTAAGTCCGGCCATATTAAAATATCGATTCATAGCCAATTCAAATTCTTTTAGAATATCAGTACTGTCGCTTTCAACTACAATTTCGAAACCGACTAAATCTTCATTTACATTTCCAATTGTTTCAATGACTCCTTGGGATACAAGAATATCGTGCCAGTTATCAATAGGAAACATGGCACGATATGCATCTTTTAATGTTAAATCTTGACAGTTATTGGAAGCCTCAGAATATGCTTTATTTAATAAGTTCCAGACTTTATAGACAGGAACTCGTTCTTTGCGATTATGATTATCTGCAAATATAAAAAATCCTACATTCATGATTATTCCTTTGGACTTATCCATGTAACTGGACAGTCATCTTCTTCTTCATATTTAAAACAAAAGAATCTAATTAATTCTAAATCTTCTTTTTCAATAATACTATTTACAATAGTCTGTAGCTTTTCTTCATTGTCTGTATTAAAAATAATTTCTTCTGAAAAATGATAACCATACTCTCTTAGTTTTTTAGAAATAACTCTTTTAGATGCAGCAAAGCTGTCAGAATAAATATCTTCATCTTCATTTTCTTTTACAAATACAAATTTGTATCGATCAATGAAAAAATCTCCTTCTTTATCTGTGTTTACATAAACATCACAGCCAGTTTCTTCGGCCATGCCTACAACTTTGATCAAAGAATTAGTATTATTCTGATTCCACATATTTACAATATGTTCCATATTTCTAATAATAGGAATCCATGCTGAAACAACTTCCATAATAAAAGAAGCATTATCACTTTCTTCTAATACAGAAATGTTTTCTGAAATATAATCGAGTTCAGCTCTTTTAAAGGATGGAATTACATATTGTTTATTAAATTGGTCACACATCATTTTATGTAAATTAGAATTATATTTTTCTCTTAATTTAACAAAAGAATTAAACAATTTTTTTAAAGATCTTTTTGATTTATCATCTTCTTTATTACAATAGAAGATTAATGTATTCATACAACAGTTAGCCATTTAATCTTCCTCCTTCTATAAGGTGTTCTTTAATATTTTTGTATGATAAATAGATTCTTTTATATTCCTCATCAGCATTTTTATTCAACAAACAATATAATAATCGCATTTGAACTAAAGAGTCTTGCACTAAATAAAATAAATAAACATCATTACTTTCGCTATATTCTTTAAGAAAACAATTACATTCTTCAATGTGTCCTTTAATTAAGTCTTCAAGAAATCCTTCTTGTCTTAATCCTAAACTTGCGGCGAACTCGCCCCAATCATTATAATTATTCGGCATTAAATCACATCCTTAATTACTTTATTATATTCTTTTTTTATGTCTTCATATTCTTCTGAAAGTACATCTAAATTTGTGAAAAATTCTACAGTGTTGGCTTGAATTAAATATTTATTTACTTTCGTTAAATATTTCTTATCTTTTGTTTCTTTATATTTATCAAGCCAATAACTAGCGGAATCAACTGCTTGAATTTTTAATCCTAGAATATAAGCAGATTGAGCTGTTGACAAAGATTCAATAAATTCATCTCTTGTTTTAATTTTATCTTTTTCTTTAATAATATCAAATATTGTTAAATCAGGAACATATATATCTGGCATATTTTTGGCCTTTCATTTTAAACTACTACTCATAGTTTTAAAATTAATCTATCTACTAAATATGTTAATTTATCTAAAGTTTTTTCATCTAAATTAACTTTATTTTTTGATAGATAAGATTTCATATTTCTTGGATCTTTTAAATATACTAATAAATCATTGTGCTCTTTGCTTTGAATTGTACCGCTTTCATATTTTCGAATAGCTTTATCGCTCCAATTAAGAAGTTTAGCGAAGTTTATTTGACTAAGACAATACATTCTTCTAATTGACTCTATTTCTATAGGAAAAAGTAAATTATGTTTTTTTCTATATTTATTATAGGCAACTATTAGTGTAACTTTATCAAAATCTTCGTAGTAAAAATTATTGCCGCATTTAGAACAAACAAGTATTTGAGAATCAACTTCAATGTCTTCTCCAAGAACTTCGTATATTTCTTTTCTAAAAATTACTTCTGTTTCAATTTCTTTCTTGCACTTATCACAGTATCTGATCATTGTATCACCTACCAAGAATGTACTTGGAGTACATTATCTTTAATATACTTTCTTAAATCTTTTAATGGAATTAATTTTTTGTTTAAGCTTGTATAATATGTATTATTTCTATGTACAATTATACCTTCACATTGTCTAAAGAATCCTCGATTAGATAGATTATACTCTCGGCGCCATTCATTATATAAAAGAATTAAAGAACGGTCGTCGAGAGTATCCATCAAATAATCGAGTCCGAATAACGGGCTCATAATCTCACCTATTTTTTGTAAGATTCAGGTTGTTTGCGATAGATTTGATCTTTCATATCTTCAAGATCTTTATCAGTCGACAAAACATGTTCGCGATCATCGCAATACATTCGACGAACAATATTAAAATCTTTACAGAAATATGTACCATTGTCCCAATTGTCGAGATCTAACTCTTTTAATGGGCCAATTCCAATACCGGAATAATCACCTAAAAAGTTACCAATCATTTGAACCATGCGAGCAAGTCCATATTGTTCATCATCACTAGGATTAGGTAATCCATTCTCTTTTGCATATTCTAAAAATGCTTGAACAGATTCAATACCTCCATTCCAATGTAAATAGATTCCTAAATCATTACTAACTTTAGGTTGTTTCGTGTCGCTCCAGGTAATTACAGCTCTGTTTCCCATTTAAATAATCCTTTCTTAAAAAATAAATACCTGCTGACTAATGTCAGCAGGCTTTATACCAATTAAACTAAATTAGAATGCATTAAGTAAAATATTCGCATCAAATTTATTAAGTGTTCCCATTGCTGCTGCAAAGCGAGCACGGCTTTCTTTTTGTGTTTTACTATCTGGGCGAACAGCTAATACTTGTCCTTTTTCTTCTTTCAATACATAAGTACCAGATGCTTTATTGCCGCCAGCTAATGCGAAACCTTCTTTAGAAACACCGTTTTCAAAAGTAGCTTCTGTTTGACCAGCATATCCTTGAGCATCTACTACAAAATATTGTAAAGAGCTATAAGATTGGAAGCGTACGCTCCATCCTTTTTTAAGAATAGCTGTTAATTCTTGTACAAAAGCTACAGTCGGTGCTAAATCAATTTCGCCTTTAAACATAGCCGTTTCTTTATTAATGGCAGTACCATTTTTAGCTAAAGAATAGCCGCGTAATACTTTTGCCATATAGAAATCAGGTAATGTTACCGACAAAATGTTTTTAGCAGATGGATTCATTTTTAAAGAATCAACTGCTTTTAACATATTTGCACATTCAGTCATAATGCCTTCAAACTTATTGTTGTGAACATCGAGAGCGGTTGCTTTCACTTTGTCACCGATTTGTACGGCACGTGCGAATTGTGTTTTACCTTCTAATTCTTTTGTTACATAATTTACTTGTACTAACATAGTAGTCTCCTTTTCTGAGGCCTCGCCTCATTAAAATAAAAAAATAATAAAAAAAAAGAGGATGCTCCTCTAGTAAGCCTATCTGTAAAATTACACATGAGAGAGAACATGTAAACCGAGGGGTGCGTAATTTGATAGACTCACTACAGGAGCATCCTGTAAAATTAATAATACGGTAAGGTTAAAGGGGAAATTAACCAAACCGTATTACTAATGCCAACATTTAATAAATATATTATATGCTAATATTATGAAAATGTCAAATGTGAGGATTTTAATTTGCTAAATATACTTAGTGCATTAATGATGATGAAGAGTGATTATTAAGAGAAGAATTTCTTACAAGCTCTTCAAATGCCTTATCGCCAAATTCAGTCTTTACTATTGCATGGCAAAGAATTAAATGATTGATATCATTTCTAGACAATAGAGGGTTTATTTTAATGATTTCTTTTTCAGCTTCGCTGGCCAAAAGCAAATTGTAGCTAACTATATTTTTGACCTTAAAATCTTTAGAAGCCCATGTTTTGCCTACTTTGCTTTTTGCTAATTTTAGAAATCTTCTTTTGTCAATGAATACATTGGTAATAACGCTACCATGTTGTCCAGTTTGGACAGTATAGTGCTCATTAACATATTGAGGATTTAATTTAAGAAATTTTTCAATTTCTTTTTTATAGATTTTTTCATTGAAATCTAATCGAATTAAATTCTCGCTCAGAAAAATGCCGACATAATTTTCTATAGAAGTTACATTTTTAAGAAAATTGCCAACTAATATATTTAAATGATCGAGAGATTGATATTTTTCTCTTCTAAGAAATGGAAGATAGACTCCATTGTCATTAAGACAATGGAGTGCTACTTCTCCTTCATTAGACTCATTTTCGAGAATAGTTAATAGGTATTTCATTAACCTTGCTCCTCATTGAGTCTTGTGGCTTCTTCTAAAATTTCTTCTTGAGTAGGAGTTTCTTTCTGTTCTACAGAATTCCATGATAATCCATTATCAGAAGAGCCACCAAATTGATTTCGTAAATCATTAAACTCTTCAGAGTCCATCATTTGACCATAGCTTTCTTTCCCTTCTTTAACCATTTTAGCACCAAGACCAGCCACTGTTTCAACACAGCGACGACCTACACCAAAAGTAGTTTTAAAGGCTAGTTGGCCGGTACCAACTAAAGCTTTCTTTCCTAAGTCAGCTGTCTTCCCGATAAGAGAGCCTGCAAACTTAGAAGCTTTATAAACGCCACTAAATTTAGTGGCGTCATCATACAATTTTACAAAATTTTCTTTTTGTTCAGGATTAACGCCTAATACAATATCGTCTCCTTCTTGAGAAACGATAGTGGCTCCTGTTTGAGCCATAATATTCATTAAATTTTCTTGTCCTAAAATTTCTTTATTTACTGTTACGTTTAACATTAAAATTCCCTTTCTGTATACAAATAATTAACTTGTTCTTTAATATAATCTACCCATTTAGAATAATCGTCATGGGCACATTGCCAATTCTCGTAGTCCCATTCTTCAAAAGACTGTGGCTCAATAAGTTGTGAATCTATTTCTTCACCATCTACTTCATAAATAACTATACCAGTTTCTAAATTAAAAATAGTCTGGGCGAATTCATCTTTATTTCCCGTCTTGCCTTCAATTTTGACAAGCACTTCATCCCATTGAGTTACTTCAATTTCGAAATCATTTTTATTGTCGAAAGTGAGTGCTGCAAGTCTTGGGACTAATATTTCCTTTTCAATCATATAAAACCTCCATGATAAATAATACTAAGCCGTACATTGACGAATACGTCATAAATGAGGATTTATTTTGCTAACATATTAAATGAATAGCAAATGATAGCCTCAAAAAAGAGGATTTTTAAATTTAGCTATTTACAAAGCTAATTAAATGATATATAATAGCGTTGTAATACAATATATAAGCAATAAGTAGTATGTTTAGTGCCTATGTGCTACTCTTCTTGCAAGAAACATTTTAATCTATAATAGGTATTTCTCATGCTACTTATTGACTTATAAGAAAGGAGATACAAATGAATAAACAAGAATTAATTAAAGCAGTTGCTGCTAAACATCCTGAATTAACTTTAAAAGCTATTACAGCTTTAGTTGAAGATGTATTAGCAACAGTAACTACATCTCTTGTAAAAGGAGATAAAGTTAGCTTACATGGTTTCGGCATTTTCGAATCTCGTGAACGTAAAGCTCGCGAATGCCGTAATCCACAAACTGGCGAAAAAATGAAAGTCGCTGCAAAAAAAGCTGTAGCTTTCAAACCAGCTAAAGCTTTAAAAGAAGCTTTAAATAAATAATCCTGACATACAAATATCAGCTCGTTACTATAGACTAAAAAGATGACTCTGTAATTTAAAAATACAGGGTCATCTTTTTTATTCTACTTCAGATTCAATAGTGCCGACTAATGTATTAAACTTAGAGAATGCCTCCTGATTTTTAATTAAATATGATTCTACTGTTTTATACACAATTTGGTCGTAAGCGCTATATTCATTAAGATCAATATCTCGATTCACTGAACCTCACATGATTAAAATCACATGGTTCTAAAAATAACTTAAAGTTATTTTATTAAGAAGTTTGATCTTAAAAGATCCTTATTCTTTTAGGCGTGTCCAGATCGCCCCTACTGTATAAGACACTAAGGTCTACAACGCTACTTTTACGAAGAATATTTAATGCGCCGTTACAATCTGCATTAAAAAGATAACCATCTTTAGTCTGGTATAATCCTCTTTTAACACGCTTTCCACTGAACTCATATTCCTGTGGATTGTCAGCATTATAAATAGGTAACTCATCATTATCAAAAAAACTAGCTTTAGAAGTGTAAGATTCTTCTTGTAAGATATAATTAATACCATATCGTTTGCACGAATATTCTAATTTTTCTCGAATCTTACCAAATGGCAATTGAGTAAAAATTTGATTGTTTCTCCTACCTAAATTAGTTTTACATTGAAATGACTGATTATAACCAATAACTAAAGTTCCGATATTATTAGATAAGCAATAGTTTATGATATATCGACATGTTTTATTGATATAATCGTTAACCCTATTCTTTCTCTTAAGAGAAATTAAATATTGTTGTTTCGTCTGTCTTTTGATACGCTGTTTGTCTTTAATAGATTGTAGTTTAGCATAATTCTTGTTAAAGAATTGATTAACAGATTTTAACTTCCTTCCGTCGATAATAAAAGATCTACCAGCGTTTGTAACGCAAGTACACAAATTATTAACTCCCAAATCAATAGCCAGTGCATTGTTGGTATCTAATTTTAAATCTTCTTCTTGAACTTCATATATATATTGAATCTCGAAGAACCTAGCATTAAATTTAGGTATAATTTGAATCTGTTTAATCTTTTTACCTTCTAATGCTTTGGGAATTTTGATCTGAATTTTCATATCATGCTTTTCCTTAAAAGCATTAGAAACTGGAATAGTTAAAATACCATCTTTAATTTTAAATTGTGCAATGATTAAATTTGAATATCCATTTTTAGGCAGATACTTAGGTAATCGTATATGCTTAAAACTGTACTTTCCTTGCTTTGCCATTTTAATCAAAGCAAAGAATGATTTAAACATTGTATCAACTTCCTTGAGAGTTTGTTGTGCCATATTAGAATTTAAAAGCTTATAATTTTCAGAATACTTTAGTTCATGATAATTCGACTCATATCTCAAGTATTGTTTTTCTTGAAAATAATGTTGTCGAATATTATAAATTGCTTCATTTTTTAAATTCTTAGCAGTCCTACATAATTCTCTTAGGATATTGTATTTTTCTTTTGTTAGATGTTTTACCTGTTGCTTCATATTTACATACATTATTATCACCTCGCTTTCTAATTACTATATTACGAGATTATTATAACATACTTTTACTAAAAAACAACTTTTCAGTAAAACTTTTACAGGACATTTTAGAACCATGTTTTGTGAGGTCTCGTTCAATCAGGATCGCTATTCCTAACCAGCGCCATTACGCGCATCTTATACTTTCGCATAAGCACAGACTATATCTTATCCATATCGCTATTGCGACTTAGGCGACACCACTTCCACCGTCAATCGCTTACGGTGTACTTCCCTCACGAGGAATAGTCGTTGAACGTTCTCCTATTCGGAGCTTCGCTGCTGATTGCCCATTATCTTAAGACTTAGGGTTTAACCATATCTTATCTCAATTATTTTTTCTGCTTTCGCCACATTCATACTTGATTATATTTCAAATCTATATTGTAGTTAATTGAGCTTTAGGGGTTCCCAGCAATTCAGTTTCTTCGTTGAATAGCTAAAAGCTATTTCTACCTGCAAGTTTCCCTACAGGCTTACTAATTTCCAAAACTGTATCTCATGATTAAAATCACGAGTGTTAGTTCTGAATTTCAATAAAATTAGTCGACCTTTAAATGTAGCATCATTCTCTCCTTTAGCATACAACATGCACGAAGTTCTTGTTAAAATTAATTTAAAGTCTATAGGAAGACTTAATTTATAGTTAATACAAGCATGTGCTACCGTTTTAACAATTTGACGGTATTTCATTAGACTCGGAAGCCATCCTCTCCATTAAGAATAGTATCGGCTCGATTGAGAGCTTCTAATGCTAACTCGATTCGTTCAATTGTTTTTAAGAATAGTTTTATATTAAGATATAGATTATCTAAAAGATCTTCTGGTACTGGAATCATATTAAAATTCTTTTCTTTTAATAGAAGAGCTAGATTTACTGAAGATTTTAATCGCATTAAATCATTAATTACATACTCATCGTTACTATTTTTTAATGTATTTAAGTCAATATTAATATCGTTAGTAGAGCGATAGAATAACTCTCCATTATATAATTTAAATTCTTCAATATGATTATCGACATCTTTAAAATTATATTTATTATTATGATATTCTTCATGAAATTTTTCAATAGTTGATTCAAGTGCACTTAGTGCACCTTTTTTATCGAGTCGAGTTAAGATTATTTCTTTAGTTACTAAGTTCATGAGAGTTCTCCTTTTTAAAGAATAAATTACTTGTTAAATAATAGTATTTCTAGCGCCCATAAAATGGCCGCAATTAATAATAATACTAAAATATATCCAAAAACAACAAATGCCGGACTCAAAATATCACCTCTATGTCTTCTAATGTATCGTCATATTCTCCAATTGGAGGAATTGAAAAGGAATAAAATTCTGTTGTAAATGAGCCGTATGTTTCATTGCAGGCTCTGTCAATTAAATTAAGATATCGCTCATATTTAGTTATACCATATCGAGCGATCAATTCTTTTTCCATAATAGGTTTAATGTGGTCATAGTCTTTATATCTAATACAAGATTGATGAGCCACATGATTAATTTTTGTATCTAAATCTTCGACTACTTCGTATCGATAAACCTTGCCTCCGTCAAATAAAATTTGTCTTTGACAAAAACCATTTCGATAATAGCAATTTGTATATCTGGAAGACACTTGATTGGTTCTATTGAAGGCACTGAAAACAATTTCATTCCCTGTTTGATAGAACATCTCTAAGATCAGATACGCTCTTTTTTCGTTCTGCATAATTCATCTTGTTCCGTTGGAGACGGTTGAAAATAAAAATAAGCCGCCCCGAAGGGCGGCTGCTAAATTTCATTAATAAAATCAACTTGAATGTATTTTTCAAATTCTTGGATTAAATTATTAATCTTTAAACTTTTATTAGATACTTCGAAAGGAAACACTTCTTCGTTTTTTCTTCCGAAATCTAAAATTCCGGTAATTAATCCTTGATGATATACGATACTGGCTTCGCCAATTACATTACTTCTTTCTCCGAAGAACTGTAAATGAAAAACTCCAGGTTCTTGAACACCAACAACTTCTAGTTCAATTACTTTTTGTTTGTTAGATTCTTCAATTTTTTCGATGAAATCTTGACTTAAGTCAGTGTAATTTCTATATCGAACAAGCATCTTTTGGAATATTTCATCGTCAATCATTTGAATTAAATGCCACCTTTCTTATTTCTTCAGATTGTTGATTTAAAACCTTTTTAAACTCATCGAACAAAACGATGTTAACGTCCTTTCCTTCTTCTATATACATACAAGTATGAGCGTCATCTTCGGTGTACATAGCAATAGCTATTTCGTTATTATAAAAATGAATATAACTATTGTATCGGCAATCTTCAGGAAATTTATGCCAACTTAAATTCTTATTGAAATTTAATTTTTTAATATTTATCCATCTAGGATCTTCTTCATCGACAGCATAATCGATTTCTAAAAAATCAAAATCTTGCATTTTCTGGCTCCAATTTTAAAGATAATTTATCATGACCATTTAATTTATAGTATTTAGCAAAATACTCAATGAATGGATAGAATGAATCTATTTCTTGATCCACAGTAAAATAATAAGTTCCTTTGCATCCTTGAAAGAAAAATTCGCCTGATGCTTTCTTATTTAAAATCTTCATTTCAAGTTGCATTAAGCTAAGTTTGTCTTTTTCAAAATTAAATTTAAACTTATTTTTTCCTTTAGAAACATTAATATTATCAGGTTCTAAATAGTGATATTTAAGCAATATATTTAAAGATAGACTTAACTCATCTATTGTTTCGTATTTAATTTTCATAAAATCCCCCCCCATTTGGATAATTACTCGCGTCGAATAATAAACCATTTAATTCTTCTAAAGTATACATGATTGTTTTCTTTCTTTTAAAATCTAAAAGAGTTTTCTCCATTACATACAAAATTCTATCTAATGGATCTTCATGCATTGGAGGATTTTTAGTTTTAAGAATTTCATTTGGCTTTTTATCGACTTTTATTTTTCTATACACATATTGATCTTCAAACATAAAGAAAAAAAGACAATAGAAATAAGTACGATTTTCTAAATTTTCAATCGTTAAATATCCAATTCGATTGTCTTTATTTCTAAATTCAAATCCACCAAAATTTCCCTTGCCTTTTCCAAAATTAATTTTAGTGGATTCTTCTAATGGTAAGCTTCGCAATACTTCTTCACAAAAATCGCGTGTAGAATAATATGTTTCCATTTATGTCTCCTTTAAAAAAGTATTTATCACTTTATTATATCATTACATGAGATATTAATGGAAATATAAAATTAAACAATTCGTAGATTTAAAAACGATTCATTAATAGAAGATGTTTCTCGTCTATTTGGATCATTAAAAAATGCTCGGACAGAAGTATATGTGGAACCTCGTCTAATTTTAATCTTGGAATTTGGATCGACATTATGTTTTCTGACTTCGCCATATTTATTAGCATAAGTTATTTTATTTAATCCTTCTTGAAAACGATACAAGAATGAAATACTTTCTTCAATGAGCTCTGCTTTGCTATATTCATTAAGAACTTCTTTAAATAATTTAAGTATTCCTTCTTTATCTAAACAGATTTCATAGTATTCATCGGCATATTTTTGAACAGTATTTTCATCTTTAGATTCTTTTAAACTAGAATCCTTCCAGTAATAAATTTTATCGCCAAAATATAAATGAATTTTAAATATTCTTGTTCTAGAATTAAAAATATGCTTATTCTCACCAATTAATTCAATATCTCCGTTATTATAAGTATAGATATTGATTATATTCGTAGTATTCACAATAGTAAACAAAGCCATGGCATACGATAATTCCATGCCATTATTTAACATGGTATTATTAAAATTATTTTTAAACATATTATCAAAAGCGCGCTCTGTATTTATTTTTAGTTTTTTTGGTTCTTTGCTCATTTAATTGCCTATAATCTTTCCATGTTAAACATTTCTCTTAACATAACATAATTAAATTCAGGATATTTTAATTGGATAGACCCATCTAAATAGTCTTTGCGTCGCAAGAAATTGCATATTTGTATTCGTCTCGCCATGAATTTTTGAGCCTCTTTCTTATTAAAATGAAATAACTTATCGAACATTTCATCATATAAGTTTTCTATTTCTTTTGGCTCTATTTTAATAGAATGAATTACTTTATCTTTAGTTATTTTTAAAGACGTATCTTTATCATTATACGTACTATGAGTTGCTAAAAAAATAATATCGTCTCTAAATTCAAAAGTATATATGTCTTTCCATGTTTTATCTTGAACTTTTTCAGTCTTTACGACTGAAACAAGAAGACAATCTTCATGTTCTTGAACATTAATTTTATCGCCTATTGATAATAATGCAACAAGCATTGAAATATAATGATTACTAAGCATAGTCGCACCCCCTTAATGTATAATTATTAGTTAACTTTAATTATATCTAATAATCCATAAGTAATACAATAATCATATTTAATATCAGAAAATCCTAAGAACAAACTATTAATAGTTTTAATTTTAGTTCTTTTTAATTTAGGAGGAATCATATTATTTTCAATTTCAGGAGCAGATTCGATATAATAACAATAAAGCCCTATAGGCTCTTTAGAAACAAGATGTTCAAATAATTTATCCGTTCTTTTTTCTAAGAGCTCTGAATATTCAGGACCTAGTTCTTCTAATAAATCATCATACATCATTTCATATCGTTTATTAATTCCATGAGCATTATTTTTAATCTCATATAAATCATTAACTTCTATTTTTGTTTCTGTCGCTTTATTTAAATGAAATATTTTAGATTCCCAATAGTATATTTTATTCTTTTTAAAATAAAAATGTTTATTATATGTATAGACTGAATCTCCTACTTCATTTCCTGTTTGAGATATAACTTCATAATCTTTATTTACATATTTAATGACATAATAAAAATCACTAGAAGTCATAATACTAATAAGTTTAGCTATATACATGAAATCAATCATAATCTCACCTTCTTTCATAAATAAGAAACAGCCCCATACAGAATTATACTGCATGGGGCTGTTTCTTTTGAATAGAGTGTTGCGTGCTTACACTATTATAATAACATATAATATTTTACATGTCAAGATAACATAAAAACAAAGCAAATTCTTTTTTATTAATCGACGCATTTCTAAAATCTTTGATATTTTCAAATTCTTTGATAAGATCTTGTTTGATTATTTTTAAAACATAAGTAAAATCTAATTTATATCTATTAATTAAAAGAATATTTAAAGATTTAATTAGATTATAAATGAAAGAACTATTATTATATTTATCAGCAACAATAATACCAACTGTTACTAGTGTGTTATTAGTTATTTTATATCGAATCATAGCAGCTATCGCGCCATTAACTGATTTAAATATTAAATTCGTTTCTTTAAAGTCTTCTCCAGCAAAAGAAGTATAATAATCTAATATATTTTCTTTAGAAGTATTATTAAGTATGTCATTTAAACATTGAGCTTCTAAAGATTTATTTTCTTTACAATATTCTTTTATGTGTTTCAATAATTCTTCTTGCATTAACTCATCAACAGGTTCTTGCAATCGCTTCCAATGTTCATGTAACATAACTCACCTTCTAAAACATAAAAGCTGGCATAAAGCCAGCTTACGCAAAATTACAGGAGAAAAACAATGTGTTATTGTATTGGACAATTAAATTGTAACAAATACTATATTCTCTGTCAAGTTACTTTTTATGGTAAGGAATGTTCATTGAGAAATCAGTATCTGCAATAGAATCAGATCGATTAAATATCTCTTGATCATTCTTATATTCTAGAAGAATTGATTCAATCTCTTCAGATCGATATTCAGCATATCCTTCACCAATAATTTCAGAGTATTCCATCCAATCGTTTAAACTATATTTTAGTTTTAAAGATGGAGATTTTAATTCAAATTCATTTGGCCCTATAAAATTTTCAAAAAACTCAAGTTCATTATCTTTAATTTTATAATGATATTGATGAATACATTCAGTGCCACAAAGAATTTTATTTTTAACTACTGTCATGAAAATAGCATTTTCAAAAAAAGATGTTTTAACACTATTTCCTTGACTTGTCATACAAATTAATCGTGAGATTTGTTTGATGTCCATAATATTTCTCCTTATATCAAATACAAATATCGAAGTTGTTAAGGGGCGGAGCCCCTTAAAAAAACTTATATTTTATTCATATTAATTAACTTGTAATCTATACAATACTTCCATATGTTACTAGAATAAGATAATAATATACTGTTAATAATTTTAATCTTAGTTCTTTTTAGTTTACTGGGAATAGTTCCATTACTAATTTCTAAAGGCATTTTTCCCATGTCTCCATTTTTATGATTATAAATATAAAGACCATATAATTCATTAGAAGTAAATCTGTCGAATAAACGATCAGTTCTTTTAACAAATTGATGTGAATAATCAGAACCAAGTTTTTCTAATAAATTGTTATGCATCATCTCATATAATTGATTAATTCGATCTTTATTTATATTTATTTCATATAGATTGTAAACCTCTTTATATTCTACTCCTGTTTCAGTATTTGAATTAATTTTAGTTTCCCAATAATATAATTGCCCATTTTTTAAATAAAAATGTTTATTATGTAAATAAATATGAGCAGACATAGTAATAGAAGTTTCTGCCACAATCTCATAATTGCCATTCATATATTTAATAAAGATATAAAAATTAGCATTACTCATAAGACTTACAAGTCTAATAAGTTCCATTTCTCTTAGCATAAAAAACCTCCTTTTATACGAAATAATTATTAGGCTTTAATCATATCTATTAAATTATAATCAATAGTATAATTCCATCTAGTATCTAATATTTCTAAGACAATACTATAAACAGTTTCTATTTCAGTTCTTTTTATTTTATTAGGAATAGTTCTCTCTCCAATCTCAAGAATTTCTAATCTATTTTCTGGACAAGAAATAGGAACTGATTCCTTAGAAGTAAATTTATTATACAATCTATTTCTTCTTTCAACAAAAGCATCTGAATATTTAGAGCCTAATTTATCTGATAATTCATGATACATATTTTTAAACAATTTATTAATTTGTTTTTCATCGATATCTATTTCATATAAATCACTGACATTTATATTGGTTTTTGCTTTAGATGTAAAAATATTAGTTTCCCAATAGTATATAGTATTATCTTTAAAGTAAAAATGTTTATCATAACCATACATTGAATCAGATATATATTTATTTATTCCAGATATGATTTCAAAATCACTATTCATATATTTAACTAAAATATAATATTCAGCATCTGTCATCATACTAACAAGATTCATTGCGGGCATTATATTAATCATAATGATTCCTTCAATCCTTCTATTATCTCTAAAACTACGTAGTAAGGAACATATAATAAGGTATGAGTTACAAAATTATCGCTATCTTCTGTTTCATAAGAGACGCTAACTTCAAAATAATTATGTTCTTTTTTGGAATATAATTTTTGACATCTATATCCATCAGTTAATATATTTACAAAAGTATCTTCATCGATTTCAATTTCCCAGAATCCTTTATTTCCACGAATAGGGTCTTCTAATACATAAAATCGACCATCAAACCAATATATATATTTCTGCCAAGCTTTGCTGATCATATAAAACCTTCTTTTTACTTAAGAATAAATACATAATTAGTATTTTTATTGACAACTTTAGGTACAATATATTTAAAATCATATACTTTATCGATAGAATTGCCTTTAGTTTCGAAATATGCATATTTCTCTAAAACACCATATCGGCATCCATATCTAGAAATACCATTTGGGAGATTGCGTCCGCCTAAATCTTCGAACGGATCGCCAGATAAATAATAAATTCTAGAGCTGCGGCGTTCAGATAATAATTCTTTAATTGCATTGTAACGCACCATTAATAATTCTTTATCGCCACCTAAGCATAATTCATTAAATTCAGAAATAAATACATTAATATCTTTTCCAAAGGAAGTGATCTTACTATATTCAATATTTCCATAAATAAAGAAGCCGTTCTCTACGTCAACAATATCTTTACTTTCGCGCCAATAATATACATCACTTTCGCCTTCAATTAAAAAGTGATCTTCAATAATAGTATCGCCGACTCTTTTATTTAATACAATTTCTTTGCTAAATTCATAATCATAACGTTTAGCACTATACATATGACTAACCATAGCAATTAACATAGCTAACGCTTCTTCTGTTCTCATAATTATTTCTCCTTATGAATTAATACAAATATATGCTCTTTAAATACGCCTCACAAATGAGGATTTTTATTTGCCAAACGTTGATGCTCTTTCGTCGCTCCATATAAGTTCAGGCTTAAAGTATTCTTTATTTATTAATACATCCGGAATATCTGAAATAATAGATGGAGTACTTCGTACAATTTTCTTGCATCTTTCAATTCCAGGACATATTTCAATAGACAATGTGTCTTCTTCAAAAGCAAAGATACTTCCTTTTAAGCTAAGAGCTCTTGCTATATTTCGAGCCGATTCTTTAATTAATTTAGGGTCATATTCTCTACTATATTCTAAATAGGCGCTAATAATATCATTATTAGATATATTATATTTAAACACACGTTTCGAAATAAGAACAGTATCATCATTAGAATGATTGCTGCTTCTTACTCTTTCTATACAATATAAGTTATCTTTAACAATATACATGTCTTCATAAGAATATAACCGCTCTCCTGAAACAACGTATCTAAAAGTTTTAATTTCAATATCGCTATTCTCATAGAAATATATTGTAGTATAATCTTTATTGTTAATTAAAGATACGAATAAAGCAAGATCGACAAATTTAAGGCCGTTCTTTAAAGTGCCGTCAAAATGTTTATAGAATCTATTAATATCTTCCATCGATTACTCCTTTCTTACTTTACTTTCTTAATATCTATTAATTTAGGATCTATATTATAGTACCATTCGCCGCATAAAACATCTAAGAACATACTACTAATAGTTTTAATTTTAGTTCTTTTAATACTATTAGGTATAGTATCTGATTTTACTTCATCAATATATTCTAAACCATAAAAATCTTTTTTATTATAAGAGTAATCATAATCATCATCCTGATTAATAAATTTACCAAGTAAAGTATCAGCTCTTGTCATAAATGCATTAGAATATTTGGCGCCAACTTTGTCCTTTAATTCATCGTGCATTTGATAAAATATATCTGTAATAATATCATCATCTATGTTTATCTCATACAAATTGCCGACTCTTCTTTTATTTTCTTTTGTCCAAGACATAAACTCCCAATAATATATTTTGGCGCCTTTAAAATAAAAATGTTCAGTGCGTGTATATAAAGAGTTAGCGACACCTTTAACAATTTGAGCTATAATCTCATATTCGCCATTCATGTATCTGACAAAATAAAAAACGTCACCACGACTCATCATACTAACGAGTCTAGTGGCGGTTATACTACTAATCACACCTTCACCTCTTTATAGCCGGCAAATATTTCTATACCGGCTGCACTTAAAAACTAACTATTATGATAAGCACGAATAAGTTCAAGCACTAAATAATAAGGGACACCAGTATATTCTTTTTCAATTATTTTACCAGTACGTTCGCCATCTTTCATAATATTAATAACTTTTATTTCAAAGGTACAAGTTTTTTTCTCAGGATACCTGTCTTTAAATCGATTGCCATATGTTATGACTTCGACGAAAGTACTCATACGAACTCTAATCCGCCATATATACCTGTCTCCTTTCATACTGTTAGTGTTATAAGTAAAATCGCCTCCAAACCATTCTGCATATTCTTTGAACACGCCTAGCACGTCCATTCAATCATTCCTCTCCAAGGGGTTGTTAAGGGGCTTGCCCCTTAAGAAAACTTTTTTATTTCTCTTATTATTTCTCTTACTATATAATAATTAACACCTCTATAATAATAAGAAATACTATTATCTTTACTACAATAATGTATATCAACATCAAAGAAACTAATCTCTTTATCTTCATACATAATACTACTAGTATCTCTTAAAGTATTAATAAGAATAGAATAATCTCCAATAGTTTTTTGCCACATATAGAAACCTTCATATATATAGTCATCAACATCTAACTTAAAACCAGAAAACCATTTAGAGTATATTTTAAATCTTTTTTTAATGCGAATACTGTTACGAGCTTCTTCAATCCGCAAGTCCCATAATAAATCGAGCATTTCATCTTCTTCCAATAAATTAAAGTATTTGGATCTATTTACAAATACATTTCCTGTATCAGAAATACAAGTTACATCATATAGACCGTCTTTTTCTTGAATCGAAAGATATTTGTCATCAGATATTCTTTTTTTAATTTTATTTCTTTTATATAAAACTCCGTTAAATATCATATAACCTCTTTATTACTTTTATTATTTCTAGAACTATATAGTAATTGACATAATTACAAGAATAAATGCCATAGGTTTCATAAAAATTATTGCCACCAATACTATTTTTTTTATTATTATCGATATTAAATAATTTATAAATAGGTTCTTTCATTTTGTCATTATGACAACATAGACTAACTTGAAAGAAACTATCTTCTTTACGTTCATATATTAAGCTGCCAGTTTTGCCGCACATATTAATAACAATATTTAATCCTTCGGGGCCACTAATTAATTTCATCCATGTATAATATCCTTCGTAAATATAATCTTCTTTATACATTTCAAAGCCAGGGAACCATTTAGAATATATTTTAAATCTTTCTTTGAGACAAATATCACTACGGATCTTTTCTTGCCGCAATGTCCATATTAATTCAAGTACTTCGTCTTCTTCAATCAGACCAAGATTATATGTTTTATCTGCAATTATTCTGTTATTTTCAGAAGTAGATGAGACATCATATAGACCATCTTCTTCTCGAACTAAAAGATAATGATCATCGGATATCCTAATCTTAGCTTCTCCTTCATATTCAGTTCCATTAAATATCATAGTGCCTCCACAAAAAAAGAAATTAAATAAAGCCGCATTCTTTTTTTTGTTTTTCTATGATTTTAATACAATCATCATAAGGAACATCCTCTAATGGGCCATTATCAAAAATACCCTTAGGAATAAAGCTTCTTACTCTATTCACAAAATCATATTGATCATCATTATAAAGACTCATGTCGAAACAACTCTCTTCTCGGCTATCGCCTAAATAAGATCTCTCAGAATAGCCGCCGACTTGTATTTCAATATATGTTCCATCACCCATTCTGATTCTCCATATATGTTCGTCTTCACAACACATTATTTTTTCCCAGCTATAGAAATAACAATTATCAAACCAATCTTTCTTATCCATAAAAACCTTCTTCAACCCAATCGCATTCTTTCATTAAAATTCTCTAAAGCTTTTATTATTTCGAGGACTAAATAATAAGGAACATCATCAATACTATCAAATAATAATTCGCCCTTGTATTCATTTAATTTGTTCATACTAAGATCAAATATATTAGATTCTTTATTCTTTAAAATATCTTCAATAAGAATACTAATATTTAAATAAAAGCCTTTTCTGTAAAAGACAATCCATCTTAGTTTGTCGCCGCCGATAAAATTATCGAAATAAATATCGGCGCCGAAAAACCAATCTTCATAATCATTTATATTAAAAAATTCAGTATTATACATATTTTTCAATAAATCCTAATACTTCATTATAATCTAAATAACCTTCAATACTGTCATAAATAACAGTACCATCTTTTCGTAATAGAGCAACTTCATAAGTACTTGTTTCACGACAAAAAGACTTCTTACCCATTACGAATGCGCCGGTAACGATACTAATAGTATACTTTTTACCTTCAATATGCCAGCGCAAACCACCATCAAATGGTTCTTCAAAATAAGAATCTTTAAACCAATCACGATAATACATAAGTACCTCCTATAATAACACAGCCAGCAAATATTTCTACACTGGCAGAACATAAAAATAACTCACAAATGAGGATTTTTGCCGATACATAAATACGCAAATTAATGAATATTAATTATTACGGTAGGCATAAATTAATTCAAGCACTACATGGTAAGGAACATAGCTATAAAAATCTTCAATTGTTTGAGATGGATATTCTTCATCTTCTTTCTTTTGAATATTAATAATCTTTAGTTCAAAGCTGCTATCTTCTTTTTTAGAATAAATTCTTCCTAAACTTTTACCATTAGTCATGATTTCCATAATAAGGTCCTTGCCGATTCTGACGTTCCATATATAATTATATCCTTCTATAATAAAATGTCCTTCGATAACATTTGAACGTATAGAGAAATCTCCGTCGAACCATTTTGAATATTTATCAAATATCTCTTCTGCATTCATTAAACTACTCCTTTAAAGTATCTTCTTTTAAGCTCTTTATTATTTCAAGCGCCACATAATAAGGAACATTTAATATAGTTTGATGTGTAATATCATTGCTTCCTTCTGACTCATACATTATACCTACTTCAAAATAGTTCCGTTCTTTCTCGGGATATATTATTCCATACCTGTCTCCTTCAGTTAATATATTTATAACAGTATACTTATCTATTTCAACTTCCCATAATAATTTATTTCCACGAATAAGATCTTTTAATAGATAAAATCGACCGTCGAAGTAGCTTTCAAATTCTTCACAGCTTTGATATCTTATAAGATCACCTCCTTATTAATAAGAACGTATGTTCTATAGATAGCATTAAATGTGCCTCACTAATGAGGATTTTATTTGCTAACGTAGCACTTTAAACCTACGTCAACTTGGGGTTGTTAAGGGGCTTGCCCCTTAAGAAAAAAAATTTTTCTTTTCTCTTTAACTCCTCCATACTCTCTAATAAACATATCTATAATCTCTAATACTATATAGTAACTAATATATCCTCTATAATAACAAGGTAATCCACTATAGTTATAACTATATATACCATTATTACCATCTCCACTATTATTACTACTATTACTATTATCAATAATAACACTATCTATACTATTACTAAGAATATCACTATTATTATAAGGACTACCAATACCAAAGCTCTTACTTTGACTAATTTCACTTCTAATTTTACTGTTACCACTATATACTAAAACTTCAAAGAAACTATCTTCTTTTCTCTCGTACATAATATTTCTACCGTTACCTGATATACCGATATCGATAATAACATCTCCGACAGTTCTTCTCCATAAACAGGATCCTCCAAATAACAAATCGCTTTCGTATAAACCGAACCCGTCAAACCAATCCTTATAGTTCAAACCACTTTCTTCTATCGTTAGTTCTCCGTCTATACCTTCCAATCTCAGTCTCCAGATAAGTTCCCAAACTTCTTCTTCGCTAATCGGGCCCATAAAGAATACTCTGTCGACTAACACATTGCCATTCATTCCGATACATTGAACTTCATACAACTCACCTCGTTCTTCGATAATAAGATTCTTCTCTCGGTTTATCGAAACAATCCATTTTTCGTCTTTATAGTTTCCATCAAATCCCATAAATAACACCTCAAATAAAACAAAAAAAGCCGCCCAAACGGGCGGCTATATTCCTATAAATTAACATCGTTTCCAGTTATCGAGTCCTTACAGGACTCGTATATTACGCGTAAACGCGATAAGACCAAGGCTCGGTCTAAGTTTCAACCGAGCTCTCAGTTCTCATCATTTTAGAAAGGAGGAAACATTATGATGTGTGTTTCGGTATTGGAGGTGATACAAAAAACACAGTCTTTATATTACTGCTGTTTTAAACTTCACCAACTTGGGGTTGTTAAGGGGCTTGCCCCTTAAGAAAAAAATTTTTCTTTTCTTTATTCTTCTTATTATTAATACTACTATTACAATTATTAATATAATACTACTTTACTATATGTACTGTTAATACTATTAGTACAGTTTAATTAGTACAGTCTTTCTATAGCTTCAATAGTTCTATTGGTTCTGTCTTATTGATACAATCTAACTATAGTTCTGATAGTACTATAGGTACTGTCTTGTTGATACAGTTTAACTGTAGTACTATTAATAGCATTGGTTCAGTTTTGTTAGTACTGTATTAACATACCAATTTAATTACCATTTAGTACTGCAAAACAGTACGGTTTTATTTGCAGTGCTGTATTGGCAATGGTACAATCTTACTATAGTACCATTAAAACCATTGGTACGGTCTTATTAGTACTGTAAGTACTGTAGTGTTAGTTAACTGTTGGTACTGTAAAACCAATACAATTGTATCTGTAAAACTAATGCAATTAGTATATCTATAAGTACAGAAAAACCAATGCAGTTTTACTATTAATATTGCATTAGAAATAGTACAAATTAACTACAATTTCTGTAAAAAAACTATTAGAGTGGCCCGTCCTTTTAGGGCACAGCCACAAAAGGTGTGGGTCGAGTAGTACAGTACTAGTAGTACTAACAGTACAGTATTAATACACTACCATTCTTCTATAAAAAACCGTACGGGCAGTCGTAGAGCAGGCAGCCTTGCAGTTTCAGCTTACTTCTCTTCGAAGAAAACTAACGTTAGTTATATTACTCATAAAAGTTACGTTAGTCATTTTTTTAGAAAAAAAATTTTTTAATGTACCGAAGTGTCTAACCCTATGTACAACCGAATAAAAAGTAAGATAAGAAACATTTTGTTCGGTAAGTACTATAGTGTAGATACAGTACAATAAGACCCCTACGGGATCAAGATACCGGGGGTAAGGAGTTAAGTCTCTTCGAGACTTATATTACCAAAAATTTTTTCAGGAAGCCCGGGCGATTATTATTATGTTGTTATGTTTATATATTATTACTATATAGTACTATAATAAAATACCAGGGGCGAAAAAATTAAAAAATATAAATTAATTTAATAATAAAATTTTTTAAAGGGTTCGGGCGGCGATATGTTATGTGTCTTACTATATATATAGTATAAGACAATAGCAATTCATCCGGCCATTCTACCTCACGGTTAAGTCTCTTCGAGACTTATATTACTCAAAATTTTCTCGGCGCCGATTCTTATTTTAATTTCTTTTATTATTATATATATAGTATATAACAAGAACAAAAATTAAATAAGAGCCAGCGACAAAAAATAAAAAAGGTACATGCACCGGAAGGAAGGGTCGTCCACAATTCCCACGGGTTAAGTCATGTACCATGACTTATATTACCATAAATCTCTTCAAGACCACTTCCGGCATTCTTTTTTTTATTTCTTTTACTATTAATACTATATAGTACTATAAGACAAACAAAAAAATTCTTGTCTTTCTTATACTATTATATAGTATACAAGAACAAACAATCGCTCGCTGCCGCTCGCGCCCATTTATTCTTTTTCTTTATACTATATATAACAAAAAGACGAAAACAAATTGTCTTGTCTTTTCTTATATATACAGGAACAAAGAAACAAACAACGGCTCACTTCGTTCGCCGCCTCTCCTTCTGTCGCTCACGCTCCCTTTTTCGCTTATATATACTATTATACATAATAACCCTTCGGGTTCTTTCTATTAATACTATATATAAGTACTATACTATAACGGCTCGTTTCACTCGCCGACTATACTATAGTAAGGACCAACAGCTCGGCTCACTTCGTTCGCATCGCTACTATCTTTAAGTTAGTTCTTTAATGGGCTCGCTTCGCTCGCCCTTACTAAACTTAAGATAGGTACATTAACGGCTCGCTTCGCTCGCCTCATATAAACAAGTCCATTAACAAGGGCTCGCATTCGCTCGCCCTTTAAACATAGTAGGTTCGTTAATCGCTCGCTTCGCTCGCTAGATCCGTTGGAGACGGTTATTAGAAAAAAATAAAAGGGGCGTTAACCCCTCGCTTCGCTCGGGCACCCCTTATTATTATAATTCTACGACTCTGTTTAATTCTCGCACCACATCTTTATATGGCAGATGGATATCTGAAAAGAATCTTCTTCCGTCCACCTCTACGTCACAAGTAGCGTACCCGTCTATTTCTTTAACGAGTGCTCGGCCGCTTGGATATTCATATAGATATAAGTCGTCTTCAATCTCGACAGACTGAACTAATCCTATTTCTTTTTCTTCCATTAATAATTCGCACAAGTTTTCCATATAGTTCTCCTTATCCTAGAATACTATTAAGTTCATTAATTAATTCTTCATAGTCGGCGCATACGTCAAAATTAAATACGTCATCTCCTTCCCAGAAAGAGACGCCGACAACTCCAAAGTCCATGTCGATAAAATTAAAAGACATCTTCCCGAAATCATAGTCATGCATATTACCAATGCCGACAATAGCTCCGGCCTCATCTTTTAATTTAATAAACATATCTTTAATCCATTCAATAGACATAGTAACCTCCAGATAAAAGAATAAGGGTCCCGAAGGACCCAAGCAACTAACCTAAACGTGCAAACAAATGGTGTAATACTTCATCCGTTTTAACCGAGAAGTCATAAATATCTTCGTCGACAACATAAGATCCTTCGATTAAGTTTTTCTCGAACACGAAGACAGCCTTACATACGATATCGTCGCCCAAAAAGAATTCAATGTCTAACTGATTGCCTTTGGCTTTATAACTGTACGTTTCCCATCCGCCGCAGTCTTTTTTAATATCTTCTACCAAATCAAATAAGCTTCCGTAATAAGACATGTTCATAATAATTCCTCCTTAATTAAATTTTAAATACGACCTCGCCAACGAGGATTTTTTAGATTACGACGGGAGTGCCAAGTTCGAAGCGAACCATAAAGTCGCCACAGAACAAGACGGAACCTTTAATCTTATTCTCGAATTCTAGCTCGATATCTCCATATACAATATCGAATGCGCCATCAGAATAACGAATAATTTTCACAGGCCCCGGCTCGAATCCAGATTTCTTTTTAAAATATTCGATAAGCTCCTCAACTGTATCGAAATATAATACCATCATAAATTCTCCTTACGGTAATTCGTCTAAAACAAAGTTCAGTTGGTAATCTTCGGGAGCATACACTGTTCCATGATATGGCCCGAATAATACAACTTTAAATTCAATGAATTCGATAACGTCAGCGCACTCTTCGATATAACGTTTGGGATGTTCTCCTGCAATAGCTCCCGTTTCTTTTACGATGTACTCAACCAAAGATTTTAAATTTGAAAAGCGCTGACGATACGGAGAATTCTCAGAATCGACATCTGATTCGTTTACCATGTCTAAGATATCAGAGAAAACAGACCCGACTGTTCCTTCGATATAGAGTGGCTGTCCCCACATGTTCTCACAAGTCGGAGTAATCATAACTATATTTTTATCTTTTATGTAGATATCTAAAGTAATATCTCCAATCTTAAATTCGGCATAATTAATTTCTAGTCGATATGTTATATCTTTATTTGCTAATCTTGCAGCCATAATTAAACCTTCAATAATTTTCATAGCAATAATACTCCTATTTAATCTCGATATTATTGTTGACATCTACAAGGTAGTGTAATACTGTTCTCACATCCCCGTCGATTTTGTAAGATTCGTATGAACCTTCTGGTCCATCAATACCGACGATAGTGCGACTGTCATCCCAATCATAGATAAAAACTGTGATCGGCCCGATAATAAAATTGTATACGCCCTTCCGTTCTTTCTTAACGAGAACTGGTTTGCCTAGTAAGGCGGCGCCAATGAATAATCCTTTAATTAATTCCATAATATTTCTCCTTATGGTAACTCTTTCAACACAAAGTTAAGTTTGTAATCTTCCGGCACATATACAGTACCATGGTATGGCCCAAAGAAAACGATTTTGAACTCGTCGAATTCCATAATACCGTCCCATTCTTTAGTATAGCATTTAGGATGTTCGTTAGCTACGACACCTGTTTCTTTCTCGATATACTCGACAAGGCGCTCTAAGTTAGGAAACTCGTAACGATATGGAGAGTCTTCGTCATCTTCGACAGCTTCTTTTAGCATCTCTCCGATGGTATCGAAGACAGTTTCCAAAGTTCCTTCAACATGGATTGGGTCATACCACATCTCCATAGAAGTTGGAGCAATTACTACCTCGTTTCCGCCAGCGCTGTAAATAACTAAATTCACGTCACCGATTTGGAGCTCGGCACGATTGTTTTCCAAGGCGCCGCCCATAAATTTGTTTGCTAATTTTGCCGCAATAACCATACCTTTAATTACTTGTAATTCCATAATGTTTCTCCTTACAGATAAACTAATAATTATAACCGTCTACAACTCGCTCTAGACGGTCAACCAACAATCTAAATTCTAAAGACGGCTCGTCTTTTTCAATAGAACCAGACGGACCAGTCAGTTTAATACTAGATCCACCAGTAGTATCAATCCTCTCAATAAGGATTTCAGCATCACTAGCGGTGACTCTGAAAACACCGTAGCCAATATTCGTTGCGGTCGGCTCGCCGTAAATGATGAACATCATTTTAATGGCGCCCTCAAGTTCAGAAATAGTCATGTAGCCTCCTTTATTTAATTTTCTTAACAAGATTAAATCCGAAATAGCCAATAGCGTATCCGACTGCGTAACACAATCCTAATACTCCGATAGATGCAATAATTTGTTTAACTTCTTTATTCATGACAGTTCCCTCCATAAAATATAATTCAATTTAAATTAAGCAGTTTAACGACTTGCTCAGGTCTGAGGATTTCTATCCTTCTACAACTTCTGCTACTTCAGCTTGAACAACCGGTGTCATTTCGACAAATTCAATGCCGTTGCCGCGTCCAGAACTAAAAGATTCTTTAACAGCTCTGAACTCGTCAGAACTTACCATTTCGCTATAAGCTTCTTTGGCGCCATTAACGGCCGCAGCTGTGATCCCCGCGGTCGCCTCAATGGCTCTGCGAGTCATACCGAAGGCTGTCTTGAAAGATAATTTTCCTAAAGCAACAGTCCCTACTTTCGTAAGGTCTCCTGCTTTGGCAGTTAATGCTCCTGCTTTCTTTGCGATGGCAAGGGCAGTCTCCTTAAGTCCAGTACCACCGTACCATTCTACAAAGGCAGACACCTGTTCTTCTGGCAAATTAATGATAACAGCATTGCCGTCTTGTTCAATAGTGCCGTTTAATTTTGTGACCTCTAAAGTCATCTCAATTAAGTTTCTTGTAGGATTGTTAATTTTCAAAGTTTGCATATAAACCTCCTCGGGCGATTTGCCGCCCTTAATTAAATTAAATTAAATAATTGAGCAGTTTACCGACATGCTCAGGTCAGAGGATTTAGATGTTCATAGCTTTGGTAGCCATACGGCTCCAAATTGGGAGTTGCCCTGCTAAGTATCCTCCACTTGCATAGACATCTTTATGAGCACGAATGTTCACAATAATGCCGCGAGCCCGAAGGGCTGGAACGCGTTCGGCCATTTTGATAACGGCATTGCGTTCCGCCTCATTGCCTGCGAAGTCATCAGTTACATTGCCAGTTTTAATAGCAGACCATAATTGGCGTAATGTCTTCAAGTCAACAATCATGGTGAAGAGGTCTCCCTTCTTCATATTTACTGTAGCTGCGCATGCTGCTGCACACACAGCTCCTTCAATAGAATGAAGGGCTTTGCCGCCATTGTAAGCAGCAACTTGCACTTCCTTGCCGCAGTGCAATACAGCAGCACCAAAGACTTTGTCGTCTTTTTGTTTAAAGTAGCTAGAAAAATTAACTAATTTGCGTTCTGTAGATTTTTGTGTTTTCATGATAAAACTCCATTTCTGGCCTAAGGCCTAATTAAAATAATATAGCTTGCTATTTCTACGCAAGCACCTCACAAGCGAGGATTTTTAAAAGATAAGCAGTTTTATGTTCATACTTAGGAACTGTCAGGAAAGAGTAGTTTAAAGACTTGCTGAGGTCTGAGGATTTTATTCTACTAGTATGATAACAAGTGAATAAAATAATATATCGCTCCTGAGATGATTCCTCCGAAGATAGACATTACTAATGGATAATCCACTAATATAGGGAAAACCTCATTAATAAGAGTAGAAATTCCCACTCCTACTGCAATGCTGGAAATTAATAAAATGATTTCGTCTCTCATAGAAACCTCCTCCGGGCATTTGCGCCCTTTAATTAATTAAATATATTAGAATAGTTTACAGTCATTACGGACTTCTCCTCATAAACGAGGATTTTTCAGTCTCCTATCATGTCAAACAACATGAAGGAAATAGTTGCAACAGAAATAGCTCCTGCTGTAGCCAATGCTTCTGGATACCCAGCTAATGCTGGGAACAAGCCTACTGAAAATTCCACTATTGCTATAGTGCAGATTAGTGATAGCATGCATACGATAATTATATTCTTCATCATTACCTCCTCGAGCATCCGGGCCCTATTTAAATTAATTAATTTATCTTCCGGCAGTATAACTAAGACCGCAGCATCCTACGGCTTTGCCGGAGGCGTCCCGCATAATCTGACCAGGCGCAATAACCTGATGACTCTGTATACGAGACGCCACCATAGAACTGACAATATAATACACACCCTGTTCTATAGTTTCAGGGAACCCTTCGACATCTGAATACTCAGATTTGAATATATTCAGGTGCCCAGATTGTGGGTTCCCTTTAAGTGGTGTATCTTCATAGCTACCGTCTTCATTGTATTTTCGATAGCTAAAATCCTTAGAACAAATAGCGCCCACTCTTTCGCTACTTGTCCGAACACGAGCTACACGACCACTCTTAGGGATGCTCACGATTAGATTTCCTACTAAATCGTAAACATCCACCGAGTGGTCGACGAGATTACAGAAAAGCAGTTAAGCCACCACCTTTCTGTTCAATTCTTCGCCGTTCCAGTTAGCAACGGCGAATGCAATTTGGTCGGCGCCGAAGATATCTATTTCTCCCACGCCTACACCATCAACGTAGATATGAGCGACATCTTCAGGACCGTCCCATGGTCCATCGTAACTAGCTAGGTTGCCGGCTACAATGTAATGTTTTTCATCCCAAGAGAAGATTTCTTTGGGACAATGACCATTGCTAAAACAAAGGTCACGCACTAAGGCAACTAGTGCCTCAGTGTTTTCAAGAGTATAAGTATGCATACTTATCTCCTTTCTGGCGATTTGCCGCCATGAATTAAATTAAATAGTTTAACGTCATCTCAGACAATTCAGTCCCCGCAATGGGGAGGATTTAGGCAGTTTAAAGACATACCTAGGTCTTGGTCAGGAAACTAGAGTCTAAAATTCATCGTCTCCTAGCCAGAGGTCCAGGCCTCCGATAAATGACTCCGCAAGATATCCTTCGAAGTCACGGTAGTTGGACTCTTCAGTCTCCGCGAATGCAACCATTTCTTCTACCCACGCTAAGTGGTTTGTTAATTCTAATTGAGACATAATATGCCTCCTTTCTGGCGATTTGCCGCCAAATTAAATTATAATAATTAGTTTATCGTCATTACGGACAAAACTCATAATAGAGGATTTTCTTCTAGAACAGTTTAATGCTCATATTCAGGAGCCGTTACAAATAAGCAGTTTATTCTCATGCTTAGGAGATTATTCTACTTAGGCCAACAAATCAGCTAGGTAGAATAAATCGATTGAAAGACTTCCATCCTCCATTTTAGTTTCTCTTACGAGAACCTTTCTATTATTTGCGAGATAAAACGTAATGTTTCCTTCTCTTAAATAATTAAATTTGTATAAATTTCTTTCGTCGCATTCTTTTGCGACAGGAATTAATTCTGCAGGAACTTTAGGTAATAGTTGTTTCCTGTTACGGAAACGATTTACCCAAAGTTTTTCAGTACCATTAGGGAAGTACTCTTCTACTAGAGTTACTTCGCCTACATTGGTTTTATGCACAATTACATTGTGCTTAAAATCCAATTGGAGCTTAACTCCGTTAGGATTATTTTTCATAATAACTTCTTGAAATAAGTCATTCAAATTCGCAATTTTCTCTTCATCGCGAATTAATTCTGGGAAAAAACCATAGGCCATTTTTCGATTTAATTCTAAAGTTAACATGATAACCTCCTTGGGCATGCGCCCGAAAACACCAGCAAATATTTCTACACTGGCTTAATTAAAACAGAGAGTTAAATGAGCTCTCTCACAACAGAGGATTTTCTCCTCTGAAACAGTTTAATGTCTTATTCAGGACCACAGCACCTACTCCTCTCTCCGACACCGCCAGGGCCTTCGAAGAGCAAGTGCTCTCAACAACGAGGATTTTTCCTCGCAAGCAGTTTTAGCTCGTACTCAGGAGCAAGTTTCCTCACAAGTGAGGATTTTTCCTTTAGTTTGACGTCGTTTCGGACGACCTCATCCACCGCCAGTTCGGTCCATCCCGCAGGGGTGGCGGGGTTGTTAAGGGGCTTGCCCCTTAAGAAGAAAAACATTTTTACTTTCTATCTTCCTCCTTACTAAGGATAAACCCTCATAAATGAGGATTTTTATTTCCTCTATCGTTATACCTCTACCTAATGATAACGCTCCTAACGGACAGCCATAGGCTGGCCTATTCCGGAGCGCAGGCTGAGCCGTAGCGGAGGAATCCTGATCCCGGAGGGGATCCCAGAAAATAAAAAAAAAGAGGAGACCCCATATAGAGGTCTCTCTTTATTATTATTTGTTATCCAATGATTTCTTCATCAGATAATACAGTTTGAACTAGGCTACCAAGGCAACCTAATTCGAACTTTTTATTTAAGACAGCTGCTTTGAAATCAGCCGCATATTTAGTAATTAAACCATTGATATACGCACTGATTTCTTGCTTAGGAGCTAAAGTTTTGTGCTCTAACAATAAGTAGCTATTAACATAGCCCTTTTTGTCAGACTTAGCTTTTCCTTCTAAGATGTAACTAACTAATCTTAGTTCTCCAGCGAACATGCCTCTTAGCTTAAACGCTTCATGGCCATAAGCCATTGCTTGGTTAGGCAATGATCTCATAACCACAACCCGACCATTCTCATCTTTGCGAACAAAGAATACGCGGTCATGTTTGTCATCAGCTGCATACTTCGGATCAGTAGCGTGACCATTAGCAAGAGCGATGAAATCAACAAACTGTTGGCTATAAACGTCTTCACCGTTTTTTAGCCCAGTTATTGTTGATACCAATACGTCTCTTAAGACACCTTCGCCAAACTTTTCAATCATAAGATTGTTTAGTTCTTTCATCGTGCCATAGAAAGCGAACGTACCTTCCGCGCAGAAGTCGAACTTAGTTAATTCAGCATTAAACTTTCTAGCGACTTCAGCATCGGCACCTTCGTATCCTAAGTGAGCAACGAAACGATTTGTTTTCATCGGTTCGATGCCTAATACTTCGGACACAGGCACTTCTACGAAGTATGTCTCTACAGAGATTGTTTCTCCGTTTTCTTCTACTTCTTCTGTTTTAACAGATACTTTGTAGTAACCTGTTAAACCAGAGTGTAGAAGAATTACTCCGTTAGCATCAGCAGCTTTAGAGTTTTCGAAGAATACTTTTTCTCCAACATTCGCTTTCGCAAAAGCAACTCTTGCCATAGAAGTAAATCCAATTTCTACAGGAATGGATTTTACTTCAGCAGCGTCAAGCATTGCTTTCAAGATTGCTGGACGTAATGTTTTGCTGGATGCATAAGCACGTAATCCAAGAGGATTGATTGTACCAGATGCAGCAAACATGCAGCCGATAGCGTCGCTCCATTCCTTCATTGTTTTACTAGGAATGTTTTCTTCGCCGCAAGCTTCTGCGATTTGGTTGTCGATAACTTTAATCGCAGCTGCAGCTCCAGCAGCAATGTTTCTGCAGTTCTTTCTAGCAGAGTTCATCTTACCACCAACCAAAGACATTAAAGACTCTTTTTTCAATGCGTCTTCAAATGCTTTCCAGTTAGCTTTAGATGCATCCTCTCCAGCAAATGCATTTAAGATAGCTTTAGAAGCTTCCACCGCAAACGCTTTGAAAGCTTCTACCTGAATACATGCGCCTACTGTAAGAGTAATGCTAGAGTTCTCTTCGCCAAAGTTATAAGACATACCTTTGGAGAACTCTCCATACTCATTGCATGTAAGCACCATTGTTGGAGCGAATCTTTTCCATCCAAGACTTAAGTTGGAGAAGATATCTTCTGCTAAGTCTACGATTGGACAGAATTTTTTCGCCGCATCAATTACGAATCCTTGCGTTGGACCAGACATGATGACAACGTATTCTGCGAAGTTGATGAAACTTTCTACAGAGTAGTTTCGTTCATCAACTTTATCGAAGAACGCATTTTTCATAGCAACTAAAGCTTGAGGAGTTGTAGACTCATCGCTAAGTACGAATCCTTCTTTTCCTTCAACCCAAGTTACTTGTTCCTCCCAGTTGAACGTAGGCAATAAGCCATTGTGGCTTAGATTTCCATTGCGGACAATTTCTGCCACAATTTTTCTTTGTTCATCTTTAGGAAGACCCAAGAACTCAGTTGCTTTCATTACTCCATTGGAGATTTCGCCAACGTACTTAGTTTCATTAGCTGCCATCTCGCTTTGAAGATGTTGCATTGTATCTTCAAAGTTTCCTGTAACAACAAGCTCTTTTTCTTGAGCTTTCGTTACGATCGGAGCAATGACTGTACGTAGCTCATCCATTGGCAAAAGCAACTCTGCTTCTTCTGGATTTAAGACAGAGATCACGTCTCCATCAAAATCCATACCAGCTAATGCTTCCAATACCTCACGGCTGCTGTCTACCATGATGTTATTATCACCAAGGGATAATAGCTCATCGATCATGACAGCTTTTTGAGCCGCAAACGCGGAAGAGTTGTTCACTCTTTCGATAGCTTCAGATACTGTTACAAGTCTGATTTTAACGAAAGAGAACCCATTGGAATGTGGGTATCTCAATGCCATCACCCAATCGCCTTGTTTTAGTAAAGGATTGTTATTAGAAACAATTCCTTCTACAACAAGTAGGCCAGCTCCTTCAAGAATAGCTTCGTTAAATAGCTCGTCCTTCATGCCTGGGCAAGAAACTTTCCATGCACTACCACGAACAACTTGTTGCTCGTTTCTTAACGCATAGGAAAGCTCTTTAATGCCATACATAGCTGGAGTAAATGCACCGTTGGCTAATTCGCTGATGATATCAGCTTCGCCAGCCAATCCTTTTACTCCAACTAATGCTGCAAACAAATCAGTTACAGATTTATTAACAGCACAGCCATTGAAAGCTTCTGTGAATTTTTCAACGGCTTGCATAGCCAATGCTTTTACGAAACGGTCTTTATTATCCCATTCGTAAGAGCATAAAGCACCCACTGCTGCCTGGTAAGCGAAGTGAGAGCCGTTGCCTGTTGGTGCAAGATTTCTCAAGACGCTTAGACGAACAATGCCACCATCATTGATAGTCGGAATTCCTTTAAAGAAATTCATATCGCCGATCATGCCAATATGTTCGGCGTTACCAACAACAACGGCTACTCTTTTACCTTCAGCTCTTGCTGCATCAATAGCTGCTTGAACTTCGTCAACGTCAGAAACGTAAACGAGTTCAAGACCGTATTGTTCGCACAATACAGCAAGTAGACGTTTCATTCTTTTCATTGGAACGAGTTGTCCTTTACCTGTATTCGTGCGAACTTGCCATGAGTTCACGCCAGCTAGTTCAAGAAGCTCTTCCATCATAGCTCTGCTTCCGTAAGCTTGTCCGTCGATTGCATCGATAGAAGCGTCAAGATACACAACGCCCCAACGTGCAAGATCGATTTCGAACTCATAGCTAGGAGAGAACCCCATTCCCAAACGGCTTCTCAATTTAAGAGCTTTAGTTAACTCTTTCATTAGAGTAATACTGTCAGAGATTCCTCCTGTCGCTACACGAAGCACTTCGCGCCATTGGTTAGCCAGATGCTCAGCTGTCCATACTGTATCGTATAGACGAGTCTTCGCAACAGACTCAACCATTAACGGAATGTATTTAATTCCATCAACGATAATGAATTCTGCTTGACGAATGCCCTTTGTGAAGGATACGCCTTCCTCATCCTCTTTATCGATATGAATGGAGATTAAGCCATTCAACACATAATTAGCAGATACTTCTGCAGTCATATATGTTAAATCGGCTTCCATCGATGTCATCTCTCTATGAGAGTTGATACCGATGTTGCCATCCATATAGCCAGTCTTAATAGAAGAATTTCTAAGAACAAGCTCTTCAGCCCATCCTTTTTCTTCGCCAAGACGAATTGCTGTACGTACAATATAGCTAATGGAGGATGTAGTTGCTACTGCCATAGCTTTTACACCTTCACCATTAGCCATTACGTCGCTACCGTCAACGATAATGGACTTAATAGCAACTTGTGCTTTTGGTCCCATTACAGCTTTAAAACCTTTACGATTACCTTTAAGTACGTTACGCACACGTACTTTAGATCCAAACATTTGCAATTTAAGTTTGAATCCATCAAGGATATTTCTAGGTTTAACGAAGCGATTTATGACGTCTCCATCTAAATCTTTACCATTAGCAGTAGCGTTGGCTTTTGCTGTTGCTTTAGCAGTATTTTTATCGGCAATGTTGATAGCACCAGTTTTGAATCTAGCACCAGAGAACTCTTTTGTTCCTTCTGTAGAAACAAATTCTCCAGTTCTAGCATCCATATAACCGTACTCAACAGCTGCGTTAGCTTCTGTTACTAATTTAGCTGTATTTTCTAATACAACTGTTTTAGTAACAGCTACCTTTCTAGATTCGATCCATTCTAACATGGACTCAAGACCAGCAACAGCTACGGCCACTCTTTGTTTTGGCGGTTCCTTCGGACCCACTTTTTCAGCACGTTTTCGTGCTTTTTCTAATCGAGCCTCTTCGACTGCTACTGCTGCTTCAGTAGCTCTTGCTTCTTTCGCATCCTTTCTCGCCTTTTTCCATTGTTTGTTTGCAGATTTCTCTGCTAATAAGGCTTTTGCTGCCTCTTTTTTTGCTGCTTTTAATGCGACTTCTTTTCTAGCTAATTTACGTTTTGCGTTTTTGTACGCATTGCGCGCTTGAAGGAGGGCTTCCCGTAATTCGAGGAATGTATTCCAGTCTTCATCACAAAGGAAAGAATTACGTGTGTATCCTTGACCCTCTCTCCAAATAGACATTGCTTCTGTCCATTTTTGTTTACGCACCCATTTAACAAGATCTGGATGTGTAAATCCTACATCAGATAGAATGCCCATGAAGCTACGATACTCGCCTCCTTCTACTACAAAATTGTTGATAAATGTTTGAAACTGTACCGCTGCGCGCGCAAGTGTTTCTGCAGTTTCAGTAACTACTGCTTCTGCGGTTGTTACCGCCGCAGTGGTATTAACCACGCGCACATCAGCAGCTACTGCTGCATCTACTGCTGCCAATACGACAGCTTTTAAATTTTTGTTGTTTTGAATGTTTTGTTTGTTCATGATAATTTCTCCTTTTCTGAACAAATTCGACTGGATTGAAACGAGCTCCAGTCAGAAAGGCTCGTCGTAACCACATTTAGAAATGCGCCTGGCTACTATATGGCGCAAAAGTAGTGAGAGTTCCGAGAATCAAGCACCCGGGGGCATGATTTCTCAGCACTCTAATATCTTCATAAAACACTTCCCCCTCCAAATTCTCTACAAAATTCTAGTTCACTTACAGAACACGCCTGTCAACCTACGCATCTAACTTGACCTACCACAACAAATCAGCATTTATTTATTTTCTTATTTATTTTTAAATTTTTCACAAAATCTGGCTTACGTATAAAACACGTCTATCGACCTACACAGCTAACTCGACCTATGTCATCAAAATTCATTTATTTATTTCCGTCTCGCAAACAATACTTCGACCAAAACAAATTACTCTTATTACTATTCCTAAATTTCAGTCAGAATATGTTTTGCTATTTTTCTCTTTATTTTATTATTTCCATTTTAAGACCCAACAACCCCCATTCTAACTACACTTCCACTTAACTGATCGACATAAATGTCGGCCAGCCTGTACTCTCCATCTTATATATATTTATACTCATTTTCTTTCCTTATTAAAAGAACCGTCACTAGACCCCACCTAACACTAATAAAAAAAATACCTCCCTTACTCCAGTTAAGAAGTAAGGGAGGATTAAGATATACTATGCAGTGCGTTTCCACATATAGCAAACGATATATGGTTGTATTATTGAGTGTTTTTCGACTACGTCTTGTGTTTGAGTTCCGGCCGGATTAATTGTGTGGATATGAGATCCTGTCGACGGGTCGATTTGAAGGGTATGAGTATGGGCGCCATCTGTTGTTGTTTTGTAGACAAGATTGTCGTTATCAATACCTCCGGCAGACCCATAGCCACGTTCACTATTATCATATGTTCCAAAACGCGCATATGATTCCCAATGTTCGCCTTGGAATCCGTGGAAATGATCGCCGTTATTCGATACCTTACCGGTGTGCGTATGAGCTCCACTTCCATCTTGCATTGTGTGCGTGTGATACGGAACGAAAGATTTGTCGATCGAGATCTCTTTAGATCCGCCGGTTTCACCGTTAGTGTAAATCGTACCCATATCATTACCTTCGGAAAGGAGAACTTTGCCGGCTGGGATTTTCGTCCACGTACCGAATCCGAAGAGAGTTGCTGGGTTAGTATCGACCGTCGTCATATAGATCGATCCGATAGGCCATGAATTCTCGAACGAGATTTGGAATGCAAGCTTATCACGCGTGATCGAATGATCGATGATCTTCGATCCCGGGATATCGGGATGATCGATCGGGTCGGCATGTCGATGCTTATTTAGCTCCTCCATAAAAAGAGCCTTTAATTCTGGGAGTTTATTTGCAAGGATCTGATTAATTAAATTATCGACCGCCGGCTTATTATAGTATTCATTGTTTAATTTTTCTTTTGTCGGGAATTTCGAGAAGGCCAGCGCCGCCGATAATGCCTTATCGTCATTAAACTGAGTATCGGGAGTATCTTCATTAGTATTAATAATTGTATCTTTTGTTAATTCTCCGATTTCGTTTTTAAGACGATTGAGCATCTCGGCACGTTTTGGCTCGGTTTCTCGTACCGAGAACTCGTAATCGTTAAGAGCCATTAGAGCTCCGTCCCCCAGCTCTTAGCAAGTTCTCGTGCTCGGTTACGAATCCAGTCGCCACCAGATGTTGTCGTTGGCGATGTCTTGCGTACGTGACATTCTGGAACGAGGATATCGAGATCCCAACGTTCTGTTTCGTAGTCGTAGAGGTCTTGACGAATTAAACAACGTTCGCCGTGAGTAAATACTTGCGATAACGGTAATCCCCAAGTAACGCAGCATACGGCTACAGCATGTGCAAGCGATTCGAGTTGATTATAATTAACAGGTTCTGGTCCTGGTTCGTACGTAAAATATCCCGGAGAGTTTTCGTAGAGGCCGGAATTGTAGTTCGAGCATACCGAGATGCCGAAGTTATTCGTATTCTCACGATAGCAATGGGCGCCGACTTCACTAAAATCTTTCATCTGATGGAAGTTACCATTACCATCGATACAAAGATGATAGTCATCGAATAACTGATCATAATGGCCGGCTGACCAATGAAGAGTAATCTTTGTATTATTATAGCCTTGTTCTTCGCATGTATTAAGTAATTGATCTTTAGTTAATTGCATTAAGAAATCCTTTCGTATTAACCGACACGTTTCCACATATTAACGACAAGATATGGTGGCATATTGTTATGAGCCACAGAGGAGCCGGCTCGTTGCATTGATAGAGAAGACAAATCTAATATATGAGAGTGAGAAGCATCAATATTAAGATTAATAGCAGAATCTCCACTATCACCTTTTCTTGTCTGTTCTCCGTAATAAGATTCAACTTTAACAATACCATTAGATGATCTATATTTAGCTAAGCCACCTCCATTGTCACCAGATTGAGAATAAGAGATATTCCCCTTTAGTTCAACAGTATTTGTTTGAATTCTTCCTTTGCCATCTAATACATGTGCATGCCCTGGCATCTCGGCTTCAGTTAATACATGCTCTTTCTCGCCGCCGATTTCATTAAGATTAAATCCGTCGCCTTCATTAATAAGCATTTTGCCGGCCGGAAGCTTAACCCACTGACCACCGAAAAGATCGGTCGGGTTATGAGTAAGTACTGTAATGTAAACAGCCCCGATCGGATAAAGCTGAGAAGCAATATTCGTAAGATTATTTTTAACAGTATTAATTGCTTCTTGTAATTGAGCTACCGTTACGACATCAGTTGGTTCAACACCTTTATCGACATTCGTAATTTTACGTTTAGTTTGAGAGTTGCCAACCGATACTTCATTCGGAAGCGTAGCAACCGAATCGGAGCCAAGAGCTACAGAATTAGAATGCTGTGCCGAAGAGTTATGGCCAATTGTTGTACCGGCATTACCGCCAGTACCGTCGCCAATATGGATGCGGTTATTATCAAACGAGAACGGCATTGAAGACGATACGGTGTAAACATCTTCATTCCGAGTCACATTAATAAGACCGGCGCCTTTAATCTTATCGGCTTTAAAGAAATCCCGTACTAAATTAGAATAGTAGCTATTATCGGGCTGTTCGCTACGTGATACGAATTGTTTTAACGCTTCGGATCGTGTGTAGTACGGAGATAAATCTATATTAGCTTCGATCTCGCCGTTCGGCGATAAAAGAATCGAAGTATTTTTCGGATGTAATTTAGTTTGCTTTCCTTGAGAGAGCGAAGTTAAATCTCGGTAAAGATCCAGTATGGAGTCCTTCGAGAGGATATATACTTCGCTATCTTTAAAGAGAGCGTTTGTCGACGCTCTCTTAAAGTCTTCAGAGGAAAGCACATTAATTTTTAATTTTGGTGCTTTTATTTTTCTCATATTTCTCGATCGCTTTTTTGTTCGTAAGATCCAACTGCCGAATTGTATTTACTGTTAATTAATTTATTCGCGACTTGTGTAGCTGTTGATCCGCCGCCAGCAATGCCGGCAAGTGTCTCATAATGCTGCCAAGCCGTATCAGAAATTACAAGATAAAGTGTTACGAATACAAGCAGTAAAAGTAAAGTGAACGAAATGATTCGTGTGTAGCTTAACTGATCGTTTTCATAGAGCATCATTTTAAAAAGATTTTTCATTATTGTGGTACCTGAATTTTATTACCGCGTGTTTCTTGAGGAAGAGCATCGGTAGTAAGATAGAATGCTGGGGATACTCGGAATCCTTTGTCAAGAGCACTTTGTACTTTATCGTTAGCAATACGAAGTACAATAATATTCATATCATCTTTGCCGCCGAGATACATAGTTCCGATCGGTTCGCCGCTATCGAGACAGATTGTTGTAATGACGGAACCTTCAGATCGATATCCTTCAGGAACAACATGAGTATGAGTGTAATCTCGGTTGTTGCTTGTTTTCGTGAACATGAACCATTTATATCCATTTACTTCACGAGTTTTCTTGAGTTGATCAAATGGAAGAACATTGAACATGCCCCAAGAAAGACCGCCAAATGTTACTTGAACAATATTATCAGTACGATTAAAAGAAATCTTAGCAGTACCTTTAACGCCTTGCGGAGTAATTTCTTTTATAGAATGAAGTAGAACTTTTTGTTTATTTAAAGAATCTTGTGTAACAAAAGTTTCGTTCGCAAGTTTTTTTGTAACATAGTTATCAAGAGCAGTAATTAATTCTGATTTTTTTTGATAAACTTCATCGGCCTTTGCGGTCGTTAAATATGTAGATGCCGCCGAATCTTTTGTTAAATAATCAGATAAGGAAGGGATACTAGATTTTAACGCATACGTAGAAGCAGCTGTTGCTGTTTTTAAGTATGTAGATTCTGCAGTCTCTTTCGATAAATATGTGTTATCGGCTATTTCTTTTGTAAAAGAACCGCTTGCTGTAGAAGAACCAACCTCAGATTTTAAAGCATACTTAGTATCAGCATCAGCAGATTTTAAATATGTTTTTTCAGCCGATTCTTTCGTTACGAACGTATCGGCAGAAGGAATCTGAGATTTTAATGCGTACGTAGAAGCAGCCGTTGCTGTCTTTAAATACGTGGACTCTGCATCAGATTTTTTTAAGTATGTCGATTCTACTTCTGATTGCGCAGCATAACCAGTCGGGATTTCTGATTTTTTGGCGAAAAGAGAATTCGCTTCTTCTTCAGTTAGCGCCGATCCTTTTTTCATATAAGTAGACTCTGCATCATTTTTAGTTAAATATACAGAATCTGCAGTTTCTGTTTTTAAGAAAGATTGTTCTTCTGTTTTAGGAATGTAAAGAGACTCAGCATCAGTTTTACTTAAGTATGTAGAAGAAGCAATATTCTTAGTTAAGAAATTTTCGCTATCAGATTTCTTTAAATAAGTAGCTTCAATAGATTCAGTTGTCACAAATGGAGTAAGATCTGTTTTTAATGCATAAGTTGAAGATGCTGTATCTTTTGTAAGATATGTATCGAGATGAACATCATTCTTCTTAAGATATGTTTCTTCGGCAGCGGCTGTTGTTAAAAGAGGAGTTAACTCTTCTTTCTTAGCATAAGAAGAATCGGCAGATGTTTCCGTTAAGAAATTAGCGATTTCATTTTTAGTCGCATAAGAGGAAGAAGCCGTATCTTTAGTTAAGTATGGATCAAGATTAAGGTCAGCTTTTTTAAGGTACGTTTCTTCGGCAGAAGCAGATCTTAAAAGAGGAGTTAACTCTTCTTTTGTCGCGTAAGTAGAAGACGCTGTATCTTTCGTTACATATGTATCGAGGTTAAGATCTGTTTTCTTTACGTATGTTTCAGAAATAGATGCTTCTGTCGGTATATTGTTAAGATCTGTTTTTAAGGCATATGTAGAGTTCGCTGAATCTTTTGTTACATACGGATCTAAAGCCGGAATCTCTGATTTTAATGCATATGTAGAAGACGCAGTGTCTTGTTTTAAATACGTAGAGTCAGCGACATCTGTCGTTAATAAATTATTGAGCTGATCTTTTTTAGCGTATGTTTCTTCTGCCGTTTTACTTGTAAGAAAAGAGCTTACATCTGGAATTTCAGATTTTGCTGCATACGTAGAATCGGCAGTTTCTTTTTTTAGAAAAGCTCTCTCTGCAGTTTCTGTCGTAATAAAAGTACCTATTTCTTCTTTTGTCGCGTAAGCAGAAGAAGCCGATTCTTTTGTAAGATATAGATTTAAGTCAGATTTTTTAGGAATATTTTCTAAATCTTTTGGTTGCAAATACGTAGTTTCTGCGTCACTCTTTTTTAAATAAAGAGCTTCGGCATTCTCTTTAGTTTCGTAAGGAGCTAAAGATGTTTTTTCTGCATATGTCGAAGAAACTTGTTCTTTTGTCGGAACTGTTTCTTTGAACGTATCAAATTCTGTTTTAAGAAGAAGTTCACCAGAATTGATAAGATATGCAATGTTATCGTCAGATATATTATCTGTCGTAAACTCTTTATATTTTTCGGCAGTAACTAATCGAATATCTTTAATATTTTCTGACATTAACAATCCTTTTTGTTAGTAAAAAGGGGCGAGATATATGATAATATCCCGCCCGAAATATTATTGATGGTGATAGTCGTGGAGCTCTGTGATACGTTTATGCGCAATTTTAAGAGACTCTTTGACTGCGCTTTGCTCAGCCGTTAAATTAACCATTTTTTCTTGCATTAAGTCAACGGCTTCATTAAGCTTATTAATACTGAGAGCTAATGTATTGATAGCGTCAGTATTCATTTCGACGGTATGTCGATTGTCTTTATAAACTGATTCTAATTCGAGACGAAGTTTAAGTATTTCATTGTCTCGTAAGACAGAGATCCGTTTGTCGTAGGCCCCAATGATTGTACCGCAAATAGTGATACAACCAATGACGAGGGATAGAATCTCTGCGAAGGTAAAACTAAGTAAGCTCAACGGTATCTCTTTCTATTAATTAGGAACGGTGAAGTTTTTTGAATCGTACTTTTAAATCTCCAATGTTAAACCAATTAAAATTTTCAGCATCAGGAGGCTCTTGAATATTACTAAATTGGAAATAATCGACTCCACAGAAGTAAAATAAATTATTCTGATTCTTTAGCTTTTCAACTAGCTTTGTTTTTCTTTCTTTTTTAGCTGCTTCTTTTTCTGGTCCATCTTGCATTTCTTTTATTTCTTTTGTTTCGATAAAAGAACTTTGAATGTAATAATTTCTTTCTTCATCAAGATAAAAACTCCATTCAGATGTTTTATCGGTAGAATTATATATAGGATTGCTAAAATAATAGTCCCGATCATTAGCAGAAAAGGAAAATGAACTAGATTCTCCTACAGAATAATAAACAAAAGGAATTGGAAATTCAGAAGAAGAAGTAGACTCAGAAAGTGTAGATAACACAGGAAAAATTTTCTCTTGAGTATTGCCTTTAAAGAAAAAGGGCAACTTCTCTTTATTTAGTGGAATCCTCAAAAGAGACAAATTATTAAATTTGTCGATTGAAATATTGCCGATATTAACTTCAGTTAAAGCATCGTAATTAATTACATTATCGAGTAATTGTATTTGCTTATTTTTTAATGTCCCTTGAAAAATAACTGGTTTCGCATACCCAATTCTACTTGGATTATTCGTTTCATATTCTAAAGATGCTGGCTCTTTTACATTTTGTAAATCAAACTTTTTATAAAGATGTGGCAGCCAGATAAAATCAGGTTCTTGATTCGGATCGACAGAATGACCTTCAGAACTATGTCCACCAGATTCTATAGTATCACTGTTTGTAATAGCCTCAGAGACATCTTTAGCATCGATTATATATCCTGTATTTTCTTCCTTACTTAGAGTTTTATACTCATCTAAAGAACAAAATACAATTTTATTTACTTTATCTTGAGACATCTTTACCTATTAATTTAATTTAAATTCTTGAAAATACATCATTAAAAATAAATACTCTTGATCTTCAGGAATGTTATTGTAATTATCAAAAAAAATATCTTTTTCGAATAACTTTGAATCTTGAAAATCTCGCTCGTCGATATTAATGTACTTACCATATTCTTTTGGTATAACATAAAATTTCATTTTAGATTGATTGAAATGATCTATGAATTTATGTTTATATTCTTCAAATTTTTCTCGATACTGTTCTGGAATTTCTTCAGAGGTAGCTTCTATAATAAACGGTTGAGTATAACCATACTTCATATCATCAAGATAAATATATGGCTCAAGATCAAGTTCTTCATTATAAATACTGATGTTATCTAAATTATATGATTCATAAATTTTAATATAATCAGATGGAACATTTAAAGAAGTAGACAAATAAATATTATATTTACTCTTATAGCTTCCCATAGTAAAGGCTGAGCTTTCTGCTCCAGAATGTGGGATCATCTTAAAATAATGAATATAATATTTTTTTCCATAAGATGTAATTGTTTTTACAGTATGTTCAAAATGAGAATTAGTAGAAAAATCAATATTAGAAAAATGACTTTTTGATAAATAAAAATAATTATCACTTTTTAATTCTTGTTTATACCCGCCAAAAGTTTTATGAACATCTACACAAAAATAACTAGCGCCTTCTTCATCAGATTCTTTTCGGACAAAAAATCTTCTAACAAAAACTGGAAATTTACATACCTCTTCTTTAGACGTATGGCTTTCTGATGAATGCCCAGGATCAATTGCGTCACTATTTGTAATCGCTTCAGAAATATCGGCAGCGTCGATAATATATTCCGTTCCTTCTTCTTTTTGAATTGTTTTATATTCATCTAAAGAACAGAACGCAATTTTTTTAACGTCTTTTTCTGACATAAAATTTCCTTTCTTAAGTAAAAAAGAGGCGGCAGTTAAACCGCCTCTTAATTAATAATTAGATTAAGAAATACGAGTAGCTGTTAATGGAGATACCCATTGAGTGCCATCGTAGTATTCCATTGCTTTTGTGTCAGTATTGAAGAACATTTGTCCAGCAACTAGATTTTGAGATGGACGAGTAGCAGCTGCACCAGATTGTGCTACTGCTGGTTTAGATTTAAGAGCATCGATCTCAGCTTGAAGAGCTTGAACTTTAGTATCGTAAGTTTCTTTAAGAACATAGTTTGCTTTATCGAAACCTTCAAGTTTAGCAAGAGCTGCACTTTGATCAGAGGATAATCCTGCGCCATCGATTAATTGTTGAACTTCTTCTTTTGTTGCAAAATTACCTTTACGTTGGTAACGAGATTCTGCTGTTGCAGAGTCTAAGAAGTTTTGAGAAGCAATCGCTTGATTGATAACTGTTGCAAAAGCAGAATCTTTAGCAATAGTTTCAAGATCGGCACGAGTGAAATAATCACCTTTCAACGCGAATACTGCTTTAGCTCCATCAAGAGTTAATGCATTATTAGCTGCAGATTGAATACCTTGAATAGTTTGTTTAACAGCATTGATTTGAGATTCAACATCAGTAGCTGTTGCATAGTTACCAATACCTTGATACAAACGATCAGATTCTGTTTTAGTGATATAACCAGGAGTGTTGCGATTAAACTCTTCACGAGTAATGTAATCACCGATAGGTTGGAATACAGAATCTAATGTTGTGCGGAAAGTTTTTAATTTTTCGTCGATAGCTGTACCAGTTTTTTCAGCTGTCATCATATCAGTTTTGATTTGATTAATAGCTGCTGTATAAGTATCAGTTAACCATGTCGCGAAATCAGCTTTAGTTTGGAATGCCGCGATATCAGAATCATGTTGAGAAGAAATAGCTTGTTCTAATGCTTGTTTAGCTTCAGCTAAAGCTTGAACTTGAGCTTGGATAGATTGTTCTAATGCTTCTTTAGTTTGATTTAAAAGAACTTTAGATGCAAGATCTTTAGTTTCTTCTTTCGATGCTTTTTCAGATAAAGTAGCAATAATGCCTTCTACGCTAGATTGATTTTTACCGACATTAGCTTTGATTTCTGTTACTGTTTTTACAGCTTCTTTAACATCAACTAATTTATTATCGACAATGCTGTCAACATCTTGTTCAGTAAGACCAACTTTTTTAGCGTCAGATTTTTTAAGATAAGTTTCTTCGGCGAAGGCTTTAATCTCAGTTTCTTTAGTTGTTAAGTCTTCTGTATGTTTTGCAGTTGTAACGTAATCAGCAAGAGCAGTTTTTTTAACGTATCCAGCTTCAACAGAAGAAAGAACTTCAGTTTTAGCGGTGCCAACTTCTTCTTTAGTTGCAAGAGTTGGAAGAGTAGTCGTTACAGTATTTGTTACAGTATCGGCTGCAGATTTAGCTTCGGCTGCTTTACCTAATGCTTCTTGATGAAGTTCATTAGCTTTTTCTGTCGTTACATATTGACCGATAGGTTGGTATGTAGCGTCAGCAGTTTCACGAGTTACATAATTACCTTTTAATTGGTATTTTGGTAATTCTTCGCCAAGTTTAGCTGTTACTTTTGCATCGATTGTGGTATCACGAATTGTAGTAACATCTCGTTTAACTTCTTCAATAGCATTAGCTGTTGCTTCTTTTGGAGCATATAAGCCAGTAGCTTGTTCGCCAGTTAAGTAAGAAGATAATGTAGCAGCATCTGCTTTAAGAGCTAATTCTTCTTTAGTAGCAAGAGCTAACAATTGAGATTTGTCGGCTTTGCCAGCAACCTCTTCTTTTGTTGCTAATGTTTCTAAAGCAGATGTATTAGCTTTACCTTCAAGAGCTGTAGTATTAGCTTGAATCTTAGCATCTTGCTCAGCATCTTTAGAATTAATAGTTTCGATCTTAGGATCATATACTGCTTTCACTGCATCAAGAGTTGTTTTAGCTTCGATAGCTGTCGTTAATTCTTGTGCTTTAGTATTAACTTCTTCTTTAGTGGCTAAAGGAGTTAAGTCGCTTGCATTAGCTTTAGCAGCCAATTCTTCCTTAGTAGCTTTAGCTTCGATAACTGTTGTTAACTCTTGAGCTTTAGCAGTAAGCTCTTCTTTAGTAGCAAGAGGAGTCAAGTCACTAGCGTTTGCCTTAGCTGCTAATTCTTCTTTCGTAGCATTTGCTTCGATAGCTGTTTCTAACTCTTGTTTTAAAGCCGCAAGAGCTGGAGATTTAACAACATCAGCAATTTCTTCTTTAGTAGCAAGAGCTGCAAGTAAGCCATTAGCTTCTTCTTTAGTGTATACTTTACCAAGTTTTTCAACAATAGCAGCAACGTTGCCGTTCGCTTCTAAATCGGTAAGCATAGCTTTTAATTTTTCAACAGTTGCAGAGTCAAGACCAGCAATTGCATCTAATTGAGATTTAAGAGCATATTCGCCTTTTGGTTGATATGCTTCATCAGCTTCAGCTTTTGTGAAGTGAGTTGCATTTTCTAAAGTTTCAACGCGAGTTGTTAATCCAGTAGCTTTAGTATCGACAGCATTAACTTCTTCTTTTGTCGCTAAAGGTGTTAAGTCAGATGCATTAGCTTTAGTAGCTAACTCTTCTTTTGTAGCAAGAGAAGTTAAATCACTTGCATTAGCTTTAGCTTGTAATTCTTCTTTAGTAGCCAAAGAAGTCAAGTCACTTGCGTTTGCTTTAGCCGCTACTTCTTCTTTAGTGGCTAAAGAAGTTAAATCAGAAGCGTTTGCTTTAGCTGCTACTTCTTCTTTAGTTGCCAAAGAAGTTAAGTCGCTTGCATTTGCTTTAGCACCTAATTCTTCTTTAGTAGCAAGAGCTTCTAATTGAGATTTATCGGCCTTGCCTGCAACTTCTTTTTTAGTTGCGAAACCGCTAACTTCAGGAACATGTAAATTATCGATGAACTCGCGAATAGATTGAATTTGTCCTCCAGCGGCATCAGCTTTTGCAGAAGCTTCCATTACGGTACGTTTAACAAATTCTTGTTTTTCTTCGATACCAGCTACGCGAGGTTCTAATCCTTCTGCTTTTGCTTTAGCAGCAGCTGCATTATCGTTAGCTTCAGTGATTTGTTGTTTATATTTAAGAACGTCAGCTTTATTAGCTTGTACATCAGTCACTAATAACTCAAGAGTTTGAGTAACTGTTTGCAATGCACTTTCGTCAAGTTTAGTTGCAAGTTGAGTTTTGATAGCTTCGATATCTGGAAGATCAACTTTTTTAAGATATGTACGCTCAGCTTCTTCTTTTGTTAAGTAAGGAGTTAAGTCGACAAGGGCTAATACTTTTTCACTTAATTCAGAAAGTTTAACGAATTGAGTTAAATCAGGAGCTTCGCCTGGTTCTTTAACTTTAGTTTCAAGATCAGTAATTAATTTACGTAATTCTTGAAGATCGTGATCCATTTGTTCTTTAGTATAAACTGTATCAGCATTCGCTTTCTTAGCGATTTGTTCCATCAAGTCAGGATTGTCTTGAAGAACTTGGATTGCTTTTTTAATTTGAGCGACTGCTTCAGGAGTCATTGCTTTATTAAGAGCTTCGATCTCAGCTTTAGTCGCATATTTAGCGTCAGCATCAGTTGCTTTTAGATCACCGTCATTAGCTTCACGAATCTTTTCAGCAAGTTCTGTTAAGGATACGTATTCACCTTTAGGTTGATACATAGCAGCTGCTTCTGTTTTAGGTAAGTAAGTAGCTTTGATATTTTCTTTATCGGCTGCAATTTCTTGTTTTAAAGTGTCGACAGCTTCTTTAACTCCTTGTGCTTTAGTGTCGGCAGCTTCGGCTTTAGCTGTAGCTTCACCAGCTGCAGTTTTAGCTTCAGTAGCCTTACCTTCGACTTCGTTAGCTTTTTCTTTTGCTTCTGTTGCAAGAGTTTTAGCTTCTTCAACTTTAGGAGTTAATTCACTGATAGCACGATTAGTTGCCAATGCAGCTTCGTTCGCAGCATTAGCAATAGCTTCTACTTCGTTAGCTTTTGCTTTAGCAGCTTCCGCTACTTCTTTTGCTGTATCGACTTTAGCATCGAGAACTGGGAATTTTTGAAGAGTTTCGTTAGCTTTTCCAAGAGCATCGGCAGCTTTAGTTTTAGCTTCAGAGATGCCGTCGTTTTGACCTTGAACAGCTGTTAATGCTTCGTTAACTTTTTGTTTTAATTCGTCGTTCTTTTCTTTAAGACCGTCGATTGCAGCTTTAGCTTCATCAGCTTTAGTTTTAGCATCTTCAGCAGTTTGTTTCGCTGCATCAATTTTAGGTTTAACTTCTTCGAGGCCAGCTTTTGCAAGGTTAGCATCTTCTTGAGCTTTACGTGCAAGAGTTTTGGCTTCTTCAATTTTAGGGCCTAATTCTTCAGCTTTTGCTTTTGCTTCATCGGCAGCTTGTTTTGCAGCTTCAACTTTTGGTTTAGCTTCTTCAACAGCAGCTTTAGCGGCAGCGGCTTCTTGTTTCGCTTCTTCAGCTTTTCGAGCAGCAGCTGGATCAGATGCAGGAGCACTTGGAGTTGCATTACCGGCAGCAGCTTGTTCTGCTTTTTGTTTAGCTTCTTGAGCTAATGCTTTGACTTCTTCGATCGCAGCTTTAGCAGCATCAGCAGCTTCTTTAGCAGCATCGGCCGCAACTTTAGCTTCTTGAGCTTTAGCTTCGACTTCGTTTGCTTTAGCTGTGCCAGCATTTGCAAGACCAACAGCTTCTTCACCTTTCGCCTTGGCCGCAGCTGCTTCAGCTTTCGCAAGTTCTGCAGAAGCTTTTGCTACATCAGCAGCAGCTTGAGCAGCTTTGGCTAAGGAGTTATTTTCAGCCGTTTTTTCTTTATTAGAATCAGCAGTCGCTTTCGTTTCTGCTAATTTTTGTTCAGCAGCTTTAACAGCTTGATCGGCAGCTTTAACAGCATTAGACAAGTCAGTTAAATCTGTTGTAGGTGCAGATGGCGTAACACTTCCACCGTTGCCACCATTAAAATTAATACCTCTATCTTTACGAGGATCGTAAAGGCCAAAATGGATTCTAGATTTAAGCATTTGTTCTCCTAGGACCAGTAAATAATTTCAGCGCTTAATTGTTCTTTAATATCGTTGATTGAACGATCAAGATATTGTTGCGCCATTCGTTGAATATGTTCCTGTAAACTATCGCCGATAACTCGAAGTAATTGTTCGAGAGATGGCTGGTAGATACGTTGGTTAATTTCGTCAATAAGCTTAGTAAGTTCGGCACGAATTTCTTCGCGTACTTCGCTAAAGCTAGGCTTATTTTTAAGCCCTTCGAGAATATCTTCATACGTAAGATTTTCTTCGCGGGCTTTTATTTTAGAGAAATAATCTTCCCAGTACTCAAGATCATGAATATCGGGTTTGTTATTAAGATTTCGGATGACTTCATTTAACTTATAGACTAAGTATTCAATACTTGTTTCGTTCAATGAAGCTTGATCAATAAAATGTTTCATCGTGTAAAAGCTCCTTTAATTTCGATATCGCGATCGGTTCGAATCGAAATCACATTATCTATGAGACGGATAATACCAAGATTCGGGATAATTGCATTGTCGACGATTTCATTTTTTGGTAAAATAAAAAACCCATGATTCGTAAGAATTATGAGTTCTTCTTTTAAATTAAGTATCGATTGATGAAGTAAATGAGTTGTTTCTTTAACAGTATTCTCAAGGACAACTTTTTTTTCATCGATAACAGGTTCGTCGTCGATATGTAATGTGTGTGGACCGAAATGTATATCACCATCATAGAAATCGAAGTGATTTACGACGAGTGATTTTGCATTTAATTTTGACGCCGAAATCATATCGACGAAAGCTGTTTTCGGAACATAGTCCGTGTTTATATTACTTGACTTTAAGCCGTCATTCCCGATAATAATGTCTTCATTACTAATGATTTTATCGGGAATTTCATCTAAGATGGCGGCTAATTTTTGAAGTCTAGTAAATAATGAATCCATCGATAGTTTTTTCATATTATCGTAGATAGACTCCTTTTATTAAAGATAGGTTGTCGATTATTAAGTAGTTGCCAAGAATTTCAAGATACAAAGTTTCTTTTTTATAGTGACCAGCTTTATTTAACAAGAAAATGTCGCCAAAGTCACTTTTAATTAATATCTCGGTATACTCGCCTAAAGGAATCGTTTTATTAAGTGGAACTTGTGTCCACGTAAAAATTGGTGTTGTATCAAACACTAATTTATTATTATTATATGTTTTTGAAGATAATACATTACTACCAATACTTAAGGAATCATCAGTAATAGTGATATTTCCTTCTGTCGTATTTGTCATTAATGTATCGATATTACAAATTGCATCTTCTTCTTGCTTAAGAAGTGTATCTTGATCAAATGTGTGTTCTTGTTTATATTTATTCGACAATTCACTCATAAGGAAATCGATATCATCGATTAATATTTTTTCAAGTTCTCGAGTTTCCTTGTCTAGAGAAACTAGGTCGAATAATTGATTATTGATTTCCATCGATAGTAGTATTCTCCCGTTTCTGAATAGTGAATGTATATTTTGAAGTTATTTTACGGTCAATGATTGTAAATAAATTAGTTTCGATATTATCGCCAGCAAAGAACAGTAAATATGGCTCATAGAAAGGACTTAAATTAAATAGCAAATAATATTCACCATTTTCAAGCTCTTCTTTCTTATAATACTTAAATTTATTGACGCGGCTCATATTCTCGGTTAGAACTTTATTGTTATTAACTAAAAGATCTTTACCGAACGTAATAGTGAATCTACTCTTACGAATAGAATTATCAGCAATCGAAAGATCGTTAATTGAGATCTCTGAAAGTTTCGCTTTAATGGAACGTAAAAACTCAATAGTTTGGTTTTTAGTAAATAGCTTTTCACGAACAGTATCGGTGGCAATATATGTTGGAGAAGTAATTTGTTCTGTTTTTAATTTTTGTATCGATTGTTTTAGTTCATCGATATATTCTTTTATTGTTTTTAAATCCATTTATTATCTCCAATATACATCATAATATCCGCCAGCATAATCCCATTGTTCATTTCTAGAATGCCGATGTTTTCGTCGTTGAGAATAAAGCTCTCGTATATCAAATGTTATTTTTCCAGGATGATGAGCTTTTAATACTTGATAATCAACCCAGTCTCTTCGTTCATATGGATGATATCCTTTCCATTTATGTTTTCTTTTCCATTCGGTTCCATATCGCTCGCCAGGTTGTAAAACATAATCTGCCGGAACTCCAGTTCTTGTTTTCCATTCCATTTCGTCCCATGCTTTTTCATATTTAACTAAGACAGAACCCCATTGAACTTTATTTTGAGGATACCAGAATGCATAATATGGAGATCCTGTCATTGGAAGATTTCCTTCTTTTGTAACATCTTCATCTAAAACAGTTGAATTCATTTCCATAGATAAAGTATTTTTCACATAAACATAGAATGAGTTAGTCCAGTTATTGTTCTTTGGAGCCATCCAATATTCATTAAATTGATCAGAAGGAATTTCGAATAAATGACCATCTTTTACTTGTGCTATTTTCCAATCTGTCATTTTTATAAAAGAAGACATATTTTCTTCAGTAACAATAGTTTTCTTATTAGATTTAATTCCAAGATTGTCAAGTTCGAATATCGGCACACCATTTTTTAAAATTTTAAAAGGAAATCCTGTAATTTCGATCTCTTTAATTTTAAAATATGGTTTAGATCTAGACTTGAATTCAATAGCGGGAGAGTCGCCTGAATTAATTTCTATAATATTATTCATCGATGGTTTTGAAAATTTAAGATAATTTTCACCTTCTGATTTGAGAAGATATCTTTCATCAGCTTCAGAAGTTTGATAATAATTGAGCATATCATTATTAAACTTATCTCGAAGTTTTTGGATTTGATCAGAAAAATCAGAAGTAGTATCGGTAAGTAATTTTTCTAAATATTTTGCAGCTTCATTGAAAACGTTAAAAGAGCCGCGATCATTTACAATACTTTCTAGTTTGTTAAACAAAAAGATTTGCCGCCGTAAGGCTCTTATTTGTTCTAATGTAGTTTTTAAAAAATCAATCATCGATAAAGCACCTTTAAGATTTTTACTTCATCTTTTTTACTTAACTTGTTTCCATCTATATTTTCTGGCCATGCAGAAGCAAACATGCCTGGGCCTTTAGATGTTATCTTAACATGTTCTTTTGTCACTTCAATTCCTAACTTCCCATAAATTGTATAGAATTTTATTGGCAATTCTGGTCGACAAAGTTGTTCATAAAGAGGACCTTTTGGTGGCCAATACCAACTATTTTGACCTCGATAATAAACGATCATTAAATCATTAAAATAACTAGGTAACATTATCTTCTGATTCAATTGATCAGCCGAAGAATTTGGAATTGTTTTCCATAATCCACCAGAAACTACTTTTTCGGTAAGAGAAACAACTTCTTTGCCATGAACATATTGTGTTTCAGTATCTGGATCGTAAGAATATATTTCACTTCCATCAGGATTAATAAATTTTATTTTGTTTCCGTCTAAAACAAACTTAACGCCATTTAAAAGCATGAGTGTATCTGTTCGATCTGAAATATTTAAAAAAGCACCATCTTTAAATAATTGTGTTTTATTTGTAGTCCACTTTGTAGATCGGTCAACAAAATTTTCTTTATCTTCTTTTCTAATGAAAAGTCTATCAGATTCAATTTTTGTATAAATATTTTTTAATTTAACATTTAAACTATCGATAAATTCATAGAATTTACGTTGCAGTTTTGATTTAAATAATTTAATTTCAGAACCATATTCATTTTTAAATTTATTAATTCGATCGATATTTGAAATAGATTCTATTTTTGGGACGACATTCTCTTCGACAAAATCATGTATCTTAATTATTTCTTTATTTTGAGCGTCTTTATTATTTAAATTCATCGATAATATACCCCCAAAAATTTAGCGCCAGACGCTTTAATATCGCTTATCTCCATAATATAATCTCTTGTTACTTCAATTTTATAAAGCAAATGTTGATTAAAAATCCTATCGCCAGCAACAGAATAATATGGAATATGCGCAACTAAAGGATGATCATTACTGTCTTCCGCGTCCCAGTATTTATAAATAATTAACAGATCATTAAAGCTAATTCCGCTTAATGGTATTTTTGTTTTAGGAGGAATATTAACTGATCCTGGCAATAATGTCCAGCCAGGAGTACTTAAATTTTCTTTATCTAAAAGAACTGTTTTTCCGTTTAATTTAAACACTCCATTTTCTATAGTAAACAAATCTTTCCCGGCGCTATTTTTTATTTTAATTAAATTAGGTCTAACTTCCATTGAAAAATCTGGAGTTTTAATTAATGGACCGCTAGTATTATTTAAAGATAATGTTTGATTTGTATTAAGCAATAAAGTACTAAAAAAAGAATTAATTTCATTTTTTCTAACGAAATCTTTTTTATTTGCTAGATTTTCATACTTTGCATCTGCTTCTTTTTTTGTAGGATATAGATCTAACTTAGAATTAATATATTCTTTAAGAGCGTCAAAATTATTAGATACATTATCTTTAAATGTTTTTATTCTATCTTTAAAATTATCGAAGTAATCCTTAACAGAACCTTTTGTTAGAATGTTGTCTGACGGATACAGTTTAACGACATCGATTTGTTTTAATAATTCGAGTATCTTTATTGAAATATCGTGAGATGTAGATTTTCCATTTAAGAATTTAATCATAGTTAATTTCTTTCGATAGTAATAGGCTCATCTTTTAAGTAGTAAAGAATATATCCAGACTCTGGCTCGATGCTGCGAATCACAACATTATTATCATTATACTCTGGAGTAATAGTGCTAATTTTATTAATATTGTTATCGCTTGCATATACTTGTAAAATTTCAGCGCCGAATAATCGAATCGATAATGTGTAATCATTGTCGCCTTGTTTTATCCAATCAGCGTTGCTGAATTCTTTTTTGCGAATTACAGAGGCTTTATTAATTTTATCGATTACATTATTTGGAATAACAGTTTCGCCAGCACGAACAGCTAGTACCCAATGGTTTCCATCGAATCGATAAATGCTTCCAGCAGGATCTCCACCGCGAACCATCGCAAGATCTCCAGCTTTAGCGTTGGGATAAGTAACAGCTAGATCTTCAAGGTGTTCAACACTAGGTTTCCATTCCATCATATCGATAGCTTTGTAGATAGCAGATAGCAATTCTTCTCGCATTAAAAAATCTTCGATAGGATGCCCCATAAATTTACGAGTATCTTCGCTTAGATCACTACGATCAGCAGTACCTGCACGATCAGATAGTAATGCATGATCTGGAATCCATTTTTTAAATTTTTGTTCTAACGTTTCGCCGTCGGCAAAATATACTTGGCTTGCTTCAGTCTTAGGATTGAAGACCCGATTATTGCCAGAGGCGGGATCGTTAACAACAATATTTCCTTTTATATTTGACATATATTAATTTCCTTTAAAAATTAAATTTTAAAAATAACGATTCTATATTACAGAAAGAACCGTGGAAGTCTACGCTTAAAAGCATATATTTCCACGGTTCTTTTATTACTCACCAGTAAGACTTATTTTTTTAAGAACAAATTTAGATTCACTATCTTTTTTGCCGGATACAAATATCTCGCTATCTTTTCGAAGGTAACTTAAGTTAGTAGTGTATATAGAACTAAATGCTACGGCATCGATTAGTACGCCGCCTCCAACATCAAGTTCTAAAAACGCCATTAAATTACCAGAACGATCATTTCGTTCATTAACAGCAGCTACTTTTATCTTGAAGAAAGGAGTGTCTCCTAGTTCAAGATGATACCATTCTGGAAGATATGTTACAGGGAATCCAATACTGTTACTTTCCATCTCCATGTATTCTTTTTCGGTCATAGGTTCTTCAAGATATATTTTAGTATCTTTACGAAGATCAGCAAATTTATTAGCAACTACCTTTCGGTTTGCATCTTCAAAATCAAAAGCACCAGCCTGAATTAAATAATTAATACTTCTTTTATTTAATTCACGGCCAGATACCTTACTATCAAGATCTTCAATCGAAGAGAATGGGCGGTTCGTCATAATAGCATTTAACGCCTTCCCTCCAATTGTATTGACACTGCCTAAGCCGAATAAAATACTTTTACCTTGTGGCAAAAAGTTCTCTCCAGATTTATTAATATCTGGACATTTTATTTCGATACCAGCTTTCCTTACGATCGGTAAATATTTATAAAGATCTTTTGTATCTTGCATAGAAAGATGAGCCGCAAAGAATTCGGCCGGATAATAATACTTTAACCATGCTGTAAGAAATGTATTATATGAATATGCGGCAGCATGTGACTGATTAAACATTCGTTACATATGAGCTCTTTATCTCATACTCTCATTACTGTTATTCATGAGTATCGGACTATCTCTTCATCTCTATTTAAGATGTGGGATGTTCATGTCAGGCTTATTGTTTTAGCTACTCACCTGTTAGTCTCTACACCTGCTAAAATCACTAAAGGCTAAGATTTTAGATTGGCACGGTATTGGCTGCTATCCACAATGTGGACCGTAGCATCTCTTAGGAAGCGTATTCGTCGTTTGCTTATTTAACTTCTACCGTTAGCCGACAATTAAATCGACACCCTAAAAAGGTTTATCCCATTTTCATTAATAAATTTCTTTATTAATGCGCCCTATTATTAAGCGTAACTGCTGAATCCATCGATATATTCAAAATAATTTATCATCTCTTCCTCGGTATATCCGTTAGCTAGAGCTCCTTTTATTTCAGGTCCGTACTTACCTTTTGGATCATACCATGGAGCTTTGCTATCGTTCTCCCACCCTTCAGGGCCTTCTATGTTTTTCTTGCCATAGATATGGCAACGAATAAGCATAGGCATTAGTTCTTGCTTCTTTTTCCTTGATACCCTCGGTTTCCCGATATTTCTTAGGGGAGTAGACTATCTCTTCAACCAAAATGGTTGTCGTGCGCTTCGAATTTGGTCTTTCACCTTGGTTCCTCTACTGGATTACACTCATCATCCATAGTCGTTACACCTTCCTCAACATGAGGCTTGGCACGGTATTTCCATATCTAAATAGACTTAGGTTTTTACCGTTAGCTTGATCTAAATCAAACACCTCCATTTTGGAGTTCACACGATGCTCACTATAAATTACTTTATAGGAGGCCTATTATTAAGCAATAATTTTTCTCGAGATACTATCTGCCTGATTATCATCAAAGCCACTAACTTGCTTTGATATGGCCATTAGCTGTTCCTGATAGCAGATGACGCCGTAGGTTCTATCTAATATATTTTCAATCCGCGGCAGAATAAAACTTATTTCTTCTCGACCATGTTTCCGATGCGAATAATCTTTATCCATGCCTTGGCTTAATGGTCCTGGTCTACCTAATGAAGTAGCGGCGACGATATCTTGAAAGTCTGTTGGCTGCAAATATTTCATCATATCTTTAAACATATCTGATTCTAATTGGAATACACAATCTGTTTCCGAATTGGCAATCATCTCATATATGTTATGATCTTCAATATTAGCAACTTCATAAAGCCAGTCGATAGTTTTATTTAAATTCTTTAGCGTATCTTCTATGATACTTAAGGTTTTTAATCCTAGCACATCAAGCTTAACAGCATTCTTTGCTTCGACTTCTACCCCAGTAAACAAACAAATGCTGACACCAAAGTCATCGACACGTGTCGGGAAATAATCTGTTACTTCACATGGCATAACCAAGATGCCACTAGCATGAACTCCAAAACCTCGTTTTAATCCTTCGAAGTTTCGAGCGAGCCTGAATACTTCTGGATATTTTTTTTCGAGATTATCGAAGCGTCTCCACATTGATTGTTCTGTTGGGTTAGTGCTATTCTTTAGTGCATCAAAGTGTTTAAACTTAGGTTGCGGCGGAACAGCTTCAATTAAATCGATCTCTTTCGAGATCATATTCGATTCTAAGAAATCGATTCCAAGTACCCGACACACATCTTTAATCCCAGACTTTACACCCATCTCTGAATAAGTTCCGATATGGGAAACAGCGCTTGTGCCGTAAGTTTCTTTTAAATGATGGATTACTTTTTCTCGGCCAGTGTAACTTATATCTGAATCTATATCGGGAAGACCGGTTCTATCGATTGTTAAGAAACGCCCGAACAATAAGCCATGTTCTATTGGGTCGATATTCTTAGTTGCTCCGATACAGAGGAGTACTAAACTTCCGCTGGCACTGTTATGAACAGCACTTAAGTTTCCGATATAAGAATGGTCTTTTTCGACTTCGATATCGTATACTTTTGTTTTTACATTAGGTAACTTTGTTAACTCTCGAATGGTAACTTCATAATAATCTGCATATGTTTTATAATTTGATGGTTTATATCCCTCTTTATAAGTTAAATAGACGCCCATTAAAGCATAAAACTCGGGATACGATTCTTTAGCAATCGATACTTTGTATTCATACAAATTTAATTTAGTATCATAAAGCCGACTAACAATTCTAGAATGGATGCCCATTAAGTTAAGTAAAGTAACTAATTGATGCGCCAGATTTTTATTCGTGAGACTAATTTGTATTTTAGTTTTACCATCGACTACAAACGGAAATCCTTTAATACCAGTAAAAAAAGGCTGCAAAAAAGCTTTTTTAAAATCATCACTCATTGTGAAAATTCGTTTAGGAATTCGTTTGTCGAATCGATCGAATTCAGAATCGCTATTATATATCAACGAAGAAATAAATACAGCTAATACTTTACTTTGAATTGAAAGAACAATTCTTTTTTTATTGTCTGATTTTCTTGCGACAGGAGATTCATCAAATACTGCTTTACAAAGACTTATATACTCTTGAGCCTGAACAGAATCTTCTGATAGAAATGATACAGCTATTTCATAATTCTGCTTTCCTTCGGAACGAATATTCCGGATGTATCCTGAAGAAACAATATATCCTAAAAGCTTAATGAAATCTTTTGACCAGTAAAATTTAGAAGGATATGCTTTATGACTAGCTCTAATCTTTTTAGTCGGATATGTTAAACCACGTCGTTCATTAAAATCCGAATGAAGCTCAGTAAGATACGTCATAACTTGAGTATCATCAACTTTAATTTTAAGCTTAGGCATTAACAAGCTATCGCCAACATTTAATTCAGAAATAGGTTTCCAGTGTGGAACACTGTTATCTTTTGTTGCAACAAAAAATTTATGGTCGCCAGTATATGTCATCTCATCGTTAGAGCCAGCTTTAATACGATATAGGTCTTCCTCGATATCATAGTTAAAAACGTTTTTGACGGGCTTAACGATACCTGTATGTGTAAATACCTTATCTCCAATTTTAACGTTCTCTATGGGCTTAATATCACCGTTATTTAAGAGAATAGAAGTGCCGGCTGTTGAGCATCCACGACCAGATCCTGTCATGATACCATTCTCGGCAGACCAACGAATAAATTCTTCAACAATTAACATATAATCGGCAAAGCCTTTATAGTTAATTATATTTAACTCATAACTTAATCGCTTTTCATACTCATGAATATTTTCACGAATATTATCACGAGTTTTAGCAAGCTCATACAGTCCACGGAAGGCTTTGTCTCGAAGAATACGATTTGTATCACCAGCTATTCCTGGAACCTTCGGCATTAATGGTTTTTTACTGCCAATCGAAAAAGAACCGACCATCGAAGCAATCTTATTTGTATTTTCGATAGCCTTAAGATACGGATCCATTTTCCCACCAAATATGCGAACAAGCATTTCAAAACCTTTAACCATTTCTTCTTCGGATTTGAGCCAAAAGTTATTATCGTATCGCATACGTGTAGGGTCAGTTATCTTAGAACCAGTCCCGATCGATACTAACACATCATGATCATAATGATCTTCCTTAAGAACATAATGGACATCAGAAGTAGCGACTAATTCAATACCATGTTTTTCGCTCATCTCGATATAGAAGTTATTAACTTTATTCTGAATCTCGACTTGATTGTCTTGGACTTCAAGATAGAATCGATCGCCAAAGATTTCTTTGTATTTTAAGATAACGGCTTCGGCAATTTTATAATTATCTTTCCAGACTAATTGAGCAGGCATGCTGCCAACGCAAGCAGTAGTGCAAATAATTCCTTCGTTATATTTTTTTAACAAATTAAAGTCAAGTAAAAAGCGGCCATTGTATGTACAATCTCTAGCGGATTCAGACTGTAACTTAATTAAATTATTAAGCCCTGTTTGATTATAAGCAAGCAATATTAAATGATATTGCTTCGAGTCATACATATATTTATCTGAAATATTTTTAATCTCAGTCTTAGTTTTTTTAACTTTAACTTTCTTCTTCAGAAAAAAATTAACTTCATCTTCCGTTAAAGCACCTTCATCGAGAGCTTTTTGTAGAGCAGCTTTTCGCCGATCTTCTAATGGTTTAGCAAGCTCTCTCATATTCCAAGTTTGGTAGGCTTCATATCCTAATATAGGAGTTATGTTGTTTTTTAAACAAACATCTTGGAACTTAATAATGCCGCCAAGATGGTTATGATCAGTAATTGCAAGATGAGTCATGCCGAGCTCTTTAGCTCTTGCGACTAACTTTTCAATATGACAATAGCCATCGAGTAAGCTATATTCTGTATGCACATGCAAGTGTGTGAACATTGAATATTAAACAACCTTTCTTTCTATGTATTTAATATTTAAAGTGTATCGACCCGGTTTCATAAAATCTTCAGATATATCACCATATAATGTGACATAATCACCACGATTAATTCCAAACCGATTCGCATTCCAACCCCAAATATCTTTCTGTAAAACGCCATCAGATAAAGAGTATTTCACATTTTCGTAATTATTTTTACTGTGGCTAATAGCAACAACCTCTAAATCTTTAATACAAAGAATTGGTTTTGTAAAATAGATTGGATCGTATGAAAAAGAATAAAATGCTTCATATGTTTCTTTTGAAATATCTTTAAGAGCAATTGTAATTAATTCATTATATTCAACTTGTTCTTGAGATTGATCTCCATATTCCTCAATAAATTTAGTAATTCTATTAAGAGTTTCTTCAAAGAATAAATCTAATTGAGCTGCATCGATATTGAACCCGCATGCCGAAGCATGTCCCCCAAACCCAATGACTGAAGCATTTCCTTCAAGTAAATATTTTAAAGATATGTAATTACTACGTGCTGATCCGTGATATACAGCATTGTGTATTGTGCCGACAAACGAAGGCAATCCAGTATGGTCTTGTAATTTTCCAGCAAGAATGCCGACAATACCGATTGGGATTGTGTCGAGAATTGAAACAGCGATTGCTCCATTATTAATTACGGTTTGTAAAACTTTTTCTTCATATTCTTTAGTTAATGCTTTACGTTCTTTATTTAATGTGTCGATCTTAAGGATTTCATCTAACGGGTCTTTGTTATAATTAAAGAGTGTCAAACTTTGTTTGATGTTTCCCATTCGGCTACATGCATTAAGACGCGGAGCGATCTCCCAAAGGATATGTTCTGAAGTGATATTGTATATAGAATTAAGTTTAAGTAATTCAATTAATGTAGCTGGAATATTCCGTTGATTAATTTGTTCAAACCCTTTTCTTACAATTGCTTGATTTACGATAGTCTGCTTCATGATATCGGAAATAGTTCCAATAGCAACTAGATAAAGAAGTCTGTCGGTAATCTTATGATTTAAGTTAAGTTGATTTTCTATTTCTCGGCAGAAGAAGTAAGCGACTCCAGCTCCGCACAATGCTTTAGACCAATGGTCTCCTTCATACAAATGAGGATCTAAGAGAGTAGCATTAGGCAATTCATCTTGCGGCAAATGATGGTCTGTAATGATTAATGGAATCTTATATTGTTTACAAAGATTTGCTTCTTCAACTTTTGTAATCCCATTATCGACAGTGATAACCAATGGCATATTTTCTGAATATCGAAACGATAAGTCTTCGATAAATACTTTTGAAAGTCCATAACCATCAGTTCGTTCTGGAAAATAGACACTACTTTTTTCACAAATATTTTCAAGAAATTTCTTCATGATCGTTCCAGATGTCATTCCATCTACATCATAGTCGGCATAAACATAAATATCGCGGCCCGCTTTGTAATGTTTTATAAATTCTTTAGCAGCCTTCTTTATGCCTGGTATCTCAGGTAATTTGTATATCCAAGACTGATCAATAAAAATTTGTTTAATATTTTCTTCAGTAATCTCTTTTAAAGAAACAATTTCTTTAAAAATTCTATTATCTTGTATTTTACTTAGATTCATATATTGTAATCTTCAATCCTTCCTCTTGTGTTCTCATCGATATCTTTTCGACAAAATTCTCTGGAATCTCTGGGAAGAATGTATCACCAGTTACTTCTTCTTGTATCTCGGTAACAAAAAGTTTGGAGGCGCGATTGATATATTTTTCATATGTACTAGCGCCACCAATACAAAAAATAATTTTGCCGGGATCTTTAATAAGTTCTTCGATTTGATCCTCGATATAGATTTGGATTTCTCGCTGCTCTTTTGTCTCTGGAGTCTTTAATAAATAATTCGTACGTTTCGGTAAAGAATGGCCAATCGATAAAAACGTATTATATCCCATAAATACAGGATGGCCTTCAGTGACCAGTCGAAACCAAGTCATATCTTCTTTTGATTTCCAAGGTATTTCATTGTCTTTCCCAATTACATTATTCTTAGATTTAGCGACTATTAGGTACAGCATATAGACCTCCGTTTTGTTTAAAAAAATAAAAACATATATGGATATTATATCAAATAGTTTAATTAAAGACAATAAGAAAGACGGGCTGTTGACCCGTCTTTTCTAATCTTGAAGATTCGGAACGTATCGTTCGCGATCTCGATTTATTGCATATGGTTTTTTATTGCGCTTATATCTCCACAACGGGATTTTACGCCCGATGATATCTTCGATTTTAGAACAAGCATCTTCACGAAGCTTGTTAAACTCTTCTTGGCTTAATTTATATTCTTTTAGAATTTCAAATATATACTTCTGATGGTAGAAGTAATCGACTAAAAATCTTCGTTCTAATTCAGTTAATTGACGGAAATCTTCTGAACAAACTAATCCTTTATACCAATTCTCTGTAAAATTGCCATCGTCATCGGATACGATATATTCGTCGTAATCGTATGCCATCAATTGACGAGCAATCTGATTTTTAATTGCAATAGCTTCTTGATCTCGGCGATCAAGATTATTATTAATACGATCCCTTAAATATTGCTGAATCATTCTAAACATCTCGTATTTAAACACATATGTAACGTATGCATTAAAGCTACGATTTGTTTGTTTGTACTTCATGACAAGTGTAGAGAATACATAATTGACATCATTATAATGTTCCATACGCTTTCCGTATGTCATGCGAAACAATGACAAGCAGCGATTCACTTCGTTAAAATCATCTTTTGGAAGATGAGTACTCTTTAGTACTTTGTATCGCAAAGTCTTATCAGGAATATATAATGAAATAAATTCACGCGACACTTTATTATTTAAATACGTTTTATCATCGAATATACAGTCCCTAAACATTTGCAAAAAAGGATCGAAGCGTATAATTAACTCTTCGATCAAATCATTTCGGCGGGTTTGTGAAGTTTTAGGATTCTGGCATTCTAATACCATTTCTTCGATAATTTCCCAAGATTCTTTTTGTCCATCTAGGAATCGATTAATATCTTCTTCTGAAAGATCTTCTCGTTCTTCCGGGATATCTTCCTTAATAATATCCCAGGTACCTTCTTCTTTCTCTTCGAAATCTAAATCGAGTAATAAATCTTTTTCTTCATTAACTTGCATCTATTTCTTTTTCTTTCGTTTCTTTATCTCATCAAGAGATAACCATTCATCCTCATAGTATTGAATACATTCCAACGTTAAATCTTCGAATTTGTAATCGAACATCTTTTTCTTAAGTAAGAAATCTACAGTAGTTCTGCCTTTGATGTCGATAACTCGAATTTTTTTCTTCGGATAATATACGACAAAGTCAGCAATATAATTAATTGCTTGAATTTTTTTATCATTCTTTTTAAATCCCGGTTGTAACTCATATTTGACTTGCATATGGAAGTCGACAACATTTTTCTTTTTCTTCTCTTGAAGAAGATAAATATAGTATTTAGCTTCCATTAAACTATCAAATTTAATATCGTTAACGATAGGTTTATATGCAAAGAATCGGCCGCGTTTAGACTTATCTTTAATCTGCGGTAATTCAAAAGATTTAATTAATTTCTTTTTCTTTAAAGCTGTCCATTCTTCATGAGTATCCTTTAAAGCTTTAGTTTTATATTTGCATCCATCGATTTCATAAACTTTTTTCGTTGCCATATTAACCTCCAATGTATCGTTCCGTTACATCTAGCATTCGTCGATTCTTACTCGATTCTTCACGAACTGGGAAGAACACTTCATGTTCGATCCCTTTGATGACATTGGTAACGATAAAGTTTAATCGTTTAATCGAAGACAAATCTCGAAACGTAATTGTCTTATCTTTATTTTTTGGTGTGAAGCATTTAATACCAAGAATGTATTCTTCATATGCTTCAGAAATAGCACGCCATTGTAATGTTAATGCGATATCGAAATCAGATCGCATTTGGTTGAATCGCGTACTGTATTTTGGAATGAATAGATAGAAACTATCTTTGTTCTTTACGATAGCTCCAATTTTAACAACAACTTGAGTTCCATTAAAATCTAAAGTAACTCGTTTTCCATAATCTACAACATGCAACTTTTTAGATTCGGCATAATCATAAAGATCATTAAGATACTTAATTGCTTTTAAGATATCAGTATTCGGAATATCTTTATAAAACTGTTCTAATTTTTTATTAATGCTATTAACATAATCGCCCTTCGTCATGATTCTACGTTGGGCGATTTTTTCAAGAAAATCTTCAGCAATCTCTTCGACTGCTTCGGATAACTCTTGCTGATATGTAACAACATCTGTTTTATACTTCATGAAGTAATACCATGGACTATTAAGATAGTCTAGTATTTCTTCATCTCTATAGATCTTCACGTAAAAGGCCTTTCGTTAAAAGATAGGCGTCAGAGAATAAAGATCCTGGGCTATTTAAGCTTGGTCGAAGTAATGGAACTTCACTATTGGCACCTTCAATGCCTTCGACAGCTTGACAAATTTTATCTTGGAAGTCTTTAATGTAATCTTTAACTGTATCTTTTCGCCAACTATATTCTTCGAGATCATACTCTTGAGTCTTAAAAAACTCACGCACTTTAAATAAATCTAAGTATGATTCATGTTCTTTAACAATAGTTTGATAGTGTTTCGCAGCTAATGTTAAAATTCGTTTAATCGAAGGATTCCCTTCAAAATGAGCATCGACTAATGTATTAATTACTTTAAACCAAAGTTTACTAAATTCTGTTTCCTCAAAATGAATTTTGCTTTCTAAAATTTTAAAAGCTTCGTCGAGAAAATTAATATCTTTTACAGCTAATTTTTCATCATCCATTATGTATCACCCCTTAATTATATTATTGAATCTTTCTATGTCTGAAGAAACGCATTCTTGTACATAAGAATATTTCGGAACGAAATAATAAAAGCTGCGGCCTTTAAATTCGCTACGTTTATTCTTAGCCCAATCTAGTTCAATGACTGGCTGGATAAATTCGCTTTCTTCGTTGGTATAGAATATTTTAGCAGCATTCTTGTTTTTACTGACATCATTATGTGTTAGGAAAACAACGCTGGCATCATACTGATATCGACCTGTTTCTTTTAAGTCATCAAGAACAGGTCTCCCTGCATGATTTAATTTTCTTAGATGACAAGTTCCAAATACCGGTATTTGTAATTCTGTATTTGCTAATTGTTTCAATGACTCTGATAAAGCTTCGTGTCTTTCTTGCGGTTGCTTAAAAGTACGATTCTTAAACTTAATATCAGATATAGAATCGATCCCGATCATAATATTATTTTCTAGATCGATAGATTTAACGAACTCTTGAGCTCGTTTAGCATGCTCGACAATATCTTCAAATGTATTAACACGAGTGCCGTCTGTAATCATAAACTGATTAGAACGTTGTTGTAATAATTGAATCCCTTGTTTCCTCAGTTCGAGATGTTTACGTATCTCTTCTTGATACATCATCTCTTGTGGATTTTGTGCTGTAACTTCAAGTAATGCTTCATATCGTTTTGGTTTAGCGCAAACTGAAATCGGTATTTTCTGATTCATTGCGATGATTCGAGGAATAACCTCGTTCGTCGTATCATCGAGAGTATAATAAATCGAAAATAATTTGTTCTTAGTTTGAACGCCAAAATCTTGTAGTAGATTCGTCATAACTGCTGTTTTCCCGCAGTTAGACTCACCAGCAAATATATATAATCCTTTAGATAAACCATCTAAGTTCTGATTAAAGTTCTTGAAGTTATCTGTATCATATCCTACTTCATGGTCTTTATTGCTTTCTACTTCATACTCCTGGAATATGTCGAAAGCCTCTTTAAAAAAATCATTCATTATGTTCCCACCGATATATTATCTTATTAGTATTAGAGCGCACAGAATCTAAATATATTTGATCTATGCGCTCTAGTGTAATTAACTCATAGTTTTGTATGTCCAAAAAATCGCGTGCCTTATAACCGACATCATCAATTAAATGAAGAATACAGTCTACTGGTTCCATGAGTTGAGTAGAATATCTTTTGCATAAGTATTCAATCGCTTTAAAATCTCGACCAGGAGTCCGTATGATTTTAGGATTAGCTTTTGAATGAAAGTAATTGATAAGATCTTCTTCGGTATATCGTATTCGCATCTCTTTAAAAAACTTAGGAGATGCTGCCGTCAGATTATTAATATTAAATACTGGTGGCTTTGATAATATTTGTAACTCTGGATGAAAATAGTATTTATCTTTTTCAACGAGAGTACCGTAAAGATTATCGGGAATGTCTTTATAGAAGACATATTCTCCTTTGACCGAGGATATGATCTCGATAATCTCTTGTTCAGAAAATCCATTATCTTTAAGATATTCTATCGTATATTCAGTTATGTATGGTTTCTCGGTAGAATGCCCGAGAATGTTTTGTTCATACCACTTCGCATCGACCATTTTCTTCTGTTCGCTCCAATTCAGAAAAATATAGAATGATTAGGTTATACGAACTTAATTTCTCTAAACTCTATGCTATACATCGATTTATCAATCGGAATGTCGGCATAGAAGTTTTTAGTGTTTCTAGATATCTGTTTCATTGATGTATTCGTGTATGTCTCAATTGGAAACAACAATTTATCGTTTGCTAAATGAGAATACAATTTAATTTTTTCGGCCGAATATGTTGTATCATGTTTACTAAATTCTCCCGTTAAATTTTCTGAATACTGATCAGATAAATAGATATGTTCACCGATCTGTTTAAGAAGTTTCGTATAAGAAGATTTTAATACAATACGGCTATTCTTGTCAAGGTTTGCATTTAGAAGATAGACATGCTTTAATCCGAATGGATATAAATCTTGACTATTCTTGTAATTTAATCTGAACACAAGAGTAATTTCTTGTACTGCGTAATTTTTACTTAATACGATTCGAGTATTCTCAATTGGTTGAGAGTAATTAATTAATGTTTGGTGACTATTATATTCCGTGCCTTCCATACTTTCAATTAAAATATTTTCAAGAATTGCTCCTCCTGGAAGGAACGGAGAAATCTCGATCATATTGCATGTAGTTTCACCAATAAGACTATTCTTGGGAACAATAATTTTAACGGTCACAATATTATTACTATAGACTTCAAAATACGGCACTTTATTTTCAATAGAATCGTGTTTAATGATAGAAGTAAATTCTTCAGATTCTTTATCATTAACCGTAACAGTCGCATTATTCTTAAACATATATCCAATCGAAGTTTCAAGATTAAATACATTATTTAACGTGCCGACTATTTTAGGATGAATACAGTTGCCGTACGAAGAATACAAAGAAAGAGATTCTACGATATTATCGGTATCTGTAAAAAGAATCTTATTCGAATTAATCGTAAGATCGTTCGCCGCCGGATTCTTATGATTTAATTTAGTAATTTTTTCGATAAGAGAAGAATTATATTGATTGACTTCATTAATAATCTGAATTTTTTTATCGTATAATTTATTCTGATATTGTATTGAAGCCTCTATATCTTTATAGTCTTTATCGAGTTGCTCAAGCATCTTAACAAAATATGCAGAGTTTTTAATTAATTCCATATTATTCCTTATATTTTAATTGCATGTATAGCTTGGAAGTTTCTTCGCTATATATTGCTTTATTAGAAATAGTTTTTTCTTCAAGTAAGGGTTTTATTTTTTCAAGTCGCCACTGAATTTCATTAAATAAATTGTAATAATTCAAAGCGAGCTTGTCGTACTCCCAAGCGCCATTCGCATTTATGTTATAATAGATCATTTATTCACCATATTGTACTTGTTTAACAGCTATATATTTTAGTCCTGATAGATCAAGATTTCCCTTATATGCGACAACAGGAGTCTTATATTCTTTAGGCTTATCGTAAGATGTTACAGATAAAAGATGATCGCTTACCGATTGGATTAAAGTAGAGGCAATTAATTTATTTTCTTTAACAATCGGAATACTTACTTCAGAGAATAATGTTCCATTTGTGTTAATTAGAATATGCCCGTAAGCCGGAACTTTAGCATAATAAAACTTAATCTCTTTATCTGTTTCATTAGGTGTATTTTGGATATTAGAATCATAATAACCTAGAGTACTTGATATCTTTAATGATGTACTTTTATGTACGTAAAATTTTACGACATGCTCATCAGTGAATTCTTTTTTATAATATTCAGCTAATGTCATAGGAGTATTATCGACCATAATACAACCTTTATTGTGAAATATTTTATACTTCTCCAAATGGTTATATTCGTGATCTAATACATAGCCAGTTTTATTAATTAAATTCTTATTAATTGTAAATGGGATTTCTTTAATATTAGGAGATCCACTAACAGTATGAATATCTCCATTTGACGTATATGGTTTAATATTCTCGGTCAAAGTTAATTCTAATGTGAACAGATCAGACGATACATTTTCATCTTCAACTAAGAATACTAGAGAAGCCCCTTCAAATGTGCTGATAGGATTTAATTTGATATAAGTAAATCCATCTTTATATTCATAGTTGTAATCGCCAGATTCATATACCAACGTATCTCCAAAAATAGAGATCGTTTCAAGTCTAGAACGGTGATAATATTCACGAGCGATAGAACCTATATATGCTAATCTTTGAGCAACCATTCGTTTACGTTTATTAAACTCTTTTATTTGAAGCTCATAAAGTGTCTCGTAAAGAATCCTTAAATCCTGATAGATAGCACATAGTTCTTCATTATATTGCTCGACATTTAATTTCGTATGATCTTCAATATATTTATGTTTAAAAATACTAAGGCGCTCATTAAAAGAAGATAATTCTGATTCAATCATTGATTCGTTCGCGTATTCACCGCGTGCTAAATACATATTAACAATCTTCTGTTTAAAGTATTCGATTTTTTTAATTTCGTCTTTATACATCTTTAGATCGCCTTCCTAAGCATACTTTTAAATTAGCAATATACGGAGAATATCCTTGAAATGTAGGTATACTCATTTCTAACTGTAAAGAAGTAATCGGAGCATCAATAAATACAGAATATTTATTTCTTATCGATATATTCGTATTTTTAATTATCTTAATGCCGTCGTCATGTTCATTTAGTGGGATTACATTGTACCGATCGCCATTTACAATTAATGCAGTTTCGATACGAGATGCTTGCGATTTCATAAAGGAAGGTAAGTATAAATCATAATAAATTCCGACAGCATGAGCAGAACCTGCCGTAATTAAATTATCAGTAATACCAGTAGCTTCGATAAACTGTCTAGATCGTGTTACGATTTGAGAAACCTCAATCACTTTAGCATATACATTTGGAGTATCTTTTAGTTCTTCTACTTTCGTGCCCTTAAGGGTAATTCTTACGTAATTAGAACTTGAAAATACAATATGATATCGGCCGCTTTCATATATATATTTATACGCAGTCATGCTATTATTGAAATCATGACTAACTACAGACCAATTCGCAAGATCATTCGATACTTCTACTTTTAGAATTTCTGTTTCTTTATTAACAGAGATGAGTAATTCATTAATCTGATTAGAAGATATAGTTAATGCTAATTGTGCATCTATATTATCGATGTGAACAGAACTAGAAGCTTTATCTTTATCATAAGAGAAGTATCGTTTGTAGGAGTACATCTTATTAGATTCAGTATTTGTTATATTGTAAATATTATCGTCAGAACTCCCATTCCCGTTCACATTGATAATATTATATTCAATATCTTGTTCAATCGTAGGCTCTGCTGTAAGAATATTTTTATATTGCTTAATATTCCCGTTAAAGCTTAGCTCAGATAAAGGAATTACGATATTAAAATCTTTATAGTTTGAACAAAGAATATTGACATCTTCGAGTCTAGATTTTTCTTCTTCAAGACGAGCTTTTGTATCGAGAAGCGATAACTCAACATAATCTACTAAGGCTCTATATTCAGTTGCTAATTCTGATATATTCGTATTTAAAGACAGTAGATCAAAACTAGACGCAAGCATATCTTCATTCACATCTTGGTAATCTATCTCTTCGTCGTTAATTAATGAATGAGGACGCATGATAGGTTTATTGTCTTGGATAGACGACAATTCTTTATATGATTTATGTCTACCTTCATCCATTAAAGCTTGCATAAAAGCATATTTCACGTTTGTGTTTTTTAGCGATTCCATCCTAATTTTTCCTCATGATTATTAAGATATACTGTCGGTAATTGGACTGGAATATCTTTATTATATTGTCGCACAATAATTTTTAAAATTACTGTATTCGATTCTAATTTTAATCGCTTCCCTGAATGTGGAATATATGAAATTGCTTGAACCTTATTCGGATCTTTTTTGTAGTTTAGATATTCTTGAACAGTACTAAATTCTTTTTTCTTAGTGAACTCTGTTCCTTCCTGTTCAAAAAAAGAAATTTTACCGACCGGAGTAAATCGCGGCGGTAATTTTTCAAATGCTTTTTCGTATCGAATCTCAGATATGTTGACTGGGATAATTGGTTTTTCTATAGTGGAATCGATAATAGAATATTCAATAGGACTAACGTCATTACTTGTACTGATAGTTACATATTGACTACTATTTATAGTAATCGGAGAAGAAACGACTCCGTAAGACGGAGCCGCTTGATCTTGCACTAATTCCAAATCAGAAAATCCATATCGATATTCAATATTAGATACGATTTGTTTATCGTCATCAAATGTATTCTTTTTAGGGATAGGTCTAGCAGATACACTAACAGTATTATCGGTATCTAACCTAACCCCCATATCAGAAACTGTTAGCTTAGACGTGACGCGTATCTCATCAGCCAATCGATAATTCCTCCTTATTTATTATTTGTGAATTTATTTTATCGCATAATTCAGAGTGGACGTATGAATTGCAACGATTGCAATAAGCTTTCTTCAAAAAGAAGACATTGCGTCCAACCTGAACATCTGCTGTTATTATCTTAAAGTAATTATCTTCACCGCAAAATTTGCAGGAAAGATTAAGTTTTGTGTCGTTCATGATTTAAATATTTCGTAACATCGTTGCGGTAGTAAATCTCAGCTTTTTTATCGACATCTTTTTTCATTAATTTTGACTCAGATAAATTATCTGAATTAAGATTATTGATAAAATTATTAACTGATTTACGAGCAAGGATTTGTGAATTTTCTTCTTTTTTAGATATTAATTTAATTTTTAACGTATCAACTAATGTCGGTTTAAAATATTCATTAGCTTTAAATTCTCGTGGATCGTTGTTAATCTGAATAATAGCATCAGCATTAACTAACTGTAAATTTATTTTATTGCAAAGTAGAGATGTTTTTAATTTAACGATTATTTCAGAAATATCTCTCGTTTTAACGGAAGAAAAATTATTTTTATTGATAATTAAAATACCATTTTTTAAAGAATCGTAAGAATATATAGTTTTATTTTCGGCTGGCATAATAGCCCGGAAATCATTTTCTTTTTGAATATTAATATTCTTATTTGGCAATTCATTACCATCTCTATCTTTGACAACAGAGTTTTGATTAAAATTAACTAAATTAGTTCGATAATTTTTATCTTGATATAGCGACTGATTTTGATTAATAGAATTTAAGATATTTTGGAATTCTTTATCATATTTTAAAATCATATCACTTAAATATATTTCTAAGAAATCTCCGCAATCTTCTAATGTTCTCATTGCAAGAGTAGTACTTTCGATAGACTCTTCAAGAGAACTTAGATATTCATTGAACAACTTCGAGTTCATGATTTGCGAGGATTCGAATTTAGGAACAGATAAATGGTTCTCAAGATAATCTATTTGTTCTTTAAAGTCTTCGATACTTGTAATCATACTAATCCTTCTTAGAAAAATAGCCGAGGCGTTAGCCCCGGCTTATTATTATTGTTATTTAATTTGTTTAGGGACTGAAGAGAAGCTAACTGTTACTTCTCTAATTTGACCCATCTGTTCTTGTGAAGTAATTGTACTTCTGCTAATCTCTGGATTCTCCCAGAAAATCTGAAGTTCATAGTCATTGTAATCTACAATATCTTGGCCTTCATTGAATAAATCTGTTTCAAAAATTAAGCGATCACTAGTTGTCTCATCAAACTGACGTAAGTCTTTAACAACTTCTTTAAGCATTAACGGGAATCGTTTAAAATCTGTCTTAACGAGTTCTCCATTTTCAAGTTTAAATTTACGAGCCTTGATAGCAACTGAATACCCCATACGATATACAGGATCATTATCTGCCGCTAAAATCGGAGACATAAATGTAATTGCTTCATCGGTGATACCTTTTGTTTTTACGATATTCTCGCCAACAATAGTTGTTACAAGTTCACTGATATCAGAAGTATCGCCGCGACGTAATTCTAATGGCTTACTAATTTCTGTTCTAAGATTTAATTCTTGTACTGTGTTTATTGTATCATTTAAAGAGCTTCGGCGCAAGACTAAAGGATCAGTATTTAATAAAGCTGGAGATTTTAATAGCTCTGCATTATACAAACCTTCTCGTTTAATGCGAAGTTCAACACGGGCACGATTTCCTTTTTGATGATTTTTATTATAGATATGCGCGCTATATAAACCTTCTTTAACAGGGCTAGGTTGATTAGTAATCTTTTCCTGCGTAATGAATTGATAGTACATATCTATTTTTTTTGTCTCATCGTCTTCGCTTAAAGAAGGTGTCACGGAATTATCACTACGTTGCACATATTTGTAGAACGTATTGTTAATTTGTAAATCTGTTCCTTCATGATGAATCAAAGTCATCTCATAGTAGTTATTAGTATCGACATCATTAAATTCAACGATTAAACAATAACGAGTAGGATCGCCATAGTAGTTGTCTGGAATGATCGGGAATTTACCATTATTCTCAAAAGAGAATTTAACATATTGTCGCTCAACAGATGCTTTAATTGCTTTTGGCTGTGTCTTGGCAAAAAACTTCATCGGATTTGCTTCTGGCGTAGTCGCCGTAGAGTTATTTAGATGAAGAGCTTCTGCTTGAGATCCGTTTTTAAACTGCTTAATATCACGAGAATCGATAAGGAAACATTGTACTGGACCTGGATTACCATAGGCTTTTAAACAAAGTTCTACAGTTTTAAGATAACCCATTTTACCTTCAGTAAATTTAAGTGTTGTAGCAAAGCCCTTACCTGGACTCATCATTTTAACATGAGTTCGATTCGTATCATCTGTTACGCCAGAAGCATATAGCTCATCACCCATAACTGCTTCAAGAGGGCGAGCAATTTTAAATCCACCTTCATGGATTGTACCATAAGATTTATATACTTCATAATACTCAAGATTTTGAACTAATACTGCATTTGCAATATTTCTTTCAAGAGTAATTGTTTTATTAGGTTTATCAACAGATAAGATTTGACGAATACATTCTAATCCTGTTTGTTTATTTACGATAGCGATGTAATCGAATTTATCGAATACATCCATATCTGCATTCGGAGTTAATTTTAAAATATTCTTAGCATCTTGTGGAATGTTCTCTGTCGATGCTAATAATTTGTGTAAATGTTTAGGATCAAAGCTGCGGAATCCGTCATAGAATCCATGATAATATCCAATATCTTTAACATAGCCATTTTTAGCTAATTGGCCGCGTAATTGATATAGTTCATCACGAATATCTAAAATATCGTCGGCAAATTTGCCAGACATATCTTTAGCAGATTCTGTTAAATTGCCACCATCTTGCTTGCTCATGAAATAAGAAAGATCTTTTCCATTTAAAGTTTGAGCATTTCGTACGGTAGTTCTATCGCCATCGACAGCAATAGCGATTTTATTAGATGGGGTTCCCGATACTTTATCGACATCCTCAGCTGTTTTTCCTGCACGATCTGTACGATAGACTAAATTACCTTTTGCAATAACTGCTTCAGTAACTGCGTCCATATCGATCTGATTGATCGTTACTTTTTGATATTGATTAACGCTCATTATTCACCGGTTCTATAATCATATGTAATGTAGTGTTTAATTGAAGTTTTGTATTCAGAAAGACCAGTTCTTTCTTTCCATGCTTCCATTTTTAATGGGTTCTCATATAGTTCAATGTAAAGCGGATCGGTCGCAATCATTGCAGCTATTTTAGGATCCATAAATGTAATGCATGATTTGTATTTATTTAAAAGATATCCTCTGTCCATATTTCGACTTAATCCAGTGAATAGTCCATTGATATAGAAAAGAACTTCATCTTTTGACTCAAGGATTAAAGGATCAATATCGTAATCTTTAATTGGATACTCTGGAATTCGATTATATTTAGACAAGAAAGTAGCTTCTTTCCGGCCATAGTCTTGTCGGATCTCGATAATTAATCGGTCAGGATAATGGTGTTCGACTTCGTATGTGTAGTCTAATTCTTCTTTAAAATATGTTTCTCTCGGGAAATTAGATTTAGTTGTACCAATGTATGGTCGATCAGTTTTAATGATCTGAATTGTTTTATTTCCTAGAAGTGTCCATTCGTTATCTGGAAGACGGACTCCATTACGATACACGACTAGTCTGCCAGGATATAACTGTAAATCAGATTTATCTGGAATTTTGTAAACATTCGTACCGATAGAGTCATTGTTATCGAGAACAACAACATCCATTACCTTATTGCGATTAGTATCAGATGTTTCGATAGTATAATGAATTTTCTCATGAGCCTTAATAGAACCTGCCGGCCATAAGAATTTAATTGATTTGCCATCTTCCGACTCCACATAATCAGAGTCTAATACTTGGCGAACACCATTTCTAAATACAGTTAAACTATTCATACGTGGAGCATACTTATCGAACTCAAGAAGATATGTTAATCCTTCTGTATCTGTTTCGTCTCGTTTAAAATCTCCGATACGAATTCTGTTTTCACTATATCCTGCGAATTTAAAGGAATAGATATTAACACTATCTTCTGGAAGAACAGGTGTTTTAATTTTAACAGAAGTAATAGAGTTCTCATATGAAGTACAGATTAATTTAACATCTTTTAATTCTTGAGTTGTAGCAAGCCGCCATTCATGTTTATACGTATCCCAGATTTTAACGCTAGATACCTGAGCTTCATCATCTGGCATGAATAATACAACCTCACCATCACCAGCTGTAATAGATCTATCTTTTTCATTAACAGGAGAGATTAATGGCTGCTGATTACAGATTAATTTACCGTTAACGTAAACTAAAGATTCACTAACTGTTCCAGTATAGTATGTATCAACAAGATTAGCACTGTCAATTAATCGATCATCTGGATCTCGGAGTAATAAATACTTTTGTCCTGGGAATAATCCGTCTTTAACTGTTAAATAGTTAAACTCTTTATTCCAAATAATATTCTTAGGATTAATTAACATCCCGTCTAAGAAGAAGATAACACTATCTGTATCTTTTAATACAGATGGATTGTAGTAAATAACATTTTGTCCATTATGACTTAGCTGGCCTTCTTGGATAATTAAGCTTTTACTTCCGTCGTTATAATACTCATTTGCGTCCCAATCGTAATTTCGATTTCCTTTATTTAAAAGACGATCGGTTCCTTTAATAATATTGGAATCGAAATTAACAGTGCCTTCTGCATATGGATTATCTTCACCAGGAATAAAAGCTTCAATTACTGTCCACGGCATATTTACTTTTGCACGCGGTACAAAAATTTTGTCATCTTTGTAGATCAATCCACCAAATGTTGGATGAATTAATTCACCGGCTACGAATACTAAAGGTGATTTAAATTTTTTATGAAGAGAAATAATGCCGTAGTTATCAAGATTGGTTTCAACAATATAACCATAATCTTTTGTAAAATTTTTAAATACATGTACTTCATCTTCTTTATATATTTTATCTTCTAGCTTAACTAGATTATTTTTAAGATCAGTATCGTAAAATCTTTCTTCAAGCATTAATCCATCGAAGAAAAGATTAATAGATTCTGGTAGATCTGGAATATGGAAACCTTGGAACAAGTTGCCATTATTTAATTTCTTTAATGTGCCAGTATAGTTAATCCAGTTATATTCATATGATATGGCTAAAATATAATCATACTTTTGAACAGTGCGATAATTTAATGCAATCTTTTTATGCATTACCGCATAGTCACCAAATCTATGATCAGGATCATCTTTCATAGAGGAATCGACAATTCTATCATGATTAGCAACGACTACATTTTCTGGCTCATCGTAATTAAGATCTGGATTGTTTCGTTTATTGATTTCATCGATAGGTTTAATACCTACCGTATTGGTCGTAGCTCTTGCTGTGCTATTAGTAATGCCGACATCGATTTCTTTATCGACATATGGATATAAGTGATCACCGTATCGGCTGCCACTTCTAAATCCATAAAATTCAGTATGCGTAGGATCGCATTCGATAATAGCATTCGTGCGAGAGTTATCTTTATTTATTTTAAACAAGCGCTTTGTAATATTAGAAACTTTTTGATGGTTTATATGCAAAGCACTTAGTATTTTATTATCTGTTTTTACAGTTGGATATTGAAAGCAAACAGAACTTACTTTCTCGTAGTCATCAACAAGTGTTGATTCAATAAATACACGGTCATTAAGAACGCTTGGTATTACATATTGAGTTCGATGGTTATCATCGACTAATTTCTTTTTGACTGGATCGATGAATGAATCTTGCCAAGTGTGATCCCATTCAGTATCTTCGGTTACAACATCTTGTTTTGACTTCTGATATCCAGTCATTAATTTGTTTTCGTATCGTTCTACATCGCCATTTTCTAGTGAAGCAATAACAACATTCCCAACAGAAGCAAGTGGAGATACGAAAGCAAAATCACTGAATGCAGATTCATTAAATTGAGCATCAGTTGCCGGAATTGATTTAATTGGTTTCCATTCTTTTCCATCAAAGTAAAGAAGGATGCCATTATATATCCAAAGTTGTCCTTTAATGGGATCAGCTGGAGTAGATTCATCGACAAGATGCTCGATTAATTGGAACTTATTGTCATAAACATTAATCCACTGTTTTTTGTTAGCGTCATAATATTTAAGTTCATTTGTTCTATCTTTACGCCACAATGCACCATGAACAATATTATCAGGAACTGCTTTTTCTCCGACAAGTCTTTCTTGATCGTAGAGATCTGGATTTAAATCTTTCGTCGTAATAAAAATACTATAGAGTTCTTCGTTTAATAATTGTTCAGAGCCGCGGCCTTGTTTAAATGTTCTATTCTTTCTCATTAGTTACTTTTCTTTGGATATACAGTATATGCAAATTCACCATTAGCATCTCCGCTATTACCGACGTAAATAAAGTTTTCATCGTACTTCACCCATATATCGCCAATACGAGTATTAGAATTAATAGCTTCGATATCAACAAAATCAGGACGAGATTTTAATGGATGAGGAATACGCTTTTCTTCATTTCTTCCAAGAAAAGTATCTTTTCCAGAGATTACTTTCTTAGATTGAGGACTAAGCGGATAATACTCATTGTTATATTTTAAATATACTCTTTTTACTGCGGTATTATAGTAGAGATCTGATTGGTGAGTAGAAACTAAAGGATTCTCAGAAATTGTAAAATCGGACATCTTGTTATTAAAACTATTAATCTGATCTTCTTCAATAAATTTCTTTTTCTTAGTTTCTTTTATAGTATACGCATGAAAATTAGCAGAAATTAAATCTTCTTTCGAGATTAATTTCTCATGCAATCCAAGATTACTAATAGCATCTTTCTCAGAAGCTATATCTCCTAAATTGTAGTATTTTTTAAGCGATTCGGAAGAAGCAACAACAGTTGCTTCTCCGTCTTCATTCACAACCCATTTCATGGGTACACCGCCATACAGGAGAATGCTCCACGGAAAGAGCCAGTATTGTATACTTTAATATAGTTTTCATCGAATGAAACACTAACTTCTCCAAGAGTTCCCGCTGTAAATTCATTAGCTTGAACCGATACGTATAGAGGAGCAACGACTTGACCATTTATATCAATATATGTATTACGTACAACTGCAGGATTCTCATCGCCATTAAAAGTACCAGTATATACTTCTCTGTTATCAAAGGCCGATCGGCCGCCTAAGATAACATCTTCACCATTAATGCCAATATAGAATTTACCATTAGAACTATTATATCCAATTTGTCCATTCTCTAATCCTTCAGTATAAGCAATTACTTTATTAATTTTATTAGACCAAGATTCAATTTGTTCATCTGTAACAAATTTATGATTAGCGTCTTGTATAATATTATTAGCATTAAATACACTAGGTAAGAATCCAGAATTTAATGCTTCTTTTGAGACGAATTTTTCATAAAGTCCAAGATTAGATATAGCTTGATCTTTATCAGGAAGATCTGATAAGTTTTTATTTTTATCGAGAACTTCGTCGCTAGAAATTGTAATCCATTCTTTTAATCGGTCGACGTATACTTTAATATTCATTTATTATACTCCTGTTGCTGCAGGCGCTGCAGGGCTACTTGTGCTTGCAGAAGATGTTGGAGTAGAAGCAGTATTACCTGTGGAAGCACTATTTGCTTCTTCTGGAGCTTTGTCTGTTAAGTTAGCCACATTACCTTCAATAAAAGAATTAAAGTATTTAGGACTATTTGTTTCTGGAGATACTTTTTCTCGAGAACATCTTTCAATGATAGTTCCAGCCGGGAATCTTTCTTTGCCAGTTACTTGATAGTCATAAGGTAAAATAACTTTAGATAAGTTATTACAATTAAAAATAGCTTTATCTTCAATTCTAGTAATGCTAGGTAATCGTAATACCGTTAATTTAGGACAACTAATAATAGAGCCTGCTGGTAATACTTTAATGCTAGGAATATCTAGATACATTAATTCAGGACAGTTATTAATTGCGCCACTTTGGATAGCAGTTATTGTTTCTTTGAATACAGCTGTCGATTCAGCATATGTTTGATCGAGCTTATCGTCCTTAATAACTGTACCATTATCTTCGATTTCAACAATATGTAATCCAGGATCAGCACTAGTAGAATCAGCTAAAGAATCGATATCGACTTTCTTTAATCCATTTAATTGATACAACTGATTTATGTGCTGAACAACATCGGCATTCTTTAATTTTTCAAGCATTCCAGAATGAACGATTAGTAATTGTAGACTAGATTGAACAGAATGTAATGTATTTTTTAACGAAGTAATCTCTCTATCTTTACTTTGATTAGACAGATATAAAGCATATATAGATTCAATTACACTTGCTTGTCCAGGACTTGAAGGAGAAATTGCGTTCTCTCCAAAAATCTGATCGACAAAAGATTGGAAACTTTCGTTTTCTAAAATTTGATAATTACCAACATGACTATTAGAATTATTAGATCCTAAACTAGGCCTATTATTAATTAAATTAGTAATTGTTTTTTCTATATCTGTATTTAGATTATCGACAAGTTTGATCTTAGCTTTTAAGCTTTGGTCTAAATCTTCGAAAGAAATATTTGTACTAGATAATCGATAATTTCTTAAGTCTCGAAGACTTGCCGCATTTTGAAGCTTATCAGAATTTTCTTGTAAGATTCTGAGAGGATCTGCTAAACTATTTTCAACATCTTGAAGTCTAATCTGATCTTTCTTGGAGCGATACAATTGATCGGCTGCAGATTTAGATAGACGTTCAGATGGCATATTAGCAATAGTAGATTTTAAATTATTTAACTCGTTCTTTGAAAAAGAAAGAGTTGTTAACTCTGTTTTAATTGCATTTAAATTATCTCGCATAGTTTTTAAATTATTAGCGAGATCTGGAGACAAATCTTCAATAGTAAGTTTATCTTCCTTAAATCGATATTTTTGATCTGACTCTGTTTTGCTATATCTTGTTTTTAAGATATCTGAAAAGTCTTGCATGTCATCAACCAAATCTTTTAATTCTTGATTTAGTTGATCTTTAGCTAACTTATCAGAAACTTTATTGAAAAACTCAGCGCGAGTTGCTGAATTATTTTCAAGATTTATAACCCTAGATCTAAGTTCTTGGTCATCATAAGCAAGCATTCCATTAGATGCAGAACCTAATGATCGCAATTTGTTAACAATATCAGGAGAAAGGTCGTCATAATCGATTTTAGAATTAGCACTTGTTTTATTTATTTTGCGACGAAGCTCATCGTCAAGCATAAACTCTTCAATTTTTTTTGCCATGTTTCTCCTTATTGTGGTTGATTATAACGAATACCTAAAATATCTATTACGGCTGAATTTTGAGAAAAACATACAAGCGTTGTATTGGTAGATGAAGATCTAAGAGGATAATCTGTCAATGTTACTTTAGGCATCAATTGCCAATGGAAAGAAGCTCCGCCAGTGATATCAAAAGACATAGGTTCAGACATTGCATAATCAAATAACCAAGTTTCCATTGAATAATATGCAGTATGCCAACCGCTATCGCTACATGTTATGAATACGATTTCATCATAATTCATATAATCTTCTTTTAAAAATATAACAGCTTGGCTATCTCTATATTTTGATCGCAGAGTACCGTTATCTCCGCCATGAGCATGTACATCATTAGCTGCAACTACTTTTACGCTAAGAATGCTTTCTCTGTCTCCTCCTCCTTCTCTAATCATTCTATCCCAATCTACTAGGGAAACCATATAAGGTCGATTACGATATTTATTTTGTAATTGAGAATTTAAATTAGTTATTTTTGTTTTTAACTCATTTATATCTGACAATAAAGCTAACGGCTCATTTTTTAATATTGATCCATTCTGAGAAGATTCTGGGAGCCATGCTTGTTCAGCATTAGAAGGTCGATACCAAACAGGTCTTTCTTTAGAAATTAAGGAGACGTTATTAATTTTGGCGCCGCCAACATCTAAACTAGTTCCTCTTTGTGCATTCCTACCTTGACGAATAAAGGCTCTATTATTCTCATCGCCATTAATATTTAATTGAATTCCAGGAGTTGCATTCTTTAAAGTAAGTTTATTTCCTTCTTTGATGGAGATGTTTCCTTCAATAGAGTCTCCATCTTTTTTTAGATATCTGTTATCAAGACTTGGAGAAAGTCCATTTAGATCTTCTTTAGTTGCTAAGTCTACAGCTCTTGTGCCATTGCTCCACTTGGGAACATTAGAAGAATTAATTACAACAGAATCTAATCGACTGCCGCCAACTTGGAGACGATTGTCTTCTGTGATATTGACTGTTGCTTCTTTATCTCGATTGATAACCTTTAAAGAGTTAGCTGTGACGTTACTTCTAAAAGTTGTGTCACCAGTAACAGTGCCGCCACTTAGCGGTAGAAAATTTTGATTATTTATTCGCGTATCGTTATTCAACGCAGTTGTTACGATATTTCTAACTGTCTCTTCGTTAACGCCATTATTAATATTTGGTCGAAGAATTACGTTAGCAGAATCTGCATATCCAAATGCAGATAAGTATTCAAATACAACTTCGTCTTCTCCAGCATTTCCTCGAGGAAGAGTCTCTGGATTAGAGTCTGTCATATATGAGAACAAAACTGTTTTACCAAAATCATCGCGAACAAAGAAACCAATTTCCTTAATAATGATATCTTCTAAGAGCTCATTATTACTGAACTGGAATTTAACGACACAATTCGTATCATCCTGCGCTACCGAGATTAAGTCTGCTTCAATTTTGCGTCCAGATAAATCTTTAGCAGTTGAACCACTGACAGTGCCAGTGGCTCCAACTACTCGTAAAACTTGAAGCTTAGTTTGATTACTTAATGCTCTGGCATGCATGATCTGACCTTCAGTCGTTAACTTAATATTTGTCCATGTTGCCATTTAAAATTCCTTTTTATGTTTAATTAAAAATCCTTGTTTATATTACTTAGGATTAGTTTTTAATGAATATATTGCTATAAACTGTTTATATATTCAATAGAAGAAATATGTCCAGAGAAATTAAATTTATCAATCATTGCATTCATTTTTCTTACAGATAGATTTAAATTTTCTTCTTCATACAAAACACCTAAATTTAAAACATGAGTATAAAGCAAAAATTTTTCTAATCTTTGAGTAGGACCATTGTATCTTTCTAAAACTTGGTTCTTTAGTCCTGTAATCTGATCAATATAGATTTTTTTATTATTATTGAGAATATAATTATTGTATCTTATATTTTCTATAATCTTATTGAATATATCCTCAATTTTTATTTTTCTTTCTCTAATATCAACATCATTATTTGACTCAGAATTATTATCTGAATTTCCGTCAGGTATTTCAATAGATCCAGATAATCCAAGAATCTCTAATAATTTATTTGTTTTAATAGTAGTAAACTCAACTGTATCATGAAAAGGATTTACATCTTTTACTAATTCTTTTATAGAATTTAATTTAGAAATATCGTTAGTAGAATTTACGCCGGCAATAATTTTATTATAGTAATCGTCAATTTTTTGTTTTAACTTTTCTTTTTCTGTAGAAGATACGCCTTCAAGTTGATCTATTTTTTGAGGAAATTTCTCTTTCATTTGTTTTAAGATCGGAAGAATTAAATTTCTAATATTAGATAATTCTTGCTCTCTTTGTCTACGATCAGCTTCTTCTTGTTCTCTGCGCCGCATTTCTTCTTCAGATTCTGAATAAGATAATATCCTTTCATATATTTTATTTATTAATTCTTCTTCAATACCGGCTTGTCTTAATTCTTCTTTTGTTATTCTGTATTTAAATTTGGAATTATCCAAATTATCTTTATTTCTTAAAATAATATAATAGAAAACAAGAGAATATCTTAACGTATCATGCTGGTAAATTTTGAGTGGAATTACGTTTACTTTCATTTTTTCATTTTCTGCCCAAGAGAAACGTTGAGCATCTAATTGATCATCTCCCCAATAACGAACTATTCCACTACTTGAATTATTGTCTAAATAAAATCCATTTACAGGAGAAGATTCAATTCTCCAGCCATCACATTCTCCAATTCTAAAAAATAAATCACCTGCAGGAGGATATATTGAACCCCAGATAGGATGAGATCCTTCTTCTGGCTCTCCTGAATCTGAGTCATAATAAAGTTTACCTAACAGATGAACTTTATAATTATAACCCATAAGCTCTACTTCACATTGAGGTTCTGCAGGTTTTACATTGATAGTATCCGAAGAAGTAACGATCGTCTTTTCTCTTTCAATAATGCCAGTACCCAAGATAAGTTCTGGTTCTGGCGTGATAATTTTTTTAGGAATTATTTTACGAGTTTTTTTGAATTGCGATTTGCCAAACATATAAATAAACTTAAATATTTTTACTTCGCCGCGCTCAGGTATTTTAACGGTGAACATTTCTTTTATTTTGCCTGGCTTAGTAGAAGTAATTATCGTAGTATATTCTTGGGAAACACGTCGATAAATGAAATCAACCTTGCCGTTATTTTCAATTACTTTAACTCGATTTGTTTTATCGAGTAGATGCTGGACATCGCTTACAGTAATAGTTGATCCATTCTCAGAAGTAACTCTTAGGATAACTTGATTAGGATCAGAAGGATCTTCAATGACTTCAACATGTAATCTAGGATATCCTTCTTTGTCTAAATTGTCATAGACAAGCCCCATTGAATTATTCTTTATCTTATCGCTAGTACTACCTGCAAAGATTTCTCGGCCAACAGAACGCATTCTAAAGATATCGTAATATGCAATGTCAACCCAGCAGCCAACAGCTAACCAACGAATATCAATACCAATTCGTCGAGGTGTTATTTCCTGAAGCTTATAGTTCTCAGTATTACATTCTACGATATTATTAATATGGGCGACGATAGCATTTTTCTTTAGAGTATATGTAGCTTTATCTAATTCAAAGACTGCATACTTCCATTTCTTATCAGTATATATATATTTAATTCTTCGTTCGCCGCGATGATTATAATATGTGATTTCATTTTTTTCGAGATCGATATCTGTTACAAGAAATGGTTCTTGAAGAATACGATTCCCTAGAATAGTCAGGTATGATCGACTCGACATTTCTTCTTTAATATCTGACCAAGTAGATTTGCCTTCAATCTTTATTTTAATCTTATTGTTATCGTTATTAATTAAAATAGAACCAACGGGAAGTTTGTTGAAATCATAATCGGCTTCGGAATGAATTAAAGTAGCACGACCATTAACCAATAGTCGTGCTGATACTTTTTTAATTTCTTTTATTTTCATTACGGTATGTCTACCTTTATTGTATAGCTTTTAGTTTGTGAAGATCCTGCTGTAAAACTAATAGGATAATTTAATCCATTATTTAAAAACCCGTATGTATATACACCACGGCTTGCTCGAACGATCCGATACGGATATGGAGAAGTAATTTGTATTTCAGGATTTTCAGTTGTTACAGTAAAATTAATGAGATGGTAATTCTTACCTTTAATATCTCGAGTTCCTGTTTTTTGGAAAGAAACGATTGTTTCTTCTAAATCTTTTGCCGGCAAAGTGACCGTATCAGAATTTGAAGAATAGTTCTGTCCAGATTTAGAATATGCCGTCACTGTAACATACTGAGTATTGATCGCTAATGGGATTTTGTATGTATATGTATTAGCTGCGGAATCTTTGCTTTGATAATTATTTACAAAGAAATAATTAGAAGAAATCTTTAATGAAAAATCACTTGAAGGAAGTGAGCTCTTCACTGTAACTAAAGCATACTGATCTGAAAAGTTTTCCTTATGAACTTCAGAGCTAATGAATTTAACATTAAGCACTGTTGGTTCTAATGCATCGACTGGAATCTTTTCAATAACTTGTTTCGCATGAGAAGATTTACGTGCAAAAATTGTAAACCAATATGTTTTAACTTTCCGAGGGAACGTTATTTTATATTTGCCTGGCTGATATTCTTCGAGCTTCGCATCTCCGATATCTTGGAAAGACTTGATTAGTGTTTCCAAATCAGAGAATCCATCAAAATAATACGTTATCTCATTAGCTGTTTTATCTTTTCGAGAAAGATTAAATTCAACTCTTTTAATTTTTAACAAATTTTTCATGACAGCATTGTCTTTATATTTAGGATTTGTTCCCCTTATTACAAGCTGTTGTTCTATATTATACAGCATAGGAAGACGATATGTATTCCATACTCCAGAATGAGTTGTAATAATGTAATCGTTAGAATTTAAAGATGCTGTTAATGTAGAATATTGTACTGTTTTAATTAAAAGAATTGCTTCCATATTATCGTAATCGTATCGAACAAGAACTTCAAGTGGAAGGTCTTGTTTTAAATTTTCATCGACATGAGTATTGATCCAGATATCTCCAGGTTCTGGATTCTCTGGTTCAGTCGTCTGATTAAAGATGCGAGAATAGGAAGATTTAACTTTATATCGCTCGATATAATAGACATTAATTTCGCAGCCTTCATGAACATCGGCGCGATTAATTACAAATGTCTTCCCATCGATCTCTTTAAGAGTTTTTGTCGATGGTTTTAAATCGATAGAGTTATTAATACATGCTTTAATATGATGATTGCCGGGGATATATTCACCCTTTTCAAGCTTGAAAACTAAATTATCTATATGGGTCAATTTAGTTTCATGATCGCCAGAATTAGTCGTATAGTGCATTACTCCAGTGACATCATCGATATATTTAAAAGTAAAAGTCTCGACAATATAACGAGAGTTCTCTTCTATAATTGGAGTAACATTAGACTGTATTTTTACAGCTACCCATCCAGGTCCATATTTAGAAAACGGATCTTTAGAATCAGGGCTGTCTGGATTATGCCGCAATTTTATACCGACATCACCATTGACAGGATCTATTACCATCGATCCATATGGAGCAGTTTGCCAATCATATGTATCGTAAGGGTGATAGATAAATGGTAGCGCCGTTTCGTTTGTTAAATTATTTTTATTAATCATTATCTAACTTTATCTGTAAAATGAGGAGTAATCTCAACAGTATGAACCTTGATAGATTCAAAGTAACGATTTGCTATTCCAAAAACAACCTTTATCCTTTCAGGGTTATCTCTAAAATAATCAATTTTTTGAGCTTCACTTAATCCATTAAGATAAACGGACTTTTCTAAAAGAGCAATTCTTGCCTTTGTCTTCTTTCTCTTATTTGTAACAATAAATCCTTTGTCTATAGCAGCAGCTCTTTCCTCCATCGAAAATTCAAGATCTCTTAACATTGAATCACTGAGCTTCACATGACTAAAGTCACGTGGTTCTAAGAGAGCCATAAAAAAGTTTCTCTATTGAGAAGTTTGGATTTCCAAGAATCCCTTATTCTTTTAGGCGCGCCCAGGTCGCCTCTACAGCCTAAGATCTTTCGATCTACAGCTTTACTTTTAACAAGTATAGTATATCATATTTTATATGAAATAGCTATACTATAAGGGCTTTTTTAGAACCATGTTTTGTGAAACTTCGTTCAAGTAAGAACGCTACTTCTTACTCGGCGCCATTACGCGCACCCTACACTTTCATGTAGGCACAGACTATATCTTATCCATATAGTATAAGTTTATACTACTTAGGCGACACCACTTCCACTACCAATCGCTTGTAGTGTACGACCCTCACGAGGTCTAGTCGTTGAACGTTCCGGCGACAAGTCGCCTCCGGCTTCGCTGCTGATTGCCCATTGTTATGGTGTTTAGGGTTTAACCATGCACCATCTCAAAGTTCGTTTCTACTTTCGTGACCATCAAGGTACTTTGAGCTTTAGGGGTTTCCAGCAATTCAGTGTCTTTATTGGATGCGGTATTGCCGCACCTCTACCTACTAGTTTCCCAATAGGCTTACTAATTTCCAAAACTGTATCTCATGATTAAAAATCACGAGTGTTAGTTTTGGGTTTTAATAAAATAACTTCCTTGACTAAAATGGTTAGGATTTAAATAATTTTTTATAAAAGAAAAGAACTTAATAATATTAGGCTCATTTTCATATTGTAAAGAGACTTTTTCTTCAAAACCCTCCACTTCTAGAAGATCAGGAATTTTATATTTTAAACCAATAGTCGCTAAAATTTCATTAATTTTATCGACATAATCTTGAGGTAAGTTATCACCAGTAGGCATCTTAATAACATGCCCTAATTTAATAAGATCTTCTTTTGTCCGCGCTTTCGCTATATAGCTTTCTATATCAGCAATAGCCCCTGGCACTTTAGTGCTAGTAAGAGTAACAGAAATTCCTGTGTACATATTAAGATGGTCATTCAAAGAAGATGTATATCCAGATTTTAATTGATAAAGCTTATCTCTTAAATGTTGTTTTGCTTTTTCAAAAGTCATAGCCTCAGAACCTTCATAGAGCTCATTAGGTTCAAAACTTAAAGAAAGAGTTTCATCGTAAGTAATCTCTGGAATTCTGTTCCCTAACTGAAAAAGATCTATTGCGCCTATTAATAGGTGCACAAATTCTTTAATATTAGGAAGAGACTTTCTTAATGCGTCAAGATAATTATTAATAGCAATTAATTCTTGTCTATTATTTGCACTATCTATTCTTTGAGACATTTTATTTTTTAGATCGTTAAAATATCTTTCATAAGTTTCTTTATCTTGAATGCTAATATTTGGATTCTGTTTCAATGCAGCAATTGCTTCATCAAATATTTTATTTGATTTCTCTTTAAGTATTCTTTTTACATCTTGAAGATATTCAGGATCTCCTTCTCGATAATAACTGCCAAAGGAATCTTTTGTTGGAAATTTAAATGTTTCAGGAAGTCCTAATGCTGCAAGAATAGCATTAGTTTTATTTTTGAGTTCTTTAGGAGTATCTGTATTTGTATGAATATCATCAAGAAGAGATCCTATTTGAGACAGTTCTTCTTTGAGAGTTTTAGAATTTATTGCATTGATTATTGCATTATAATGATCATCAACACTTTTATTAAATTTATTTTTTAAAGCTTGAGGCAAATCTTGTATTGAATTAATTCTAGATTTTAATCCTGCCTTTGTTGCTTCTATTTTATTAATTAAAGACTCTTTTAATTCTCGAAGCTCTCTATCTTTTTGATTCTGAGCTTCTTCCTGCTCTTTTCTTCTACGTTCTTCTTCTTTTCGTCTCCGTTCTTCTTCTGTTCTTCGATTCGCTTCTTCCTCTTCTTGTCTTCGTCTTGCTTCGGCTTCTTCTCGAGCACGTTGAGCCGCAGCTTCTTCTTCCTGACGCCGACGTTCTTCGGCAAGCTTACGTTCAGCTTCTTCAAGTTTATGACGTTCTTCTTCTAGCTTATGTAATCTATCTTGCTCTTCTTTTTCTCGACGCAATCTATCTGCTTCTTCAGCAAGCTTCCTTTTTTCTTCTTCTAGCCTATGAGCTTCTTCTTCTAAGCGTCTACGCTCAGCTTCTCTTCTTTCTTGTTCTTCTCGTTCTTTACGCTTACGCTCTTCTTCTTTTTCTCGTTTTAATCGCTCAGCATTTAAGATTAACGATTTTCTTCGTTCAATATCTTCATTGCGTTTGTTTTCAAAAAGATCATACAAAGGATTCTCAATAAACTTAGTTAATACTGATTGATTCGTTTTGGGATTAATTAATACAACACGAATACGTCGAGGATGATTTTCTGTAACCGTAAAATCAATCGTTCCAGTTAAACTTTGCTTCCGATAGATTAAAGAATTAGAAGAATCATCTGTATAAAATGCCACAACATATCCAACCGTTGAAGTAATTCTGTAAAAGTGTTTTGTTGGAGATTCGCCGAGTTTATTAATATCAAGGATCTCTTTATTTCTTTTATTTTTACCTTGAATTAATATTTTTTGAAAAGATGTTTTTTTATTTATAGCCGAAGCGAATACATTTAAAAAGTAATCTTCGTCTTCTAGCGGCACAGAGAACTTAGTGATATATCGTGTCGAAATAATATTATATAGTTCATTCTGTTTTTTCGTTAAGATTAATCTCGACTCTTTGTCTGCATATACTACAACATGTGCATGATCGGCATCGAGTTTCTCGATATACCAACTGAGTGGTGTGTCTTCATGATATGTTTTCCGTTTATCGATCCAAATATCTTTATCTTCAAAAAACCATGGATGGCTTTTTTGTAGATAAATATATGGATATACTTCACTTAAACGTTCATAATCAATGTATCGAACAGTAAGTGTTGATCCGATAATTAAGTCGTCGAGGTCAATCGAGAAATATTTCATGTTTTCTTCGACTAAATCTTTTGTTGCCGCTGTTCTTCGGATCACATCGTTGACAAAAACTTCGAGTTGATTAGTTCCGGGAAGATATAATCCGCGACCGATTTTAAAAGATGCCTTGCCATTTTTAATATAAGCTACTCGAGAGATTTCATGAATATCATGATACAATACTTTGTCATCTTGTATGTCGACAATCGTAAAAAACTCAACTTCGATAACCGCACTCTTTAAAAGTTTCTCAGTACCGTCTCGTTTAACACCACAAGGAACCCAATCAATCTCTTCTTCTAATTTAATAGAAAGAGTGCCTGTTTTAGTGTTAACGAGTAATGATCCATCTGGAATATCAGCCCAGTAATACTTGTCTTTATCAGTATCGTTAATAATAAAAGCGGAAGTAGGATCTGTAGTATATTCACTAAACTTTCGTATACCATAGGTAGGTTTCAATTAAAATTCACCCCCATGTTAGTAGATAACAACTTCACAGTTGAGTTCTTTAAGATCATTAATTTTAAATTTTATTTCCTTCGGTAAATCAAATTCAATATTGAAATCGAAGAAAGTTTTAGGATTCGTTCCGTCGTTTGCTTCGCCAGATAAAACAACTGTCTCAGTTAAATTAACTGTTAGTGTATCGCCAATACGAGTCAGCGGTAATTCGGCGCCATCTTTATTTAAAATACGAATATAATTCAATAAAGATGAGTCTTCTAAGTGGGAGAAATAAAAATTAATCCCGAAGTTTTTTAGATCTGGTATTTTTTCTAATCCAAGATAATTATTGTACAATCGAACCGGAATAATATGAACATGGGCCGGCGTTAAAACACCAGCCCTAAATGTATCATATATATCGAATTCATTATCGTCTAATACCATCCAAGTTAAATTTCTATCCAATTTATTCTCCGAAGTTAAAGACTAAGAATTTTAATTTACGTGTATTTCTTACTAAGCTTGTAGCAAGTTTGATTCGATTATTCTCGAGAATAGTATAATCGACATCTTTATTTAAAAGAGTTTTATACGATGCGTTATCAAGTTTTTGATCGATAGATACATGCGCATCTAAAAGAACAAGAATTACCTGTGATTCTTTTTTCTCGAATGGCAATGGGTATGTCGGAGATGAAGGATCGACAATTAATTCGTATTCTATATAACTTTTAAATATTTTATTTTTAAGCTCATCGTTAAGCATAGCAAGCGATATCTTATCACTCTTACGAATGAAAGTTTCTGTATTAAGTGTAGAATTTTTTAAGTTATGAATATCAGTAAGTGCCTTATTTACATTTGGCTCAAGTGTATTCATTTTAGCCTTATACTCTTGTTTGAAAGTATCAAGAATTGTTTTATTATCGTCGATTTTCTTTTTTAAAGAATCCATCAACTGTTCGATCTGTTCATACGACCAAACATAATGAGAAATACGATATATAATCTTGTCGCCATATCTTAAATTAACATGATCACGAACCCGAAACTTGTTTGCTAGAACTCCATTTTCTGGAGGCAATTCTGTGAAGTCGTCTTCGTCAGAAGATCCTCCGTGAAGTTTAATCCCGTTAAGATAGATCTCTAATTGACCTTTGCCATATTGGAAATAAGACGGAATACGTAAATCTCTCATATGATTTGGGTATGTGTCTTCATTATAGACGATACGTTTCTCTTCGACAAAGATAGCTGCACGTTGAAACGTTCCAGAGTCAGATGCAGGTTTCACTACATGGCGAACATTAGCTTGCACGATAGTCGGCTCGTTCAATGGATAATTTAATTTGAATCCGACGCCTTTTAAAATATCTTCTTCAAGATATCGAGGTTCATCAGCCACAACAATATGATCGCCAGCTGCATTACGAGCTTTGAGCATGATCATCTCAGTAAATTGATCTTCCATAATATATCCTTGGTCGATATATACTTCAAGAGCTGAAGTTCTTGGCTTAAAAATCATATTAGGCTTGTTCTCTGGGAAGATAAAAGTTTGTTTCTCGTTAGAATCAAACAAATGAACTTCTTTGTGATCAGCTTGATCGTGAGAATTTAATGGGACCCACGCATAATCTTTTCCTTGATACTGCCGCCAAATATATAAAGTATTATCATCCATATTATACCACAGATCATTAGGATCTGGTTTCTCTGGTTGGATAAAATAAATGAATTGTTTTTGGCGTCGAGGGTATAATTTGCCGTAAAGATAAATATCGTTATCTTTATTAACGTAAATACTTTGATTGTTAGTCGGTTCTTTTAAGAACTCAACTGACACTCCTTCTTCAGTGATATGCCAATAGGCATACCCTAAGATAATATCTTTTTCTTTAAAGAATGTTTTTTTGTCTGGTAACGAAGGAGAAGATGAAAAAATCCCGAAATAATATTTTGGATATAGATCAGGATAATTTTCATTATATGTAATTGTATCGATATGCGAAGATGCATATTGATATGCTACCTCGATACGTTTTCCTGTATGCTCTTCTGGATCTTCAACAAGAACATTGTTCTTAATAATAGAAGCTACCGGAATAATCTCTTGAGTTTCAACATCGTAGACACGAAACTCTGTTGTTGGAGGAAGAGTACCTTCAGTATTATTAATGTATCGAATTAGTTTTAATTGTGATGGAGAATATACTGGAAATCGAAGTTCGATTTTCCCAGTTGCAGTCAATGTATGTTTCTCGAAATATCGAGTAGGATCTGGCGGGCCAACATTAATTACTTTGTCAGGAAGAGATAGTTCTTCTCCAGAAAAAGTAACGAGTGTTCCGCTTGATACATTAATATTAAATGTATCTTTATCTCTCGATAAATCAAATCCAGTAATAACACCCCATCCACTGCTATTTAAACGAAGATGTTTTAGCCATTCGTCGATCAAATTAAAATTATAATTAATCGGCGCGGCCTTAACTCCTTTCGTGAAATCAATTTGTTTTAAATGTTTAACCATTAATTAGAATCCTCAAAAAGGAAAATTGGCACTTCGGATGAAGAAATATGTTTTTCTATTTCTTTTTCTAAGTGCGCTTGATGAGATTTATATTGCTTAGGAAGAGTGATAACCATTGCGGTTCCAACCCTGTAAGATCTTCCGTTTATATTACTAGAGTCGATCATGTTCGGATCAGAGAATGAAGAGCTTCCTCCACCTAGAACACGTATATCGATTGGCGTTATTTTAGATTTTCGTTTAATTAAAATCTTGGCGATAACTATATCGGTATTCGTATTAGAATCTTCTACAATTTCATAATACCATTGTTCTTTTGCCTCATCATATTTAACGACAAGAAGATGATCTGAATTTAAATTATGAATCGTCGTAAAATAATCGTCTTTAATGAATATCTTTTTAGAAGAACTTTTCATTGGAGTAACAAGAATATCTACTTCGTGATCTTTAATCTTGTAAGAAATCTTAGGCGACTCTTCGATCTCATAAATAGAATCGATGCCTTGATCAATATACCGTATTTCTTCTTGAGCTGTCAATATAGTTTTAGATGTACCTTTTTCAGGTTCATCATAAACTGTCTTTTTAAAATGACAATATCCATCTGGAGAAATATAGTCAAGTTCTACATTGGGATTGTCGATATCGATATAAAGTAATCGATAGTCACCGTGAAGATTTTTGACGTCAGATTTCCAATTAATATCTGGATGTTTTTTGTTAAGTGGCGTCGATAATGTTAAGAAATAATCGATATCGTTTTTAGAGATATAAGAAGTAAACGGATCCTTTGGATATTTAATAGCTCTTACTAGATAAGCAAATACAATATGTTCAAGCAATAATTCTTTTAATCCTTTATCTTTAATTCCTTTGGGAGTTGCAAGAATAATTGTTTTAAAATTAAGTAGGTCTTGTAAGATAACAAATGGAGATTCTTTGTCAGTTAAGAATATATATTTATATGTAATCTTCGGAAAGAGTTCAAACTCTTTATCAGTACGGATCATCTCAACTTTAGGACGAATCTCGTAGGATTTGTTATGGAAAAGAATTGGATCTTTTATTTTTACTTCTTGAGGAAAATTGCTATGAATTAATTGATCGACAGCTGAAGAAATAATAAGTGAAACAGGAGGACCGTTGTCAATATATTCTTTCTTTTTCATCTGTTCAATATACTCTGCTTCGCTTTTAAAGCAAAGAATATCAGGAGAGTCTTCATCTTCAAGGATATCAATATTCGGAAGAGTCGGCGTTTCTTTCAATAAATCTTTAATTTTAGAAGAGTTTATTTTTATCGTTAATGGCTCTCCAGATTTATATGGATCTTCTGACTGCAGAATATACCGATAAGAAAATACAGTCGCACGATGCTTTTTGTTTTTCGATGTGTTTTTTAATGTCAAGAAACCATCGTTATCGATCATATAATCTTTATTATTAACAGCTACTTCTGTATCTGATTTAAAGTAAAGAATATTTTTCTTAGCCTTTTCAAAGATTCGTGCCGGGATTTTTTTATTATTAAATTCCGTATAATCGATATTGATACCATCAAATGTAAGTTCAGAAGAAATGTAAGAAAGAGGAATGTCGGATAATCCGACAACCTCTTTCGCTACAACATTTTTATTGTTAGGATAAATTTTCATCTATTCTTCCCAAGGAGTATTCGTACCTTTAAGTGCTTGCCATACCTTGAATAACTGCTTACCTGTAACTGCATCAGTAGATGTAGCAGATACTGCACCATTCGCAAGGTTGGTGAGTTTTCGTTTTAAAGAACTATTACCAACAGAGAATTCATTATTAACAGTTGCTTCAGAAGAATGTCCGATAGCTACAGAATTAGTTCCAGATGCAAATGCATTGACACCAAGAGCTACTGATTTAGAGTCTACATTATTAAATGTATTTAAAGTTAATCCTCGTTCTAAAGAACTTAATCGAGTTTGAGCATCTTGTAATTGTGTTGCTTTATTACTAATTTGACGCAAAATATTTTCATACTGACTAATATCAGAAGAAGATGCTTCAATATTAGGATTAATTTTTTCATAAGCTTCTTTAAGATTAGCTTCTTCAGTTTTTAATCGAGAAATTAACTGTTCTTTTTGAGTAGCTTCATTTTTATTAATATTAAGTGCTCGAGCTAATTCGTCGGTTAATCGTTCTGTCGTAATTCTATTAGCGTTTTCTACATCATCAATATTTTCTTTTTTATATTTTTCAATAAGATCTTTTCGTAAATAATATGGGTCATTTTTTATTGCTTCTTTAAATTTATTTTCTAAATTTTTTAATTGATCTATTGCACTTTTTTTACTATCTAGAAAAGATGTTTCGTGATTTTTTTCATATTTAAATTGAAAATTAGAAATTTCATATTTTTTTAAAAGAATGTCTAATTTAATGTCTGATATCGTATAAATTAAATTTTTTGCTTCTTTTGATAAGAAACTAGAATTACTTGCATCCAATATTATTCTTAATAATGCTTTATATTTTGGAATATCTTTGCTAATTTTATTTAATAACTCATCGTTAGCGAGAAATATTTCTGGATTAATTCTCTCATAATTATTATTAAGAAAATTAACTTGATACTTAGAAGAATTTTGGAGTCTAATATATAAGCTAGAAGCAGAAAAATTAAGATCTATCTCTATGTCATCCACAAAATAAAAAAGAGTATTAATATCTGTTAATGAGCCTAGGTTTTTAAAAGTTCCAACAATAGTTTCTTTATCTTCAGCCTTATCATAATAATTATTTTTATAAAAAGATTCTCTATCTGATTTATTATAAACAGTCCTTGCTTTTCTTAAATCTCCAAGAGCTTTATAGTAATTTCTAATATACTTCTTATAGAAATCGATATCAAGATTCATAGTCGTATTCTCTTCGACCATACGCTTAAACTGAGTAGCGGCATTTGTTAAGCTTGTATCACTATTTAAATCAACACCAGAAATACGCTCAGTCGCTCTTAAGCGATTATTGAAATCTTCAAGTTTACGATTATATTCTCGCAGATATGCTTCATTATCACTTACCGCTTGATTATATTCAAACAACTTAGCTTGCCATGCCAAGCGAGCTTTTTCTTTTGACGCATGTAATGCTTTAGCTCGTTCGCCGATCTCGATCATCTTAGCATTGTTGCGTTTTAAATCATTTACTTCTTTGTTGTAGGTAATGATATTCTCTTTTAGGCGAGCGATCTCATCAAGCTTAGATCGATTTTCAGAAAGCTTATTTGTAAGCGATTGACGTGTTTCATTACCGCCAACAGCAATAGCATTATGACCAATAGATACTGCATCGATACCATATGCGGAAGCTGTTCGTCCACGAGCTCGTACATTTGTACCGATCTCGATACCTTTCTCTTCTTCGACAGTATTCATCGAGATGTTCCAAATATGTGTTTGGTTATCTTTATTCATCACTGTGTTAATGAGAGAACGTCTTGCTAAAGAGATAATTGCTTCTTCTCCGACTGTCGTTAAATTATCGACATCACGATTTAATTTGTTGACAATTGAATTAGTGTTATTATTGGAACCTAACTCACGTTTCAAATCATTAATTTGATTTGTTAAATTCGCTTGCGAGATAAAATTTTTCCCATCGATATAGCTTTTAACGTCTGAATCTTTTACCAGTTTTCCTGCAGGTGTTCCAATATTAGCGCCATTCGATAATTGATTAATTAAAGAGCCAACTATATTAGAATTTAAATTAGTTAAATCAGGGCCGCCTGGAATTGCTCTTATTTTTTCATCGATTGTATTTCTTAAGCTATTTGTTAGTGTCGTATTATTAGCAGATATTTTATCGTCAATAATATCTTTAGTAACAGATAATGTCGGAACTTTATTTCCATTACTTTCTGTTTTAGAAGTTGCCTTAATCGCAGAATGCGCATTTGGATCGGATTCATGTTGAGAAAGCTTTTGATTAATTAGTGTAATGATCTTGTTATCATCACTAGCTCTATTAATTGTCGGAGATAAAGTAATTGTTGTCGCATTATTTAATTTAAAAATAGACGACAATTTTAATGTCGCTGCGCCAGAAGATGCTGGAGGAATTACATCAGGAGCAGTATCTTCCATATAAGCAAATAAATCATCTCCAATAAAGAAGCCGATTTGAGCTACAGAGATACGAGAAGTTAATCCTTCATTATTAAATGAATAATCGATAATCGCTGCATTGTCAGAATAGTTAACAGAACTAATTACTGCTGCTTTAGATCGACGCTCCATTCGTGTAGAATCTACAGTGAACCTATTTCCTTCTCCAGCATATATTGCTGTAATTTGTATTTTACTGTCGGCAGAAATTGCTTTTGCAAACAGATCCTGCCCTTTTTTAGTTAATATTAGTGGTTGCCAATTAGCCATTATTATTCCTTATTGCTTAAAGCGATATATGTATTATATTTAATTGGTATATCTGTGACTTTATATTTTAATGTTTTGCCCGTAACTTTGTCTTGATCGTATCTAATTTCAAAATCTTCAGAATTGGTAGATACCATTACTTCATACAAAGGATCGCCTCCTTCATATTTAAGATCGTTAATAACATAACTATTGTCTTTTAAATACTCAACGATATAGTATTTAAAATCAACTTTCTTTAACTCGATCTGATTCTTATCGTAATTAACGATAAAGTCTTCATTATTAATGATCGAGAAATTAGATACTGTCATATTGAAATCTGTTGTTTCATGATTGCGGCGAACTCTAAAGAAGTATTCGATATCCGGATATTCGTTTGTGCCGATTACCGTGGCATTATTAAATGTATCGATAATCGGCTTCTTTAACTTAAGCGTATCTTTCTTAGGTTCGAATAGTTCACGATTCCAATTTGTAAATCGATAATAGTACTTATCGGCCGTTTTATATTTGACCAATATATATTTATATTGTTCACGAATATCTTTTGGAATATGAATACTATTTTTATATATATCTTTACGAGTATCTATATCTAGATAATGAAACGGAATATCACTTAATACGTATTCTTTAAATGTCCTCCCATATGGATTTAACGGAGAAAACTCTTTAATGCCGACTACTTCGATATCATGTTTTTCATAAACATTCAAAGTATGAGATAATCTAATAATACTATTTTTAGTAAAGGCGTCGATTTGATCTTCATCGATAATAATCTCTCGATAAGAAGAGCTTAAATCTAAAGGTTCTCCTGTTGTATTGTCGATACAAAGGATCGGACGATCAATAGAATTAGAAACATATTCTCTAACCTGATTTTTTACTAAAACATTAATAATAGATCCATCAGGTTTAGTTATTTCCATCTTAGAGATAATTGCTTCAATATTATATAGTAACTTTAAATGCGGAAGCTTTTCATTAAAGAATATATTCTTATCTTCGCCATAATTTAAAGTAAGAGTTCCTTTATTAAAAGTAATCGTGAATTTCTTTTTGATCGGAACATCGACCGGAGCAAATTTGTCTTCGCCATATATAGCAAAAAATGATTCTTCTGGAATTAAGTCTTCAGTGATTTCAACATTGATCTTGATAGATTCAATTTCATTTAAATCTATATCTAAATAAGAAGGATCTTTTTTAGCACTACTTCCTTCAGATGGAAGATAAGCAGAGTTAAGATGTTTTTTAATCTCGATATTCTTAACGATTCCATCTTTGCCATAAAAGCGAATCAGTACAAACTTATCTTCATCGAGAACAAATCGGTCTCCACTAAGAATATCTTTTTCTTCTTCGATTATTTTCTTATCGCCGGAAATAAATACTTTAGAAGTAATGTCGCCTTCTTTTATATACTTAAGATAATACTTTCCAGCTTTAAGTTTAATCCAATCTGTTTCTGTTTCACTATAGTATGTACAGTTCTCGAAATGAATTTCGTTGTCTTCGTATCTAATTCTGCCGCCAACAGTATTTACGATATTAGGATTCCAACCTTGAGGAAGTCCATTTAGTATTGTGAATTTTCTTACAGTGTTATTAGCTTCACTATATATACCGATACGATATTTAGTATCAGATTTTATATTTAATTTAGTTGATTCATTTAAATGAATTATTTTCCCATTGTTTTCGATATAGAAGAATGCTTCTTCTTTTTCTATTTTAAGATGAAGCACCCCTTCTTTCAAGGCATCTCCGAATTGCACAGTTGAATATGCAATTCGGTATTGTTCTTTGTCTTTTTGATATATGGAATAACTATTGTCTCCGATTTTGAACAAATAAGAACTACCTTCAAGAGGAGTTATCACAAATCCAAAACCTGGAGATTTATAATCAATATTCGCATGAAGCTCAATATCTCCATCGTAAAGATAAGAAAGCTCGATAATGTCTTGATCGAAAAAATGGCATCCATTTATTTTAGAAACTTGTGCGCTATATTCAAAAAGCATTATATTTCCTTAAATTTTATGGAGCGTAATGTAAGCTCAGATTCTTTACTAATAAGCTTAACTTTGATCTGGTATGCTGTCGTATCAGAGTAAATAATATTATTCTTAAGTTTTAATCCGTCAAGCTCTAATAATTTCCACTCTCCAAATATAGAATTTATTTTAGAACTTCTTAGTCCACGAATATAAATTAAAACTTGACCTTTAATATCAGCATCAATAGATTCAATAACAACAGTTTTTCTTGAAGAGATATAGAAGAGACGAGACTCTAAAGTGCCTTCATAATATTCTAAAGATTTAATATTAAGAAGATCTAAATTCGGAATTTCTTTGTAAATATTATACAAAGAAATAGAACTTATTTCAGAATTCTTAGGTATCTCAATTTCAAAACGCAAGAATCGTTTTAATTTTTCTGTCGATAAACTACTGAAATTAGTATTTTCTACTTCGCTTATGTATAAGAATCGTTCATTATAGGTATCAGCACCATAGATTTTAATTTTAAATTCTTTGGTTTCAATTGTATTTATCTTTAATACAGAATATAAAATATTATGAATTAACGCCCGATGATTTTCCTCTTCATCGGTAAAACGAGTCGGAACAATATTAAATATCTCAGTCGTAATAATACCAGGCTCATCGAGTGTGATAATTTTATTATGTCTAATTAATGCTTTATCTAATGTACAACGTTTAAAGTCTGCCGATGCAATTAATGTAGATTCATAATCCATTGTAACACCATAAGACATGTACTGCATATCATTAATATCGACGTTAGTTGTAACAGCATTAATATTGTCATAGATTAACTCAATCGGACGATTCGTTAATTCTTGTTCTATTTTCCAACCTAGGCGTTCTATATTTTTTTGCGTCTTTTCTGGTTTTGAAGAATCAGAAGATCCGATCTCGTAGATAAATCCAGATTTGCCTTTGATCACTAAATATAGTCCATCGATATCTTTAGGAATATTAATATTAAAATAACCGTCTTTTGTCTTTATTTCTTCAAAAATTTTTAAGAGAGGTAACTTCGGCAATTTGAAGTCATTTATCTTAACTTCTTCTGCAAGATAGAATTTTAAATCGCCGCTAAAAGACATGCTTAAATATTTCTTAAGCTGTTTTAAATCTGACAATTTAAATAAAGCATATGAAGATTCTTTATTAAAACTAAGTCGCATACTATATTTATTATCTTTATGATCTAAAAAAGAATCACAATCATAGAAAGACCAGTTATTAAATGAAGTCGGAATTGATAATTTACCTAAAGAGCTATTAATATTAAATTCTTTATCTCTTTCAAAATTAAGAATTGTTAAAGGATGTAATCGTTTATTAGACATTGAAGAATTAGGAATGAAGTTATTGTTCTCCATATGGAGTAACAAATACGATCCTTGCTTAGAAGAGTTCGGGAACTTAACAGCATGTTTTTCTTTTTTAATTATCACTTGTTCGTTCGCCGGATAATAATATTCTTTACCTTCTTCGTAATAATATCCAGATTTAACAACAATCTTGTCAGTAAAATCTTTTTTAAATGCTGTAACTGTTGTCTCAGTAGCAACAGCAGAATATAGTTCATCTTTTGGAATTGCTGCTATTAACTTGTTCTGATAAGATTGTGATAACTGTTTTGTTTCTTTGTCATGAATACTCTTAACTGTTTCAAGTAATTTTAATGCATAAGCATCTTGATGATGCTCGATTTTATCATATAGAATGTCAAGATTATTGAAGAATATTTTATATGGTTTTTTATATGTATATTCAACTTTTAATTCTAATGATTTTAATTTTGAAGCATCGAGAATTAAAATAATGCCTTCTTCTTCATATAGAATATAGTTATCTTCAGGAATTACATCGTCGCCATTTTTAACTTTAAATCCAGATTTAAGTACGTTAGCATATTTTAATTTAGCAACGCCTTCCTCATTCATTACAACTGTTTCTTTATGAGTACTTTCTTTGTATTCTATAGAAAGATAATCTGGAGTATTAATTGTATATTCAGCTAAGATATAATCTTCAATCTTATCGTCAAGAGTTAATTCTGTCGAGAATAAATAAGATTTTAAATCTTTAATTAGCGATAATGAATATTCTTGTTCACGAATATCGCCGCCATCTTTAATAATTAAAATATCAGCTGTCGGTCGATTTACTTTAGCGCCAATAATAGAGAAGTCTTTAACGACAGTAGATTCATAGTTCTGATATCGATAGAAAGCATGACCATCATGCGTATCAACTGTCAACCTATATACTTCTGAAGAATTAAGCTTAGGCGAGAATAATGCCTTATCAAGAGGAGTAACCACTTGGTACTTAATAGTTTTAAATTGTTTATGAGCAACAGAGGAGCTGTTATCTTTATGACTAAACTTAACCTCGTAGATATAGTTTACAGAAGAACTATCGTGGTTATTAAATCGGTGAGATCTATCGCTGATGAAATACGAGTCAATACCAGAATGTGTTTTAATATCTAAAATATCAAAATCTTTAGGAAGATTAATGTCTTTAATTAAAACAGTATCATATCCAGCCGAAGAAATCTTAACTAGATTTCCTTGAGCATCGGTATAATATCGATTTCGTTCTTCAGCGATACCCATAATTTTAAATATATCTTCTAACGTTTTTTTATATAAGAATTCTTTTGGATTCGCATATTCAATATTAATCTTTTTAATCGGGCCATCGATATCGATATAAGATAATGCCTTACCGCCAAATGTTCCTTCTTTAATTGGAGGCGTAGATTTTTTAATATCTTTTTTATTAACTGTTAAGAACAATCTACCTTTACCAGAATATTTAGTAACGGGCTCATAGTTAGAACTTAATAGTTGATCATTATAGTAAAGATTAAGTTTATAATCTGAACCTTTTATTCTTAATCGTTTCGATGAATTGGCTGGGACAATGATATCTTTTTTAAAGAATTTAAAAGAAGCATATCCGCCAGCAATAGAAACATATTTAAGAATTGGCGCAGAAATACCAAGATAAGACGATAACTTAATCGTTAACACTTCTCCAGATGTAGGTATTGTATAATCACCTAATACCGGATTTAATTTTACACCATCAATAAAGAATTCAATATTATTTGCTGATACAGCAAGTTCTGTAAGAACAAATCCTCGTTCACCAATTTTTGTAACAGATACTGTCACATTCTTAGGAATTTGCGTCGACCAAGAGAATTCTGTTTCTATTGTGTCGGCATTAAGTTCTTTCCGAGCAATAAGAGTATTTGTTTCAGCGTCTTTAATTCTTATGATACAAGAACCAATATCTTCTTCATACGCCAATTTTGCGATAGATACTTTAAAATCACTTAAATAACTAGTAAAAGAAAGTGATGCTTTCTTGTTCGTGTCGGCTACTAAAATATTATTATCTTCATCATATCGATATGTATTCTCTTTAAAAATATCTTCACGATCAAGAATGCTCGTTTTCTTATCAGATAATTCATAGAAGATAGTTTTATTTAACATATCTGGAGTTAATGATACACTTAATGTGCCAGACGAAGAATTTCTTCGATCAAGAATAACTCCTTCTTCTGCATTTTTAATGAAAGAAGATTTGTGAAAATCAGATAGTTTTGTGCCATAGAAATAATTATCGATATAAGACAAATGTTTATTCTTAATGAACCATTCATCATTATAGTATGGATCTAATTGATCGACATCATCGACAAAAATTTTGTCGATTAAAATATTGCCATTTCTATATTTAGGCTGAAACTCTAAAGTATACTTAATATCTTCTGGAGTATTATTTCTTAATATACCGGCATCTTCTAACGTAATGCCTTGGTCATATACTTGAGTCGGATCGACAATCTCTTCAAGATATATTTCTTTTCTTAGGTTTTTATCTTTAAAGAAACTAAATTCTATTTCTTTTGGCTTAACTTCTCGCATTGGAAAAGCATAGGCACGATAGTCAAAATCAAGAGATTTTAACTCAGTAGAATGTTTCTTTAACGTAAGAGTAATCGGAATCTTACGATCAGATTTCATTATATATTGAGCAGCTGTTTCTCTTGATTTAACTCGTTCATAGATATCGACATCAGTAGAGTCAGGTAATTGAATCTCTGAAGAATTATGCACATGAAGAGAATCGAAATATCCGACACCTTGCTGGTACATATAAACCGGTTGGTCCCAGATATGAGGCGCATGATTTAATTTAACAAATGAATGTTCCCATAGAGATTCGTCCCATACTTTTTCTTTAGCAATATCTTTATTAATCTCAGAGATGTAATCGTAAATAGTTCCATCTAGATATTCTTTAAATAAATTATCTTCGTTTAAAGATTCTATTTTAATATCTTTAAATGGAATATGGCCGGAGGCACTAATAATGTTTTTAATTAAATATTTTAGGCCAATCTCTGTAGAGTTAAAACGATGTTTATAGGCATCATAAATAGAGTCGTCGTCAAAGAGAATATGATTATTCTCATCGTCTTTTGTTCGAAATGCATCATAGGTTCTGTTAACAAGAGAACTATTCGTTTCGTGTTCGAATCGTTCAATTCCAGCAAACCATGCAAATTCATCAAAGATATTCCAGATAGGTTCTTTAATTAAATTAGTCGAATAATTAAAATTATTAATAGTATATCTAAGAACTTGCTCATGAACATTTTCTTCCTTTAGATATAGATTACCATCGTCATAATATGCCAAATCGTTTTCTTCATAAAACTCTTTTAAACTATATGTAATAGGAATATCTATATGTAAATCTATTATATCGTTACTAGTACCGATATTGGCTCGATACACATGAGAAGCAATCGTATCTTCCTTACCTGCATACTCTACGAGGAAGAATCGTTTATTGTAATTATTTACTTCTTCATATATGCTTTGAATTTCTTCAATAATAGATAGAAGTAACTTACCAGAGTTAGATTTAAACGGACGCCGACGTATCTGCATCCATTTAGGAAAATATTCAATAGCTTTTAAAAAGCTACTATGTGTTTTTTTATCGATAGCCATTAGCTTACCTCATGCCATCGAATTTCATCGAGAATAAATTTAGATGTTAAATCCTGAGTAATGCTGACATTGCTAGTAGGTACGCCGTCAACGAATACCCCAGTAACACTAAAATAGTTAACGCCAGGCTCTTCATATCCTATCCTTTCTAAATATCCGATATCAAGTGTTTCGTGCGGCGGAATTGAGTTGATATAATAAGCAAATTTAGATTCAATATTTTTTTGAATATCGACTAAGTTAGAATCAACATTGTCGACATTGATTGAAATCGTAATTGCTTTTAAATTAGGAACAACATATTCTATATAGAGCGATGGGCTGACTACATTTTTCAATCTATCCTTTGCTTCTTCTAAAGCAAGTTCTATTGTATGCTCTGTGTATTCTAACGGAATCACATAACAAATAGCTGTACCAGCACCATACGCTCGTGGGAAATAAGTGATATTACTAGAATACTGCATATCTAAAAGAGCTGCTTCTATTGCAATAGTATTACTTTTTGCATTAATAAAAGACCAATTAATTAATCGGAACAAAAGATTTTGATCTGATTCATTTGGCCTTCGTTCAAATCCACACATCTTAGCCATTCTATCAATATTCTGTCCAGTAAGAGAGGTGTAGATATATGGATATTTATTCTCTTCGATATATTCATAAGCTGCTTCTATTTCACTCGCAGTCGATATCATGAACAAATCTAATACTGACCCCTGTTCAATTCTATCTTTAATCTTATCTTCGAAGAAATCTCGTATACTCTTATGTATAGTCGTAAGGCTTTTAATCAAATCTTCACCTTCCTTAATACTTCTTGATTTTCTTCATCGTATATTTCGAGAAGAATATTGTGCCAAGACATATATTGTGATGGATCATTGTTAGTACTAACTAATGTTTTTAATCCATCTACATATTGAACTTCTTGAACGGCCGCTTTAATTGCGACAATATTTTCTTTTTTAAATTTATCTTCATGACGATATTCAACGAGTCTAGATCCATACCATGAATACAATGGCAATTCTCCAAGCTCTGTTTTCAATCGCATAACAGTTTGTTGAACATTATGTTCTTTTTCGTATATAGCTGAAACCTTAGAATTACTTCCTTTGGCGATATTCGGATCATTGATTTTAAACTTAATTTTTAAGTTTTTTTTTCTTTCTTCTCTAACAACAGAATTTAATAAAAACTGTATCTTTAGAGGAGAGTGATTGTCTTTAATCTGAAATTTTATTTTTAAAGTATTATTCTTATCGCCTTTAGCAATCACTATGTCATCATTTTTTAATTCGAAATCTACCATTTTAATCTACCTAAAGCACTTCCTAAAGCCTTAGAGGCATACCCTTTAACTTTATCAGTAACATAAGTTTTTAAACGATCGACTTGTTTATTTACCCATGCTCTAGCTTGAGCTAATTTTTCAGTAACAATTTGTCGATATTTTACAACATGTTTATTGAATCTATCGAGAGCTGTCGTAATTTTACCAAGACGTTGCGTATTAATAATTACCTTATCTTTTGTTTTACTAGATATGATATTTATATTATTAATTATTGAAACGCTGTTATTGATTTGAGCGTCCCAACTTCGCAATTTTTTATCCCAGTCCTTATAGATATTTAAACCTTTGTCAAGATAGCCGAGCGTTCTCTTTTCAAGACTATCATATTTTTTAAAACCTTCTGTTCTATATCTTTCAAAAAGCTTATTAGACCTAGCCTCAATTTCTTTTATAGAGTATTCTTGAGCTTTTTTCTTGATGGACTCAAATACTTCTGCAGCTGCTTTAGGATCATGTGTTTTTAAATGTTTATATGTTTTAATGATAGAAATTACTTGCTCACGTTTTTTTAAGAGCTCATTAAAATCTTTAATTCTTCCGTGAGTAATTTTATTAATTTCTTCACTTATTTTTTTATCGACAATGCCATCGAAATAATCATTTAATTTCGCAATCTCAGGAACAAAAGTTATATTGCCTTTGTCATCTTTCTTGCCTTCTTTTATAAATGGCAATGTATTTAATATTTCTGACATTTTTTTTAGTGCAGAAACATCATTAATTGCCTCGGCTTCTTTTATCTTCTTTTTTATTTCTTCAAACTTTTCTTGATCTTCTTTGCTTAATGTTACACTTCGGTCCTTAAGTCTTTCCTCAAGCTTTAAGTATCGTTTGGATAAACTAAATTTTTCTTTTTTCTCAAATTCTTTTTTGTAAATTTCTTCATAGTGTTTTGAAATATATTCTTGATTTTCTTTACCTATATACTCAATTATTTTATTATGATTTAGGTAACTCATACGGGTCCTATATTACAAAAGTAGGGTATAAAATACCCTACTCGTAATTTAATTATTTTATTTTTTCTCAGGCTGAGTCTATACTTTTTTTGATTCAGGCTTACCAGCTTTTTTATTTTTAAGATCAAAATACTGTTTAGCTCTAGAATCAAGATCTTTGTAAGCTTTTTCAAGAGCTACAAGAGTATCCTTAGCTTTAGTATCTGTACTTTTTTGAGCAAGTTCTTCATATGCTTTCTTATTTGTTTCATATTTCTGAGTTAAACTATCGTGGAAAGTTTTATAATCAGCATAATCTTTAACTTTTATTTCAAATACATTACTATTAAGAATAGGATCAAATTCTACTGCGCCTGAATCTAAAGCTTTTTTGATTTCATCAGATTTAGCGGGCATATTGCCAGCAAGCATCTCTTTCGAGAAAGCTTTGAAATCTGTAATAAGTTTTGTTGGATCGTCAATCTTTAATCCTTCATTTATCTCTGGCGGATTTAAGATCTTACTGAATAAAGGCATGTGAATATTCCGACGAATCAGAACATATCGATTCAGGTTTGGTTCCCATGCTTTAACGAGAACAGTACCTTTCATTTGAAGATTGCCAATAGCAGAACCTGGTTTATTTGGGATCTCTCTAAAATCAGACAGTTCAAATAATCGATTATTTAACTTATGTCCATTAATAGTTAATTCATCGACATTAAGATTTAATCGATTTGCTTTTATTTCAACAGTAGGCGCAATTAAATTAATTGCATGAGAATCAACACCAAGCTTTGTATTATTGCCGACGCTAAGACCGATAGCCTTACCTGCTTTTATGACAATACTCGCTAAACCAATTTTTTGGAACCAATCTTTAGATCGATCTGGGTATTCATAACTCTCTTCGGCCTCAACTGTATTAAATTTTAAATTTTCATACTTTTTAGCCTCATCGATCGGAGGAAGCTCTTCACCTGTAATAGTTCCAAGATTATTAATAGCTTTATCGAGCTCTAATATTTTTTTATTACTTTCAGTTATTTGCTTTTGATTAAGTAATTGTATTTGTTCAGCTCTCTTTTTTGCCGTATCTTCTTTTTTATTTGACTCCTCTTTTTTATCAGAGGAGTCTTTTTTTTCTTTATTTTCAGCAGGCTGTTCTGCTTTTGGTTTCTCGTCTTTTGGCTTTTCTACCGGTTGATTCTCTGCCATTATTGTATAGTTCCTCCTGAAGATTCATTTGATGTATCAGGGAATATGTCCGATAGCAGTCTGCTTTCTTTATAGATCTGCTTCGAATAATCTGGCAGCCATCTACCAGTGATAAGTGGCTTGCCAATTCCCTGTTCTATTATAACAGAATCTCCAGGTTTTGGGAACCATGAGTCAGGAGTATTCGTTTGAACCGGCATTCTTGATTCTTCTTGTATTTCCCCATATTTGTCAATATAGGTAACAGAACAAGTACAAGTTTTAACATCTGCTAAAATTACATTGCCTCTTGTTTTAAAGAAAGAATCGTTACGTATAGATTGCCCAGCGTAGTCATCTTTTATTTTGTTTTTAAAAAAGTCCATTAAATATCCCGTGGAATTAAAATATTAATGATAAATTTATCAGAGTCGTCTTTTTTAAAATCAAGAACGTTTTCTTGTTTCATTAAAGATAATACTGTTTCAAGATTTTTAACTGATTCGCCATGAGGAATTAAAGTAAATCCAAACCCAGAAGAAGTATAGATATTACTACCATTAAACTTATAACCACTTGCATAAGTAATGTAGTCTTGACTAACCTTATTTAAGAATTCATTTTTATCAACTTTCTCTTTATAAGAAAGCTTATTGTAGCATTCTGTTAAAATTTTTAGAATAACTGCATTTGCATATGGATGAATTAATGGTGCATCATATTCCACAGATTCTGAAGTTTCTACTTTAATGCAATTTACTTTCTCAGTTCTACTACCTAGTGAAAGATCTAATGTTGTCACATTCGATAAATCTTCATCATCTAATTTCTCAAATCTAGAAATAAAGAAATTAACTTGTTTTAATAAAAACAAATCAGAATCTGGAACATATATTAAAGGAGTCAATGCATTTTGAGCAAATCCACTTGAACTCCATTTATGTTGCCATTGAGAAATTTTTGCCTTAAGAAGCTCTTCTTCACTTTTCTTTTGTTCTGGATTTTGACTAGTATTACTTTGCCCTGGATATTTAGGAGCTAATAATTGATGATATGTTTTTAACGGCTGTCTTGTAAAGAATGAATTAAGAACATCAGTTGCCATATTAATCTTATACCCACTTTGAGGATATTGAGCACCAACATTTTCATTAATTGTATCGACAGCTGTTGTAAAATCATTCATCATAAAGAACTCTAAAAATCCACCAATAAATGATTTAAATGGATGAGCTTCCTTAATTTTTTCGTCAGAACTAAAGAATGGAGTGATTAATTCAAATAATGGCCCTTTTCGATTAAAGTTAGGAGTGCCAACAATGGTTCCCATTGATCCGCCCATGAATGGAATAAATGGAGTACCATTTTTAGTAAGTGGAGTTATCTGTAATGTCTTATAATTATTTAAAAATGCTGCAAGTTCAATGCCCCACATTTCACCTAAGAATGTAATTAATGTTGCTGTCTTGCTTCCAAGTTTTTTAAGAAGAGGACCTATTACTGGAATTTTTTCAGCAAATGCAATAATTTTTCCTGGGAATGCAAATGCTTTAGATAAGACACCAAATACTTTACTAATGTATTTAATAGGTCCTCCAAGATTCTCAATAATGCTATATTTTTTAAGAACAAGATTAATAACGCCATTGCCTTTCATAGCTTCGTTAAAACGAGCAATAGAAGATTCTGTAGCAATAAGTGACTTAAGCTCTTTTGCAACTGTCGCTTCGTCTTGAGCAATCTCTGCAATAGTCTTTAAAATCTCATCTAAATTTTCCATTTTAGGAGATAAATCTTTTAAAACTTTTTCTTTAAGATCATCAGGAAGTTTCTGAATAGCTTTATAGAGATCTGTCCCTCTAAGATTACCTAAAGCAGTTAAAGCTTCTTTTCTTTTCTCTAGGATATCAAGAATAGCTGCTTGGTGTTCTTTAAGTAAAGATATTAACCTAGTAGTTTTTTCTCTTTCGAAACTAACATCATCAAGAACACTTATAGCTTTTTCATAGTATGAGAGTTGAGCTCTTAAAATTTCTGTCTCTTTAATAGCAATCTCTATTTTTTCAGGATCTCCAGTTTTAACTAATGCATTATTTAATATTTCAAGTTTAGAGACATCAAAAAGATCATTAAATTTATTGTTATAATCTATCTTTAATTGATCAATAGCATCTTGAAGTTTTTTAATAGTATCTTTTTGTTTTTGAGTTCTATTGACATCTGGAATTTTATCTAATTCTTCTTTTTCGGCAGCTAATTTTTTATAATCTTCATAGTAAGCGTTTCTTGAAATATTGCTATTAGAAATGTTTATGTCTGGGAGTTTCCCATTTTTTTCATATTCTTCAAGTGCTTCTGCTGATATTTTTAAGCTATCGTATGATGATTCAATTTGAGTTTGAAGAGTAGATATTTTATTTAGCAAATCTTTCATTCCAGTTCTTGCGTCTTCTATTTCTTTAGCAAGCTCTGGAGAAATTGAACTACCAGATATATAATCTTTTAATTCTTTACGAACAGCATCGTCAGTGATTAATGTATCCCATTCATCCCATCCACTAGATAATTGTTCTAGCTTTTTATATTCATCAGCATATTTAGGACGAACACTTTTTACAAAATCATTCATGAATGCAAGTTTAGCTAGTTCAAGAGCTTTGGAATTATCTCTCCAAATTTCTACTTTGTTAACAAGAAGATTTAATTTATCCTTGTAAAAATTAAAAGTAAATTTGTCTAATGTCTTTTTTGCTGTCTCTGCGAATTTTTTATATTTTTCGAGATGCCTTTCAAGCATAGAAATTTGAGCTTCTTTTTTTCGAATTTCTGTATAAGCACTATATGCTTTAGATTCACCTACTCCAGACAAAGAAGGCTCAATCTTAGCAATTTCTTGTTCTAAATTGTTAATAGAGCTATCTAAATTTGTAATTATAGAATCAGTATTTGGTATGCCTTTACTTAAATAATTTTGTTTTTGAAGTTTTAATTTAGAAAGTTCTTCGTTTTTATTATAATAATCTTGAACATTTTTAGAAAAAACATCATCATTCATATACGCTTTATAATTAAGAGTCTGCTTTTCAATTTCAATTATTTCATGTTTTATGTTAGAAATCTTTTCCTCATATATAGGAACTTTTCTAGCAGCTAACTCTGAATTAATTTGATATCTTTGCATTCTCTCATATTTATTACTAAATTTTTTATAAAGCTTATCTGAATATTTTTTTCTTAATTCATACATTTTTTCTGCTGTAAAATCAGAAATAGATTGTATGATTTTTTCTGCGACTTCTGAATATAACATATTTCTTAAAAAGAGAGCATGTTGAATCATTCCCAAGGAAGTACCAAGAACTTGAACAGTTCTAAGTTTACTTTCTTTATCATTAATAGGGTCTACAATAGCATCAGGAGAAATAGTTGTTACAAACCCAGTTTCAAAACTTAAAGAATGAACAATATCTCTGGCAGTAGCTGGGCCAGATAAACTAGTTACTTCATCATGAATTACGATAAAATCATGTGGCTTAATAGAAGGATCTCCATATACAACAAGATTTCCTGTGTATAGTTGCTCTAAGGATTGACGCAAACGGCTAATTGTCATCTTTCTAGCAGTTTTTTTAAAATTATGATTTTCACCGCCAGAAAGAAGGTCATAGTCACCAAGTCTTCCGACAGTATTTCTCCAGGCCCATCCTAGAATATTTCCGATAATAACACCACCGCCAAGAGTTTTGTCAACTAATCCATCTGTAGAATCAACATTGAAAAGATTTTCAGCAGTTGTACTTGTTTGAGAGCGTCCATAAAGCCAAGTGTCAACAATCATTTTTCGTTGATATTCTGGATAAATATCTCGATCAAAATACACATCATCAGTAGAACGTTTCATGTCTTCATATTCATAGACGCCACGAGCAACTGTCGTTACTTTATTAGAAGTAGTTTGAATATCGTTTCTAATAATATCATTATCTGAAGTATAAATATGGATTTGTTGGAATGGTTTTCTTAATTCAATAACCCCATTATCGGCAGTTTTACCATATCGATATGCATAATACCAATCTGGTCTGCCTAAAAACACTGTACTTCTAAATCCAAAATTATCGATAGCGCCAATAAAAGACGGACTTGCAGAAGCCGAGAATTTAAGGATATCCCATAGCGTTCTACCTTGCGTTTTTATACTAACATATGGAGCCTTAAAATCGCCATTGTCCCCAAAGTGGAATGGGAATAAATCTCCAAGATTAGAAAGACCTGCACCAATTGATCCAAAAAATTCATTATCTGTATTCAAAAGCCCTTGTAAATAAGACTTATTTAATTCGCGCGAATTTTCATCTTTTAAAAATCCTCGATAATATTTCCCAGATAATTTTTGATTACCAAAATAAACACCAGATTCATCCACTTCGTAAATATTTTGAACAGGTTCTCCATTAATAAAAAATCTATTATAAGATACTTGTCCAAAATGATAAAGTCCGAACGGATTTACGGCATTCATTGCTGAACGTAATATTCCAGAAGTATTTCTTACCCAATTAGAAGCAAAGTCTTTATTGTGAAGATCCTTAAGAGCGCTAGACAAGAAATTATTATCAGTTACTGTTAAGAAAGAACTAATTAAAGTTCTAGGAGTTACACCACCATAAGATTTACCATAATTAGATGTATTCCAAGAGAGATAACTTAATCCACGATTTTTTATTTTGTCTCCATAGTTATCTTCAAGAATTGGATTTGACAGTTCAATTCCATCGCCTTGAGCTGTTATTTGAACAACTTCTCCTCCCAATACTTCAGTAATGGTGCCATTAAACATAGGGTTTAATTTAGCACTATCAGAACCATATCCCATTCTTAAATGAATACGAGCTCCCGCGACTAGTTTAATTCCAGAATGTTCAGGGATCAGGCTTCGTTTGAATTCAGCTTCGCGTACAAATTGCTCCGGATTGAAAATCGAGTCATAAACTTTTTCCATAGCAGCAACGCCATATTGTATCTGAGTAAAGAATCCATCAGTCGGATCAAATGATTCATATTCATCAATAATATTGTTGTACAAATTATTGAGGACAATTGTGGCTGTATCAGCTGCAATGTTTTTGGATTTAACAACTTGTATCGAACTAATAGAATTAGAGCTATAGAAACTGTCATGCATTTTCCAGTAGCCAGTTTGAAGACCTTCGTCAATAAAGATCAAATGGAATGTTGGAAATCCTCGAAGCATCCTTCCTCGAATATCAGTTTGAACCATATTAAGAAACATATCTCTGATTTTTCGGAATGGCTGTTTATTAGCAGTTAAAACAAATTTTTGCTGCAATGAAGATATCATATCAGTAACAGTGTTTTCTTCAGAGTCCTCAGTCCCAAGTTCTTCTAAATCCTTAACAATACCAGTTGGTATCATTGCTAAGAATAATTTGCGAACTCGTTTTTCTGATTCTGTAAGCGAAGCAGTTTTACCAGACAACTTAGATAGAATCTTTTGCTTATAAGCATTTAATCCTACTGTATCTTTACTGAAAACTAATTTCCAAAGTTCATCATCTTCAATATTCATTGCAAGAAGGAAAGCTATAAAGATTTTGCCATTTACATAGGTTGTTTTATTTTTCATGACAAACTCTTTTAAGGTATCATAGTTTTTCTTTTCTGCATTGTTGGCAAGCTTTAGATTTTTAATAAATTCTAATGCTTTTGTTTCACTAACTGCGCCTGTTCCTAAAACATCGATTAAATATGTTGGCATAATATCTTCCATTACAAGAATGGCAAGTATATAAAGAACATTTCTTAAAAAAGCTACTTTTGAATAATTGATATGATTTATACAATTTTTCATATATTGCGTAGTTTGCCAGATTGGAGCTTTAGAATAATATGGATCAATAAAACTTAATCGATAGTTCATGAATTCTTCACGAGAAATACCTATACCTTCATTATAATTTTTATATCGAATATCATAGACTTTATCGTCATATCGATTAAGAATTCTGTTTTTACGAAGAGCCTCTTCTGTAAATACTGGAATAGATAAGGCACCCATAGTTTTTATTCTAAATTGATTATATTTATCTGCGTAAAGAATATTATCATAATTCTGAGCTTCACATGATTAAAATCACGTGGTTCTAAGAGAGCCATAAAAAAGTTTCTCTATTAAGAAGTTTGGATCTCTAAGAACCCCTTATTCTTTTAGGCGTGCCCAGGTCGCCTCTACAGCATAAGATCTTTCGATCTACAGCCTTACTTTTAACAAATATAGTATAGCATATTTTCTGTAAAATATCTATATTTTAAGGGCATTTTTTAGAACCACGTTTTGTGAAGCCTCATTCAGCTAGAAACGCTACTTTCTAACCGGCGGCACTACCCGCACCTTGTATTTTCATACAAGCACAGACTATATCTTATCCATATTAAGCACTATCTGCTTAACTTAGGCGACACCACTTCCACCGTCAATCGCTTACGGTGTACGACCCTCAAGAGGTCTAGTCGTTGAACGTTCCGGTTTAAAAATAGATCCGGCTTCGCTGCTGATTGCCCATTGTCACTTAGTACTTAGGATTTAACCGTATACTATCTCAAAGATTTATTTCTACTTTCGTGACCATCAAGGCACTTTGAGCTTTAGGGGTTCCCAGCAATTCAGTGTCTTTGTTGGACGGATTTAACCCGCCACTAGATGCTAGTTTCCCAACATCCTTACTAGTTTCCAAAACTGTATCTCATGACTAAAAGTCAGGAGTGTTAGTTTGAGATTTTAATAACTATAATATGTTACGCCAGAATCTCCATATGTTGTAGGCTTCCATTTTTTATATATTTCACCATATGCAGCAGCATAAGCTTCTTTATTGATTTGTTCTTGAATATCATCAGGGAGCAAGCTCACTCCTGAAGAAGAATATAATGATTCAGTACGATTATTCCCTTTTAATAGAAGATTGTTTTGCTTTCTATAGAGAATTTCATTATCGGTATATTTTTCTACTAGTTCTTTATATTTAACATTAATTGCGTCATCAATTTCAGTTTGGTTCGTTGGAAATTTCTTTTTAAAATCTTCTTTTTTCGCTGAAGAATACTCTTCGTTTACATTAGCAAGAAGAACTGCATTTAATAAGCGACGGATAAATTGATGGTTAAGGTCTTTTACTCCATAATTAGTTCCTGATCCAGTATTAACTTCACCTTTTTTCCAGTCGCCATTTTCATCTTTAGATTGCCGATATGTTAAATCAACAGAAGCGTCTGGATCATTATTGTCTCCAGATGCTTTTTCGATATCTGATTTAGTAGTTGTATTTATTTTTTCAATAGATTTTGTTTTAGACTCATTACCATTACTTGTTCCTTTATTAGCATCGCGATCAGTAATAGTTACTATTAATTTTAAAATATCTTCAATATCACTATTATTTGTAATCGGATTCTCTTGAAGATAAGTAATGGCTTCCAGTGCAGCTTTTTTATATTCATCAATAACAGTAACAAGTTCTGTATCAGTACCTGCAGATTTATCTTTATTAGAATGATACAACCAAGTATAATATGGTTCTTGAAAAGAAGCTTTAATCATTTTAGAAATATTCCAATGACTATATCCATCTACTTTAGCAGTTAATGTTTGTTCTTTTTTCTCATTAGGAATTATCTTATTCTGGATCGTTTCTTCAGCTTCTTTTAATTCTTTGAAATCATCTCGATTAGGATAATTTGTAGACTCTGATAATATAGGTTGCCCACCACTTGATATGGTATTAACTTGATCAGCAGTTAAAAATGAGAAATCAAAGAATGGATCAGCACCATCTTTTATACTTCCATTTTCATCTTCAAATATTTTTTTTGATTCAATTACAATTAATCGTTTTAAAAGATCTGAGAACAATGGATATTGATATACGAAATAAAAATCAGGATCTACATAAATTTGCCCTCCAGGATTTTTATACCGAACAAATTCAAATCCTAATTCTCCAAGTTCATATATTGTCGGTAATTGCAAATCAGGATATAACTCCGCTCTTGATAAATTATCTTCAAGATCAAAATAAGACAAAGGCAATGTATCAGTAACATTTTCAGGAGCATCTATTGTTCTATTAAGTGTTCCTTCATAGAATTTTTTAATAACTTCTCGATTACGAATTGTTCGGTCAACAGATTCCATAACGACATCAACTTTAATTAACCCAGGATAATTAGGCACAGTAGATGTTCTTACAGATGTTACAATCACTTCAAATATACCAAGTAATTTTGTGAATTCTGAATCAATTCTAAATGGATATAGTGGCAATGCATTAGGATAACGCTGACGTAAGTATTTTACGATGCGAGGAATCTTATCAAGTTTGTCAACAGTTTCCTTGTCGTATGTCATAATGCTAAAAGTTATATTGGCATTTTGCCCGCCCATATATTGAGGAGAAACACCACCGCTCATGCTGTTAAGAGAAATTTCGGCAAAAGAATTTGTAAAATTAGCTGTAAATCCTTGAACTAAAACATTTGTTAAATATGTTTCATATGTTAAAGAATCTAATGTTTCAAATTGTGAGTCATGAACATTTTTAGCTAATTCTTCATTACCACTTAAGCCTTTATAGTTTTCATCAATATTTTTTTGATCGACATATTGAGATGCACAATATTCTAAGAATTGATATCCATAGTTTCCAGCATATAATATGCTAGGATCATTAAATTTAAATTGTAATTCTATTTCATTGTTAGCAAAGATGGAATCATATTTAACGAACCAGTTAGGACTACTTGTACCAGTAGACTGTCCTCGTCCACCAGATTCGGCTGGAGATTTTGCCGCAACAAAGTTGGCTGCGAATTGTTGTCTTAAAAGATCATAAACATCACTAGAATTTTCAGTATCCAATCGAACTCTTATTTGCAAAAATGGAATTCGTTCGCCTTTTTCGCCAACAGGTCCAAATGGCATCTTTTCAGAAAGTTGATTTGAGTAAGGATGATCATTATACTGAATGCCATCATTGAAAGTAAGATAACCTTTGCCATCAAGATATGAAGTAAATTTCTGAGCAAATGTTTCATAATTATCAACTGTTAAAGTTTCATCATATTGATACGACAAAATATTTCGCCATAATCCATCTAGCTTTTCAAATAATTTCTTATCAGCATCAGATGGAGTATATAGTACTGGATTCTTTTTATTTTGTCGATTATATCGATTTCTAGATTTTTCTAAAAGATTAATTTTGCTTTCATTAGGAGCAAAAATAGATATAGTCGGATCTAATGTATCGACTGGGAAATAAGCAGATTTATTAGCGAATAGAGTTTGTTTCATAAACTCTTTTGAATATACTGGAAGTTTCTCGTCTTTTAATTTGTTCCCAAGAAGTAATGGTTGTTGATAATACCAACGAAATAAATCATAATTAATTGTTTTGGCGAAGAAATTTCGATAATCTACTTCTAAATCGCTTAGTAATCTTGCATTTGGAACTTGCGGCATGAAAGCGTGATGATTAAACTCGCGCAATAATAATGTAACATGAAGCAATTTAGGATAATTAGCTACAGTCTCAATAGAGAAACTATCAAAAATAACAGCATCCATTCCAAGCACTTCATTCACATATTTATTCTCGATTGGGATATAGGGAGCAAATTGGAATTGAGACAATAAAGAACGAACACCATTAATATGATAAGTAACTTCTTTGGCCTTGTTACTTTTATTTGTTTTTAATGTAACAGGGGCACCATTAATTCCTCTATCTTCATTAAAGAAACATTCGATCTGAAGCATCTTATCTTCGGTATATGAATTAAATACCGCAGAACCTTTAGATCGTAAGATTGGGGATTTTGGATAATTAGATTGAGACACTGTTTTAATAGAAACAGGAGGAACAAATAATGTTACATCACCTAATGTTAAAGTCCAATCTCTAATAGATTTCAAACTTTCAGAAATATCTCCACGACCAAATGCTTTTCGTTGAACCTCATGACGATTGTCAAATTTCTCAATAGATTTCCAAACTCTATCTGCCCATACTTTTGTATCGTGCTCATAAGAGTAAGCTTTTAAAGAAGGATTTGCACTACCACTATATTTTAAAAGAGACGCATATTTTAATTTAGAAATTACATACTTATTAAGATTAATCCATTTGCCATCAACTTTTAAATAAATAATAGAAAGTAAGCGGCGGTAATGTTCCATACCATAAGCATTGACGCCTGCTTCTTCAAATATAGTATCTTGCTTTCCTTCGATACCAAGATATAGTCCATTGATAAAATTACGAACTAGCTCATTATCAAATGAACTATAATCAGCTCTTCGTGGATAGCCTGACATAGTATCTTGTTTTTCGGAAAAGTTTAAATCAACCACTAATTTAGCCGCTGTTGCTTTTTGAAACATTGTACTTACAAGACGTGATCCTAAATATCCGTCAGCAATACTTAATATATCTGTATCATTTTGTTTAATAAGATATGCAGAAGATCCATTAGAATATGACGGTTGTTTATTACTATTTTTTTGAGCATAATCTTGGTACCAATCGCAAACTTGATAGTATCTTCTATTCTTATAGGCAAACCAATACTTTTCATTTGCATCTAATGGTTCCCATTTTTCAAATGTGCCAGGATCTTTACATGTATATTTACACATGATTGCCTTATATGTAGACGCTTCTTGAAATGTCATTTCCTTAAATTCTTCTACTTTTTCATATTTTATATGCAAAACTTCAGGCGCGTCAAAAAATAAGAAACGAATACCCATGGCATCTTCATTGATACTATCAAACATTGATTCGATTTTTTCATTGCTTGTTTTAAATTTGTCAGCAAAAAAACTGATCATCTTTTTGCGAGATAAATCTATATATTCAATAATTTGAGGATCCTTAACACCAGTTTTTTTGAAGTCAAATTTGATGGTATCGCCATCGACTGCGCCAGTAAAAATTGGATCATCAAGTCCTTGAGTAGAAGGACTGCCGCTATAATAGAATGCATCCTTATTCACAGTCATTGTTAAAATAGACTTAGAAGAATCAAAGCCATCTTTCTCCGGAGGGTTTTCTGTGTAGAAGGTCGCATCATCAGGATTATCGACTGTTAAACTTTGATCATAAATAGCTGGATCTAAAATCTGATTTTTTAAAAAATCTTCAATTTGTGGCAATCCTATTTTAGATTCGTCAACAATTTTTTTAAATTGCTCGTCAGAACCATCCCATCCTCCACGTTCACCAACTCTTTTATAAGTTTCCCAGAAAGGTTTTTTGTCTTTTTTCTTATCTTCTTTTTTGTCGCCTTTGGAATCAATACTTTGATTTGAAGCAGTATTGGTTGAAGAGTTAGTACCATAAACAGTATCATCTTTTTTTACATGATGTCTAGTAAATGCGTCTTCAGAAGATTTCTTCTCTTTTTCAGTTGCAGAAGTTTCACTATTTACTTCATTATTATCTGAAGTGCTCATTTCGTTTCTCTCTGAATAAGCACCTAAATGATTACGTCTATTATAATTATCTTTTCTTGCTTCTTCTAGATTGTGATGTCTTTTATGAAAAGCTTCTTCAAATGGATTGTTCTCTATTTCTCCAGGAAGAGGTTCTGGAACATGATGTCTTTTGTATGGATTATCTGTTTTAATTTTCAGAGAAGGAGTTTTTTCTACAATATGATGCCGCTGATTATTAAGTTTTTCTAAATCAGGTTTTACAGACCCTTGTGGCCCACTTGTAGATATATGATGCCTTCTATATGCATCATTATTGTTATTATCTTCTGCCATATATTTTCCTCGCTCAAGTATATAATATACCCCACCTTGTATAAATGGGGTATAAGGTGGGGTTAAAATGTAAATTTATATACTTATATTATATCGTATTAGAACATATTAGACAAGTAACTCATAGCTTCAGTTATAGGCATGTCTGTATATTGTTGATTAACTCTTGTTGTAACTGTTATATTTTGGCGATTTCCTCCAAGAGCTAATGAACCCATATTCATTAATGCTGCCGCAGTTGCTCCTCCATCTGTATTAGATGTACGAACATTAATTAAATATCCAGAATTATCGCCATAACTTGGAGCCTGAACTTCTCGAACCATTACATTATCGTCCATAGGAGCTGTTACAGAATTATCAATTTGAGGAATTGGATTTTGTGTTCCCATTCCAGCAAGAAGAATAGAAGCGCCTGCGCCCATTGCCATACCAAGTAATCCTTTTGATCTCTTAGAAGCAATTTCTGTAAGTATATCCTTACCGACAATCTCGCCTTGTGTTCCAGATAGAATTCCTTCTGTGATTCGTGTTACATCGATATTATTTTGGTTCATAGCGCCAGATGAATTAGTAACATTAAAATAATTATAATCTAATCCATTGTTTTGGCCAATGCCGAGAACCATATAATCAGCAATATCATTATGCTGTTGTATGGATAAATCATATGCTCTTGTGTCAACATGTGAAAATCTATCTCCGACACGAGAGAACATATCGACAGTAGACTGTTTCAAATCTTGACTTAATTTTGCTTTATACGCAGCATTCATCTGCTTTCTAAAATGAGCTTCTTTTTCTGCGTCGTCAATAATATTTGTTACATCAACTCCATATTGAGCATAATCGTCGTATGTCTTTTGTCCACTTTTGATTAAAGAATGTTCTGCTTCTGTTGTCGCATCAATTAATACTTTTAAATCTGGTTCTTTTTTAAATAAAGAATCAAAAATAAAGTCCCAGTTTGTTTGACTTGCTTCGCCGCCATTAGGATTAATCGCTTTTTGATCAAGTAGATTTGAAAGCGCAGTCATTCTGTCAGAGATTTGACTTCCGCTAGTCATAGCATTACGAATTCCTTCAGATAACTGAATAGGAACATATTGATCATTAAAGTTTTTTGCCGACAAACCAGATTCGACAGCGCCGATAGAAAACAAGTTCATTAATCGACGATCAGAGATTTTTAAAACATTATCTTGATTTTGTGTAGAATCAGATAAAACAATATTGTTAAGGCCAGAGAAATGGTTTTCAAATTTAGAACGATTTAATGAATCTTCTACAATTTCAGAACTAACAAGTAAGTTATTTAAATTCTTAATTGAATGATATGGCGCACCTGCGTTCTGTGTCAATTGCGCTGTAGATTTCAATTCGCCAAATTCGTCGGTCGAAATATCCTTCATCATTTTTTTATAATGAGTCATGATATTCGCTTCAAACGCATCATTTTTTAGGCTATCAAGAAGCTCGCCCTTGTCATTATACAAAGTAGTTTGAAGATATCCGATAGAGTTGTCGGCAGCTGTAGCATATGCTAAAGCATCTTCAGACATCCCTTTAAAGGCTTTCTTTAAATTGCCTTGGGCTAAATTAGTTGCATATAATAAGTCACCATCGTTATCGGCATTCATTTTTACTTGTAAGAAATGATTAGAGCGAATATGTTTATCGGACATATCTTTGTTTAAATATACTTTAGCAAAACTAATAGACTTCTGATAGTTATAAGGATAACGGCTTATGGCCATTACTGTACCTTCTTCTTCTAATTTCGCTAATTTTGCAGCTCGATCAGCTTTAGACATTCTTTTATCTAAAATACCAACATCTTCAAAGAACTGTTCGCTAACTTCTGCTATAGCTGGAGTGTATCCTTCATCGATAACATCTTGAACTGTTTTAACGATCTCGTTGCCTTTTGCATCTTTTCCTCTTGAGAAAATTTTATTCTTAGTATCGAATGCGTCCATTGCTAGATATTCTGCTTCACCAGAACGACGAATACCCATTTCGTAGAAATTGGTTTGTCTTATTTTCCCTTTTTTATAAGCATCGTTTTTCGTATTTTGATTAAGTTTCTCTATGGAGTTTCTTAATATCTCTGCATTTTGCGAAGCATTCCTTGCAAATTCAGCTTTTTCATAAGAGTCAGTAGCATTTTGCATCTCTTCGATACTTTCATTATATCGACGATAATTTGTTTCAATTTGAGTAAACAAATTGTCAGTTTCATCGTTTGCTTTATAGCTTGGGACATTAATATATACACGTTCTCCATCTATATTTAAATGGTATCTTTGTCCAGTATCGACATCGTGTCCATGACTTATCTTCTCAGAGATATCTCTAGAATCTCTTGAGAACTGCGCATAAGCTATAGCTTCTGGGCTGTCTGGATTCCTCATTAGTTCCTTGAAAAGAGTAATGGGAGCACTTTTTTGGGCAACACTATGAGCGCCTTTATCTTCTTCGTAAACAATTGCGGCCATAGAAGAAATAGCATCTCGTTTTAAATGAAGCCATTCTTTTGAGAATCTATTATTTTTATAATGAAGATCATGTGCTATTTTTTGAGAAACTTCATCTAATTTCTTGTAATTATCAGATTTAGTTATATCCTGTGTGCCGAATTTAATCATTCTTACAGATGTTCCAGCTTTCATTTCTTCTTGACCAAAAAGCTTCATACGAACTTCTGGATCTTCGACTGCATTTTTGAAAGAATTAAATGGATGAAAAGCAAGTCCAAATTTATCGGCTTCTTTTTGAGCTTGTGCTTCTGTCATGCCTTGATTCGCAGCAAGTAAATCTTCTTTTATTTTTGTTCTTTTTTCGTTTTGTAATTTGATCATTTCAAGATAAGCTTCTCTTACTTTTTGATCATTTGGCAATGCCTTATGGATAGTCTCTAATGCTTTTTCATTTAGTGACATAGCCATTAGAGAATCTTGTTCGCTTCCGCTAACCGCACCAATAACAGACTTGGAGCCATGAGAATGAGCATATGGGAAAAATTGAGTTTGCTGATGCGTTCCAATTATATTGGAAAGAAGATAATTCATTTCATGCATTGACTCGGAATCGGACACTACAGCATGAACATTACCAGATCTTTTTTTCTTTATCTCACGGCCAAGACTATATCCAAAAACTTTTTCATTTAATTCTTGGAACATTGTAGCGATAGGATTAATTAATTCATCGTCACCAGTTACATGATGAATCACATTTAATGATCCACCATCAGCTTTATACTCTCCTAATGTTTTTGTTGTAATTCTAAGATGTTTACCTTCAATTTTTACTTTAGTTGGATCTGAAGGATCTATTTCAAATATTTTATGGCCAGCATTCTGTTCTATATTAAACCAATCAGATTGATTTAAATAATCAACGATAGCCTCTCTTATCTTTTGTTGGTCACCATTAAATTTAGCTTTTATCTCTTGAGAGCCAGAAGCATGATGCATTGTATTATCGATCATTCTTCGAATTAAAGTAATTGGTTCTGCCCTTTTTATATCTTCTGGAGAATTAGAAATACCCATTACTAAGCCTTTTTCTCCATTGATATCGAAATAATGTTGATTCAATATTTCTGTTACTATATATCTTTCTCGGAAAAGCAATTGTTCGGCCGACAAATTAGCCTTTCCAGATAAATGCGAAAGAGATCTACGAAGAGCTAAAATGTTGCCTCTTACAATATCTTCTAATGCTCCATCGGCAAAAAGTTCTCGAACAGTTCCAACATTATAATATGGCAATATTCCATGAAGGTAATCGATTTGCATTAAATAGTCGTCAATATCATTTTTATTGACAGAGATAGGAATGTCTTTTCCTTTGGACTTTTGAAATTCAGAGAACATTCGTTTCATTGCTCTAAGCTCTTTATCTTGAACTGAGACCATTTGCCGCATTTCATCAGAATTGTAAAAATCATAATTGAGGATATTATGCTCTTCTCGTTCAAAAAAAGTTTTAAATTTTCCGTCAGAATCTTTTACTTTTAATTCACCAAAGAAGAATCTATCTAATTCACCAGCTTTTTGATTTTTCCCTTGAGGATTAGAAACAGCTTTTTTGATGCGATCAAAGAATTTGCTGATTCTAACACCAACTTCTTTCATCTCATTTAAATCTGTTGCTGAATTAACTAAGTTAGAAGTTTGAGCGATATTCCCAATTCTAGGTGTCCCTGCTGTCGCTTTTTCAAAGCCATACATGACACCTTTAATATTGCCAATATATTTATCTAAATCTTCTGGACTATTCTTTAATATATTATATAGCAATGGGTTTTGAGCATTTAATTGTTCTATATTCTTAAATGAATGGAAAAGATTTTCAAGATCTTGAACTGAATGTTTCCGCAAGAACTCATACATGTGAGGATGTGTTTGTTGCAAATTAACATCAGTTCGTATTTTAGAAGCAAGATCTTTTACATCTTTTAAATTCATGGATCCGATTTCTTTGTAGATATCGTTATTCCGATTCATGAATGATATGCCGTCATTTATGTTAGTCTTTAAAACATTAATAGCTCTTAACTGATGCGTAAGACTTTGCTCCATTGCCATATAGTCTTGGACTTTTTGGTATTTAACAAAATCATCTAGATACTTTAAGTCTTTACCAATATTTTCATTGCCGAACATCCGCTTTCTCATATTTTTTCTAGCGTTTGCTTTTAAGTCGACTAATTTTTCTTGATGCGTTACATTTCCATTTTTGTCTTTAATATCGATTAAAAAATTCGGTAATGCTTTATCGACATAATTTTTAAACCCTTTGGCATTAGTACTTAAAGCATTTTTTATTTTTACGTCTTCTAATACTTTATAAAGACGTTTTCCAGAAAATCTTCTCGGAACGAATCGACCGTTTTTAACTGCTTCTGAAGCGAATACTTTAGTAGCTACGTCAATATCGCCATGAAGAAGAAGTTTCATAGCATCAAAATCCATGAGTTCGCCAACATAATGACCAAAGTTATTTCTTTCAAAAATATCGGCAACACCATTGAAAACAGTTCCGATGCCCATGCCCATTGTGGAAGCAACATGTTTTGTACTATCGGCTACAAGTTTCATTGTTGTTTGACTTCCGACAGATTTAGCATTAAAGTAGCTGTATATATTTTGATGAATCAATTCTTTAAATATATGAGTAATGTCGTCAAAATCTACGACGCCTACTTTTTCATTTAAAGATTTATTTAATATTTCTGCAATTTCTTTAGGAGTTAAAAGTTTGCCTGTATTGCTATCTTTAAAGACTACCTTGCCAAAAGCATCGCCTTTAGATTTATCATAGAAAATATCGCTATTACTTCTAGAATCTCTTTTTGCAATAACGTTAAGATCCTTAAAATATGCAAGCTTCGCTTCTTCTAATGCTTCGTACTGGCCTGTTTCATGATTAAAGAAAACCGGCATTATATTTTTTATATATTTATCATTAATGCTAGTCTCATTTAATTTAATCATTTGTACACCAGCAGACGTTTCTGTCATATGGTGAATATCAGCAAGTTCTTGAGCAACAGATGCAGATCCTTCTGCTACATTTCTAAGATGTCCATGAATTTTATTTTTTAAATTATCAGGCGCATCATTGTAGAAGCTGAGACTTTTGCCAGACATTAAATCATATTTTTCTAACACTGTATCTGTAGAGCTACTAATCTCTTTTTCTAATGTAGAAATGTCTTCATAGTGAGAAGAAATCAGCATATTAGCATTTACTGAATGTTCTACAGATCTGTCATCAAATCTTCTTAATGTTGGCTGATCTTTTAAACTTCCGTAATCAAGACCAGTTAAGTCGCTAATTTGATCAATATACTCAGGCATTATCGTTGACATTTGTTGTAAATGATTCTGGATATAACGACTAGATGCAACATCTGAACCTGGACCAACTTGTTTATTTGAATTAGATGCAGATAAAGTAAAAGAGATTTGACCAAAAGAAGATTTTCTTGCTTCAGTACTATAAAATCCTTTAGCTAAAGAACTATAGGGAACATCAACTTGCTGTTTTTCTATAATGAAAATAGGATCTTTATTGGCATCTATAGTATAACGATGAGCTCCTGTAGCCGAAGAATTTAAAAGAATTAATTCTCCAAAATTATTTGCTTGTTTTCCATTAGAAAGTAGTACAGGATTTTCAAAAGGTTTAGAGAAAAATTCTTGAATAGCTCTTTGATTTGCAGGATATTGAGACTGATCTTTGTTAAAGATCATTTCAAGATAATTGGTACCAGATGCTCCTCTCATATTTGGATCTTTAGGTACAAATCCAAGTTTTTCGAGCGCTTCTGCAGAATCAGTAGATCCTGTAGAGTTAATAAGATGATCCGTAATGAAAGATTCACTTACAACTTTATTGTCAATAAGATCATTAAACACAGGAACAAGATCTTTTAGAATAGGCTTAAATCCTATATTCGTAGTTGTATACATTGACCCAGAAGATCTAGCACTCTTTGCTACAAAATTATAACTTCCGGCATTAGATTTTCTATTATTAGGACTGTTAAAAGTTGTATTCTCATATATCTCTCTAGTAACAGAATTTAATCCTAATTGAACAGCAGAAAGTGAACCAAATTTATTAACTTTTGTTTTAGATATCCTAGCAGCTATTTCATTATATGGCTCAAGCTGTTCAACACCAAGTGAAATATATCCAGAAGTTTTCTTGCCTTCAAAATCACGAGATTCTAAATATCGAGTTGCCAAACTAATGCTATAAGTATTTCCGCCAACTTTTATATAGGGAACGCCTTCTTCAAAAACAACCATTGGGATAGAATTAGTTAAATTAAATTTTCGGCCAACTGAATCCTCAAGGACTACACCATGAGAAGAATGAATTGTCATATTAGCTAAATCTAAGTTATCGATAATAGTATCTGCTAAATTAGTGATTGTTTCATTCGCAGAATTCGCAATAAAATGACCTAGCTCTTTATCATCATAGTATCTAGCTAATTGATCTTTTATCGCGTCAGACATCATGAAATCTTTTAATATTTTTCTAGAATCTTTTGGATTATATACGAAATCGCCAGTTATTTTGGAGGCCATTCTTCTAAAGTTCCCAAGAGTATTCTCGCCCAGAGTTACTTTACCACCACGATAATTTACAAAAGTACTATTATACCAATCAGGTAATTTACCCTTAGAATATTGTCTTTCAAAAGAACTTGCTAAATCTTTTGCAATATATTCAGATATTAACTCAGGCGTATCTAAACGATTATCGACAATATCTTTCATATTATATAATAAGTTATCTTTATTAGAATCGATAATCTTATTGTTTTTCATGAACTTAGCGATATCGTATAAAACATTTTTTATTTGATTCGCTGGAATATTATCTGATCCACGAGAGCCCTTAGCTGCTCGTGTCGCAAAAGAAAGAATTTTTGATGCTGTTTCTTCTGTGTTTCTTGCATTAAGGTCTAACCCATTTTGTGGAGTAATTTTATCGTAAAAGAATTTTTTTAATTCATCGGGAGAAAGACTTAAAATAGAAGTCTTTAATGTCTGATTATTTCTTCTCATTTCTTGAAAAAGAACATTTACTAATTTTCCAGCAATTACATTAGAATCGCTGTTAAAGAAAAATTCTCCTTTTGAATTTTGATATCCATGCTTAGCAGCAACGTCTAAGAAAGTAGAAGCGAATGTATCGATAAGTTTATTATCTGTTCGTTCTAATAACTCATGCGTAGACCAAGCAGCTGATCTAAACAATGGTGTGCCAGAATTAGCTGCACGATTACCAGAAAAATAAATATTTTGTTGCTCTTGAAGAGTACCGATAAAACTATGAGCTTTTAAATACAAAGGATCTTTACTTGTAACACCATTAATTCTAGCAATAGATTCTAAAGCTTGATCTTTATCGATATTGTTATTGATCATTTCTTGCGATATTTGAAGATAAAGTTTCCGTACTTTGTCATCTTTTATTCTAGCAAGATCCTTCATAATTTTAGCTCTATTGATATCAGTTTTATCTAATTGTTGGAAAAGATAATTATTCAATTGATACTTAGTGCTGTCTTTAAGATAATTTTCTACAGCTTGTTGAGCAGTGCCAGTCTGATACTTTTTAAGAGATCCTATTTGCTCAAACATTGAATTAACACCATCTCTTGTTACATTTGATGTTTGAACAATTTTTCCAGAGTCATCAAGTTGAGCACCTCCAAAAAATGTACCCATTCTTTGCAAGACTTCAGACATTTGACCTTTCGGCAAAACGATATATTGATTACCATAAAATCCTTTTGTATCATGGATTTTAAAAGGAACCATCACAAGTTCATCTTCAGCAAGCATATGACCAGTTGCATTATAGAATTGCTCTTTAATCGTATCATCTACATTAAAACTTCTTACATTTTCGCCGATAGCAATATTCATACCTTTTCGTAAGATACCTGCTAATGATTCATTTGTTGCAAAATATCCTGGCTTATCTGGATTGGCTGTATTAAATTTAAATGTATGTCCTAATTTTTGTACATGAAGAGAGTTTTCTTCATTAGCATTTACGATCATCATAGGCATATTATCATTGTACATCGAACGATTAACTCTCATCAAATGATAAGAATCGAGTGATGCATTGCTAGAGAATGATACTTGTCTATTGGGAATCATTGTATTTTCTTGATTCTGAATTTGGTCATGCAATGTTCTAACCATATCAGAGAACCGTTTAGAATTATAATTTAACACATTGGCATATGCAAATGTATCGACAGTTGCATCATGGAATGCATCGGCATTCATTAGGCCAAGGCTTTTTCTTACATGCTCAGGAAGATAATTGACCATCGTTCCTAATTGTGTATTTCTAGCTGTAGGTAAAATAGATCCATTCGGACCTTCTTTCGCATATGGATTATCGATACCTAACGCTTTAAACTCAGATCCTAATCCCAATTCTTTAAACAACCTGATAGCAGGTTGAATATCAAAGAATCGTTGGCTTTGTGTGGCCATCAACTTTTCTGCTTTTTGAATTAATGCAGAATCTCCATTAAGATGAGCAATCTCATACATTTTTCTTTCATCAAAATTGTAGCCATTATATGCAGTTCTTAAATTATTAGACAAAAGGTCATCAAAAATTTGATGAAGTATATATGTATTCCCCTGAACAGTTTTCTTTGAACCATCTAAAAGAGTAATTTCCCCACTTAATTTTTGATTTTGATTATGTAACTCATAAAGAGCATTTAACCCTTTTATAAAAGCTTCTTTAGATTCTTTAATTTGGTTTTTGCCAATTGGGTTAAGAAGCTCTGTTGGAATTGCGCCAAGAGCTTTCCCAGCAAGAAGATCGTCTTTATATAGACCTGCACGTATTATACTTTTATATGAAGATAAAGCAGCTTTATCTTTAGTTAAATTCGCATCAAAATTCTGATAATATTTTTTTAAAAATTCTACTTGCTTTTGATTTAACCCAAGATAATAATTTTTTCCGGCAACAACTTCGCCGTCGATTATATTCTGAGACGAATATTGGTAAATTGAATCTTGGAATAATTCACCTGTTTTTCCAACTAAAGGAACGAGAGTTTCAATATCATATACAGTAGTATTCTCAGTCGCCATTCTTTCGAATAGATTATTCTGAAACATGCTTTTAACTAATTTTGCGTCATTTGTTCCAGAAAGTCTATGATCGTAGATATTAATAGTTTCATTAACATCATTAATTTTTACATGATTGCCTTTATGGTCTAAAAACTCTGTAGGCCTACCTGTTAATCCAGTTGCATTATTATTCTCTTCAATATAGTTATGAATTGTTTTTACGTAACTAAGATAAAGCTTGTAGTCTTGTCTAAAAATACCTGATGGATCAAAATGATTATTTCTCCCTCTAAGGATAATATTGCTTGTCGCCATTAATTATTTCCTTTAAAAAACTTTGCTTAATGCAGTTTCTATCTTATATCCTAATACAGAAACTGTATCTTGAATGACTGAAAGGGTACTTGGATCAGATGTCTTATAGACGTCGACATCATCAGAAGATAAATTGTATCCTTTCATTAAAATACCTAGTTTAGCCTTTACGGTAATTGGGTCGTCAGAATCTTTTATGTCATCAATATTTGGAGCGTCTTGAACATTTGGTTCTTCATATTTAGATGCAAAAATGCCATAATCTGCATAGCTAAGACCTTCGTTGTAAATAACTTTAGCTCTAATATCTGACATATCTTTATCGGCTTGCCAACCCTCCCAGAATACAGATGGCAAATTATGAGTCGAGAAATATAATTCATTTGGCATTTGATCTTCAAGCTCTCCATACCAAACAAGCTTTAATGCTTTTTTTAAAGAAGGAGAAACTTCTCTAAGTATTTTATCTCGCTCTTCTTCATCAAGAACTCCAGAGAAATCTTCGAAAAATTCCTTTTCATAATCTGGTAATGCTCTAATGATATCTGAATATTCAGAATCTTCTGTTAATCCATAAATAGTATTCTCGGCAGCTTGCTTATACATAATAGCAAGTTCTGTAAATTTATCAGCCGATAAAACTGTCATATCTTCATTCATTGTCCCGAACATAAATCGTTTGAATTGAGATATGCCATCCTCAATCGGAGAACCAGAAACAAGAACAGATGCGATCATATTAGATAATGATATATCGTCACTTTCATGTTCGCGGACATAATCTTGATGTCGATATAAAGCAGCTACATCTGTATCTTCTTCATTAATAGCTATTTTTGCAGCTTGAGCATATAATGACATATATTTAATATATCTTAACCGATCAAAATATTCTTCGACATCCCATCGTTCTTTAACATGATCAGGGATAAATATAGAATCTTGACCAAACGTTTCTGTTACTGAATTGTAATTTGCAATAGATAAAGCAACACCAATACCTGCAGAAGCCAAACCTGTAACTATTCTTGAGGGTCTTGTGTGAAGAAGAGTATCTAAAGTATTTTTTATTAAACCAGGAGTATTAATATCAGAACTTAATTCATATGCTCCACGATATAAATCATCTGTTAATGTATTAACAATAGGTCTTGCTTCTGTAAATGCAATAGAAGTTCTTAATGTCTCGTCGTAATCTCTAAAGAACTGATCAGACAATTTTTGATAAGAGAAAATTTTATTTTCCCAATCTTCATTTGTACCAACAATTAATTTTTCAAATGGATTGAAGAATGCTGACGTATCATATCCAAATCTTCCCCACGCAAAAGCAGCATAAAATGGATCTTGTAAAGAAGTATACAATGAAAATGCATTACCGGCATATCTGGTTAATGCAGTTGTTGCATTCGCATAATGCTCTCGATTTTCTCCAGAGTATGCAAACCTACTAAAAATATGCCCAATCAATGTTGGTCTATCTAAATATCGATATGCATGCTTAGCAAATCTTCGGCCAGTTTTTGATGCAGAAATAAATCCATCTTCAATAGCATTATGATAACGATAAGCTGATTCTCCTAAGAAATCAAGGAATAAACCAGTTTTTCCTTGGTAGACCGAAGGCATAATCATACTATCAATAGGATGATCCCAAGATTCAAATCCAGAACCATATATTTGATTCTGTTCGTAAGACTCTAAAGAAGAGTTGATTCTTAAAAATTGAGAATGAATAATAGGTATATTTAAATGTGTTAAGAACTCAAATCCAGTACCTAGTGCTCTTGAAAGTGGATTATAATTAGCCTTTGCTCCAGCAGCTGAAGAATCTTCTCTATCGTACTGAGCAAGTCCGTGGTCGATAAGCATCTCCGAGATATTTTGACCATCTAAAAATAATGCTGCTTTTATTGGAGCATTTACTTTATTATTTTCAGATATTTCTATATCATCGGTATACATCATTACCTTAGAGCCTTCATTTAATATTTCTTGAAGAATTTTTTTAGATTCTTCGCCTTGAGTATTAAATTTAACGCCGGCTATTTGATATAACTTATCGTCACCAACAATAGTAAATTTACCATTGCTTTGAATACTTTCAATACCGACTTCTTCACCTTTAGTCGTTTTGCCTAAAAACTTATAATTGAAGAAATCGTATCTTTTATTTTGATGCTTAATTCTCTCTTCGGTATCATTATATATTTTCTTAGCCTCTGGATCCTCAAGCATCTTAATTAAGGTCTTATAATATTTATATTCTTCAGAATTAGGCGCAATATCTGCTAAGATCTTATATCGATCAATAACACCATATTGTCCAAACTGATCAGGATGTAACTGATTTAAAGCTTCATATCCGGTACCTGGCAGCCTTGCCTCTCCCATAGGCATACTTGCATATGGATCTCCTCGGAAGAATTTTTCAGGTAGCCAAGGATGTTTTTCAGCAAGCTCATTCATTAATGGATTAATTCTATGACGTCTTGAAAACTCAGGAATGAAACGACGGGCAATTTCGGCCCCTTCGGAGCCTAATCCGCCAAATCCCATATCCCAGAAAGATCTTGCGAATGAAGTAATGTCTCCAGCATCAGCTATTCTTGTCTTTTCATTTTCTCCGAAGAATTTAACACCAGCATATCCATAAATACCAGATACTGCACGAACAGCATTAATAGATTGATTTACAATAGAGTCTGCATTAGAGTTCATTATATCATTATAATATCCAGCATTCTCTAATAATTCATGAACAGTTTTTGTGCTATTATTTCTTCTGATTCGTTGTTGAATATATTCGCCTGCGACACTTTTATTCATAGAAGTAATTGCACTTCGAATACCAAAACCACCTGCGCCAGAAGTAGATCCACTAGCTAATGATTGATATTCATCAGTATCTAATGAACCATCAGAACTTAATGCATTTGAATAATCAGCTGCGCTTGTGAATACAGGAGAAGCTTGCTCTCTATACTCTTCAGCATCTTCATTATTAATAGACTCTTGCATGTTTGGATTTTGGAATGAATTAAAATCATATATGCCTAAGCGACCATTTTGGAAAATGATGTATCGATTATCGTCACGTTTTTCCATTTCTTGTTGTCGCATATTATACATGACAGCATATACGTCTCGACCGAACCACATTCTGTCATCATGGTAGCTTCGTTCAGGTTTAATTAATTCTCCAATATTCCAATTAAACAATGCGCCTTGCAAAGAGTTCTTTTCAAATAACGGGCCTGATTTTAAATATGGTCTATCTTCAGAATGTTGCTCTTCAACCCAATATGGATTAGCTAAATAGAATAATGGTGACAATGGATTTGTTAATGTTGGTATTGGTGAATGTAAATATTTATTCCAATAGCTACCATATATAGACTTCATCTTGTAATCAGATGTCGCAAGTCTTAAGCTATTCGGCTCCCAATATGAAACAGAAGAACCTCTGAATTCATTTGTAGAACCCCATACCCAATATCGACCAGATCGAATTGGATCATATCCATTCTGATAATAGTCCAAACGTTCATTATAACTCTGGAATAATGTATAATCTCCAGAAATATATTCTGCTAATGGATTTAACATTTTATGTCGTTTCATAAAATTAGTCATACCTAATCCATCGACAATACGTCTAAATCCAAGATCCATATTCGCTAAGCCAGTTTGAAAATTTTCATTAATATCAAATGTATCATCGGCCCATTCAGCTTGAGACAAAAGAATACTAGCAGGAAGTAATCTTTTTAACATTAGATTTTTTGTAATACCTAATGTTGTTGTCGCATCAGCTCTATGTAACCCTAATGGTACTCTAAGATTAATATACTTAGAAGCCCAGTCTGAGAAGTTCTCATTAATAACGCCAAAAAAAGTAGATAATGAAGTTTCATTTAATTGGTCATTAATTCGATTAGCAATTCGATACGCATACGCTCCAACAGAATTCATTTCAGATAAAGAATTTCCTGTTTTAAAATCTGGAGCAATTTCTTCAAGATTTACATGTTTTAAATATTTAGCAGATTTACTTAGATCAAAAGTTGAGCCAGCAAATATTGATTTCGCAGTATCAAATAATCCGCCGCCTAAAATATAATCAGCAATTTTATCTGGACTAAGATCAGCTAATTTTTGAAATGGTGTTGTGTTCTTTTGATACACATAGTCTTGTTTTACTTTTGTAGATTCAAAAAGAACTTTACGATCAACGCCTGTCCCCATAGAATATGCTAATGATTCATTTAGTGTAGGGCTACCATTTAAAAGTTTTTGAACCTTTTCAGCAAGAGCTCTCGGTCCTCCTGCTAATTTTAAAGCAGAACCTTCAGAAATAATTTCAGGAAGTTGATCAAAGTTTTTAATAAATACTGTTGAAGCCAATCTGCTTATTTTTTCGGCATCACCCTTACCTATGTTAAATCCGTCATTGATATTAAATGTTAAATGATGAAGAAGAGCCCTAAAAGAATCAGGATCAGTTACTCTGCCAGAATATTGTGGCCCTAAAGATATATTCCCTTGAAGAATGCTATTAATTATTTCTTCTTTTATTAAACTTTGAGTTTTTTCAAGCGGGCCCTTTATTCTCTCATTGCCTTTTTCGGTAACACCGATAGCATCTTCAACTATTTTAGTTCCTAAATATTCTCCTTTTTTAGTTCTCTCTAAAAGATTATTAAATTCTTTTGTCGGCTTAATAATAGAAGATGAATTTCTCGGAAGTATACTAGATATACCGTTAAGTCCAGTTCTTAACTCTTCAGGAGAACCAGTTGAAAGTAAATTAACAAGTCCTGTTAGATAATGATTATGCTCTGGAGAGAGTTGATCTCCAAATTGGTCAAGGACTCCATTAACCATCTTACGGAATGTCTGGGTATCAATATCATGGTCAACAATATCTAAATGATTTTTTAAAGAGAATATCCGATAAGATAAATCTTCATTCGTCATTTTACTTAAATCAGCATTTCTAAGTATATCGATATTATTTCCATGAAGAGTCGTATGTCTTCTATGCGGAGATTCACCTCTAGATTTCCAATTAGTTCGTTCTGCTGATTTTGGATCAGCATAACCCATAGCAATAGATTGACTCTCTATGTTAGTAGCATTACCTTTATACCAAGATCCTCCTTCAAGTTCAACTTTTTTATAACCGCCAGTAGTACTATCTTTCTGGTATAAAGATTGGCCTATTCTAACATAGTCAGTTTTGCCTAATGTTTTTTGAATATATGGTTGAAAGGCTTCTTTTGTTATTGACTCAATTCCACGAGGAGAAGATGACTGAAATCCTTCAATACCAGCTAGTTTATATGGAAGTGTACTTTTAGCAAAACTTTTAACACCATCTAACATTCTTTTTGTAAAAGAATGATCGATTATATCATCAGGATTATTTGCTCCAGGAGTAGCACTATCTTTTACAAATCTAGATTTAGAAATAGGTAAATCTTTTAAATTATAAGCATCGAAAATAGAATCAGTAGCAATTTCATTTAATGTTAGATTTTGTTCGCCACCATTTCGTTTAACATTAATGCGAATCTGATTATCGTCACTTTCAAGTCCTCGGCCAAAATTTTCGTATTCTCCTAAAGTAATGTAGTGGTAATTAGAAGTTTTTGTTTCTTCTTCAGCTTTAGAAATTAATACATCTATTTGAGACTTCCATTGCTCTTTATAATCCTTATGCATACTCATTAATGTATTTTGAATTTCATCTTGTGAGACAAAATTAGCAAATGGATTAAAGGCAACTGGAATGTCTTGATTTATTGTGGAATCAATATATCCACGTAATGCTTTAGAATCTGCTTCTGAAAGATATCTTGGAAGATTGCCGTTCGCAAGATTTGAAAGAGCCGCTTCGCCTTCTGTTTTAAGAAGTCCTTTGTCAAAATCAATGAAAGTGTGAGCATTATCTTTAAACGTTACAGATAATGCTTCTCTACCTTTTTCACTAAGACCGAATCCCATACTGTCCATTTGATTGAGCATTGACTCTTCAAAGTAATTGTAATACATTGCTTGACCAGCATTTCTAGAGAAAGAATAATAGTCATGATTTTGAGCTATCTCATGAATTAAATTCATTGCTTCTTTATTATCTAGTGATGCTGATCTTGTTAATGGATCAAATCCTTCCCCGATATAATTAGACTTAGCCATTTTAAAGCCAACTCCTAATTCTTCAAAAGTAAAAGGATTATCGCCATGTCTATTCATATATGAAAGACGTTCACTTATTCTTCCGAATAGTGGATCAATATGTCCGATTAATTGCTTTCCGAAATCACTTTTATACAAAGAAAACGCAGCAGTTGCTATACCACCAACAACTGCTACGTTCTCCAAAGCATTTTCGAAAAACATATCTTCCATAGATTGTTTTTCTAATAAATCTGCCATTTAATTACTCTTTATTAAAACCGGCTAATTCTGCTAACTCTTTTGGAGTCATCTCATGCGGGTTTTTAGAACCCATAGCCATTTCTTTAAATGATTCTTCAGTACCTACTGATGTAAATGCCTCTGGGAACATAGCTCTAAGTTCTGCCTCGGACATTCCTTTTTTCTTACGTTTTACAGGTTTTCCTTTTTTCTCAGGAGGAGTTACTTTCTTTTCTTCGCCAGTAAGCTCAGGATATTTTTGCGCTAAAGTTTCTTTAATGTAGATCTCTTCTTCATTAAGCACGCGAGGATCTTTTTGTTTAAAATCGACGTCAATAGTTCTATTAATTAATTCTTGCAAATCAATAGGAGGACGTCCTCTGAAATGATATAAGATCCATTCACTACGCAATAAGAAATCCATTGTCTTGACCATATTCCAATTATCGATTTCTTCGATATCGTATTCAGGAAAAGCTTCATGAATAATATTAGAAATTTGTCGGTCAACATTCTCCATTTTTTCTTTAGCCATCATGTATGCAATTTTTCGGCCTTCTTTATTAAGAAGACTTACTTTCATCACATCAGACGCTAAATCAGAAACAAGACCAGACGGTAATTCTCCAATATCTAAATCATATGGATATACAATACATTTTGCACAAATAATATCTTCTCGATGAACATCTAATATTTCTGTTTGTTCGAATAGAGAATAATGTTCTGCACGAGTTAGTGCCTTATAAAAAATAGGAAACTCTTTATATTTAGAATACACATAGACTTGCCCATATTTTTGAGTTAATGTGTCATATACTTCATCAAATCTTGGCTCGCTAGATTTATTTTCCATAAGAGCCTCCTACAAGTCAATAGATGGTTGTTGTAAGGAATAACCAGATCCTTTAAGAATCTCTTCAGCTAATGTCGGAATCATTCCACTATATCGATCCAATAAATATAATAATCTTGGACGAGATGGGAACAATACAAAATATGTAACAATCTTTTGATTTCGAATTTCCATTAATTCTGCAATTTGATTAGCAGGATCTAAACTAGAAATATGTTCTCTCTCCTCTTCTGTTAGATCATATGCTAATCGATATTCGTTACGAGGAATTGTTTTCCATACAATTGGTTGATTAACCATCATCGTTAATTTTAAATTAGGATAGATAGATTTAAGATAATTAATATTTTCTGTTGTTAATGGTTCAACATCTTCAATACTGTAATCATCATCTTCCTCTTCGTAAAAAGCGGGAACTTCATCTTCTGATGGTTCTTCATATTGATCAGCTGCATTAGGAGTATTAACATCCATTAAATATTCTTTTTTATCAGAATCTTCAACTTGAGTATTCTCAGTAATTTCCTCTTTTTTTTCCAATATTTCTTTTTTTAGATTTTTTTCAAATCTGTGTTTTTTGCTCATTTGTATCACCTTTTAAACAATAGCTCGGCTATCCCGAGATATGAAAGAATATTGTTCTAAAATAGGCCGCCCCGACACATCAAGAACTGTTTGTACATCTGTAATGTAACAGTCTAATAGTGTCACATGCAATGGCTTGCCCATGATTTGGTCATCTTCTCCATACGTAATATCGATATCGAACTTTTGTCTCCATCGAGAATTATGTTCTGGAGAATTGATGACAGTATCCTCATTTCTAGATGGAATTTTAATATCTAGAAGTTTACCATCTTCTTTTTGACCTTCTTGTTCTATTTTAACTTCTTTAGCAAAAGAGGTCAAGGAAGTGTAATGGTTCTTTAATATCTTGTCAATATATCGAGGCTCAGTAAAGTTAATCGTAAATACGCCCTGAATAATTCTGTTTCCTAATGCCATCTCATCGAATATATAACTATTGTATCCAAATAGTGGCATATCATTTTGTTTTAATCCATAGGATATATTTTGAATATCTGAGACAAGGAAATCGCCTATATAAATGTTCGCATCAATTTGAGAATAGTAGCGATTATATTTAGGAGTTAGCCTTGTCTCACCATTCTCTGTTCTTACAACTTCTTGGTCGACAGTTTTATTAACATATCCTAACTGATTATTTAATTGATTATCTAAACGTTTTCTTCTCATTCGAAACTCACATTCCAGTTTTGGAAATAATAGTCATGACCATACTTCTTAACAACAACAAATCCTAAACATGCTGCCGAATCCTTTTCAAAGATAGAGACTATCGTATAGTCAGCATCCGAATATGTAACATAATTAGCAGAATCTGATATCTCTTTATATTCGATATTATATCCTGTTTGACTATATTTAACTGATTTTAAAATTAAGTTTCCTTCTTTTAATGGCGGCGCAATAATTCTTTTAGCCTTATTATCTTTAATTAAATAATGAAAGTCTTTCTTATATCCCTGATTCATATATTTAAATTGATATAGATCAAAGATTAAATCAAAGAAATCTTCGGCTTTATATGTTAACACTAATTTTTCAACAATTAAATTAAAATAGTTTGTACTATTCGCTAATGGGTTCGATACTTCATTAAAGAATAATGGAGAATACATATCGACATCTTTTTCTTCATAAATCTTTTTAAGATAAGAAACAAGATCATAAACAAATTCTTTAATGGTTGCCTCATTGTAATTAGCTTCTATTTCATTATCTTTATTAAAGATAGATATCTTACTTACAATACGATCATGATCATCCATTAAATAGAAGAAATAGTATCCTTCATAGATGGTCTTTCCTGCTAAAGGAATTTCCATTAAGAAATTAGTGACAGGTTCTTTTACAAGAATCTCATTAGCCGCTAATCCTTCAATATCTGTAATGCAAAGATACAACGGATTCATTGGTTTAATGAACGATGTTTTGTCGAAGTAAGCGACGAAATAATCTTCGTTCTGTTCTAAGATAGGACATTCATATATATATAAATCTTTAGATACAGACCGAGCCATTAAAATTGCTTTTTTATCTTCATCGCTAAAGTTTTGATACACCAAAGGTAAATACTTTTCTTCATTAAATCTGGAATTAATAAGATCTGTAATTTTCTTTAAGTCAGGCCAAATATCTTTAATTTGGGAATGTGTCATTGCGTAAACATAAAAATAATTTGTGATATTATCTTCACGTTCTAATTTTAATTGATGCAGTTCTCCAGACTTTAAAAAAGAAAGATTTAAAATCCCGAGATCATCTAAATCTTTTGCTTCGATATATTGATATCCTTCTGGTACAAACTTGGATATGTGCAATCTGTCTCCAGACTCTCCATTAATAAGAACATTCATTATCTTATTATTATGATCAGATTTAATTCTAACTGATGTATTTAAATCTAGATTATTATAGAAGTTATTAGAGTTAAATAAGCTAATCGCCGCTAACAATAATTTTAAAATATCTTTAGAATATTTCTGGCGTAAAAGATAATATAAAGCTTCTACCAAAGAAAGATCATACGAGTCAATAGTATTAAGAATATCGTCTTTCTTTATACCAGTAGGTTTTATGTTATTAAAAAGAAAATCGAGAACATTAATTAAAGATTCTGAATAGACTTCGATATATTTTTCAGAATTGCCGAGATTAACTTTATATAAATTAGCAGTTAAATTCTCGAGTAAAACATCCGGAGAAGTAAGTGTAATTTCTTTAGATTCTTTTCCATCTGTATATGTTAATGTATTATATCCATTAAAGAAATCTTCACAATATAAATGAATAGAATTCTCTTTCTGTGCAACATACGTAATGGCCATTAGCTATCACCTCGATCTGGTGTTGCGTTCTTTTCGATAACAGAACGAATTCTAAATTTGTCTTTAGGCTTAGTTTCTTCTTTCTTGACTTCTTCAATCACCATACTAGAATCTTTTTTCTTAAGAACAAAATCTAAACGTTTTTTTTCTTTAATTTCTGGCTTTTTATGTATTTCTTTTTCTTTCTCGATAATTTTTTCTCGTTTTCTATTTTTAAAAATTGGTTTATTGTCATGGTCATGGTTTCTATCGATAATTTCATCAGGAACATAATCATGGACTCTATCTCTTAAATTCCTAACTCTTGGAAATTCTGGAGGAACAATTTTTCTATGCTCTGGATATTGAGTTGTATACTCAGGATATCCTTCTCTTTTTCTTTCAGGAGCCTTTCTTGATTCAAATTCTGGGACCATAATATCGACTTTTCTTCTTTTATGAGTCTCGTATTCCGGGACATTAACTTTATATTTTTGAGGTCGAAGTCTAGAATTAAATTCTGGAGGATCTTCTCTATAATGCTTAGCATAATTAGTTTTATATATAGGGTATCCTCGTGTCGAGAATTTTTTATAATTCCTAGATCTAAATTCAGGATAGCTTCTAGATGATTCATATCGTTCTCGACTCTCAAATTCTGGATAGTCACGATATGAATTATATCTTAATCGCGGCATATTTAAATCTGGAATTATAATTCTATTATAAGTACGAGATGTTCTTATATTAAAATCTGGCGCCTGGATTGGACCAGTATGTTTTCTAACTCTACAGTTGTCATAATCAGGAACAGCTCTTGAAGTTTTACGAATTTGTGTTCTGAATTTATCGTAATCTTTATTGACAACAGCTGGTCTTCGTTTAGGAATTCTATTTAATCCATATGGCATATCGCCAATTTTATAATATTTTTTAGCATCTTCGACAAGAGTATGATACTTATGACGACAAGCTACAATACGATCAGTCTTCTGCGCTTCAACTAATTCATCTCGATGTTTTTCGTATGCCTTATTTAAAGCAGTAACATATTCAGCATATGTTCGATACTTATATCGACTAATTTTTTCTAATGGGCAATCGTCTATTTCTTTTGCCGGAACCTGTGGTTGCGGTTTAAAGTTCTGAGGACTAAGCCAAGGATTTGATTCAATAATCTTTTGACGATTAATTGTCCAATAGCTTTCAGATTCAGTCATGTAGTCAATATCAGTCGCATAATAATGATATGTATTTTCTGTCAAAATATCATTAACAGACATGACTTGTCCTTCATCCATAATAGTGCAATTATATATACTGATAGAACTATTATGGCCATATTCATTTGCAAAAGATAAAGTAATGTCAAAATTAGGGAGCTCGTCCATTAAATAATGTTCATTGATATATTGCCCCTTCTTTGTTAATTCTTCAAAAATTTCATATATTACATGCTTATCTAAAACTGTAAATACAATAGTGCCAGCAATTGTTCTGGGCCCATCTACATACGTAATTGCATTTACATTCCCGATTGCTCTAACTGGAGTTTTCTCCTGATGGATGCTATAAGAAAGTGTTTGAATGCTGCCGAACACATGATGAATAGGTTCTTGCCCTGGTATTGAAATATTAATAGAAGCTACAATATCGCATCCACTATATGAATTGTATGTTCTTGTGTATTTAGAAGTTTGAACAATCTCTTTTTCTTGTGTCATTTTAAATACCTCACTTTTAAGTGGTAGACTTTAAGATATTGTTTAACTCTATTTTCAACAAGTGTTTTTATATGTGGTTTAAGCTCTATTGATCTTTGCTCTAATTCTTTAAGACAAACTTCTTTCATCTCAAGATTAGCTTCGTCTAAAGAAACTCTTCGTTGAACAGCTTCTTTAATATAATCATCTAAAACTTTGTTTAGATACAGAAAGACTTGATTCGTATTTTCCAAGCTATTAACCTCAAAAAAAATGGGACGAGGTAATCCTCGTCCCTAACTTATTAGTAATTGTTATTCAATAAGTATTTGTTTTCTACTGGTTGCAAGTAATCTACAGAACGAGCAATGTAAGTACATGCTTTATCAGTCGTAGTAGAATCTACAGAGAAACTAGAAGCTTCATTTAAGATCTCTACGCCGTAGATAACCATTACTGCCGATTGACCATACTCATTTGCAAAAGATAAAGTAATGTCAAATGGCGGAATTTCCTGTTATATTCAAATAATATCGCTACTATTATTTGGCAACAAATTGTTGCTCCCTTAATTTTCACTAAGGCATAGACTATATCTTGACCCATCAAATGGGCCCTCACCACTTCCACTCGCTTGAGTGTACGAGCATCTTGCTCTAGTCGTTGAACGTTCTCCTATTTGGAGCTTCGCTGCTGATTGCCAATTGTTGTGGCGCTTAGGATTTAACCATACGCTATCTTAAAACTTTTTTTACTTTCGTTACTATCGCACTTATTTGTTTTTCAAAATTATGCTGTAGCGTTTTAAGCTTTACGGGTTTTCAGCAATTCGATGAGACCTTAAACATTTATGTTTAACATATGCTTATTACTAAACATACGGACTATATTAAGAATAATCGGAGTATTTAGGAGTAGATTGAACAGCTACTTTTTGAGTAAGTTTAAATGGATTACTGGATGCAATTTGGGAACTGTTACTGGAAGATAAAGTATTAACTACCATATCTGTCAATTTAGTATCCCATTCAGTAATTGTGTATGGTTGGTAATTGATATCACCACCAATACGTTGGAAATACGCAGCTTTTGCTGCGCGAATAGCCAATGCGTCGACTAATGCATCACGATCAAATAGTGTGAATACAATAGTGCCGGCGATCCCTCTTTTTTTGAGAATGATTATCATTTAGCTCTCACTAATGTAGAGACTATATCTTCATCCCTAGAACGATCGAATTTTCGTTTTAAACATAGGCATCCGTCATAATATATTATTTTCAATAATTCGCGCGCTGTTTTAAAGTTATAAGTTATAATATGTATATTTTCCTTACCTTTTCTGTTTACAGCATTTGTATTATGTGGATATAATAATTTTGTTTTCTCATTTAATTCTTTTAGAAAAATTTCATTACCTAAGATTCGAAGTCGAGCACCAATATAAATTTTATTTCCTTTGTATCCTTTAGTCGTATCGATAGTTCCATCACCATCGATGATCCCACGAATAAAATCTCGAAGATATTCATCTGGTACTTCTGGGAATCTAATCTCTTCGGTTTTTCTATTGCTTGTCATTGAAAAATATTTTTTTAGTTTCTTTGTCATTTCAAGATTATAAAATGTTGCTCGACAAGAATTTGTTTCTTCTCTAAACTTAACTTCTTTTTCAGGACATATGTAATCATTTAATTTCTTTACCATATATCCATCTCTCTTGTTTAGTTCAAAAACAATTCCGCCATTTGTTAATGCTCCATCTGCTGCGATAAAGCCAAGAAAATAATATTTTTCAGGTGATTCTTTTTCTAAAATATCAAAATTATAATTGTATTGCGCCATATTTAAGACCTCCTTATATATTTATTATAATACAAAAAGGAGAATATAGCAATACCTATATTATTCTAGGGAGCTCTGCGCTTCCACCGGCTATTATGGTGTACTCCTTACGGATAGTCGTTGAGGCGCAATATCTAATAGATAAAGCTGCCTGCTGATTGCCCAATCCTTTAGATTGTCACACTTTGGTACCAAAGGCTCTAAGGGGTTTCCAGCATCTGACATCCTCTCACCACTTAAAGTGACGAGGTTCCTACCCAATAGTTGCGTATAGTAAATATAAATTCACTATACGTCTTATACTAAGACAGTAGGCTATCCCCGCATGCCCTGCGGTTCTATATATTGAAATTAAGCTAATTTTAAGCCTTCGTTGAGAATATTTATAGCTGCGTTAATATCTCGATCGTGATGAACTCCACATTCTGGACAATTCCATTCTCGAACATCAAGATTCTTAACTTCTATATTCTTGAAGCCACAATTAGAGCATGTTTGTGATGATGCGAAATAAGTCCCAATCTGTACAAATTTCTTTCCATACCATAAACATTTATATTCTAACTGTCGACAAAATTCATACCAACTAACGTCAATAATAGCTTTAGCTAACTTATGATTCTTAAGCATATTCTTAACTTTTAGAGTTTCAACACAAATAATATCATAAGTTCTAACTAAGAATATAGATATTTTGTGCAGATAATCTTTTCGACAATTTGCTATATATTCATGAAGTCTAACTATTTTAGCTTTAACTTTAAAATAATTCTTAGATCCTAGTTTCTTTCGATTTAAAGACTTTTGTAACCTTTTGAGTCGTTTTTCTTTACTTGCCAAAAATTTAGGATTCTCAAATACTGTTCCATCGTTCAAGATACAAAAATCTTTTAATCCTAAGTCGATACCGCAGTTTACTTTGGTTTTAGGCAAAGCTTCGATTTCGACTTCGGCTGAAATACTGGCAAAATATTTTCCACTAGCACTTTTAGAAATAGTGATATTGTAAATCTTTTTAAGACCAATAAATTTACTTTTATCTCTAAACTTAATCCAGCCGACTTTAGGGATCTTAATCATCTTTTTATCTTGATCTAAATGTAAACGACTATTTGTACGATAAGAATTCTTCCCTCGTTTAGTTTTAAATTCAGGAAATCCTCCGCCATTAAAGAATTTTTCATATCCAAAAAAAAGATCTTTGAGAACATATTGCAATGCACATTTATCAACTTCTGCAAGCCATGGCTTAAGTTTTTTTAGCATCGTAAGAACTTTGGATATCCTATTTAAAGTTATTGATATTCCAAATTCTTTATACAGAAGTTGTTTTAAATTTAACATAAAATTGTAAGTATATCTTACGCAGCCAAATGTTTTCTCAATTAAAATTTCCTGATCTTGATCTGGATAAATTTCTACTTTAAAACTTTTATTCACGAGGCACCTCCTTTCGTAACTATATACTATTATTATAGTACTTTAGGAGGTTAATTTCAATATATAAAACCGTAGGGTTTATATGAGAGTTGTTCGTTCAACTAAGATCGCTACTCTTAGCCGGCGCCACTGCGCGCACCTTTATCTTTCGATAAAGCACAGACTATATCTTAATCCTTTTCTAAAGGACCTTCACTACTTCGATTTAAGGGATTTTCACCCACTCGCTTGAGCCCTACTCCTTCTCAGGATAGTCGTTGAACCTTCCCTTACGGGCTTGGCTGCTGATTGTCCATTGCTACAGTACTTAGGATTTAACCATATACCATCTTGAATATTTTTTCTGCTTTCGCAACATTCACGCTTATATCGTACTTGTACGATATTATGTTGTAGTTATTCAAGCTTTAGGACTTTCCAGCAATTCAGTGAATCTCCGAGTGTTACCACTTGGCACATACCTGTTACCAGATATGTGGACTATACGTGCTACTTACTCATGACTTAAGTTGTAAGTATGTATAGCACATTTAATCACAGAGTTTAATTATGCGTTGCATTACTGCAAAGGAGAAGCAAAAGAGTTATTATTACCTCTCGAGATAGAACGAGGCTCAGCTGAACCAAATGTATAACCCAATTAAGTGGACTATATCTTTACGAATGATTACTCATTCGATGCTTTGCGTATTAATGATTGGTTTTTTGGAATATAAAGCTGATAATGTTTTCTTTTTCCTTTTGTATGAGTCACTGGTTGTGTTTTAAACGAAAGTAAATTTCTTACTTTTTTAGCTAGATCTAATGATTCATAATAAGGACAATTAAAAGAAATATGATTATCTTCAGAATAATAAGCGCCGATTAATTCAAGTAAGGAATCGTCGTCGCTCATATTATTTAAATCAGTTATTTCTTTATCTGTTAATATATTTACTATTTCTTCTGAATAACTTGTACTAAAATCTTCATGATATAACCACCAGAAAATAATTTTAGCATTCTTTCCAGAAACATTTAAAATATATTTATTATCGAGCTCTTTAACTTTAGAATCGATTAATAATTTTTCTTTGAAAATTTTCTTTATCGATTCTAAAACATCTTTTGAATGATATACGAGATCCAAAATAAGTAGTGATCGTTTTTCACGATAATAAAATGGATTAAGTTGTTCAACTAATCCGCGAATAAAATAACTATGTAAATCACTGGCAACACTTCTTGGATACTGATCTTCTTGGTAACTAAGTCCTAAATACCAAGCAAGTACTTCATTCATTAAAAACCTCCGTTATTTCCCTAGCTGGGAATGGATACATCATTAAGAGAATAGTGTCTCAAGTCTCTACGGACATTGAACACAATATTATTATATCATATTCTTATCCTCGGTGTTAGTGCTCTTTCACCGATTTTAGCAAAGTTTTACTCCGGCCTATAGGTTTTGATTCAGCATATATCAAAAATGTTTGTTGACCGGAGCTTTCTCACGGTTGATAGAAACTGTAATACCTTGTACTTCAGCTACAACTTCGGATCCGAAAGTTGCAACGATATCACAGCCAGAGAAAGTAGTGTAAGAACGAGTGTATTGAGATGCACTTGTTACACTAGTGTCATTTTGATATGCCATATGTCTAGTTTAATTTAGCGACTGTTAGGAGCCGCTCTCCTTTAAAACAAATATTTATTTTAAAAGCAGGAAATACTCTTTTTTCTTTCCTGTTCTCGATGCTATTCTAGTTTTAAACGGTAGCCATCTCTGGATACGTTTACACCATGTTAGCGTCGAGTCAGATGGAACACCGATCGTTATTTGTTCATCTGTTTCGACTGAATTAGTTAAAGCAAGAAGTTCTTCGTATGGCAATTCTCCCTCGAAATCTTGAAGGAATATTTCTTTAAATAAAGGATAGTGTTCTTTAGCAGATTCTGCTTTAAATATACGATGTATCCACCAGTATATATAAGCAGCGAGCATTCCTTTATATTTAACATAAAATAATCCATCTTTAGTTTTTCCGAGTTCTCGATAAGGAATCTGTAGTTTTTTTCTTAAAACACTAATTGCTTTAAGCAATAGTCTCTCTCGATCAAAAACTAAGATAAGTGCCGCACGCCTTTTGCTATCATATCTAAAATTGATACCTAATTCCATTTATATCCTTTACTTCTCTTAACAAGAATGGAAATAATAGGAGCCCGATTACGAGCTCCTATCTTTCATTTATTTAATTAATGAGCGATTGCGCCCGGTTGACGTACTTGAATGTAGTTATTGATTTGACGAATTTCGTTGTACGGCATGATTACATAGTTGATATCGATGTAAGTGTATTGTAACACTTCTACGTCATTAACAATATCGAATGTATAATCGTACAATAATTTGCCTTTCAATTCATTCAAACGAGAAGTTAATCCAGTTTGAATAGCATTACGTACGGAAATTTTATTTTGTTTACCAATGAATGGTTCACAAACTTCACGAATTACTCGTTCTACAGCATCGATAATACGAACTGTATTTAAACGAGACATAGGATCAGAGCTATCAGCCATAGTGCAACCATCAGTAATTACATATCCACGAGTATATGTATTTTTAGCTGTTACTATGCCGCGAGCTGTTAAGTCGGATAATTGTGCCGTTGTTAAATCAAACAATGGAGTTGCTTTTAATTTTTGGTTAGTTGGGGATTGTTCTACATCTAATGCAGATACTAAACCAGCATATGCAGAACCACCATTACCTACATAAGAATATGTAGAATTAAATACTGGTACATTGTTTTGCATGAACACCATGGAAATGGATCCACCAATGTTTACTGGCATTCCGTCATCATCGATAACTGCTCGACCGTTTTCACGTTTTAAGTTTAAGCCTAAAGACAATGTTTTTAATGCTTCAACTTTTTGAGCAACACCAGATAATGTATAATCAGAGATACGTTCTGCGCCGATAAGGCCATGAGTATGAGCTGTACGCATTTCTGTATTCAAACAATGTTGTGCCAATTGGCGAGCAAAGTTATCAGAAGTACGGTAAGGAATACGTAAAGAGTAATCGTAATCAATTACTTTATGAGCAGGAAGCTCGCCCAATACTAATTCTGTATCTTTCAATACTGGTTCTAAGATATCTTCGATTAAAGTATCTTTTTCAATGACGCCATTATCTGTTAATTTGATATCAAATAAACGAGAGAATGTTTTATTTTCTTTTAAGTCGCTTACAAATTCAGATAATGTACGATAGTTATAATCAGTAACACTGATTGCAACTTTATTTTCTACGTTATCGAAGTTTTCGATGTAAGCGATTACTTTATCATCACGAGTATCTTTATCCATGATGATGTCATAGTTACCGATAGGAGTTACTTTGCCATCTTCATAGGACGCAACAGTTAATACACCATTTACAGTCATCAATACATATTTTGCATTGATAGGTGTTCCTGTTGCAGCTGCTGCACGAGTTACATAATATAAACCTGCAGTAGAATCAACGTCTTTTAAAATACCTGTAGTGTCTGTATCATATTGTAATCCAGATAAATCTGCCACTTCTTTAAAGTGAACATCTTCACCTAATACAAAAGATTCAATAATTTTGTCGCCAGCAACAAAGTGTTTGAATTTTTGATTTTTGGAGACGAACTCTTCAAGTTTATTTTCAGCAGTTACTGTTACAACTTTTTGTTCATCTTTAATGAAGAATACTTGTCCAGTTTTGTAAACTTTTTTGTCAAGCATTAAAGCTTCTTTATTATCTACAACTGGAACATATGTGAATACTTCATTAGAGAAAATAGCGGATGGAACAATTTTTTCTACGTCTTTAATTTTATTAAATGTAAATTTAAATTTACGAGCAGATGTTTTTGTATCCATGCTATCTACTTTAGGAGTAATAGAAATTAATTCTGTATTAGGAACAACAGCTCCATTTTGTACAGAATTAAATACAGAAACTTCTTGAGCAAATGCACGTAAGAAATCTTTAGGTTTTGGTAAGCGGCCGCCAATTACTGTATCTGCAGCAATTTGAGCGCCTAGTACACGATAAGGCATATCAGCATTTTGAAGTAAGCTATATGCACCATCTTTAATACCAACAACATAACGAGGATCTTTAGCTACTGTTTCTTTAACACGAGGAACTAATTCTTCTCCTTTAGTGTTAGTACGTTTATGTGCTGTTGCTGTAATAGCAAAACCAGAACCAAGACGAACATATTTTTCGAAGTTAGTCATGTTTGTTTCTTCATAATCGACTTCGTCTTCTGCGAACGCTAAATTAGAAAGCATTGGAGATTCAAGATAGTCGTTATGAGACAACATTTTAATACCAACTTTAGTCAATACTTCGTTCATTTCTTTATCGGAACCTGCATAAATTGGGTAACGAGAAGATACATCAGTATTGATTCGTAATGCAGTGAAGTATACGCCATCATAAGAATCATAAGGTTTAATTGCGTTTTCACCTTTAATGATATGAGTACGAACTTCAGTACGAATTGGAACTAAAGAATGACTACGACCAATGAAGTAAGTTCCTGGGAATAAAGACCCAAGGGCTAAATCATAAGAGTCGTTACGAAGTGTGATATCTTGACCTTCATCATTTACGATAGAAAGAACAAGAACGTTATTTAACACATGACGATTTACATAACGTAACACTTCAGTTAATTGTGTATTAGAATTAAAACCAGCACCAGAGAAACCAAGGTTGATATCAACTTTGATTACTTCAGTTGTTTCGTCGATCAATGCATTATATTTTTCATACAAGCTTGCTTTGGAAACTGGTTTGTAGATTGTAATTTTTTCTTCACCAGGAGTATTATCGAATGTGAAGTATACTTGTTTTGCTTTATTGGATGGGAAAGTAGATTTTACACGAAGGTACATCGCTTTGTCATCACGGAAAGCAAAATCTTTATATGCTTCTTTGCCGCCGATACGGAAGCCATAAATTGTACGACAACCATTATTATATGCGTCAGAGATAGTTGCAACTAAGTCAACTTCTCGTTTTGTGCGGCGGTCATAAGTATCGCCATATGTATATACAGCGTAAGATGGATCGTAGATTGGTACAGGGAAGCCATTAGGGCCGTCAAAAGCAGTACCGATACACAATACAGCATCTGTTTTACCGAATTGGCTGTCGTCGTATAACTTTTTACGAGCAGAGTTAACTTCGACAAAAATGCCTGGTAAATCTTTTAAAATTTCGCTTTTAAATGAATACACTTTTACATTTCCTTTAATCAGAACTTAATAGTCGTTCGATAATTTTACGTGTTACCACATTCATTTTATCGATAAGTAAAGTGTAGCGAACAGTTCTAATAGAGTATCGTTCACGAAACTCTACCATAGTATCATCTGTTAATCGATCTTTGTAAAGAAGCTCTCTGACTCCATTCTCTTTCAAATACCCAGTATAATCAATCATTAATGATTCAAATTCATTTAATACTCGATTAGCTGTCCTATAGTCAGCTGCAAATATATCAAATTGAATTGTATATTCAAAAGGATGTCGCCATGTTTCAATAGCTTCTTCTTCAACATTATCTCTAACAGGATACATATCATCTTTTGTCTCAGGCTTGCGAATTTTTTCTTCGACAAGATGCGGTTTAAGATTTTTTTGAGGGAAAGCACTTACAATTTTAAAAAATATGTAAGGATGATTAATCTGTTGCTCTCTATCTTTAATCATAGCCCCTTCGTCTGGGCTCATCTTAACTCCATCTTCGACAAAAGCTTTTTCGACAAGTTTAGTCAATGTCTCGATAAACTCGTCAAAACTAATACTTTTTTTAGCGCGCAATCTTTCAAAGTATTCCTTCTTTTGTGGTGTAGTAGCTGGAACAGCTTTTGATCGCGCACGTTTCTCTTTTAGCTTATTTAATATGAGATCTGATGATTCCATTAGAGCCTCATTTCTGCAGTATATGATTCAATCGTAAATAATGGATAAAGAGTATATCGTATAACGATATTAACAGCACCACTCTTATCGTCAACATACTCTACATCATCGATATCGTATCCATAGATAAGATATCCAACAAAAGAATCAAATACTTTTCTTGCTTTTTCTTTTATTTTTGTTAAAAAATATGGACGAAATTGCTTACCGATATATTCCTCAAAATGCAACTCTTTAATAATTAAAGAAATAATCCTCATGACTAAAACAGATTTATTGGGATTGTCGGAAGATAGATTAACTAAATTCTCGACAGTCACACCTGTTCTAAAATTATTTTTAAAGTACACAAGATTCGGTAACATATCAGCAAAATCGAAAAGAAAAATAGCTTCATCTTCAAGTATGAAAGGATACTCGTTAGGCTCGCTAATCGATAACGATGAAGCCAGCACTATATTACCGTATTTCGTTTCTTTAAGATTATTTGCGACAACTATTACGTTTTCAAGAATACGATTTTTATTTCTTATTGTCGCAAAATTAGCAATTTGTTCTCGGTAGTCTGCATTAAATGCATCCATATCTTCATATAAACTAGCATGGTTATCTGTCATGATAATTCTAGAATCATTTCGATAACATGCCAGCGATAACTGGTTTACATACGATTGTGACTCAAGTAAGTTAAAACTATCTTGGTAGCTATCCCTAAGCATGATCGAGATAGGACAAATATACGTAAACTCAGAATGTTCTATTTGTCGAAGAATATCTTTAAAATCTGTGATTGTTTTCATGTTGACAAGATACACATCGTCAACACGATATTTAACGATGGTCTTAAAGGCCTCAGCAAAATCTGAATCTTTACCGTAGTCTTTAATAACATCTTCAATCCGATCATATTGTTCGACAACACATCGTTTATTTGATTCTTTAGAAGAACCGATGATTAGTATTGTATCGCCGACCATTTAAATATCTCCGATGATAGCATAGAAGTTTTTTAAAAATATTTCTGGATGTCGTTTTAGCTCAACAGCTTCGGCTTCGTAATAAATGACGTCATTTGTGTTAGAGAACCAATCTTTTACATAAGTTAATTTAAGAACTTTATCTTTAAATACAATAATGTCTCCAGCAAAAACTGGAAACTCATTACGAAGATAAATAGTGTATCCTAATATATTCTTGCCAGAATCACCATAATGATCAGTAATAGATTTTGGTTGCATGTGCGCCCGGATCTCTCTCACGATAATTCTATTACCAAACCCTAAACAATTAGGACAGCAAGGATCACCATGTTCAGAAACGTATTCTATGCAAGTACATTTCTTTTTATTATCTGGCTGAACTAACCACATATCAACTTCCATTAATTTAATTAATCCACTAATTCGGTCGTCGAGATTATACAAATTTATGTTCTCCTTAGGGATTTTAATGAACGTGATAAGTTATCGAATAAGTCTGTTGGATACGTATGTCTTGTCGGACATTCATTGTAAGAACGTTTGCCGATTTGAGGTCGAGCTCGTCCCATTGTCATATAAGTAGGATCTGTAATTAATTTAGCAAATAGATCCATTTCTGCTTTAACCATTTTAATTAAATCAGATAATGATGGCGCGCCGCCTTTGCTTGAAGAATTAGATCCAGAAGAAGAAGAATCTTCTGCTGAGAAACTAATGTCGCCAATCTTACCAGATACCTTACCAGACATACTTGCCGTAACAGCATTTGTATTAATTAAAGTTAAGGTTGCTCTTAACTTACAGAACTGTTGCAATAGATACGGAAGATCTGCTCGATTTTGGTATCCTGGAATTTGATCAAGTAGAAACTGAGCAAATCGACTTGCTTCTTTTAATGCATAAAGAACTTCCGTATCTTCTGCACCAAAGACCTTGATGAGATAGTTAACATCGCCAAATGTGTAAAAATTAGATTTCTGTTCTGAGGCAACTGTATATACCTTATATTTTAATTTCTTCTTTTTATTTTTAGATTCTATTTTTTTTATTCGAATTTCGTAAATAGAATCTGGTTTAATTCCATTCTCTGGAGTAATCTCTAATCGATTACCAAAAATGGTATATTTAAAAGGGACTTTTTCTGCCATATTAAAAGTCCTTTCTAATGATTTCGATATTATTTAAAATATCTTCTTCTGAAATTTCATCGTCGAATTCAAAAACAAAAGCATCGGACGTTCCTTGTTGAGGACGCTTTAATACTTTTAGTTCTTGGATGACAATTGGTTTAATCGATCCTTCTTCTGACTCATCGACAATAACACCTGCTTCTCCTTCAGTTGCCTTCGAGATAGTTGTACCGTCAGCAAGTCTAACTGTTGTTGCAGATCTTCGCCCTGTATCTTTTAATACATCTTTTAAAAGTTCCGGTGTCATAACTGCAGAAGATGCTGCTGCATTTGGGTCAACAGGAGTTAATGTATGAGTTGCACTATTAATTTCATCTCGAGACATGCCACAAGAAGAACTTGGATTATGATCTAAATTGCTCTTATTGTTGTGCATATCTCGCTTGTAATTGTATGGCGCATAGATACTTACAGGCGTAATCTTATGAGGATTCTCTTCAGCCTTTTCGGCTTCGCTTTTAATTCGATCAGAAGTATCGTAAGTAAATGTCACTGTTTCTGACCATTTGCCAAACTCGCCATCTGATTCTACACGAATACGTGCAAAATATTGCAATGGCTTCTCGAACGAAGGAATCGTTAAAGTCTGTTTATTAGAAACCGTTGTATCTACAACTATCTTATTAAAGACAATATCAGTACTAATTTGCAATCGATATTGTAGAATTGGTTTTCTACGTTTATCCTTAAGAATCTCTTGCCATTCAATAGTAATAGGTCCAGTTACAAGTTCATGATTTGCCGGCGAAAGAATTTTTGTATTCGAATATATCTTAGTATTAAAAAATACGTTTCTAATTAAAGAAGATTGTAATGAAATTCCGGCAATATCTTTAATTAATTTATTAATATTAAAACGATATTCTTCATTCGGGACAATATCATCGAGTACTCTTACGATAACTACTTTTTTAGATACTGTATATTTTAATCGGTAAATCTCTTGAGACTCGCCGTGAACCATATTTAATGTTTTAGTATTGATAGAATCAGGATCAACATTGGAAGTAAAAAAGAATTTAACTGTTTTTTCTGTAGGGTTAACTTCTAAATCTACTAAGGCAAATTCTTTATACATTTACTTACCTATTTCTTTTTAGAAGGACGACCTTTTTTAGAAGGTTTAGTTTCTTCTTTTTCTTCTTCTACTTCGTCAATAATGTCTAAGCTAAGTCCATCTTGATGAACAGGTTGTAATGTAATCGGATCTTCTTCTGTAATCTCAGCTTCGACTTTCATAAGCTCATCTTCAATTAGCACAGATGTTTCTTTTTCTTTTAATTCGATTTCTTTTTGAACTTCTGCCAATTGAGCATCAGCTTCGCGCAAGGCTGCTTCTTCATCAAAATCTTTCAAAGGCACGCCAGAATCAATTTCTTCTTTTGTGGATTTAATAATACGATCTACAATTTTATCATATCCTTGATTTGCTGCTGGAAGTAATCCTTGCACCAAAGATAATCGACCTAAACGAACAGATTTACGAATATTTGTGATGTCCATAGTTTCATCAATTGTCGCATATGGAGATCCTTGCGTTAAACGAATTCCTGTTTTAGGATCATAATAAGTAACCTCGCCATCGGCAAGTTTAATTACTGCAATTGCTGCCATTGTGTTTCCTTTCTATGTAAAGAAAAAAGGGAGAGCATGTGCTCCCCCTTAATATTTTATTTTAAGTTATTGTTATTCTGTAACACGAACAACTGCTGGGCGTGGATAGCTTGGAAGAGCTGCAATATTTTTAGCTACTGCAATACCACGACCGTTATCCATGATGCCGATACCATAACGTTCTTTTGCTTTGATGAAACGAACGTCAGTTTCTGGATTAGACCATTTTTCAATGGACAAATCTTCACGTTGAACGATAGCACCAATGTTGTTGCGATCGATTACATACATATCAAATGTTTTGTTTTTCTTATCGAATTTAACACGAGGGCTCAACAATACATTGATAGGCATTGGCAAGTTAAATCTAACTTGATCTGGAGTCAATACAAATTTTTGTGGACCCATATTATTTTGTAAACCAGCAAAACCTGGAGTACCTTGAGTACCGCCAAATGGATGTACATTCATAGCACCAGCTGCGCCGAATGTCATACCTTGGCCTACCATAGCATTACGAGCAAATACTAACCAACACAATGGATGCATGATTACATCAGTTGGAGTTTTGTCGTTAGTCATTAAGGATAAGCACATAGACATAAAGTCTTCAACAGACAATGTGCCATTTGGTAAGCTGTCTTCGCCTAAACCATTTGTAGCTGCACCAGGTTGTTGAACTGCTAAGCTGTTATCAAATACTGTATGACCATGAGTAGAGAATTCACGAGCACACCATTCGTCTTTATAACGAGCCATCGCGGAACCAATTTTATTAATGTTAGCTGCAAAGATATCCCAATAGGAATCCATAATCGCTTCTTCAGTAATAGATACTTTTAAGCCGATTTTTTTAGGACGGATTTCCAAGTTGGTATATTGCATTGTTGTAATTTCTACATTCTCTTCATTGTATGTAGTACCTTCACCAACTTCATGTGCTTGCAATTCGCCGATGATTGGAACAACTACTGTACCATTAGAGTTACCTGCTTGGATTTTTGTGAAGAATGGAGAAATAATAGAAGCTTCATCTTCAGCTTCCATCATTTTAGTTTCGATAATGCGAGGTACTAAATCTACAACATCAGTTGTATTAATAGTTTCGCGGATTGTAAATTTTTTATCTGTTAAGCTCATGTTGTTTAATTTACCAACAACATCAGATAACATATCATATTTTTTCAAAGACTCCGTGATTTTTTCAGGAGAAAGATTTTGTTCTAAACCGGCTTTACGAGCAATTTCTCGTTGTGCCAAATTGTCTTGGATAAATTCTTGTAGTTTCACTTGCTCAAATAGCTCCTATTTTTGTAACAAAATTTTAGCAGAACCAACGCAACCGTCCCAATCCATAAATGTAGGAACGCCAGCTAAACCTGCTTTCATATAAGATACTTTAACTTCTAAACGACCTTCTTTACCTGCTGCGATAGCTGCAGTAGCTGCTGCTTTATCAGTAACACGTAAACGAATTAAGCCATTTTGATGATTGTAGTAAACTACTTGGAAAGCGTTATTAAGAACAGCACCAACAGTTAATGGAGTATAAGCGCCGCCACCCAAGGAAATTTGAGTTGTATTAGGTTCTACGAAACGATCTGGAACACGGAAGTTAAAGTCAACATATTCTTGATTAGGAGCTGCTGCTTGCATGAATCCTAAAACAACATCTTTGCGTTCAGATTTAGCTACGTTGCGACCATCAGTTAAACCAATGATGCCAGGATATTCATATTTAGCACCAAAACGAGAATCATAAACATCTAATTTAGAATTACCAGCTGTCATGTTTAAATCATGTTCGTTATATAATTCGTTATATTCATAACCATCCATGCTACGATAGTAAGCTGGAACATCATAGATATCTTCGCCACGACGGTTAGTGAAACCATAGCCTTGGCCATTGTCATATTCTACAAAGTTTTCCATATCAGAAACAGCCCATTTAGCCCATTTAGTAGAACCAGCTGGAACTAAGTTAGGAGATACTTCATGTACTTGACCAATTACTTGGCGTAATTCATTATGGTATTCTACCATATTCATTTTAGCAACTTCTGCTTCGTCAGATAATGGAGAACGTACAATACGACCATTTTCATCAGATTTTACTAAGTCGCCAGGAACTAATTTACCATAAACAGAACCCCATGGGTTAAGTTCAGCTTTATCTTTATGTAAGAAGTGAGGAAGTTCAACTAAGATATCAGTTTTAATTGCACCTGGCATCATGCCATTGAATGCATCTTCATCACGAGTATATTCATTGCGAACTAACATACCTACTGGTACGTTACCTGCACGATGATCAAGAACTGGTTTACCATCTTTTTTAACTAAACCAGTGAATTCATCTTTTTCTAATGCATTAGCTTTCATGATAGCTTCATTGCCACCATTAGCAAATGGTTTATAATATTTTTCAGTATATGCATCAGCAGCTACTGGAGTCCATTCTGTGTCTGTATTAGCTAAAGGTTTAGCTGCGCCATCTGCAGAAACGATACCATCAGGAGCGGCTGCTGGATATACGTCAGTCATTTTACGCAAACGAACTGGAGATCCACCATTTGCTAAAGTTAAAACGTTTAAGAAAATTTCAGGATTTTCAGCTTTAGATTTAACATCAGCATCTACTGCAACCATACGTCCTTTTGGAATAACGATTTGGTTGTACATTTCTGCATAGTTGTAACGGAACAATACTGGCAAACGAGAATCTGTCCAATATTGAATATTGGAAGTATCATGGTTAGCAGTATTTAAACGAACGCCAGTACGAGTTACACGACGTTCTGTGCCATTTAAGCTTTCGAAGCCATTAGATTTAAAGACTTTTCCGTCACTACCTAATGATAATTTTGTAGGGCCATAACCCCATGGACGATTTGCCATTGTTTACAATATCTCCTTAAAAAAAATACTCTTAAATATATATAATATTATTCTAGCCAATAAATTTTACTAAACTGCCAAAGCAATCTACATTTTCGTGCATTTACTTTTTTGCAATGTTTAGTTTTTGATTGAAAATTTAAAGCTAACTGTTCTGGATATAAAGCCGTAACATAGCCTGTATGTACTTCTCCATTTCTATATATATAAGAAACTAAATCCCTATGCTTAATTCCTAATACATTATTAGTTTTTGCTTTTGATTTTCTTCGCATTGGCTTAATAATCCATTCTTTTAGATTACAAGAATCTGGAATATTATTTGTAATACATATCGCATCATTACTATGAGATTTTTCTATATTCCATTCAATTCTTTTATTCGCAGTTTTGCCGCCATTAGTTAAATGCAACAATCCTAATTCGGATATTTTCTTTCTGAGATAATTCTTGCCTTGCATAACATGCATTGCATAATCAAATCGCTTAGGTTTAAAACCAATAATTTTGAAGTATTTATCTTCAAAATCTCGTTCCTTACCTTCTGTTTTTTGATGACATTTAGGACAAAGCGTGATTAAGTTTCCAATAGTATTTGCTCCACCATATCTTCTTGCGCGTATATGATGTACTTCTAATATGCAATTAGATTTTCCACATTCTTGACATTTGGAATTGTCACGAATAATAGCAGCTTTTCTAAGATTTTCGTCCAAACGATTAGATTTTTGATACTGCCATTTATAAGGTTTATATCCATCTGTCATTGCACGAATGTCTATACAAACATCTTCAAGATAATATTCTTTAATGTTTATCCATTTATTTAATTGATACAGTACTCTTAAAATAGCATCTTTCTTTTGTTTAATACTTGGAGCCAATCTACCAATTCTTTTAGAAGAAGAACGATTATCAAATCTAGCTTGTCTATGTCTTTTGTGATAACGATGATAACGTCTATATCCACGTCTAGAATCTATTTTATGTTTTACATCTTGACGTTGTTCGATAGTTCCCTTAAATACTACCTTATTTTTAGTAGAACATTTTTGTACAATAGCTAATCCAACATGTACAGAACCATCATCTATACCACAAACTATGCAACTTTTGTCATTTTTATCAAATTTAACTCTTTTTTTTAATTGAATTACCATAGGGTATTTAGACTTTAATTTTGCTCTGTCTTTTCTAATTAAATACCATCCCTTATTCACTTTTGTTGGCGCTAATGGTTGGTTATCTTTATCAATTACAAAGCAATATTCAATTTTATTTTCCATCTCTGGAGACCTTCCTTTCGGAGCATTTTTCGTCTTGCCAATGTCGTGGAGGGTATGTATGTTTCTCTGTTATCTATGCAGGACATTAGCATAGTTTCTTGATTGGCATTCACAGAGCTTCAGACTGACGAGCACATCTAAAGGTGTGTCTTTAACCTTTTCCATAACGTAGTTCATATCTGCAACATATCTTTCGATAGTAGCAGTCACTAAGGCTCGAAACCTATTATTAAGCAAGTGTAAACAAGAAATATAATATATATTTGTCCACTTATTTGCGCTTTTATTTATAAAATAAATTACTTAATAATTAGTCCTTATTTTTGAAAGTAACGACTGAAGTCAGATAAAGGCTTCAATTGTTCTTGTAATTTAACATCTTCTTGTTTTTGCGGTTCAGATTGTTTTTCAACAACTGGATTTGGAACATCTTGTTTAGTGAGTTCTGTATTTTTAATTTTTTGTGTCAAAGATTCTTTAACAGTTGTTACTGCTTCTTCTAATTCAGCTTTGCTAGAAGTTTTAAAATCTTCGATTTTTTTATCAGTTGTCGCTAAGCTTTCTTTTAAAGTTTCAGCTTGTTCTTTAACAGCAGAGACTTCTTGAGTTAAGCTTTGACGTAAAGAAATTACTTCCATAGAAATAGCATTTACTTTTTGAAGTAAATCTTCAATGGATTCTTTTAATTTAATTTCTTCGCCCGCAACACCTGGCTCCTGAATAGCAGGTTCTTGTTCAGATTCTTTTACTTGAACATCATCTGCTTTTTCTGGAACTGTTTTAACATCTTCTGGTGTTTGAGTTTCTTTTTCCATATTAGCTTCAGTTTCTTCTTTCTGAGATTCAGAAATTGAAACTTCTTCTTCTCCTTTAATGAAATCAGGAAGCTCAGTTTGAGCTTCCCTCACATTTCCAGCATTTTCTGATACTTTCGCATCAATGCTGTCATCGTAATGTATTTTAATATTCTTAGCGTTTTTATCCGATGGTACAATAACATAACTAACCTCATCAGGTGTTACATCATTGATCATCCAAGTACAAACTTGACCTTCATAGACTTGACCACGCACATGATTGCATGGATCGTTTTTCATATCTGCGCCGCAGATAGAACATCTAACGTCATTAGTTCTTCCGCCTATGCTTACTGTTTGTAGTAGACCTGTTCTGACACCTTCTTTAGCTTCAGATTCGATAATATCGGCTGTTAATACTAAAGCTTTTGTTCCTGGCACCAGTACACTATCTTTAATTTTTGCATCAATAACGCGACCAATAATATCGCCATCGCTATCATTATGATGTTTGATGACCGGGATGTTATATGGCTTTGTCCATTTAGGAATAGACTCCTGAATGCCTTTTACTGTATAGATAGTAGAGTTGCCAGTTACATATGGTTCAGAATGAATAGCTTCAATCTCAACAACTATGCCGTGAGTCTTCTTTTCAACAGTTTCATTCGGTTCATTCGATGATTCCTCTTGAGAAGGTTTAAAGCCAAGTATTTCTTTGATTTGCATTCTTGGTCTATCTAGCCTTTCAAAATATGTTTAATCCCGCACTTACAGTACGGGGAGTAAGCTGGAATATCTTCGAATTTTATATTGTCAGTTGCAAGATGTGTATATCGTCCATTTTGGTGTTCACTCTCTCCAAAGTCAATATTAATAGTTTTTACACCATCTAATTTTGCTTGGGAAATGTAGTGAAACCAATAGGCTTTTTTGCCCATCATGTCTGCCATGAAACGGATTCTATATTCCATCTTTGACAACAAAGATTCGATATACACCGTATCTTGATTATTGGATAAGCGATCTTGTAAATCACTTAATATCTTATGTATTGTTTCTGAAGCATGAGCTTCAATCTCGCCGAAATCAATTTCAGCCATTTGGTTAGTATTAGTGATGTTGTTCGCTATATAATTTTCAATCCCATTTTCTGCAAATGGAGTTAGGTCTTTTAAAAGAGCATTAACTAAATCTGTTTCTGCGTCGACGAATACGCTGGGCGAAAATTCTGGCAGTATATTACTTAGATTTTTATAGCTACCATATATCGTTGGAAAATTTTCCTCAAAAGAGGCTAAATTATCTTCTAACGATTCTGAGAGTTTAACATTTTTCGTGTTTTGATTTTCAGGTTGAGCATCATTTTTAAAGAATTTATTTGGCTTTATATCTTTTTTCTTACCATTAAATTTCCGTTCGTCTAGATTTGTTTTATCTTCTGATGAAGTATCTGATTGAACTGAATTTTGGTATTTAGCAACTTTAATAGTCGCATCAGCTTGTGCATCGATAAGTTCTTCTTTCGATTTGTGAGTAACAGTGAAAGCATACATATCTTCTTCTTTTACTTCATTATCGAATCCAAGTTCTCGTCTTGCTTCAGCTAAAGAAATAACATTGCCTTGATATTTTTGAATTGTATGAGATTCTGATTTAATTTTTGTATCGACATTAATTTCATTGAATGCAAAATGAACATAATCATCTGTTTCAATTAATGGATTGAATCCGCCTTCCATTAATATTTCAGAGAATAAATATTTCTCTAAGAATGAAGAAATTGTCTTTTGCAAAAATTTAATTTCATCGTGCATTTGAACATCCGTGTTGTCAGCACTTTTTTGTGTGCCGCCACGACCCATAATACTAATAGAAGTATTAAGTCCTGTAAATACACGATTTTCTGCATACTGCAAAAAATTAAGCAATTGATTTGCTTGCATATCTGGAGTGATAGATTTAATTTCGGTACGTTCATTTGTAACAATAAATCCATCATTTGAAAGATTTTCAAACGCTTCTTTTGCTTCATTAATTTCTTTGTCTGTAGCATATTGCCCTTCAGCAACATTACCAACTTTAATCTGGAGGATTGGCATCGCAAAACGATACAATATAGACATAACTAATCCTTCAGCTTTTCTGAGCATAGTTAAATCTTCAAGAATAGGATAAATTCTTGAAGTGCCATAGTCTGAGTTATTATTTTTATCGATATAGATATGAACAACATCTTGCGCCGGATATTCTTTATTCCCAACTTCATAATGTGAGATATAACCATCATCATCTCGTACTATTTTTGTGTTGCATGGATCGGATAAGAATAATCCAGATATCGTTCCTCCAGAGAAAATAGGCTCACCTTCTAATTCAAATTTAGAAAGATTATTATCTCTCGTTTTAATTATATACGAATTCGAGAAAGAACACAAGTCTCTCGCTATAGAAGTTATCAAAGTATCGAACGGAATTTTAGATCGATACTCGATAATATGAATTCGTTTTTTTAAATAATCGGCGGCATCTTCATTTTTTGATTTTAACTGATAGCCGCCCTTTGCAATTAATTGGGAGAACTTACGAATACTTACTGCTAAATAACTATCAGTTACTATAGCATTTTTTATTTTAGCAAGATCGTAATTTCTAGATCCTGGATCTGATCCTCCATTAGAAGAGAATCGATTCATAATCCCAACCACTGCAGCTTTAGTACTTTTAATTACAGATCGAATACTAGAATTGTCTTTCTTTTTTTTGCTAGTATCGGCCTCTAATATTTTTAAAATATTCATTATTTACCTAATGCACTTAATGCTAACTGGGCAAACTCTTCATAACTTGATGGATGCACTCCATCTCCAGAAAGAAGATTTTTGCTAGATGCAGTTCCTTTCCAATCTAAAATTCTTAATTTAGGATATTTGGATCTTAATTCATTGAGATAATTATTATTCGTTTCGGCCCAAGTAACATTGGATGCCGTTGCATAGTTATTATACCATAGAACATCTCGATCTGTACCAATAATTTCCATGATCTTATCGGCAGAACCATCAGATACCATATCACCATTAGTACCGAGTGAAACAATTACTAATTTTCCTAAACGAGTAGATCCTGCTAAATTTTTAAATATCTCGATTGCCTCAGATGCTTGTCGACCTACTTTAGCGTCAGATTCAAATTTAGGAAGTTTGCTTCTAAGTATTTCTTGAGACCCTGCAAGCAAAGAATCGCCGACAGCAGTAATCTCAACTCCTTCGAGATTATATACAGTATGATTCCATGTCGGATCATTTGGATTTGCTTGCTTAGCATATGTCCCTGTTCTAGATCGACCATTGGCATCGACATCTCCAAGAGACGGATTTAATGTATTTAAATAATAGATAGGATCAGGAATAGGGCGTTGTGCAAATATATCGATCCCTTTATTTAATAGTACAGCTTTTGCCATAGCTGATTCAGCTGTTAAATTAAATATATCATCGGTTAATTTAACAGAAGAAGTTAATAATTTATAATAATTATTCGCCGCATCTATATACTTAAGATCATACTTTCTTCTTTTATGGAACAGTAAATCATTTTCCATCTGCTCTAGGAATGTCTTTCCTTCTGTAGAATATTTGTATGAATAGTATTTAGATCTAGTCTGAGAAGTAACTTCTAATGCTCTCATGCTTTTAAGAAGTTCTTCTGGCGAAATTACCTTTGCGAGTAATTTACTTTTTTCTCGTATTTCAGCATCGTTACGCACAATTGTATCATGTGCTGCTTTTTCTTTTTTATTTTTATCGGTTTTAACAAACCACCCGTCAAACAAAAGAAGAAATGCTGTTATATCTTCCGCTCCAGTCAGCCTTACAGCGTGCATCATTTTATGCATATATCGACTAAGTGCTGACGATAGTTGGGCGACCCAACCACGTTTAATTCTTACATTATTACGATAATCTATTTTATTAACGACTTCAGAAATCGGAAGAGATTTTCCGATCTTAACGTCTTTCTTGGGTCCTTCGTCGAATCCAAACGGATCATCTTTAGGCGCAGGTTTAGGCGTTACAATTTTTTTCTCTTCAGGATCTGAAGGAAAATGAGGAGTAAGTTTTGGAGGCTTCTTCTCCGGAATAGGTTCCTCTGGAATATGTATTTCAGGCGGAGTCTCGTGTGGCGGAGGAGGAATCTCTTTAATTATGGTTTCAGTTGTTATTGTCACAAGAATATTTTCGATAATCGGCCGAATCGGAATCGGCATAAAATCAATTAACTGATATATTTCTTGTAACTCGCCCAATAAAAGATCTACTTCTTTTTCTGTATCTTCACCTAAAGGTATCGATAAAGGGTCCCCTACAATAGGATTAATTGTTAAGTCATGAAAGAAATTGGCATCTGATTCGTAATGCCTATATGGTTCTATCTTCGGTTCAAAAAGTATTCTTTTATTTTCATCCATAATTAAAACATAGACCTCTTAAACCAATTACTTTTTGAAAATGCTTTTTTCTTAGTTGAAATTAAAGGTTCGTTCATCGGAACCTTTTGCCATGCTTCGTCTGGTGATTCAAAAGATCCACGAGAATCCCATGGATTGTCTAAATCTTTTTTTGCATATGAAGCTAATGGAGATTTGTCGAATATTTTAATACATGGTCTATGTTCTGCTTCTTTAACAAGATTCGTTAACTCTGGAAAGTTTTGAACAAAAGCAAGATAAGCAAGACCAAGTGCATCGACAAAATGCTCATTAACGCTAGTATACACAGGAACACCAGACTGTGTTATTTTTTCAATACGATAGTCAATAAGTTGTTTAAATATATGACTATCATACGGACTTAATATTAAATTATTTCTTTCGATAAGTATCGAAAGCTGAGTTACCATATATGGTTTTAAATGCTTCTTCACCATCATCCCAGTAATTGGATCTTGTACTGGAATTTTCTCGGAGAACATAAATCCTTTTATTTTTTTGTCGAGGCCGGAAGATGGATGCTCTTTCCCATATATTTTAAGAGCTTCTATCTGATACTCCAATTTGTTATCCTACAAGTTTTTTATCTTGTAGTTCTTATAGTTTCCTGTAAGTTCGGCATATTTTTTCACAGTATAATAGCACAACTGTGATGCGGACTCGTGGAAGTATTATATCTTTTCAACTTCTATGCTCTGCCCCTGACATTACTTAGCAATGCCTTCGGTTCGAGTTCTCATATTATTTAACTTAGAGTTCTCGCTTAATTCCGCATTATCCAATATAAATATATGTGCTTTCTTTATATTGAGGCAAGTTACTTACCTGCGCCCCTATCAATATAGATATGAGTAGGATTATATATAGCATTTAAATTAATGATCTTTTTTACCGCCAAGTCATAATGAAAATCTGATGGCTCGATCATAGTTCGATTAATGACCCGGAATTTATTCCATTCGTGGTCATAATCTAAGACGAGTATAGAAGTTGGCGCCTGCGATTTATCCCAGTCAACTGCCATAGTTCTATACATGTTATACTTATATGTAGTTTGTCCTTCTGGAAGAAGGTGAATTTTCTTTGCTGAGCGCAAATTAAATTCATTATGTACCGGTTTGATCTCGTCATTATAGACATAATTGTCCATGCGAGTCGCTCTTTCGAGAGCTTCTTTATCAAACACGCCAGCTTCTTCGATACCAAATTCTGCAAGTACTTCATGTACATACGCATTTTTATCGAATGTCGCCCTGAATTCTTTCTCCATTTCTGGAGAATATAGAGGACTATGCTGTGCGGGATGGTAATGCTCTTTAACAGTATTGTTACGATTGCATTCGCTACTTGCAACCTTCTACATATCTCTATGTAGCTCAGACTATATCTTCGTCCCAATAGGACGCCTTCTGCTTCGAGTCGCTTGACCCTACTCCCAAATGGGATAGTCGTTGAACGTTCTTCTTAAATTTAAGAAGCTTCGCTGCTGATTTTCCTTAAAGGAAGTCCCAGCATTTCAAAAGGTTTTCAATCATTAATTGCTTAATATTGGGGCCATTTTTAACCCGAGGCTCTTCTGAGTACAAATGTCATAAAACTTAGATCGTCTACCGGTTGGTGTCGATGAACATGTCATTCCGATACTAGCACGTTCCATACAAAGAGCATATACTGTGTCGAAATCACCTTCACCTAGATACAATTTGTTATTAACCGCAAGCTCTTTATCTTGCGCTCTGGAAGTTACCTTCATTTTCATCGACCAGTCAGTTCTGGTCCAGTTTAGACTATGTCTTCCGTACTACAGAATAAAACTTGACGATAAGACTGTAGTAGGTTTCACCGCTTTCGTGGGGAGCTTATTTCATCCCTAGTCGTTGAACACTACTCATTATTAACTAATGAGCTTGGTACATCGTTGTCCTTCTTAGGAGTTTCGTTGTTTAACGGCGTTTTAAATGAACTATTATTTAATTATCCATTTCCTGATATTAATTCAACTAGATTCGCTAATTCTAGCCGGCGACATTACTCGCACCTTTATCTTTCGATAAAGCATAGACTATATCTTAATCCTTTGTAGGATTTCTACCATTTCCTATGCGCTTACATAGTACTCCTTCTCAGGATAGTCGTTGAACCTTTTAATATTAATTATAATACTAACTTGGCTGCTGATTGCCCATTGTTTACAATACTTAGGATTTAACCATATATCATCTTAAAGATTTATTTCTGCTTTCGCAGCCCAAAGGCACTTTAAGCTTTAGGGGTTCCCAGCAATTAGATAGACTCTTGAGATTTAACTCAACATTTACTTGTTACCAAATAAATGGACTATTTAAACTATTACAATAGTATTATTTAATCGAGTGAGATCCAGTCACTACGCCATCCGCGGATAGAGGCAGCACTACTACCAGAACTTGCGCCCGTTGTAAATCCAACAATTTTTGATTTATTGTTAAATTCCATCACGTACGGCGACCGTGTCGACCGAGTGAGTGCTGTTCGAATCCTTGGCGAGGAATCGATCTTAGATTTTAAATTATCGAAAATTAATCGAACTTGGTTTTCGTATGGCGTTACAAACATATGAACAAAGTTATCTCGAGTGAAACAATTGTACAATGCTTCGATAACCATTGTTTCTGTTTTACCAGTATTGTGAGTGATAAATCCATTCGCAATAAAATTATGATATTCTGGTACGGACACATCATATGTCATTTCTGTGCCACGTAATCGAATTGATTTAATTCGTTCCCATGCCAAATCGCCATCAAGAATATCGTAAACTGTTTCAAGTCCAGCCTCTTCTGCATAAAGCATTAGATCTGAATAACTTTCGATACTTACTTCTTTATTTAATTCTTTTTGTATTAATTCAATTGTTTGTTTGTCGATATCGACATACTTTGATAAAATACCTTCGTCTTGAATGACTGCAATTAAATTTCCAACACGAAGATGTTTTAATTCTTTCCATCCTACTTGTGTTAAGAATGGATGATTTTCTGTAACAGTAATTTGTTTATCGTATTCTGTCGTTATTGTATATACTTGTTTTACACCATTTTCATATATTTTAGCTAGAGGCATCTGCTCTGTTTTGAAATCATGATCCAAGCAAGCCACTGTAAAGAAATCATCCTGTCGGGTATCGAACAATTCTTTAGCTGAAATAGAGCTATTAGTTTCAGGATCATATATTAATGTATCGCCGGCAATACACCGACGACCACATCGATATACTTTACGTAAACTCCTATCTCTAAGCATTTCAGCTTGATACCATCTGGCTGTCCATGGAACATATTCTTCTTGCTCAATTGAATAAGAAGAAATAAAAGCTTTAGCCCACATAACTGGGTCTTTTTTAATTACCGCAAGCTTTGACTTTTCAGGAAGCTTAGCGTAATCAAGTTTTACGAGCTCTTGTAAATCCATAGACATAACCATTTCTGGAGTTATATTATTGTAATTCATTAATCATTATTACCTATGAAAATTCTTTGCCTCAGATCCCATTAAGGCTTGTTGCATAGAATATTGTGATTGTTTTGCGAGCGCCATTCCGGCTTGTCGCATCGTTGCATATTGTCCAGAATTAACTGGACGACTAAATTGAAATGGCCGATAGGATTGTTGCGATAAAAATCGACCTTGTTGTGCAAGCTCTGAAGATGCTGATGCAAGTGCCGAAGGTAATCCTGCTGCCATGTAAACAGCAGTACCTAAAGCTGGACCTAAAAATAAATCAGTTCCTAATTGAAAAGTCGCATCTCTTAATCCTTTAGCTTGTCCTTCTCCAGATTCAATAGCTGTATCGTAAGCATCTTTAGCAAAATATCCAGAAACACCGGCACCAAGAAGATTACTTTTGGTGAAAATGTTTTGACCTGGAGCAAAGGCCTTGTCTTTTAAGCCAGACCCTTTTGCAAATGCTTTTTTAGCTATATTGGCTGCGCCTGTAAAAATTCCCATTATTTAAATCCTTTTTTAAAGCTGACCAGGAGCTATTCGGTTGCGTTCTCGTAATGCAAAATTTAAATCACCACTAGCGCTCATATTATCTAATGCATTTTTAGGAGTCAATCCCGAAGATGATGACTGAATAGCATTAACAACAGGAGATGAAATTAAAGGTGTAGCTGAACCTGCAGATGCAGGCTCTCTTTGATAAGATTCTGCAAAATCTTTGACAGCAAATAATGAACCAGCCACAACTGCTCCTAAAGCGCCAGCTTTAGTTAATCTAAATTTCCCGCCAAAAATATCAGGACTTTCTTTGTTTATTTTAATTAAGTCTGGACTTTTTGATAAAAATTTATCGGTAGCATTAATACCTTTTTTTGTAGCATTAACAGCAACTTCAGATTTTTCTTTTACAGCACTAATGGCTATATCTGCTTTATCTTTTACTGCATCAACAGCTGTGTTAGTTTTATTTCTTACTGTATCAATAGCTGCGCCAGTTTTATCTTTAACAGTATCAACTGTTGAATGAATATTATCTCTTATTCTTTCTCGTCTAGATTTTTGAGGACTTGAAGATTTTTTTGTATTAGAAATATTACTTTCTAATTGAGAAATTTCTGGTGCAGGATTTGGCCCCATCGGAGGAAAGTTTGGATCTGGATAAACTGTATTTGATGTTTTTACAGATTTATTTACATACTCCGGAGCATGACTCCCTCTATTGTAAGTATATTCTTCACGAGAAGGCATGCCTTTTGGCATAGTATCATTTTTTACTTTACTTAACGGCTCTTTTTGATTAGATTGTAAATCTTTTTTATGATGGCCTATATCATCATAGTCAATTACTGGCTTATCTGCAATTAAAGATATTTTAGAAGAAACTTCTTCTTCCGATGGAATATGTTGTTTGCCAAATTTAAATTTAAAATTGCCTTTTTCGTTACGAAGATAAGTTTCTGAGTTTTTATTAACACGAACACTGCCTAAATTTAAAGAGTTTTCTTTTCTGGCTTTAATTATCCCTCCATCTTTCTTATATGCATAATAAGGAGACGGAGTTTTTGCATAATCAGCTAATTCTTTAAAATTATCTGCAATTTTAGGTTTAGGAATTTCTTCAAAATTAGGTTTAAATCCTTTTGACAGACTTTCTCTGAAGTTATTTTCTACAGCTTCTTGAGCTAGTCTTCTTTCTTCTTTTGGAATATATCTTTCTTTATTCTTTTTATTTTTTTTAGCCATTGATTAAATACCCGGAACTACTGGAATATTTACTTGGCCATTATGATCTCGATATACGCCTCCACCAGAAAGCAATCGATATCCTGTTCCGGCACCAATGACACCATGCGTGATCATTCTGGTCCTATCAAGTTTGGCATCTTTCATGATGGCATCATAAGCTGCTCTAGCTTCTTCATAACCAGCATGTCCTTCACCAGCTTGTAATGCGGCATGATAACCTTTACCTTTATAGGCGCCTGTGTCTTGCATTAAATCCATTACCTTGCCAACTGTTTGTTGATCTGCATATGCTAATTTATATGCATCAGCATATTTGCCGGTAGCACGATAACCAAAACCACCTTGGGCAATATTGTGTAATGGATTCAAAGCGCCTTCAATCATTCCTTGGCTTTTAATTTTTTTTGCAATGCTCTCAGAAGCTGTTCTGAATCCTTTATTCATTACACTAGTAGCACTAACTACTTTATTAATGTTGTCAATGCCTTTTGCAAAACCTTTAAAAAAATTTTGTATCATCGACTAAGCACGCTCTCTTTCTCTTTTTGAATATCAGCTTCTGTAACAAAGAAATCATCGTTACTTAACTGATTAATTAAATATACGTCATGGTCATTTGTATCAATATTATTTTTAAGTTTATCTTTACGTGTCGAAACAAGCAAGCTAAATACATCATCTCGCTTTTTAACGAGAGATGAATATAATTCGATACCTTTTGAAACCATTGGTTGTACAATTTCTTCGCCCGTTTCTGTTACATTAGTAACAACATCGATTACTGGTAAGTAATCTTTATTATTAATATATTGAAGCGAACGAGAAATCAAAAGATCTAGCGTAATTAATTCATGAACTAATACTTTATCAGTATAAGAAGCGTTATCAAGGTCAAATTCTTCTTTATACTGGGCATATTTCTGTGCGATCATTGTCGTTTCACAAATACACGGTTCTCCTACTTGGACAACACTATGTTTATGAAGCGGATCGTTTTTATAAATACAATTTTCGCCCTTGCAAATAATTGGCAGTCTAGCATACATAGCATGATCTGTATTTAGCATATGCATTGCTTTATTGTATATTTGTTTGCCGCGGTCTGTATAGCCCCAAGAGTTGTATTGTTCAACGAATGAGTCTAATTGTTCAGCTAAATCTTTGTCGTAAGATTCTGTTTTTAATTCATTCATTATCAAGCCTCCTGAGGCACTATATTACATTTTTTTACGGCGAGATATTCGTTCTGCGATATCATCGACTGAAATCTCAGCTTCATGCATTACGTTTTCTTTAATAGGTTTCGTTTTATCTGGTTCAGGTTTACCGTCTTTAACCCATTTTTGATATGCTGCAAATTTAGATGCTAAAAATAGATTAAACTCTTCTTCTTTATCTTTGGAGGATTCATAAAGATACAGAACACCAGTAAAATCTAATGGCTCAAGTGTAGCCTTAATAAAGTCATAAATATCTTGCTCTTTTTTATTTTCAAACTTAATATCGAGAATAGTCCCATATTCATCGACAACGACATCATGATCTCGATCTTTCTCATCGTCGACAAACTTATTATCTTTATCGACCATTGCAAGATCAGATTCATCAAAAATATTTAAAGCTCCGAATAGTGGGATATTAAATAAAGAATATGTTTCGTATGCATCTTTTACAGATTCTAGATACGGACCCATTTCTTCGTCAATTAAAAATTCTTCGTCAAAAAATGGCTCGCTATATTTAAATCGATAGAGTTTATCTGCGAAATAGAGGACAAGATTTAATTTATACATATTTAAATCTTGATAGTCCTCTACTGCAATTTTACAGAATGTTTGTAGTTTAGTAACCATCTAAATAAATCTCAAAAACAAATCATAGAAAAATAAAGATAAGATGCCGGAGACAACAGCCGCATCTAATTTAGGGTGTTCTTTTATATTTGTCACATATTTAATGATACGATACGTAATCTTATATGCTAAAAATGCAAATGAGATAAGAACTAAAATTTTAATTAATAAAAGCTCTGTCATTTATTATCCTTTCTTAAAATAATTAAATATTAAATAAAAACAAATCGCAGTCTGAAAAAATATGACTGCGAATGCTGTTCTTATATATTGAAATTTCATTATAATAGCATGGCCGAGAAGTAAAATTAAAGCACAGATAGTGAACAAAATTACTTCGGTAAATGGATCGTACCTCATTTACCTAGACCTGTACTACCAATTCCACCGACTCTAGTTCGATATGCTTTATCGCCATCAATAATACCATAGCTCATGAATACACCCTGAGCAATACGAGTACCTTTTTCAAGTAAAAATGGCTCTTCAGAATTATTTCGAATACCAATCATAATGTGGCCTTCATTATTTGGATTATTGTAATAGTCAGAATCGATAATCGCTACGGAATTTGTTAAAGACAAATTATGTTTAATAGCCATACTGGAACGAATGTATAATGATAAAAATTCATTATCTAACATATATGCTTTTAATCCTGTCGGAATCAAGTAACAAGTTTTAGGCTCTAATATATATGTTTCAGCTGAAGAAATATCATAGCCTGCACTTTTTAATGTTTTTCGTTCTGGCATTACAATAGGTTTATCTTTATATTCCTTAATTACTTCAAATCCTCTAAAGTTTTTAGCCATCTAACTTACTCCAAAAAATTCTTTAAAACGTTGCCACCAAGTTTTTTTGATTCGTTTTTTAGGACGAACTACTTTTTTTCTTGTTCGAACTGGATTGATTATTTTTAAAAGATTTAAATTGAGCACTTCAGAACGAGCACCAAGTGCTTTAACTTGAGGCAATTTAAAAAATTCTTCAATACCTTTAGAAGAGATATAATATGCCAATCGTTTTTTAGAGTTTTCAACGAGAATACAATGTTTCTGCATTCCATAATCAGTAGCACTTTTGTGAGATTTAGAAACAAAATTAGGATTCAATGCATTTAGGATATCTCTAAAAGAAAAATATAATTTGCCTTCTTTGGTAATCATTCGAATGATAGGATATCCTTTAAAATTTAATTCTTGTTCGTTTTTTCTTTCTTTAGCCATTATTTCTCAACCTTAATGAACTCAAAAAATTCTGTTTTGCCATTAGAAGACCACTCTGTTCTGCCGTTAATGAAAACATAGTATCTATCCATGAAATCATCGTAATAGGAATAATATGCTTTTTTCCAATTAAATCCATCATGAGATACTAAAACTTTATCGCCTTTCTTAAGATCAAACAATTCTGCAATCCCAAGGTAATCATAAATATCGAATACGGATTGTTTAAAATCAGTAATTAATCCTAATTCTTTTAGAGCAGTAATTGGTTTTGTAAGATAATCTTTTTGATCGAGGCCAGTTTCATCTTTGGTATGAGAAGGCTTAATTGTCGTTAAATAATATCTTCCATTATTTAATTTAACAATATATCGATATCCTTTTGAAGCAAAGATGTCGATAAGGTTTTCAAAAATGTTATTTGTAATTATTTTTGAAATTTGTTTTTCCATATTGATTCCTTTCAGATTCTCTTCCCGCATACAAGAAAATTAAAATGAAGATAATTAAATTTGCCATTAGTACTAACGACATTAAATGTGTGTTTAGTTCCATTTTTTTGTACCGTGTAACATGAATTAAAAAGAGAAGAGACAAATAGTCGCCGTCAGGCGGCTTTTTGTCTGAAGCTAACATGAACAAATATATTGTTCAAGTTCTTGAATTGATTTAGTCCTGATAGGCTCATTGATTCCGTCGAAGATTAATGTGTACTCAGGATAGACTTTAAAGAAAATTTGTCGATTATTTTTAGTTACGACAATTTCTTCATGCGTCTTATGAGAATTAACAAGAATCTCTGGAAACATTTTTACAATTAGTTCAACTGTTTCTTGCATGCCTTTCCTTTCTCAAAAAGAATGCCCTGCGCTAAGCACAGGGCGTCTTTTCGGTTTAATCTTTTGGAGCGTAAGATTATTCCAGTTGGAAAAATGTCTCGGTTGGTGTTCCGAGAAATTAAAAAGAAGTTTTGCCATCTCGCCGCCTTATGGCAGGAGCGTATATACAGGCTTAGCCTGATTACATACTAATTGTACCTTAACTATTTATTGTTGTCAAGTTCAAAAGCCTTTTTCGCTTCAATAATTGAATCAAATTTAGTTTCGTTTCTTTTTAAGAATTCTATGAATTCTCTTTCTTCTTCTTCTATTTCCTCTGGGATATTATAATTAGAGTAAATACTCTCAAGAATTCTTCGGCGCCGTTTCCAAAGTAAATATGAAGCTGATTTTTGTTTATACATTTTACCAGAACGGTCAGTACAAACATATCCTTCGATATTATCGTCAGTCAAATATTTTTCGGCAATATATTTATATTCTTCTTCAGAGTTTACATATTGATATTCAACTATTTTTAAATATTGATCGTTTTTATCTAAAAGATCATGACATCTATTAAGCAGTCTTTGAGAGAACATAATATCATGTCCTTCAATATCTAAAGAGTTCTTTACAAAATCGAGTAAGAAAAGTTTCTTTTCTTTATTGTAGTCTACAATATGAATATCTTCTGGATGACACACTTCAAAGATAGCGCTTACATTATTTTTCTTACAAATATCTAATATTAAATCTAGATTTTGTTTATTAACTTGATCAAGAACATCTTTAAAATATCCCACGTATTCAGCTTTTGTTGTACTTTTAGAGGCAACAATCATTTTATTGTTACGATGGTCCCAAGAAATAATTCCAAGGAACCCATTTTCTTTTCGAGCAATACGTAATGGATAAATTAAATTTTGAACTTCAATATCTTTTTCAGAACGTTCTCCAAAATTAAAAAATTTATTGTAACTTCTCGCTATTACTTCTCCAGTAGTTTGATCAACAAATAAACCTCTGGCTTTAATAGTAATGTCATTCCAAATAGCATTATAAAATGCATCTTTAGTAAAATTCAGACTCATTAAATTATCAGGTAATTTTTTTGCAATTACATGGCGGCTATTCGCAATAACATTAATTCTATCATCATCTGTTTGAATTAATTTGCCACTAAATATTTTTTTTAATTTTTGATCATTTTCTAAAGAATTTTTGTCATACATATCATTTTTAATTCTACATAATTCAGAGCCATCTTTATTTATTACAAAATATTTCAAATGGCCACCAAATTCAACTTGACCTTCAAGTGGCTTAGAATGTTCAGAAATTAATCCAGATCTATGACCGAAAATTTGAATAATATTATTGCCAGATTCTTTAATATAATTCTCAAACTCTTGTGATATATTGTGTTCATATTTACCGTGACCAGCAATATATTGCCAAGCTGCCATATTTTCTTTAGGAGCACAAGTAAGCCCAGCATGTGTTACTAAATATTTTTGGCCATTAAAATTAAAATAACAAGCTGGAATTAATTTACGATGAAGAAGTCTTAAATTTTTCTTTAATTCGTTTTCGTTTTTATATTTAATTCTCCACTCTTTTAAAGTAGTATTAATAAATCTAAACATACCACTATCTTCACGTTTTTCTTCAAAAGCCCAGTCAATCCAATGAGCTTCATGATTACCTTCAAGAAGGATGACGTTCTTTTGCTCATAAACATCAAAAAAGAAATCTAAAACTTCTAGATTCTGAATACCTCGATCGAAATAATCGCCGACAAAAATAAATAAATTAGATTCATCATGAATATCATATTTAACTACTAATTCTTTTAGTGGCTCATAGCATCCATGAATATCGCCAACGACGATTATATTTTTATATCGTTCAGAAATATCAGTATCGAATCCTTCAAGATCATTTCTAAATTTAATAGAATTAATTTTAGTAAAGTCTCGATGCATTGGAACAGATTTCCAATTTTGATACATTTTTTCAATTACTGAATCTGGTACTTGATACAATTCTTCTCGTTCTTTGTTACGATCGATATAGACTGAACATTTTTCAATTTCCGGTTCCCAATAGAACAATCGATATTTATATTGCTTAGCAAGATTACGATAGTGATTCATTTGTTTAGAGTGCCATTTTTGCGAACCACAATGAGTTGCATCGATAATTGTTGGAGAACCATTTTTCATACGAGACTCGAGTATTTCATTTAAGACTTTAAATACATATTGATTATCCATTTGGCTAATTTGCATTTTGCCATCGATCATTGATTCAGGAGCTCGAAGCATTAATCGGATTTTATCAGAACTGATGGAATAATTCTCTAATCCTGATTCTTTTAATGCAGTAGTTTTACCTGAACCAGGACATCCACGTAGAATAATTAAATCTCTCATTGTTCAGGTTCCTTTCCGTAAGTATTATCCCAATCTTTTATTTTTCGATTAATTTCATCAAACTTATCAGAGTAATCAAAAATAAAATTTAGATCTTTAATATTATTTGTCGGAAGATAAATTTCTTTGAAGTTATCTGTTGAAAGGAAAAAGCAACGATTGATTATTTTATGAAGTTCTTCAAAATTTGCATTTTTTCCAAAATAATCTTGAAATGCTTCTTTAATATCTAATACAAAAGTGAATGGAACTTCTGTATTTGTCATATCTTCAATAAGTTCAATTAAACGCCCAATAAATTGGAACCATTCTTCATCATCAAAAGCAATACCATTAATATGAGCTTCGAATCTATTAACTACTTTTGCAATCATAATATCACCTACTCTAACTCATCAAAATCAAAAGCAGCTGCTTTAGTATAATTAGTTACTTTAGCTTCAAAGAAATCTGTTTTAGTATCATTTAGATTAGAGAAGCTTTCAATCCATTCCATTGGATTATCTTTGATCTCAGGATAAGGAATTCGAAGACCAATTGCATCGGCACGTTTATTACCTAAATATTTAATGTATTTAGCGATTAGCTCATTGTTTAATCCTAAAATTTTATTGTCGGTAACATAGGCGCCCCATTCAATTTCATGTTCAACTCCTGTTTTTAACATATCGAGAAGTTGTTCTTGTAATTCTTCGGTGAACATATCTGGATTTTCTTGGCGCAACTCTTTAATAATATTTTGAAAGATAATTAAGTGTGTTACTTCGTCACGATTTATATATTTAAAGATAGTTGCTGTTGCGCTCATTTTACCTTGGCGAGCTAATGTATAGAAGAAACTAAATCCAGAATAGAAATAAATGCCTTCTAAAATATAGTTGGCCATGATACATTCAATTAAATTAGTAATCGAAGGATTTTCATTAAAGCGTTGATAGATGTCTGCAATGAAACGATTACGTTTTAAAAGATTTTCATCGGTACGCCACTCATCATAAATTGCATCACGAGTGATTGGATTTGTTACAGTATCCAAGATATAAGAATAAGATTGAGCATGAATTTCTTCTTGAAAAGCCTGAATATTTAATAAAGATGCCACTTCAGGTGCTGTAATGTAGCGACTTAAGTTTGGCAAGTTTTCACTTTGAATTGAATCTAAGAAGTTTAGAAAAGCAATTACTTTATCGAAAGCACGGCGTTCGCTATCTGTTAAATACGGGAACTGCTTAACATCTTCTCCTAACGAGATTTCTTCTGGAATCCAGAAGTTATTAAGCATTGTACGATATAACTGATTGGCCCAATCATATTTAATACGATTCCATTCACGTAAATTAGTTGTGTTCCCTAAAATCATAGATTGAGTTCCGCGGTCGCCATTTTCGTTAAAAATTAATTTCTTTTGCATGATAGTCCTCCTTGGTTAGTTAGTTTAAATTTGTTCTTCTAAAATTTGAACACCTTCTGGTGTTTTAATAGCATATGCAATTTTAGCTACTCCATACTCTCGAGCAACTTTATGCTCGATCTGACAGCCACGAGCTGCTTCCCACTTACCAGTGAATACAATCACATCAGCATGTTCCATCATTTTTAAAGACTCAGCTAAACAAGTGACTGGAGTATAATGTAAATCTTTGTCGAAGAATTGCTCAATAAGAACAATTTCTTCATTATAATATTTTTCTAACGCCTCAAGAACATAAATACGTTCAGCATTAATTTCTTGGATTGTTAACCCCTTCATCGGTTGTGAAATGAATACGTTCATTTTAGGCCTCCGTTTTAAGATGAACAACTTGTACACTCGTCCATTTCTAAAGATTGATTACGAATATAATAAATAGTTTTTACTCCGTTTTTCCAGCAAGACACATACATATCAAAAATTTCTTTTGCTGAAATTTCTGGAGTAATGTAAAGATTAAAAGATTGGGCCTGGTCAACATGACGTTGACGAATACCGCAAGCTTTAATAGACCATTGTTGGTCAATTGTATGGGCTTCTTTATATAGCCACATATTTTTACTATTTAAATCTGGCGCCGTTTTAGGTGTAAAGCTGCCTTTCTTTTCTTCGATAAAGAATTTTTTAAAGATAGGGTCAATACCAGCAGTTGTGTTAGCAATATTAGAAGTGCTTCCTGTTGGAGCAATTGCAATTAAATATCCATTACGAATACCATATTTCATTACTTCTTGTTTTAATTCTTGCCATCGTGGAGAAATGTATCCGCGGCGTTCAAAATATATACCATTTTGCCATTCAGAACCATAGAATTCTGGATACGGACCAAGCTCTTTAGCAAGTTCCATCGAAGCTTTAATAGCGTAGTAAGCAATATCTTCGAACAAAGAATTAGCTTCTTTTAAATGCTCGTCAGATTCCCATTTAATATTATTGTTAACGAGGTAATGATGATATCCACTAGTGCCAAGACCGATCGCGCGATATTTATTGGATGTAATACCAGCTTCTACTGTCGGGAACATGTTAACGCTAATTACATTGTCAAGCATGCGAATTTGTGTTGAAATATCTTCAGCTGCCGTTTCTTTATTATAACGCCCTAAATTAATAGAATTAAGATTACATGTAACCATGTCACCGGGAATAAATCGTTCGACTACGTATCCATTTTCTTCAATGCTTTCTTTGAGAATTGAAGGACTCATATTCTGAGTAATCTCATGACAAAGATTAGATGATTTAATCATACCTCGATGTTTATTAGGATTTGCTTGATTTACTGTATCTCGGAAGAAAATAAATGGTGTACCTGTTTCTACAGCAGACTTCATGATTTTCTTCATAATATCCATAGCTGGAACTTCGATACGAGAAATCTTTTTGTTTGCTTCGCACTCTTGATATCGTTTAGAAAATTCTTTAGAATTTACATCGTCAAAATAATCAGATAATGTATAACCCATTTCTTTTTTGACTTCATATGGATCAAACAAAGAGAAATTTTCGCGAGCAATCAATCGCTCCATAAAAATATTAGGAATAGAAATCGCTGGAAAAATATCGTGAGCCTTACGACGATCGTCGCCATTGTTTGTACGAAGTTCAATAAACTCGTATAAATCCTTATGCCAGATGTCGAGCGTGATAGAAGTTGAACCTTTACGTTTACCTAACTGGTCGACGGCTACAGCCGTATCGTTATACAAACGCACCCAAGGAATAACTCCGCCTGAAGAATTTTTATAGCCACGAATTGTAGAATTTATAGCTCTCACATCTCCAAGATAAATACCAAGAGCTCCGCCTTCTTTAGAAACACGAGAGAACTTAGTATTTACATCGTAAATAGAAGATAAGCTATCATCTACTGCCGAGATAAAACAAGAACTTAATTGTGGAAAATTAGTTCCGGCATTAGCAAGTGTTGGTGTTGCCACTGTCATCTTTAATAAAGATAGCATGTCATAGAACTTTTTAGCCCAATATACTTTATCTTTTTCGACTGATGCTAAATGAATTGCAATCGTCATAAATCGTTCTTGTGGCAGTTCATATACTTCTTTATTAAATCCTTTAACAAGATAGCGATCAGAAAGCAATTTAACGCCTTCGTAATTAAATAAATAATCTCGTTCTGGTTTGATATAAGAACTTAATTCTACAAGATTTGCATAAGAATATTTGCAAAAAATATCTTCATTATAGTTACCAGATACAATTAATTTTTTAATTAATTCTATATAAGATCCATATCCAAAAGTAGTATATTCTCGTGCAATAGCAGCTTCTTTATATAGATCAAATAAGTATAATCGTGCCGCCACATATTGCCAATTAGATGTCATTCGATTCACTCGATTGCCGAATCCATCATCTACTTTTTGAATTACTTTTTCGATAGCCGACTGAATTAAAATCTTTTGAATTTCTTTTGTTGTCATGTTCTCAACAAACTGAAGTTTCGCATCCATTTCTAAATCAAGTGGATTGCAATCTTCAAGTCCTTTACAGGCAAAAGAAATCATACGTTTTGTTTTTTCCACGTCTAATGGTTCACTTGTACCATTGCGTTTTTTAATTAAAATATCCATTTGAAAATCCTTTCCTAGTTGCATGTATACCTCTATTTTAACATGCAACCTTAAAAGGAATCAAATTGAAAATTGTTAATCTTTACTGGGACTTCACATAAAATTTGGTATGCTGGTTCCTCTGTTTCTTCAATAGAAATTACAGTCCAAACAGTATTAGAATTTTCGAATTTAACTTCGTCGCCAACTTTATGATTAAACTCAGAAATGACTAATTGTGTTCCATATTGATTATTTTGGGACTGTAGAGATACTCGAAGCATTTGCTTCATACCATGATCTTTTATTTCGAGTTTAAATACAGAATCTCCGTATCCTTTGACAAGAAGTTCTTCGTCTTCACCGATAGTTCCAATAAGACGTTGACCATTCGTTAACATAATTTGGTTGTTACCGCCAAATAAAATAATAATAAACACCTCTTTCATGTAAAATAAAATGCCCACAGCATGCGTTACTGTGGGCAACCAAGGAGGGTACTTAGAAAATGTCTTTTCTAAATTACAAGACATGAAACCTTGCCCCTTTATTATAGTATTAATATATTTAATTGTCAATGGTGCTTCCGGCTGGATTCGAACCAGCGACTGATCAGTGACATGCTGCTGTTCTCCCACTGAACTACGAAAGCATAAAAAATATACCCCAATACGTTGTATATACATTGTACATACAACGTATTATGTGCGTTTGGGGTATATTAAGTGTTAGTATATATGCTTGGTACAAATCGTTAATGTCTAACAAACTCAAAACTTTAATCCAAGATTTTATATTAAATTATTGATTACAAGATTAAGCGGATTATTAAGTAATAGATTGAAGTCATATATTTAATGGATTAGATAGATTGATACATATTTGATTAAATCGATTACTAGATTTCTTAAGTGAATTAAAAATATATTTATGCCATTATTTTTATATCTATATGGCATTTGATATTTATATATATTCACACCACTTTAAATATCTCTATAGGATATTTGATTTCCTTGTATTTAGAGTTTATTTGATCTCTACAAATTTGATTTAGTAGTTTTTATGATTGGCATTACGCAGCAAAAAAACAACTATAAAAAATGCCGCGTGTTAGAAAAACAATTTTCTATATACTAACACATGTTTTAATTAATACTCGATTGTCACATCTGTTACTTCAGTTAAATGACCAAGAGAAGCATCGATAGAGTTTAAATATGATTCAACTTGATCTTTAGCTGCTGCCATTAGTTTCGCTGCTTTTAAAGGATCGTGATACGTAACTTCAAAAATCTTTTTAAAGTTATCTTCAATAGACTCTCGATTGCGAGAGCTCATCGTATCTTTTGTAGCACAAGCCTTATTTGTCTCTTCAGCGACTAAACTAATTGCTTTTTGACACTCGGTTTCATACTTTCTAGATGCTCGAGTAATCTCGACTAATTGCGTTTCGATGTAAGGCATCAAAATGATTTTAAAGAAATTTTTGCGAGCAATTGCTTCAGCAAAAGAAATTTCTTCGGTTTCATTCGTGGACTCGAAGCCTTTAAATTTCTTAACAGTAATGCGATGATTTACATTAGCATTTAAAATAGCTTTAGATAAAGCATTATATCGACGCATATTATCTGTTAAAGACTGATAGTTAGATTTAACTTTATCAGCCCATTCATCGGTCGATAACCCGTCGATAATCTTAGAACCGTGTGTTGTAACATGAATGATCTTCTCATCGAGAGAAAACTGAATTTTCTTTTCGATCAGCTTCTTTTCAGATAAAGCTTCTCGAAGTGTCATGGTTTCTGTAGTCATTGTAAGACCTCCTTAATGTACTATATTACAATATTATTATACTACTATTAGTAAAATTTAACAACTTATTTGCCGAAGTTTCTAAAATAAGAATACTCCCCACTTCCATGTTCACGAACTCTTCGATCAATAGCATCTTGACAGTAGTCTTGGAAAATTCCTGGATAACAACTACCAATACTTCCAAATGGATGGGATTTATATCCAGTTGGCCAAAGCTCAACATGTATATGTTCTGGATATTCTGTAGAGCCAGAGCCTCCGATACCTCCCATAATTCCAATAGGAGTTCCTTTTTGAACTTGATCTCCAGTATTAACAAAACGTTCTTTTAAATGGAAGAAATTAACTACATTATTTGTTCCATTTGAAGATTGAATGGTCACAGTCCCCCATGTTTGACTAGAATCAATTATGTATCCTTCACAAGGAGATAATACCTCAACATTAAATTCACCGCTTTCAGCTCCTTCAATATCGATATCAAATCCTTCATGAATATGACTACTTCTTTCTTCTCCAGGAAATCCAGCAATGTACATTTTTTCAATTAATTCTTGTTTAATAAAGAATGTCCATTGATCATTATCAAATTCAGTCATTCTAAATTTTTTAGAAAGTTCCCTATAACAAATACATAATGTAACAAGAGATTGTAATTTGTTATCAAGCTCTACTGGTTCTTCTCGTTTCTTATGGCAGTTAATAGAATATGGCTCCATAAATTGACTAAAGGTCCATTTTTCTTCTTCACCAAGAGTAAGATTGAAATAAATCTTTTGTATACCACCGCCTGAGCCATTTTCAGAACTAGACTCAGTTTTCTTAGTTTTATAAACAAAATCTAAACGGGTTCTTAATTCTTCATGCTCTGTCTTTTTATCAGTTGGATCTTTCGTTGGGTTATCGCCAATGATATATAGATCTTCTTCTAGATAAGCAAGAGCAATTAATAATGGATTCGTAATGGAAGACTGTTCTTTAATTTTAGCTTTAACACCTTTTAACCCTTCAACTACAGCTGCAAAATCAGACGTATCTTTCATACACATTAATGTTGCAATTACTGGAGTTGAGAAATCAGAACCAAGATTAGAATCTTTCAAAGATTTATTTAAACTCATGTAAACTTCTTTGGACTTAGCTATATTCTCAGCTATATCTTGATATTGTTTAATTTTATCTTCAGCAATTTTAATCATTTTTACAACATCTTGATGACTAGACCCAGAAAGCTCAACAGCAGTTTTATAAAAAATATTATTTTTAGCGTTGCCGGTCATAGCAGCACCAGCGGCATCTCCAGTTCCATATAATGGAGCACTGTTCATTAATGCAGAGCCATCGTCTATAATAGATTGGCGCCAATTAATTAATGGAGTTTGTTGTTCAACAGGAATTAATTTCCAATCCATTACAAATCCATCAGGCCATATCTCATTTAAGACTTGATCTTCAGTGCTTTTTGTTAATGAAGCCGCTTCATGAATAACAGCCATTTTTAATGGTTCCTGATATTGAGTAATATCGTTTAATTTTACATAATGATCCATATTAGAATATGCCATTTGATTGTCATCAAGGATTACAGATAAATTGGCGCCGACTTGATTTAATAATTCATATACTTGACCAATAATAGGCTCAACACGAGTTGAAGTTAAGTATTGATCGAGTTGAGTTTGAAATCCATCATTAATAAGCATATCGTCAAGTTGTCGAATCCCATGATATTTTTCATAAAGAGAATTGCCTCCATAGTAAATATCATTAATTGGAACAATAGACGCCAATCTAAATAAATATCGCATAGTTGTTGCTAAATGATTTTCAAGTTGAACAACCCGTTTTTCAGTATCACCACCTAGCTCAAGTAACGCTTTAGCCGTAGCGGTTTCAAATTCAGTTAATCCATTAATACTGTCGATTACAATGCGTGGATTATGCATTTCTAAATCACGTATTCGTAAATCTACAGGAAATGGATCATTATTGTTCTGAACTTTACCAGGAAATGGCGCTTTAATAGCATTGCTGTGATCTTTAGGATTAAATCTAATTTGACGTTGTGCAAGAGTTTGGACATATTTTAATGACTCGGCAGCATTAGCATTACCATATTTAGCAATGGCTCCACCAGGAAGAACAACATTAAAACAACCATAATCATTGTTTACCTGTTCATAAGCTGATTGTGGAACATTATTTGTTAAAATTGTAGGACTCTGTTTTTGTTCTTGAGGTTTAGTTGTAGTGGCTTCTTTATTTTGATCAGATTCAGGAATTTTCTTGTCTCCTGGCGCAGGAGCTCCTGGATTAATAGGAACAGGCTCTGCAGATCTAGTACTAATTCCTGAGTTAGAATTTACTGTATTAGAATTAGGAACAGAATTACTAGACTTACTATCAGAAGAAGAATTATTATTGTTAATAGCGGTATTATTATTCTTAGTCCCAATAATAGAATTATTAGTATTGCCCCCAGTTGTTCCTGCATTAGTACCTCCTTTAGATTTAACTTTTTTATAATGATTAGCATGACCAGATGGTGGTTGAACCTTTCCAGCTTCATCTCCTAATACATCTTTCATAGCCCAATCTGGAATCTGATTATATACCGATATAATATCGGGATATACAGGAACACAAGGAGTGCTTTTAGGAGCTAATTTCTGTCCTTTAAAAATAGTATATTGTTTAGGCGTAGGTTTAACGCCCATCTTCGATAATTGAGTCCCAGTTGCAGAAGTTGAGCTAAAACTAGCGGCTCCTCCTTTACCTAATTTTTGAGGATCAATTTGAGTGACACCATTAGGATCATATGCATCAACTGTTATAGAAGGATAATCTACTTCATTTAATTCAACTTTATTAACAAAATGTTCATATGCTTCCTTAGCTCTTTTTATCCGTTCCGGACCACTATCTGTCCAATTGCCTGATCGTTCGAAACAATCATGAAAATTTTTAGTTGCTGCTTCGATTGTATCAGAATTTAATACATCATCAGTGCTAGGAATCATACTTTTATAGTCAGTTTGAAGTTCCCACCAAAGATATTCTAACTGATCTAATACACGATCTGGATTTCTTCCCTGGCTTAAAAACCGAGGCCATCTAGTTTCTGGATCCCACTGACATAATCCAGTATAGCCGCCTTCATTTTTAATATGAATATTCCATCCAGATTCTCCGTATATATTTCCCATTATACCAGCAGCAACTACAGGACGAACTTCTTTCTTAGCGAAAAAATCCCAAGCAGTTGCCATGGCGTCAACCATTCTATACGTTGCCATTAGCACGAACTCCTTCAACTAATAACCGTAGAATACTCTGGATAATTCTTTTTTTATCGCAAAGAATGCCTAGTTCCTGTGTAAGTGGATAGTATATGATTTCGCTATCCATAGGTTCATATTTGCCGGCGAAACATTTCATTGAAACGCTGAACTTATCGATATCGACTTCATATATAATAATGTCATATTGAGCTCTACCAAGATATACTTTTAAAAGACAGCTACTGTTGCTAATTAAAATTACTTCGTAAGTAGTTTCAAAGATCTCGTCAAGTTTCTGTCGTAACTCTTGTAACATGTAAAAACCTCCTTATAAAGAGAAATAGCACTAGATATAAGTAGCTATTATTTGTTCTACTTATATCTAGTGCTGTAAGTATTTGAAAGTTAGAAAAATACTATACTACAATTACAATTGTACTATATTTATTTCTCGTCGTCAATCACTACTAGCTCTCCATTAAGAACTTTGTACTTTATATTTGGAACTGTCTGTTTACCAAAGATATTCTCTGATCTAATACAATTTACCTTAGCTCTAAACTCATCTTCTATAGCATCTCGTATTTCACCATAGTAATAATTCATGAAGCAACTATCATCTGGATAGGGATTACAGAACTCAGAGTGTACTTGATTCTTCTTAATCTCGTTGTATTCTTCAACTGATAAGATGCATCCTGTTTCTGTATCTTCCATATAATAGTTGGGGTAGGTTATTAGTGTATGAGATAAGCTGCTGATATATCTTTCGTTAGGCCAGACTATCCTCTTGATTATGTATGTATCTATATCGAATTTCATCCTACTATCTCCTTCAAGCTAAACTCAGTTACCATATATTACTGTATTGAATAACTGATTCAACCATACTATTTGGTAAACCAAGCAGTGCTAATAATAAGATAGAACATATATTTCATACTGTACTGATCATATATCCAACTGATCTATAAGCAGTGCTAATGATACTAGTATTAACTCAGCAGTACTAGAATCAGTTATACCGTACTCCTCGGTTCAGTGTAGCCATCGAACAATTGTTTCAGTCATAAGAAGCAGTAATTAAATTCTATAGAATCTATAGTTAACTTAACAATACAGTTCTAATCAACTGATCTCTACTGAACTAGAGAATACTAGACTCGCCGCCATAATCCTATTAAATATAATCGTACGAAGAGATGCGGCGAGTATTCAACTATTTCAAAGAGAACTATCAGTTCAGTTAATTGCCGAAGCATATGTTTCATACTAAGATACAGTACAGTTAAGGCTACACTTCACCCACCCTACAATCTTAAAAAACAAATAAAAAAAAAGAAAAAATAATTTTCTGTTACTTAAAACAGTCGATTATTTTTTTGATTTTTTTGTTTAGCCTGCTAAAGAGCAGGAAAGATTGTAGAGGGTGGCACACCTGTTCATGACTATCAGGCATGTAGTGTAATTTCAAAGTAGCTTCTCTATGGTGTCAGTATAGACTACTTATCTCAAGCATGATTCGCCCCATGCTCTTACTAGAAGTATTTAAGGCCACAACGCATTCATCTCTAAGTATGACTCACGTTCGAATTCCAAATAAAAAGCCAGACCTTTCTAATCTTAATCTTTTTAGGCACAGCAAACAAGCCTTACGGCTTAATTACTAATTTTTAAAAGATGTAATTACGGCAGTCTCCGCCTGAATCCTTTTTTTCCAGAAGATCAACTGGACGTTTTTTTTCGAAGGTGTTCTTCCATTTGCTAACCACCAACCCGTAGGTCACTACAAGCATTGCATCTTGTAGCTCGCATATTCGTTACAGTTTATGAATCTGGCTTGAATATGATTTTTCTATATTGAGTTATTTGTGCCTATTTTGACGTTATATTTAGTTCTATGTATCAATCTCGTAGGGGAATTCAACTTCCCCTACTTATATTGCTACATTGAAATACAATTTTCTAGAATAAGAGTATCATACTCTTTTCTATTTGTCAAGCACATATTCTCAAGATCTTTCATTAGTTCAGAAGTACTTAAAGTAAGCTTTTTTTTAACAGGAGTAATCTTAACGACTACGTCTTCTCGCTTCATTTCTTTAGTAATAGCTTCGGCATATTTATTAAAACTAAAGACATCATCATCTTGTTCCATCTTTTCTTTCTTTGTCATAGAGGCAAAGATAGCTTCAGATGGATCACGCTCAGGAGATGCAAGGGCCGCAAGACCTTCATCGTCAAATTCACCTTCCATCAGCTTAACGCTACGAACTTTCTCAGCCATATAGTTAATTAAATTTTCTTGAACTGTGTCCTTATATACTAAATAGTATAAAGTAACAGGATTCTTTTGATTTAATCGATAGCTTCGGCGACTAGCTTGTCTAAACGTATAATATCGTTGATCAAGTTCATAGAACACGATAGTTGTAAAATCAAGTAAGTCGACGCCAGTTTCAATCTGACGTGGATTACAGATAACAACACGTACATCATCATCTACTTGTTTTTGGAACCAACTAATACGATCTTTAGCTTTGACAGAATCTGTTAAAATAGAATATTTAATTCCATGTTTATCTAACTGATTTGCAATCGAGTGATTTACCGAGTTATTATCATCAAAATATGTATACACTAAGATACGTTCATTAGCATGATGATTAATGATCTTAACAAGCTCTTCTAGCTTATTATTATTAATTAGTGGAATCTGGTCAAAATTATGATCGCGCAATCTCCAAGATAAGCCTGTATTAATCCAACCTGAGATATGACGAATTAATGCATGTTTTTCAAGTGGACCATATTGGCGCTGAGATAGAATACTAATATTCTTATCATAGATAGCTTGATCTTCTTCTCGTAAATTCAATAAGATTACATTCTCTCGAATTTCTGGCATATTTTCAGATACGTCAGACATATTCATGAAGATACAATCACCAATTAATAAATCACTAAAAAGTCTTGGATTCAAGAGGTCAGATTTTAAAGATAGGCACACTCCATGTAAATATGATTCGATAGATCCATTTTCTTTTTCATATTTTAAATAATAATCATCGACATTGATGATCTTATATTTTTCAGCTATCTCTTGAATTTCACGACCGCTAACTGTCATATTCTCTTCATCGTTCTGTTTATATCCAGCTGCCATTTCTCGAAGGGCATATTCTTTTGCAAAAATTGTTTTATATGCAGATTCTCTTCGATTAATAGAACGTAAGTGCTGGACAAAAGGCCCGCGTCTAAAATTATAGTATAGATACCAAATATTTTTAATGCTACCATTAAATAAAGTACCAGTTAAACCAATTACCTTTTTAGAACAGTTAGCAATTCGAGATGCGCCAGAAGATTGAAGGCTGTCACTTAAATATTGATGAAGCTCATCGATAATACAGAAGTCAAAAAGATTCTTACATTTTCTAGAGATATACCAATCTAAAGATACGAAATCTTTCTCATAAGAAACATCTTCAAGAATTTTTTGGCTATGAAAAGCATAATAGTCAGGAGTGCCTGAATCTATTTGCGTAATCGGAACTTTATATTTTCTAGTTAAAGATTTTGGATATGTGTTCTCATACATCTGAGTATTACTCCAAAGTTTTTTAGTGTATTCTTCAACAACTTTTTCTCCGTATTTTTCAGTATAATCAAATAGATTATTTCCAATTTTAGCTCTTGACCATTGAGCTTCTCGATTTTTACTAATCCAAGATTGAATATATTTATGACGAAGAAGTTTCGGATTAACTAATACAAAATTATTGCCGATACCTTCTCTTAATCTAGGCTCAATATTAGCAATAAAATCTTTAACATCATTAGGCTCATGGATAATAGAATTAGGAACTAATTTTTGAATATCATAGCGCCATTTGTCGTTTAAATGTGTCGGACAAATTACAACAACATTTTTATTAGTCCCTTTATGGAGCATTGCCATAGCAAGTGCCATACTAGTTTTGCCAGTACCCATTTCAGAAATTAAGAATAATGAATGATTTTTCTTAAGGTGTGTAATACCAGCGGCAATCATATGCTTTTGATTGGTAAGGAACGTAAAGTCGTTTCTGTATGTTAAATACTTAGCGTATTCATCGACTTTATTGTACTTTCCTTCAAATGGAACATACTCTATATTTAAATTTTCATTGATAGATTTAGCTAACTCTGATTGATACTTATCGATGAACTCTTGTTTTGTAGTATTTCGATCGACAATTGGATCACCCATTCTAGTTAAAGCTTCTTCAATAGAGCTTTGAATGAATCGATCTAATTTTTTCCATCGAATGTTTACAAATTTTAATTTTAATTTAGAGTGATAAGTTATATCTAAAAAGGATTCAATTTGATCGAACGAATTAATGAAAAAATCTGGATGGCGAAATAAATAATCTCGCATATTTCCTCTTCTATGGATTGCATTGTTATAAGAGCTAATGAAATATTCTTGAATTTTTTCTCGTTCAAATGCATTAGCTTTTTCAATTAAGCAATCTGATTGAAGAACAAGTGAATGTTCATGATCACCATGAATCAATAATTTATATTGATACCCAGATACTCCCATCGAAAATACTGTCCAAGAATATTGTTGAATTTTTCGATGCGATAAAAGCTGTTCAACAAGACTGTCGTCGTTAATAACATCTTTAATATATTTACCTTCGGCAATATAATTTCTTTCTTTTCTTGACTTAGGAAGTTCTTCTTTAATTAGAATAGCTTCTTCAGAAATTACATATACTTCAGTAATTCTATCTTTTCTATGAATAGAATTTTTTTTATCGTAAGATTTAGTTCTTTTAATGTATGGAATAAGTCCTTTTGTGACTTCATTAAAATTAATCTTCATAATGTCCCCCTATATAGATCTAACACCATCGTTAGAATAATTACAAAATTCTGGAACAATCTGTTCTTGGAATTTAATTCTTCCTTTTTCATATTTAAAATTAGTATTAATTTTTCTAAATGAGCCAACAAAATAGTTGTTGTCTATTTTAGTACAGAAACCAGTACTTAACATATGTAATCCTAAATATTTCTTATCGAGAGGCATGATAGATGTTAACATATTAGTTCTCTTTGGCATTTTAGGCTCAGGAAAACTAATAACCAAATCCTCATCAGATTCATGACCCTCATTCTCGTCGGTTAATCTAGGCCCATTAAATTTAATTGGATTTACTTCATTAATTTCATAGACGGTATAATATTGTCGATGAATATTATCTGAAATATATTTTTCGATAGATTTTACTTCAAAATCAGAATGTAAAATTAAATAAGCAGAATAATCACAAATCGTATCTCTTTTTACTCTGTCTCCAAAAAGTTTATTTTTTAACATAAACCATGTTAAATTTAGAAAAGTTGTTTCTATCTCTTCTCCATGATTACAATTAATAAATCCTGATTCGACATCGTAGAATATATCATCTCGATCGAGTAATTCCGGTGGATTATTAATTGATCCAGCAAATATTTGAATATGTGATTTCAAACTATCATTTCTTTTTAAATCATAATATTGCTGTCTTCCATGAGGTTGTACGACACATATTTCTCGATGTCCGGCTCTTTTAATATTAATAGTGTGTTCTAATACATAAGAAAGATCCATTGGTAAAATATTATTATCGATAATTTTTAAGAATCTTTCTTCAGAATATTGTGAGAAGTAATCTTTTCCATAATTTGAATACAAAAAATAAATAATACTTTTATAAATAACTGATAGCTCAAAATATTCTTTTTCATAATACAGAATAGCTTTAGTTAATATTCTTGGATCAATATTATATAAATAATCTTGAACCAAATCAGAAAATGAAATTCTCATATTTGAAAACATTTTCATTTTAGTAAGCAATGTCTCGCTAATTTCATCTCGATATAATAAGAAACTCCCGAGCATAATCGGGAGTAAACATTCTTCTCTATTTTCCGCATAACTTGGAATCTCCATTAATGGATATCCTTTTACTATTTTGTTGTAATCTGAAATATTCATAGTGTTTCCTATACTCAGTGTCCATCGATGTAATCGTGAACACTCCTTTTAATCCATTAATCTCTCGCCAACGATTTAATATATCGAGGCGATTTAAATTAAACAACTCATTAAAAACACCAAGTGTAATTAATGATACAACTTTTTTATCAGGAAGTTTCGAAACTTCTTTCCAGAAGTTATCGATAGTAATTCCTTTTAAAATTCCAAATTCTTTTTTATTAATAATCTTCTTAAAGCCAGCGATGATATGATCAGATTCTACAACAGTTTCATATTCAGATTGAAGTGTTAATGGAACTAGCATTTTAATGTTCTTTGCAATATTCTTTTCTTTCTCGTCAATTCTGATATCTGTTGCATTATAATAACTTGCTTGTTCATATACCATTGTAGCGTATGCAATAGCATGTGCTTTATTAAAAGTATATTTAACAACATTCTTTTGAATCTCTTTGAACTCATTACTCATATGATCAGGAACACTTAACTTCCCTTTCATTAGATAGTAACAATCTTTATCATTAAACCAATTGCTGGCATACTTCAAGAATTGCTCTTGAAAAACAAGTATCCCGCCAGTGTCTTTAGTCGCTTCATACAACTCTTTCGATAATCCTGGCTTAACTTCTCCAGTATCTCTCCATTTACAATAATAATATACATTATTGTCTGAGAATACGCCGCCACGCATAAAAGCTAACACAAACGACAATTCTTCGATAGAACGCGGATTAATTATTTCTAATGTCCGTTGACCCATCTCTGTATCAATTTGCATTAAGCCACTATTTGGTGAACAAATATAATCCCAAATGTCATCGTAACATGGTTCAATACCATTTTTTAAGAAGAAGTCGAGTTCATCAAGCCAAGTTAAAGATAAGATATCGAATTTAGCTGGAGTATTCTGTTTGTTCAAATAATACAGCTCTTCATCTCGAACAGTAGGTTTAAACTTTTGTTCGTAATCGATATAAAAACTTGTTGGACTTTTAATAAAAGTACCATTCTCACCCATTGTACCAGCACGATAAAAAGTATCGCCAAATTTCTTTTTAATATATTCCAAAATGATTGATCTTTTAGATGATTGGATATCGATATCTATATCTGGTTCATGACCTAGATAGAATCTACGACAGTCTAAATTATGTTTAACTGGATCTACTTTAGTAAATCCTAGAAGATAACAAATTAAACTAGCTACACAACTGCCTCGGCCAATTCCGATATGAATTTTCTTTTTATTAATTTGTTTTACATAATCATTAACAATATAAAAATACTGATAGTATTTTAATTTATCCTGTAGTAATAAATCTTCTTCTTCTAGACGTGAGACATATTCAGATCCAAGCATCTGATTTTTAATTTCATCGTAACAAAGTTTTAAAATTTTATCTCGACAAGTCTTAGCTTTGAATATCTTTATGATGCTCACACCTTTCTTAAAAACAAAAAAGGCTAACCGGCATTATGCCAGTCAGCCTTACTTATAGTATACCATGTTAGATATTTAAATTGAATTCACTTTTAAGAAAAATTTCTAAAAGTTTTAATTGTTTCTCATCGTTAGAAACGCTATTGATTGCAAGATTTAATTCTTCAGAATACTTCTTAAACAATCGACTAGTATTGGCGTCATATTCAAGTTTTAAATCTTTTAATATGTGGTGCCAATATGGTAACTGCACACCAAGTATATGTTCATTAAGAGATTCTTTGTACTTCAAAGAATAGTCTGCTAAATCTACTTTATATGGAAGTGAAATAACATCTGGAAAAATATTTAATCCTAGCATTATTTTTAATGCTAGTCTAGTTCCTTTTTCTCCGGCACTATCTCCATCATATATTAATACTGGATTTAATCCTGTTCTTGCTATTTTCATAGCTTGAGCTTCAGTAAAATTAGTTCCAAGAACACTAACTACATTTTTTAAACCATACTGAGTAGCGAGTATTGTATCAAAAACCCCCTCGGTAACATAAATGTAATCTGAAGAATAGTCTAAATTATTCATGCCATATACAAAAGTAGATTTGGTGAAAATTTCATTATCTGGTTCAACGAAGTATTTATCGACAACATCGTCTGTAATACTTCGCTTAATGAATCCTAGATAATTTTCATTACTATCTATTAATGGAACAGTAATTCTATTAGTTTCAAAACCTAAGTTCCACTTAGTAATAGATTCTTGATTAATTCCTCGTTCTTCTAGATATTGCATTCCAACTGAATTTTGCAATCGTTTACAATGACCCATTGCTAAATCACGATTACGAGATTGCAGTATACTTTCTCGGTCGTCGACCTCGATATTTAGTGCTAAAGCAATCTCTTTTATGTTACGAGAGTAACTACATATCTTGCTTGGAGTACTTTTCATCCATCGGACGAAAGATACGGCATCTCGGCCAAAATATGTATTAAAAGAGTTCTCTTTGTTTGCATGGCATCCAAAACAACACCAAGTTTGTACTCCACCATTATCCCATATTCGAAACGATGGAGTACTGTCGTTATGATCTGGATGAGGACAACATCCAACCCAGATGTTGCCCTTCTTCTCTAGCTTGGTATGTTTAGAAGCAATTTTTACAATATCAAGTTTGCTATTTAATAATTGGATAAAATCCTCATTATATATATTCATAGCAAACTCTATTTAATGTAGAAGGAATCTTCTTGATCTTCAGTAGAATAGCTTAAGATAGGTTTATCTTTGAAGAATGCCTTTCCGTTCTTAACTTCAACATCTTTTAAGAACGTGCTGGCGCTAAACTTACGAGTAATTTTATAATATCTATCATCATCAGCAGCCAATGATTCAATTTCTTCTGGGTCTACAGATACTAATGGTTTTTGTTTTCTAAAACCAGCTGTGCCTGAAATGAAATTGATAGATTTTTTACCAGTACCTTCGATATTAGACATTACGAACGGAGCAATAATTTCTTTATATCGTTCAATTTGTCCATCGATAGTATTTGTTTCTTTGCTAAGAAATTCCTCTGCTTTAATTTTATATTTAGCAATAGCTTCTTTTGTTTGCTCTGCTAAAAATTCTTTACGTTCTTGCAATCGTTTAATTTGTTCAACAATCGCATCTGCTTGCTCAAATGTTGTCGCTACTGCAATAGCTTGACATTCGTTTTCCATGATTTGTTGAATCGCAGATTCGACTTCATTTTCTTCGATTAAATTTAGATCTAACATTTAAATACCCTCCAGTTTATTTGATAATTAAATTATTATGGTATTTCTCTTTCTTATTAATAATACGAAGACCTACTTCATCGTAAGACTCTTCGGCAATTAATTGATAAACAAATACTGTTTTGTGATTACTACTAGCTCGTTCAATACGACCATGCCGTTGTGTCTGAACGAGATAACTTTCAGATGGCTCCATCTCGATTAGATATTTAGCAGCTTGTAAATTGATACCTTCATTACCGGCGCCTGATAATAATAACACTGATACGTCTTTATTATCATTAAATTCTGTGGCACTTTTATGACGTTGTTCACTATTCATGGAGCCATGAATCTGTCTAATGCCAATATCTTTAAATCGAGCTGTTAACTTTTCGATCAGTATTTCTTGAAGATTTCTAAATCTAGAGAACACACAAACCTTTTCTCCTTCTTCTAAGATGCTTTCAATAAGATCTAAGAATAAAGATATCTTATTAGATGACTCGCCAGTATAATAATCACTGGCTTGCTTGGAATCGCTAAGAAGCAACAACTCATCAGTAATGGTAATCTCTTGAGCAAAGGTTTGCTTCATAAGAATCTGATTATCGAGTTTAACAAATTCTTCGTTCTTTCTGGCCTCTTCTGGAGATCGGAAAGAAGTCATTAATTCTTCTTGTTGATTCTTTAGCGTTTGTATTTCTTCAAGTAAAAGATCATGAGATTTTTTAACTTTCGGACCAAGTTCACAATATTTCTGTGTAACAACAAGTTTAGGTAAATAAGAACTTACTTCATCTTTAGTTCGAATTAAAATATGATTTTTAATACGGGCTTTTAACTCATCTTCATTTTTAGAACCAATAATAAATCCTAAGTGATTCTTCTTTACATATCGGTTATCGAATGTACTAATATTAGGAAACATGTCCTTGTCGATAAATCTAAAAATGCCAAAAATATCGCGTGGATTATTTTGGATTGGAGTTGCAGTAGCCCCGTATATATATTTTAAATGATTAAAATGATACAAAGACTTACTTCGCTTTGCTTGGTAGTTCTTAACATATTGTACTTCGTCCGCAAATACAAAGTCAACTCTTTCTAAAAGTTCGGCTCTAACGATTTCATCATTAAGAGTTTCGTAGTTACAAATTAGAAGATCTCCATCAAATTGAGTCGCATATTTTTTCTTGCCGGCTTTAGCCGTTGTTTCAACAATAGATGGAGTTAAGTCACTAAACTTTTTAACTTCATGGAACCATTGCACTTTAAGTGAAGACTTAACGACAACGAGTCCTTGTTTCATTATTCTACCTCGACTTTTAAGTTCTAAAAAAAGATCGATAGCGATTGGTGTTTTTCCGGCACCACAACTTGCTACAATAAGAGCGCTGCCATCCCAATCTAGTATTTCTTTAATTAAGCTCCGCTGATAATTATAGAGAGGCAATTTAGTTTTACCAATACCATCTATATTTAACTCTGGAGCATAAATTAAAAGTTTATGGATATCAAATATATTCCATTTCTGGTTGCCAAGATAAGAACCAGTCTTATCGAGTCCAAATACAAGTTTATTTAAGAGATCTTTATTTTTTACACTTTCAGTCGACAATATATTGTCTTTTATTAACATGTATTGCCTTTCTTTAAAAAAATAACAGGTAGCATTAACTGCCACCTGTTATGCGTACCCTAAATTAATGTTACCATTTTTTAATAGTATACATTGCTGTTACACCAGATACTTTATCTTTTAAATCTGAATGTGCAATGATTTCAAAATTTCCAGCTTGGTAAGCTAAATTCACATATGGTTTTTCACCGATAATGCTCATTCCAGCTTTTATCTGATGAGATTTATTATTATTGATTTTGTACACAGAGACTTCTTTTTTCTCTTCGATGACAACTGTTTTATCCGAAGGCTCTATTATTTTTTGTTTGGTTGATTCAGAAATATATTCTGAATCTTTTCCTTTTACGACACGCTCTACTTCTCGTATTACAGTGCTCTCTTTAGGAACAGAAACAACCTCTCTTATAATGGGAGTGCCTCGATGTTGTTCGAGGTCAAGTTTCCGTTTAAAGAACTGACTGTAATCTTGAGAAGACATTTTACTTTGAGCATCTAGTGAGTAAATCGAATTATCTGAATCTTTCTTACTCAATCCTAGTATTATACCAAACATTAGAGCAAGAAGCAAGATCCCGATACAAATTATTTTAAAATGTTCTTTTAATATAGCCATTTATATATGCCTCGTGGGGTACGGGGCTATATTACGACTTTTTAGCATATGGATAGAACAATTTATATTGACCGTCTATTTCATTAACAAAACGACTTACATTGTGAAATTTAATTGTACCAGCTGAAATACTTGTTTTAGGGCTTGTAATTAAAAGCAATTCCTTAGCTCTTGTCATAGCTACATACCAAAGTCTTCGTTCTTCATGAATATCTTCAATAGTATCCATCGACATGGCATGTGGAAACAGTCCTTCAGAAGCGCCCATAATAAGAACTACTCTAAATTCTAACCCTTTAGATGCATGGACTGTCATCAAAGTAACGCCAGCATCTTCAAGTTTTTCAGAAGATGGAATAGCTTCAATAATACCAGTTAAGAATTCTTCTAAAGTATAGTAATTAGAAGCAATATTTTCAAAAACTGTAACATTATTAAGTCTAAAAGACCAATCTTCAATTTCCTTGTATTCGGTTTTAATAAAGTCTTTATATTTAAAGACCTCAATGTATTTATCGACAATAGCCGCTGGTAACACATTCTCTTCAGCATACAATTTGAGTAGATCAAATCTTTCTAAAAAAGTTTGTAGTCCATTTTTAGTCGCACCTTTAAAAGAATTTAAATTCTTACGAACACAATCGACAATATCGACATAATCTCCATTATCTTTTAGCGCTAATATTTTAGCAACAGACTTCTCTCCGATTCTAGATCTTGGAATATTAACAATTCTAGCGAATGCTGTTTCATCTTTTGGATTATATAAAAATCTCAAAAAGGATAAAATATTTTTAATTTCAGCTCGCTCCATAAATGCTAATCCAGAATATAGAGTGTGAGGAATAGAATTACTTAAAAACAGTTTTTCGATACGGCTAAGTTCACCTTTAGTTCTTGCGAGTATTGCTATTTCATGTAAAGCTACATTTTTTTGCTGTAGGGATAAAATAGTTTTTAAGATAAATTCTGATTCTTCTTGCTGACCAAAGAGTTGCTTAATCTGTACCTTTGTGCCAATTTCACCAGCACTATATGCATTTTTTTTAACGAGCATTGGGTTTCTGTCAATAACGCTATTACTTGCATTAACAATAGTTTGTGTGCTTCGATAATTACGTTCTAGCTGATATTCTTTAAAGTTATTTTTCTTAAGCATCAAGATAACTTTATCGATTTCTGCGCCGCGGAATTTATAAATAGACTGATTATTATCCATGACTCCGCAAACATTTTCGTTGTTGCCCATTAAATTAAAAATTAATTCTAGATCTTTACGAGAACTGTCCTGCATCTCATCTACCCAAATATATTTATATTGACTGTGAAGATAATCAAGAACACCTTGATCTTTCATTAAAATATGCAACTGAAATAAAAGATCATTAAAATCCATTGTATTTTCAGAAACTAATCGCCGTTGATATTCTCGATAAATGATAATATTTTTAGTTTTATTTTTATACTCTTCATGTCGAAGTAATTCATCTGGCGATAAGAAATTAGATTTTACTTCTTCGATGAATCGTAAGAAATCTAAATTTGCAATATCATCTTTAACTCCACTAATTTCTTTAACGATAGTTAACATATCGTCAGGACTAATGATAGTAAAATTACTAGCATATGGAGTAAGCGAGATGAATCTTCTAATGACAGTGCAGGCAAAAGAGTGATAAGTGCCAATTGTTACCTTCTTAGCTAAAGGTCCAATTGCTTTTTTGAGCCGTTCTTTCATTTCTAGTGCTGCTTTTCGTGTAAAGGTAAACATTAAGATATTAGAAGGATCAACTCCGCTATCTATTGTATATCTTACATTAGACACAACAGTACTTGTTTTTCCGCTACCGGCAGCTGCATTAACGATACGTTTACCTTTAATTATTTTAGCAACCTCAAATTGCTGTGGATTTAGCGATTCCAGGTAATTCAATTGACAATTCCTTTCTTAAAATAAATAACCCGACCACATAAGTGGCCGGGTATTCTTTTTTTTAATTAAATATTTTTAATGAAGTTTGGCACTTCGTCATAGAACTCTGGTTTATTCTCATCAGAAGTTACCTTACCATTTAACATGATTTTTTGTAGCTCTTCTTGACAAACCTTACCAGTGAAACCTTGTGTTTCATATTGAACTGTGCCATCTGCATTTAATGTTACTTCAATTTTTTTCATATCTTGTTCCCTCGCTTTAATTACATTGTGAATTCTAATTTAATTTGTTCTCTAGTTTGAGATACGACATTTGCTGTATAGTTATTTAATTTAGCTTTAGTGATTAAGCGTTGTGCGTTTACACTCATGCCTAAAGCTTGTGCAAATGTTTGTTCATTATAACCAGAGCCGTAGAAATCGCCAGCTACTTCTAAAGATCCATTTTCTTTAAGAATTAAACCAACAGCATTGTTGCCATTTTTAAATGTAACAACAGCATCAACGTTACGTTGAGATTCAGGAATAACATAAATACGATTAGTTGGTTCTAAACGTTTTTTGCTGAAATCGATATCGAAATCAAAGCTGAACTTATTAGATTTAAATGTTTTTTCTAATTCGTTCATTTTAACATCTTTTAAATTTTGAACTTGTTGTTTCATATACTTGGACATAGTAAAAACTCCTTTTTTTTTAAAATAAATGAGCCATTCTATTAATTAATTCAGAATGCTCTGGAAACCTTTTTTTTAAATATTTAACTTTTAAATCCTGCCGGATTTTTTTATATTCACCATCTTCTTCGAATATGATCCTTTGAAGATGGTCAACAATCTGATCGATACTTAAGTTGCCTTCGATTAAAGAAACGTCTAATATCTCTGCATTTTGAAATGAAAAAATGAAATCATTAATTGAATCTAACGACAACTGTATTTCATCAAAAATGAGAGTGTCTAGTTCTTCACTGGCAGACTTTATTTTTTCCTCTAATGTAGACAATCTTATATTCCTTTCTTAAGATGCACTAATTGACATTTCTTTAGCCATTTCTTGAAGTACTGTATATTGCACTTTATTAGATTTATATACAGATGATACTAAGCTAACAGAACGTTTTACAGATTCTTCATTAATTTCAGAATGTAAGAAGAATTCTTTCTTAAGATTGGAACAAATTTCTTTAATTTCGGCACCAGTATAGTTATCGGTTAATTCTATGATACTACGAATCTGTTCGGTAGTCAATTTAACATTATATTTATTTAAATAATGTTTGAAAATTAACATACGTTCTTTAATCGTTGGTACATTGAAAAACCATTTAGAGTCGAGTCGTCCTGAACGTAATAGCTCTGCTGGTAATGCCATAACATCATTTGATGTAAATACAGCAAATGCTTCATGATCTTCGTTTAGGAACGTTAAAAGTTGAGAGCCAACTCGAGATAAAGTACCGGCATCAGAACTATTAGAACTTTGCATGCCGCCAAATACTTTTTCAATTTCGTCGATCAAAAGTACACATTTACCAATTGATTTAATTTGTCGTAATGCTTCAGCCATATTACGTTCTGAAGAACCTACAGTTGAAGATAATACTTTACCGATTTTAAATTCAACGAACGGAACGTTTAATATGCTCGCCGTAATTTCAGCCGATACAGTTTTAGAACATCCTGGGATACCAAATGCTAAGAATCCTTTAGGCTGTTCAATGCCAGCGTCTTTGGCTTCTTTAGTAAAGAATTTAGGTAGATTATTTAAATATGTTTTAAAGGAATCATATCCTACTAAATCTTTAACAGTCATACTGGATTCTTTAATTTCAATTAAAGACGTGTCGCGTAAAGACATTAGAAATTCTTCATAAAGATCTTTCTTTAAGATATTACCTTCTTTGGAGTAAGTAATTAAATCTTTTAAAAATCTTTCGTTTAAACCCATTAGTTTAAACAAATCTTTTGGATCTTCTAATTTATACTCATCTAAAATATTCTTAATTTCATCGACAGATAAGCTATCGAATTTAATTTCATGAGCAATTCCTTTTAAATCTTTATGCATTGGTTCTCGAGAGATAATTATAAAAGGACTTCGTTGTGTATTGCAATGAAGCATTTTAACGAAATCTTCGAGTATTGTTAAGTTGTTTAAAAATAACGGATTAAACATAACGACTAATGTTTTTTGTCTTTCTAAGAAATCGAACGGATTGTCTTCATCGATATCGACTAAATTATTTCTAGAAAATAAATCGCCGCCATCTAAAATGATTTCTTCTTGCAATGGATATTTATATACATTTTGTCGGTGATCCATCACAAGAATTTCAGGATATGATACCTGAGTAAACACTTTAGAAATAGACGGAGTTTCAATTTCTGAATCTAATTTTAAAGCTAATTTCTGAATTCGTTTAAACATCAAAATAGGGTCTTCAGATTGACACCAAAGCAATCGTTTTGATGCAAACACATCAGTCCCTAATTTAAGCAATCTTTCGTTGAGCACTAAGCTTCTCCTTTCTTTCCATCTAATGTGAGTTCATATTCAATTTCGAGACGATCAAGCAATTTTTTATCTTCGCCAAATATCCATTTTCTATCTTCAATATTTTTAATTAAACGAAGAGACTCTTCTACTAAATTTTCTTCAAAAAACTCTTTAATTAATTCATCGCTAAGATGATTTGGAAAATGTTCTCTTCTTATGATAGTCTTAGTTAAAATTGAATTAACTTTAACAGAATCTAAATTAAAAATTCTTTCGATAGTTTCTTTGTCGTTTGCGACAACGAATTTAATTACTTCCTTCTTTTCTGAAATATGAACAGTATATCCTACACTAAATTTGGGTGTAAGATTGCGATCTCTGACTTGAAACCATTGACCACTAAATTTAATATCATTTGCCACTACACATAACCTCACGTATTTCTTCTAAATCTTCGGGATATCGATAGTATCGAACGATTGGAAACTGACGCAAATCATACACTCGCTGATTTTTACTACCGATAAAACATAGTAACTGATTTTCATGAGTGTCATCATAATGACGCTGATCTGGGTCATAAGAACCATCAATTAATACGTCAACAAACATTAAAGCTGCTCTAATATTAGCATCCTCTATGTAATTAGAATACTCCTTATGAGTGAATAACGCAATATGATATCCATGCTTTTTAAGCTCTTTAACAAGTAAATAAAGTTCATATGGTTGGTCGCCAGGCTCTCCTCCAACAATCGTTACAGCTTTAACACTATTTTGATCTTCGAGCCGATCGATAATTTGTTCTGGAGTTAAATATGTACCATTCTTAAAACTCCAAAGGTCTCGATTAAAACAACCCGGACATGGATTGCCATCGAGAGCACGTTGACAGCCTGAGAAATATATTTCACTACGAACTCCATACTCAGATGGACCGGCTGTCTTAATATTAATGCGATAGTCATAAATCATCGCCAATACACAACACCACCTTCCTAAAAAAAATAAAAGACCAGACTATTTAATCTGATCTTTTTTAAAAATTTTTCCACATTTAATACACTTAAAATAGTGTTCATCTTGGATTTTTTCATACTCTTTAATGCGATTTGAATATTTAAAATTATAGGTCATGTGTTCAGTAAACTCCATAGAACCACAATCGCATTTAAAGAGTAATTTTTCTTCATTGTTGGGAAACAACATATCTACTATGTTCCTCCAAATATAGATTTAATGAAATTATATTATTAATATCTTTTAAATCTTCTTTTGTTAAAGAATGAGATTCTAAAAATTTTTCAAGTAGTTTTTGGAATCTTGCACCAAGAGTATCTTTTAGCAATAAATATTTTTTCTTGGCAACAAAAGCACGAATATTTTTAACATCTTCGTCTTTTAACACTGCAATATTTAAATTAGCTGCACAGCCTTTAAGCGCATTACTTACAGCTGATTTATATCCAGAAGAGTAGTCGATACGACCACTTTTATCTTTCTTTTTGACGACATTAGAACCAATATCTTCTTTAATCAATATGTCATGGCCAGATTCTGTTTTAGTTCTAATAGTTAATCTGCCGTGAATATAGAAGTAAGTTTCTTTTTTGTCGCCATCAACGAAAGCTAAATACTCTTCTTTCCATTTATCGAGAATCGTAAAATCCCAATCGCCATCAAATAATGCATTTAATAATCCTGTTACATCATCGATTGCAAGATAAGCTGCGCCTTGATTTAAATATGAATTACTTTTATGCAAAGAACTATGAACCATGTCGCTTTGCAACAATTCTTTAAGTGTCATTTTTGCCCTCCTAATGGTACAATCACTCTATTGTTATAGTAAGATTATACCATAGTTATGGGCTTTTTGCAAATTAAGCGTTTAAAGTTTTGAAAGAAGAGCTTACTAAAATTAGTAAATCTTTTTTGAATTTGATTTGCTCTAGAATAGATTCTAAGAAATAGTAGCGACTACGTGTTTCTGCTACTAATTCAAACAAATCAACACTTTTATTGCCTAATTTATATTTCTGAGCAGCTTTCATGCCGCTAGATTTACGTTCAGATTCATTGCTTCCTTTAGCATTAATAGTTTTACATACAGTAAGCATACCGTCTTCTTTATTTGTTAAGTTTTGAAGAGCAGTTTTTGTTTTTACATGTTCTTCATAAGCAATGCTATATAATCCGTCTAGTTCAGAAATGATCGGTAAAATTAAGTTTGGCGTCAAAGTGGATTTGATTTTAATTTTGTCGATCTTAGTTTTAAGATTATCTTTAAAATCTAACCAGTCTTTATCATCGATTGGTCGTTCAATATATTCGATAGCTGATTGATAGTAAGTACTAGAAATATCTGATTTTTCAATTTCTTGCATATCTTCTTTTGAAGTTTCTGGAATTTCTTCTTCGATAACTTTTTCTTCAATAATTACTTCTTCAGCTGGTTTTTCTTTCTTAGTCTCTTCTTTTTTGTTAGGAATTTCAATAGCGTCTTCATCGCTAAAAATATCTAAAATTAAATCTTCCATTATTATCTTCCTTTCTTTAATCTTTCAAATTCATTAGGATCTTTCTCTAATAATGAGGAAAGTCCTTTAATTGTATCTTCTAATACCTTTATTTCTTTAGATGAAAAGCTTTCATTGAGTTTAATAACGGGCTTCCCATCATCTGAAAATTTTACTAAAATATCTCTCATTATTAAAGTCCTTTGTTAGTATTTTTCTAATTCTTGATATCCAAAAAATGATTGAACAAAGTTTTTAATATCTGCTTTAAATTCTTCTTGTTGGTAATCTGTATTTATCTTTCTGCCCTTAAGATCTTTAATATAATCTAAAGAGTAAACAGGAAAAAAGAATCGATTAAAGAAATTAAAACTTTTTCCATGTTCATCTAATACATTGGATTCAGTAAATAGATTCGTTGAAACATTACCATATAGTAAAATATGTTTAATATTTGTATTTTCTATACATTTCCACAGTAAGTTTCTGCTAGTAGCTTGTTCTCTAAGATTAGGAGGTCTGAATTCTAATTTTTTGCCGAAATCTGCCATCGGTAAAAATGGTGATGACGGTAAAATATAGTAATGACGAATACCATAGCCTTCAAGAACTTTGATTAAATTATTTAAAGTGTCTTCTTGGCTTTCATTGTGTGCTTTATCGGTAAGATATGGAGCTACATCTCGAACAATGATTATCTCTGAATTCAGATCGCCAACAGGCATAATCTTTTCTGTAGAGTAATTCGGTAGCTGATATTTATTAAAATACGAGAGATTTTCCTCGGCGAGCTTTTCGTGATATTTCTCTCGAAACAAATCAATTAAATCCATTATCCTTCCTCAATTTCTTTTAACTGTTCATTAATATACTTATAAATTCTTCCCATGATAGATCGATATTGATGAATATATTCTAATCCCTCAGAGAGGGAATCATAAAAGAAATGCTCTGGGGTTAATTTTTCAATATGATCTTTAATGATTTCTTCATGTTTAGAAATTAAATTAAACCAATGAACTCGCATTAGATTTTCTTCAACTTCTTTTGCAGTTAATTCTTTTTCTCTAAAACTATTTAACTCTAGTTCTAAATCGAAAAGAAATTCCATATGATTAGAATTTATCCGTTGAAGTTCAGATGCTAAGAGCTCTAAGCTTTTGTATGAAGGGTGCTTATAGCTTAGCATTTTTGCATACGATTGAATATGTAAAATATGACAACCTGGAAAAATCCAAGGATGCTCTCCATCAGCATGATCCAATATTTCTAGGATTTTTTGTTTACTTAGTTTCTTCATCAATTTCATCTCCTGATTCTAGAAACGCAATACGCGCTTTTAAAAATTCATTTTCTTTTTTATACATGTCTTTTTCAAGAATAGCTTTTTTTATTTTTTCGTCGGCCTGATTTGCTTTTCGACGATCTTCTACCATCGTTTTAATCATAGCCATGATAATTTCTTGCTCAGTTATGCAGTAAATATCATTTTCTGTTTCATGAAAAGAAAACTTTAAATAATAAAATTCTTTGTGAACAGATTCTCGCTTGAGTTTATCGAGCCAACTCTTATGAACTGTAAATGTTTCTTTACCTCTAGCCTGACGTACCACTTTTGTTTTCAATTCCTCACTAACACTAATGATGCCTTCTATTTCTTGATCACCTTTAATCTTTCCAGCACCGCTATTAGGTGTCTGACGATTAACGACATCATTAAGAAGAGCCTCATTATTGTTGTGGTTCTTCATCTCAAAAACAGAACCAGTACGCTTATCGGCACGAGTTTTAAATTTAGGTTTAGGTGCTTTGAATGTTTTAACTTGCTTGCTGCTTTTTTGTTTTTCGGCGTCTAATTTGATACATTCATTACACTTAATACCAGTGACCTTAAGACATGTATAATCTTCTTCACCATAGATGCACATAATTAAATCCAGAGCTGTCCAAAATGACGCCAAAGTAAGATAATAGATCTACGAATAGTCACTCGCTCTTCTTTAGTTAATGTGTCTTCGTAATCAAACATCTTATCTCGCATTAAATAAAACCCTTCAAGAATTTGTCCGATGACAAGATTAGAATAAATCTCTTGTCCATGGTAAATCCAAACAGAGTCGCCTCTATTTCTAAATTCTTCGAGACCATGAATGATAAAATTAATAATGCTGCGATCTAAATTAGCAATTTCATAGTAAGAGAAATCTTTATGTTTCAAATATGACAATGTATGATAGCACATAGATTTAGATGTACCAAGCATTAATTCATACTTATAGTATGTTTCGATTGATTGACAAGGACCAAGTTCTTGCCCTTGATAAATTGATGCTACAGTGTAATCTATGTTTACCTTATTACGTTCAAAATACAAAGAATCTCCCAATTTTAATGGGAGACTTTCTTTGTGTGTAATAACAAGGTAAGATTCTCCGAAGCTTTCTTTTAAATAATCTAATTTAAAAGATTGATTTTCAATGGATAGATAAAAATCATTATCTAGTTTTTCAATCTTATTCTTCTTCGAGTTCATCTTCTACACCTTTTGCCTCTTCTTCTTTTAACTTAGCGACTTCTTCGCTAGTTAATTGAGTAAAGGTTCCTTGAATTAAACCAATATATCGTTTTAATTTTTCAGGATGATCTAGCATATCTTGACGAAAGGCATTCTTACCATTCCATTTGTCGAGAATCTCACCAGTCTCGTAATCAATTTCTTGAAGCCATGCACCGGCTTTATTAATTACTCCTTGAGTTACTAGCTCATCGAGAGTACTTAAAATTTGTTCGATACCTTGACCGAAAACGGCATAATAGCTAAACTTACGATATGGGAATTCAGCTGGAATACAGTGATTCTTCCGTACAGTACAGTTTACTTTAATACCCTCTTCTCGTTTAATTGGATCGGTATCGAGAATCGAGCCTTTGCGTAAGTCTACCCATAGCATTACTGCTGTTCGGATAGCTTTGCCACCGGCTAATGTTAAATTATCTCCATACATACTGAAAGAACCAATATTGGTTGTCATATGTTGGATGCAGATCATTGCTGTTTTAAATTCATCGATTAATGGAATGAACTTCCGGCAAAAAGTCGCATTAAGACGGGCTTGGCAATATCAAGCCTGATTTGGACTATATCATCATCTTAAAAAAGATGCTTAGTTTTTCGATTTAATGGGATCTCACCAACCACATAGTGGCCCTACTCCTGTTGCCATATTTATATTTTAGCGTGTGGCTATAGGATAGTCTCTGAACGTTCCGACAACAAATCTTTGTCGGCTTCGCTGCTGATTGTCTATTGTTAATGTTGTTTAGCACTTTAAAAAAAGCTTTTTTTCAGCTTGCAACAAATTTGTTATTTTTTCTGTCTTTCGACTGCATTCACATTTATCTTTACAGATTCTGTTGTAGCTAACAAATTATTAAGATATTCCAGCAATTTACTAAGTTTTCACACTGCGTCACCGCAATATGCCTTCCAAAACCCGGAGGCCACGCTAACATCTTCCATACTTTTAAGGATCTCGCTTTTAGGCACAAGAGCTTTTAAAGTATTAATACAGAAGATATCGATAACACCAGAATTAATAATAGCCTCGGCTTGATTTAAACAATCTTCAGCTGCATGTTCACGATCGTACTGAATATAGTAGAATCGCTCTGGATCAATTCCGAATGTGTTAATTAAATAATCTAATGATAATGATGCTTCGCTTTCAATCCATAAGGCAAAATGTCCTTCTGGATTTTCACGATGCAATTTACCAATTGTTTCAAGAACTAATGAAGTTTTCGTTAACACCCTCGGTTTCCCGATATTTATTAGGGGACTAGACTATATCATCATCTCAAGCCTTGTTATGAGATGCTCTGCGCTTCCATTCGTAACGAATGTACTCTACTAACTTATCCTCTAAAACATTTATTAGATTCTGTGTTCGATAGTCGTTGGGGCGCAATACATTAAACGTACGCTGCCTGCTGATTGCCTAGACGGTTTCCCAGCATATCACAGAGTTTTCTATTAACTATTACTAGTTATAGGGGCAATTTAATACCTTACCCGAATCTTCTGTTCCTGATAAGATTGTCATCTTTCCTTTTGGAAACCCTCCTCCAGTTGCTGCATTAAAATTAACGGACGGAGTCGGGATGAATTCAATCTTAAGTTTTTCTTTGACTTTTTCGTCACTTAATCGCCCGATGACGATATTTGACTTTTGCATGATTGTCGAAGCAATCGTATCGATTCGTTTGCGTTTTTCTTCGTCGGTTAGCGTATGCGATACTTCTTCGACAACAACAGCTTTCTTCCTAGCCATTCGTACCTTCTTTCTTTGCCAATGACTTTAATAGCTTAATTGCATTGATATACGTTTCACTATCTTTACCAGAAGCTTCTTTGAATACATTATTCTTTTCGATTAAATAGTTTACGATTACTGGATACAAAGGTTTGATAGCTTCTTCTTTATTAACGCCTTCGGCTTCAAGTAAATTAAGAATTACAGACATAAAATTTGCAATAATTCTTTTATTTAAATTCGTCGGCGTATCTTTAGATTGTAAAGATAGCATTCCGATATATGAAACTAAACTTTGCATAATTTCTTCATCAGTCATTAGTACACGCCTCCTTTCACAATTTCTTTGGTCGATATTTGATTTGCATATTTCAATTCTTTCATTATATTGCCGTCGGCCATATAGTTAGGCTTAAAATACAAATCTGGAAGTTTATTCGCTTCAAGAATAATATCGATGTAATCGACTGTTAATACTGCCATATTATTTTGATCGAACGCAAACACATAATTAATATGTGTAAATCTATTCTTAAAGAATTTTCTCGACTTAAACGTATCAGATACACGCTTGATTTCTTGTTCAGGAAGATTACTCACTATTTTTACACGATTACGCGTATTAATGACAACTATGTTAGTATACTCGCCTTTCTTTGTAAAAGTCGAGAAACCATAACTAATAAATTCATCCCAGTCTAATCGCATATTCGATCGTTTTTCTTTCAAAGTATTTTTCTTTTTGAAATCTTCTTCGAAAACAAATCGATGATATCGATCTTTATTGGTAAACAAAGTGATGTCTCGTTTGTGTAAAGGTATTACAAGAATAGATTCTTCATTCGATATCTTTTTTGTTTCAAATTTAACAAGTTCGACGCCAGACCATACTGTATATTTTCCATCTTTTTGCATAAAGAGATAGTCAATATCGGGCTCAATATTAAACAGATTCTCTGTCTCGGTATAAAACACCATTTTATCTTGAGTCATTTTAAAATCGAGTCGGCTTATCGATACAACTTGTTTTATCTTTGTACCATTTAATTGATACAATGGTCTGTTTATATTAATCATAGTTAAAATTAAAGCCCTCCATCAGGAAGGGCTATTAACTTACAGTTTAATACTAAACTTATCGACATTAACTTCGTATGTATATTTAGTATCACCAGTTTTTTTCTCGTGATACTTACGTTGTTTAAAAGTACCGCTAACTACAATTGTAGAACCGATACTTAATGTCGAAAATAAATTAGCTGTAAGGTTATGACCTACAACTGGAATATAATCATACTGTTCTGAGTTATGACGCTGTACTGCCACAATTAAAGAACAGATATTATGGTCTTTGCGTTTGATGACTGGGAAGCGTTTACATACTTTACCGACTAAACGACCATAATTATAGTCTGTTTTATGTGGACGAGATTGCATTACATAAAAATACGGAACTAAAGATAAATGTTTATCTTCTTTTTTCTTTTGAGTTCGTAATTCTCCTGTAAGATTTACTTTTAAACCTTCTTTAAGTTTGTAAATCTCTTTTACGTTCTCTTGGAAACGCACTGGAATATGATATTCCTTGCCTCTGATTTTAGAATCAACAACACCAGAATAGATAACTACTCCATTTTGTTGTTCATGATTTACTTTAACATCTCTTAAAATGCCTGAAATATTAAATTCGTTATTCATTATATTGCTACTTCCATTTCTATCTTACCAGAATGCTTATATCCTTCAAGTTGAATGTTATCGGTATTAAACTCATAGAAAGATTTAACATTTGGATCAATTATTAATCTAGGAGAATAATGGATTTCATTACTAAGTTGTTGTTTTAATGCATCGATATGATTTACATACACGTGTGCATTATTAATTGCAATAGTTAGAAATCCAGGTTGTAAGTTTGATACATGTGCCAGCATATGAACTAATGCTGCATATTGGCACATATTATATGGACATCCAAGTCCTAAATCATTACTACGAATGATTAACATACAGTCTAGTCGTTTTTCTCTGACAGACCATAACGTTTGGAATGCACAGGGTTCAAGTGACATTTCATGTAAGTCCTCAACATTCCATAGAGAAACTACCATACGACGACTTTCTTGATTAAAAGATAAGTCGTAAATTAATTTATCGACTTGTGTCATAGAAACTGTGTCGCCATTATCGATAAAACTTTTAATTTTATTTTGACGATATAATTCAATTACTTTATCTAAGTCGACATTTTTGTATTTATATAGTTTACTTAGCTGATATCCATAGGCTTTTCCAATGGTATGATCGGGAAGTTCCCATTCATCCCATATCGTTACGCCATACTTATTACGTAGAACTTCTACGTTATTTGATTGCTCTTGCCATATCCAAAACAATTCTTTAAGAGCTGTTTTAAATCCAACAAATTTAGATGTTAGAATTGGAAACTTATCTTCTAAATCAAATGTTAAAATTTGATGATTCTTGCTATAGGTATCAATACCTGTACGGTTATGCGTTAAGTTGCCAAAATTTAATACAGCACTAACAAGCGCTAAATATTTCTCGTCTGGATTTTGTTCTCTTACGGCCATTTGTTACACCTAGTTCTGAATTATTAAATACAATCTTATTCCTCATCGTCATAGGCAACGCCGTTTTCTTCATCGTATAAGTCATAATAATTGTATAGAAGTGCTTTAATCTGAAAACGAATTGTTTCTTCTAAACTTAATTTATGATCTGTTTCTACGATAGCAGAAAACCGACGCGGCTTAGCGATGAGAATTTTTGAAGCTACTACCATGATAACTCGATACGAATGTGCGTCTCGTTTATTAAATAAAAATCCAAAGATTTTATCGTCATAATCGAGCTTAAACATCTCGTCGGGTTTCATTGTAATAATCTTTTTAGCAGTATATTCTGCTATATCTTTTAGATCAGACTCAAGACTTTCTTCTTCTTTGAAATCTTTTTCAAAGGCGGCTATCTGTGAGTCAATATTCTCAACGTAGTCGATCGGAGTTCCTCCTTTCTTAAAAAATCTGTCATATTAAGTTTAACATTTTTTCAGCAAAAAGTAAATTTGGTACCGACATTTCTGCCGGTACCAAAATCCTTATTTAGATGCCTAAATCGAAATCATCGCCTGTAGCTTCAGTTGCTTTAGCTCCTGCTGCTGGTTGTTCACCGTCAGATTTAGCAGTAGCCCATACGATATCGGCAGTTTCTACTGTAAATCCTACAGAACGAACCATTTTGCCATCTTTTTCATATGTATCGTTAGTTGCTCGGCAACATAATACAAGTTCAGTACCAGGACCAGCATGTTTATGTAAGAAATCTGCTGTTGGGCCCCAAGCTGTAAAATTAAAAATATCGGATGGATAATATTTTTCGTCTTTCGCTTTATAATCGCGTTGTACGTCGATAGCTGCGCGGAACATAGAACGTTTGCCGCCTTCTTCGCCTGGGCGATAGTCGATAACGAATTTTTCAGATAATGGCATTTTGCCGTGGAAAATAACTTTGTTTAACATAATAAATGTCTCCTTTTTGTAAAAAATAAAAATTTAATAATTGTATAAAAGGCTCTTAATTTTTAAGAGTTCCTTCTAAGATATTAGATACTGCCTCAATATTATATCTATTAAGGTCAGTAATAGAATTTAACATGCCGCCAGAAATATCTTTTAAAGTGGCAACAATGTCTTCTTCTTTAAATTTATTAAGACTTTGCTTAACTGTAATGTACTTAACAAGATGTTCAAGATAGTATGGAGTAATCTCTTTTAAAGTTACTTTACCTTTATCTTCATCTTCGAGGATTTCTTCGAAAGCTTGCTTGATTTCTTTAACGTTATCTGAGCCTTCGCTCGCATAACGTTTTAAGGTTTCGGCTAAGAATTTAACTTCTTCAAATTCCTCGTCGGTTAAATCTTCTCGTTTCGTATTTTTTTTGTATTTAGAAACAAAATAATCTTCATTAAAACGAGTTAATGTTTCTTCTGGATCTTTCGTTAAGTTATCGAAATTCGTAGGTTCTTCAGCCGGAACCTCTTCAACCTTAGATTCTTCAACTTCAGTAGGAGTATCGATAGATTCTGGTCCTTGAACAGAAGTCTCTTCTTTTACTTCTTCTAGAGTTATTTCTTCTTGAGGAACTTCTTGAGTTTTCTCTTCTTCTTTCGGAAGCTCTTCCTTAATTTCTTCGACAACTTCTTTTACGGTTTCAGTTTTCTTTTTCGTTTTCCGTTTTGGTTTAGATTCAGTTAACTCACCGTATTCTTTTTCAATTGCTAGAATCGTTGAAATAGCGCCAATATCTTCTGGCGTAATAGTTTCAGCTGATTCTAATTGATTAAGATATCGGTGGATTAACTCAAATGATTGTTGTTTCATTGTCTCTGTCCTCCAATTGTTTCGCATATAATTCTAAAATATCCTGTTTCGTGATTTTAACGACTTTAGTTCTGCTATTAATATCGAAGACTTTTCGGTCAAAAATAGAGCTTACAATACTTCGTAATCCACGAGCACCGGTACCCCTATTCTGACATCCTCCCTCACTAATAAGTGACGAGGTTCCCATTCAAGATTGTTTAGAATTTACTCCTTCATAGTTTCAATTTCCATTGACAAATCAGATACCATGGGCTATCCCCGCATGTCCTGCGGTTCTATATACTGTACAAAATTTATATTTGTTTTAATCCTTCGTTCAGAATGTTAATCGCTGCGTTCAAATCACGATCATGATAAGCTCCGCAACTAGGACATTCCCATTCGCGAATAGAAAGTTTTTTCACGGCTGAATTTCTATCTCCACAGCTAGAGCAGATTTGACTAGAAGCGTAAAATGTACTTATCTTAACAAACTGCTTGCCATACCAATTTGCTTTATACTCTAATTGTCGAACTAGTTCAAACCAACCAGCATCGCTAATAGCTCTTGCTAATTTACGATTCTTCAGCATGTTCTTAACCTTTAAGGTTTCAACTGATATAAAATCATAATTCTGAATGATCCAAGTAGTCAGCTTGTGAAGATAATCTAAGTGTATGTTAGCTAGACGTTCATACTCTCTAGCGAGTCTGATTCTAGCTCTTTCCCAGCTTTTAGATCCTTTCTCCTTACGCGACAAAGCTTTGTGCAAAAATCTTAATCTACGTTTAGCAGCTGGCAAAGTTCTAAATCTAGGATTCTCAAACTTAGTTCCATCTGATAATATGCATAAATCTTTTATCCCGAGATCGATACCACAACTCTTCTTGGTTTTCGCAAGAGGTGTGGTTTCTACTTCGATACAGACTGATGCAAAATATTTACCAGATTTAGATCTTGAAATCGTGACATTTCGAACTCGAATTAAACCTTCAAATTTGTATTTGTCACGAAATTTCACAACTCCTACTTTAGGAATTTTAATTGTACTATTCTCAATATCTAAAGAATATACATTAGTACGATAGGATTGTTTGTCTCGAGAGCTTTTAAACTTAGGGTATCCAGCCCCATTAAAAAATCTTTCATAAGAACTGAATAAATCTCTGATAACTTGTTGCAATGCAACTGCATCATCTTCTTTTAGCCAAGGTCTTCTAGACTTAAGCTTAGTTAAAATAGCACAAGCTTCGTTATAACTAAGATTTTTACCAGTTCTTTTATAGAGCTTAGATTTTAAATCTAGCATATAGTTAAAGATAAATCATACACAGTTGAAATTTTTATCAACTAGCTCTTCTTGATGCTTTGTAAAATAAGCTCTTAGTTTAATAGCTCTTATCATTGAGACAAACCTCCTTTCCTAAATAGTTTTTATAAAACTATTATAGCAAAGTAGGCTGTTTTTGTATAGTATATAGAACCGTTTAAGACGATTCGAGAGGATGATCGTTCAGTTAGAAACGCTACTTTCTAACCGGCGGCACTACCCGCACCCTTGACTTTCACCAAGGCACAGACTATATCTTATCCATATAGTATAAATCTATACTACTTAGGCGACACCACTTCCACTACCAATTACTTGTAGTGTACTTCCCTCACGAGGAATAGTCGTTGAACGTTCCGGTACTAGTAAATAGTTCTACCGGCTTCGCTGCTGATTGTCCATTGTTAGAGTACTTAGGATTTAACCATATACCATCTCAAAGTTTGTTTCTACTTTCGTAGCCTAACCCTTTATGGGGCTTGGCACTCTGAGCTTTAGGAGTTTCCAGCAATTCAGTGTCTTCGTTGGACGGATTTAATCCGCCACTAGATGCTAGTTTCCCAACATCCTTACTAGTTTGCCAAAATAAATCTCGCGATTAAAATCGTAAGTATTATTTTGACATTTCAATAAGCTATCTTAGCAATTAATTCAATTGACTCGTCTTCATATTCTAACTTAACATTGTACATCGACGCCAATTTTTCAATTTGTTTCATGGTTGCATGTTGAGGTTTTGTTAGAATATCTTTTAAATCTTCGATCGTTAAATTACGTAACGGACAAATAATCGGTAATCGACCAAGAAGTTCTGGTATAATACCAAATTCTTTAAAATCATCGGTCGAAATATGTTCAATCACATTATTATATGAATAGATTTCTTTTTCTTCGACAAGATTTGTCGATTGTTTAAAGGAAATCATATCATTAGTGCCGCGGATACGACTTTCGATTTTTTTCTCGATACCAGTAAAGGCTCCGCCGCAAATAAATAAAATATTTTTTGTATCAATCATCTCGGCTGGTTGAATACCCATAGGCGTTAGCATATCGAAACTAGATTTAATTGGTACTTGTGTGCCTTCAATGATTTTTAATAATTCATATTGAACATCGCGGCCGCCAATATCTTGTCCTTGATAACCATTGCTATTCTTTTGTGCCGAAATTTTATCGAACTCATCGATAAAAATAATACCTTGTTCTGCACGTTCTTTGTCTCGACCAGCCACTTCATATAATCGATTAACGATAGAAGTTGCGTCTTCACCAACATAGCCAGTTTTAGTTAATCCAGATGCAGATACGATAACGATTGGTTTATCAAGAATTTTAGCGATCTCTTTAAGTAAGAAACTTTTACCGCTACCAGTCGTTCCAACCATTAAGATATTTGCTTTCTCGATAATCGGATCATCTTCTTGTCGAGATTCATTAAATTGAAGCATTCGTTCATGGTTACATACACCAACCGACAGAAGCTTCTTCGCTAAATCTTGACTAACAACAGATTTATCAAGATATGTTTTAATATCTTTAGGCATCCAAAGCTTTTTAGATTTCTTTGGTTTCGTTTCTTTTTTCGGAGCTTCAATTCCAGATTCTTCAACGCTCTCAAATATAGCTCCGAGTAAGTCTTCTAAATTTTCTTTCATTTAAGCCCCTTATTTTAATACTGTATCGACAAGACCAAACTTAACAGCATCTTCGCCGACTAAATAATTGTCACGATCACATGCTTTATGAATCTCTTTGACAGTTTTACCTGTAATCTCAGCATATTCTTTCTCGAGACGTTCGCGAAGCGACGTAATTCGCTGGTAAGCAATCTCGATCTCTGTTTGCTGACCTTGAGCTCCGCCTAACGGCTGATGAATCATAACGACAGTATCTTGTAAGATATGTCGATGACCTTTCTCTCCTTTAGCAAGAAGAAAGCTTGCCATACTAGCACACATTCCATAACCATAAGTATGAATAGGTGCTTTAATTAAATCCATTGTATTACAAATAGCAAGACCAGCATTGATTTCGCCGCCAGGACTGTTGATAAACAACTTAATAGGATCATTACTTTGTTTTGCAAATAATAATAATGATGGAACGATATAGTTAGCTGTTTCATCAGTAATAGAGCCGATAATAAATAATGTTCGCTCTTCGAACATCTTATCTAGAATCGTAATCTTGTTACCATTTTTATCATATATCATAAATACCTCAAAAAAAATAACCCCGCACTTAGCGGGGTATCTATTATAACCATTCTAACAATTTCTTTTTCAACTTAGAGAAGAAAGTTTCTTTCTCTTTAGGTTTACGAGGAGCTCGTTTCTTAGGAGTAACAGGTTCTACTTTTTCTTCTATTTCATCGTCAAAGACTTCGATTTTTACATGATCTTTATATCCTTCGATTAAAGCAATCTCTTTAGCTGTAAAGAATCCACTTTCTTTTAAACGATTTAACGTTTTAGAGTGCGGGATTCCGACGCCTTCAATGATTTGTTTGCGAAGAATAATTTTACTATCGGATAGAATCGAAGATTTTTCACGAATATTAATTCCTTCAGTACGAAGCATTGTATATAACTTAGCTTTATTATATAATGGAATATCAAAATATTCTCGTTGTACTGGAAGTTTTTTAGCTTCTTCAAACATAACTAAGAAATCACTAAAACTAAAAGATACAACAGGAATTGTTACAATTTTAACATGTAAATTGTCATCAGACTCGAAGAATCGAGTAAAAAATTCTGACTTAGAAATATGTTTACGTTGTGAATCCTTACGGATAGTTTTAATTCTTTCGTTTAAATTCTTAATATTTGTCATCTCTGCTTTCGAGAACAATCCCGAATCCTCCAATGTTTTAATAATTCCATCTGGCGCATAGTACATTTCATTAGCCTTATTAATGTTGATGTAAGGATAAAAATTAGCCATTACAACGCCCTTATTTCGAGGGTCGTTAATGAAATGCCAAATACGTGCGAGTGTAATCATATTAAGTCGTGACAATTTCTCGGTACGACTATTTTTAACTGATACGCCTTCCATAAATGCTAATCTGAAATCAGCAAATGTCAATCTCGTTAAATCGAGATTCATTAGATCTTCGAGTCTGTCCTCGAAATAGAAAAAATTCTCTCGATAATCGAACAAGATTACTTTAATCTGTTCAATCAAATCTTTTTGGACCATGTGATAGAAATCTCCTCTTTTCTTATAAATAATAAAATTTTACTTATGGAATTAATAATTTAATGCGTCTAATTGCATCAACTGGCTCAAATTTGCCTTCTTCAAATTCCTTAACAGTAAGCTTAACAAGTTCTAATCGTTTTAATATATTTAGAGTTTCATCTCCTATTAAATAATATTCTAACATATTATCGACAGAATTCCTAATTATTTCTAAAGTTTCATCTTTCGATAATGTTCGAACTTTATTATTAGCGTCGCTAATGCATGCGTATGGAGCTGTTTTCTTATCGTTAACAAGCTTTGTGATAAGCTCCAATAATTCTTCACGATTCATTCTTTTAGAAACAGAATCTAAATCTTCGTAAATCGGCGTGATAATATCAGCCTGCGAATAAAGAAATGAAGTTTCATTTCGAAGTTTAACAGCATTATTATACAACTTAATCTTCTCAAGGAAACTTACGTCAGCATTTACAATATAATTAAGTAAATATGCTTTAAAATCAACCATAATATCCTCCATATAATAAAAAAAAAAG